TTGCTCTGTCTGCTTGCATTTTGAAGATTTGCCATTGTCCCGACATTTCGTTGGTGGTGTAACTTTACCGTCAACAACCGTGAACCCCACCTTGGCACTTATTGCCACTCCGACTTGCTCGGCAACACCATCGTACATATATGGTTGCAGCTGGAAGACTTCCTTGAAAGTCCAGAAGCTGCCCTGACCTTCTCCGAGCAAACCCCACATCCAGCGGGTTGTGAAGAATGAAGATGCAGGAGGCGGAGGTACACTCGGGATTTTTTTACCACCATTGCCTCCGCGGCGAACAAGAAGCAGGGGTTTCCCTTTCCAGATAAATTGTGTTCTAGGATATTTTTCATAGAAACGGGTACGATACATGTCTGCGTCGTCAAACTTCTTTATCCAAAACACAACCTTTGGTACACCAGGTTCCCCGGCGCGCTCGTTCATACGCTTGACTAGCGAGTCTGCTCCGCTCAGTATACCCTCCTGGTTGCCGTTTGTGAAATCCAAGAATATAAAATCAACGCCCAATTTTTTCCAATTGTCAATGTGATAGTCAATCATGGCATTGTTTTTCCATGTGTATTTTGAAAGATCCCCTCCAGCAAATTCTGGGCGACCCCACCAAAAGAATTTGTTAATATCAAATGTTTTTGTCTCGCCGATGACTTTTCGGTTGCGGTCAATATCGTGCCACGTGTGTACAAAAAGACCTATCATCGGACGACGTCCTCCTGTACCAGGTGTGGGTTCTGGCACTGGGACTGGCGCAGGTTTCGGCACTGGCTTTGGCTTAGGAGCTGGCACTGGCTTTGGCTTTGGTGCGGGTACTGGTTTTGGTTTAGGAGTTGGCACTGGCTTTGGTGCGGGTACTGGTTTTGGTTTAGGAGCTGGCACTGGTTTCGGGACTGGTGTTGTTTGTACGAGACGTACAAAGTCGTATGGTGGCGCCAATTTGATGACAACGGCAACATCATCACCCGTCGTATATGTGTTATCTCCAGGTATGATAGGGTTTACAACTCGACCATTTGGCCATGTGTACATCACTCGCACTGCCTTGGGGTTTGCATCTACTATAGTTCCTTTCACTGATATGGTTTCTTGCGATGGGGTGGGGCTCGGTGCCGGGGGAGAACTTTCCATTGGTCGTATAGGCGCTACCATTGTGTCTGGTAATTTTGGAAATAATACATCTGACTTGATGACTGTACTTGAAGGGAACATTGGAAACATAAGTATTCATAACATTTTTACATGTGAACTTATACGTCGTCACAAGGAGAACACCTGTCCACGGGACAGTCAGGGTACAATCTCATGTAGGCGTATTCCATGAGGTCCGCATACATATCGCCATTACTCGTGTACCCAATATATAGATTTGCCCAGTGGAAACAATCGTGTTCCAAATTTTTCAAAAGGTGCATGTGGTACCCCTCGGTACCCGAAGGCGTTTCGATGTCAATGAAGAGATTGTAATTATGGTCGTCATCCGTATTCTGGTCAATGTTCAATCGTACGTGCGCGATGTCCTCGGACCCTTCAAACACTGGTACGCGGTAGTCCATAGCAGCGTGGTAATATAAGGGGTCGTCATCTTCTACGCCTTCAGTTTCAAACGCGGGCATGTAGTTGTTGTATTTCTCGGCCAGTGGGATAGCAAGAATATCCGCAAAGGTCTTTAGGATTTCCTGCCTACGGTCCTCGGGGATACCAGGGGGTAACATTACTACTCCGCAAAGATACGCACGGAACGTGTAGACTTGAAATCACACTCCTTCGCGTGGCGTCGAATAGGTTTCTCTTTGATAACCGTTGCCTTGGGGCACTTTGCGTTAATGTGCCAAACCACTTGGCACTCCAAGGTGTTGATATAGTCGCAGCAAGAGCACTTGTAAACTGTTGTCATGTACGAGAGAGGGGTTTTCTATGAGAAAGTATAAATACTCAAGAGGACTGGCGTATATATACCCCGTGGCGCACCATGGACAAATGACAAACATCGGTCTGAATTTTTAAAAAATGGCACAACTTAAACAATACGTAAAATCTGCACAGCAATGAATAACTTCGACAAGGCCCTCCAATCCCTTCAACCAAACGCAAAGGAAATTGTCACGGCATTTCTACTCAATGACAATTTCGCAGACAAGGAAACTCATAGATCAATGATGATCTCTTTCACGACGTCAAGTGATCACCACCTGGGGTTTCGTAGGATCCGACTCGGTGTATATAAAAGTGGTTTCATCCAGTTTTTGGAGTATGACAAGGACATTATCCAATATGGAGTACAACACCTTCCTATTATACTCGCAGCTACAACTCCCAGTGGAGAGTTCGTGAAACAAACATTCGAAAACGTGATGAACTTGATCGAGACAACCCCCATCTATCACATCCTCTCGATTGATGTCTACAGAACTTACAGCGAGTCGGAACGTATATATCATTGGTCAGATGTACAGGATCTTGCCAAGAAAGCCTCTAGAGATCCGACACTTTCTATTAAGTGACATGCCTAGTCATCGAAGAACTCGTATGTATCGGTGTGTTCGTAGTACCCCAAGAGCACATCTTGTCCACGAACAAAATACTTGTCCACAAGTCCTTCGGGGTACACGGCCCTAAAGGCATCTCCCATAAGGTCCGTGTACTTATTTTGGTTGTCCAAGGACTCCATGATCGTGAGCGAGGCACCTGTCAAGTCGTCAGCATTTAGGTACTTGATAAGGTGCATGCAGTACTCCTCGGTCCCCGTGGGCGTCTCGATGTCAATGAAGACAATGTAATTACGGGACCGGTATGCGTCAATATCCGTGAGCTCAGTGGCGTTCATTCGTATATGTGCGACGTCCTTAGCATGTTCAAACACCGGAGTGTGGTATTCAGCGCTCGTCTCGGTCGCGGGGAGAGAAAAGGCATTGGTAAATGTCTTCAGAATTGCCAGCCTACGGTCCTCATCCCGGGTCTTAACAACCTTTGAGAAAATGATCCGCGCGATGTCAATTGGGACACCAGGAGGCATCGTGCACAGCTGTGAAGATGACAATGGAGAAAACAGTGGAGCCTTGTCATTCACGGGGCTTTTATGGAATTGGGATTGCCATGGACAAATGACAAAACAAAGTGAGCGTTTTTAAAAAATGCGTCAACACCAGTATTTACGCGCCGTACTGTCCAGCAATTATGTGTCCCATAGGACGCTTTTTCTCGTTGGTCGCATAGGGATCCGGCGTGTCGTAATTTCTGTAAGGATCCAAATCATTGTAGCATGCGGCAAGCTGCTTGAAGAAACGGTTGATCTTTGTAAAGAAGGACATGATGATTTTGGAAATAAGGTGGTTGGCTTTTCGGAGGAGGGGGTTTTATACCCCGAGGGGTCCCGGGGACAAATGACACAAAGGTTACCACGGGAACCCATCTGGGCGCTTGGTCATGTATTTGTAATCTTGAGGGCGATAGAATTCGGCACCATCGAACGGATGTTGACGCGAGCATACGCAACAGACGGAAAGCTTCTCGAAGAACTGCACGATTTTTGTGGAGAAGGGCATCCTGATATCTATCTTCGTGTAAACAAAATAAATACGGGTAATATATGGATACCGGTAAGGTGAATTCAAAAGGCAGAAAGGTTCTCGTGTCGCCAAGGGGCGCGACATACGTGATGCAAGACGGGAAGAAGCTCTACGTTAAGAAGCTCATCACCCCCGTCAAACCGATCGTCCCTCCGGAAAAAACAGATACGAAACCAGTGGCGGACGTGAATTCCGGGAGGGTAAACTCCAAGGGCAGGAAGGTGTTTGTGATGCCGCGGGGAGGCAAATACGTCCTGAAAGACGGGAAGAAGATCCCGGTATTGCAAACTTTTACTCCTACAAAGATCGTAAAAGAGGCGCCAAAACCAACTAAATCGGTAAAAGAAGACAGGACATTGAAAGTGTCCTGTTCTATCCCCGGTCTATTCCAGATATCCAGCACGTGCTGGTTCAATTCTGCCCTCAACGGGATTGTGCTGGCGTCCAAGACGGGAAATATGCTCATAGAAAAACTGAGAGAACTACCCGAAGCAGAGCGCGCTGCCATATGGAGACTCAAAATAGACGAAACGTGCCAGAGGGAACTGACCAATAAATACGTCCTCGCATATGCGTACAGAATACTCGGTAAACTGAAGCAAAAGAAAGACAAAAACGTGTCGCTGGACCTCGTTGGCAAGGTGTTTACGCCGGGGAAACTCCCGGAAGATGTGGCCAAGGGAGGTGTGGGGTTCACACCCATAACTGCAGTGAAGCAAATCCTGTCTCGCGTGTTCCCAGATAAACAATCAACATATTACACGGGTGTCCCGGGTCCTTATTTCATGGTGTACAAAGACATAGAATTCGTGGTAATGACGTCCGACGACGTGAGCAGCCCCGCGAGCTGGCCGGTCTCTTTCAAGTCCACGTACCACCGGACGTTTGATCTCAGCCACTGCTCGTACATCGTGGAACTGAAAAAGGATGGCGCGCTCCACGCGGTTGTCGCATATGTGTGCAACGGGAAGAAGTTCGTGTTCGATTCCAGGTTGAGAAAAGCTCCACTTGAAATTAACTGGTCTGATAAAGGGTCCAACGACAAAATACTTCAGTACAGCACCGCTCGTGAGTTCACCAGGTTTAGCGGCAGATCAGCATATGCCCTGTATGTAAAACGTTGATTGTGAATAAAATATGACAACATTGTACAGCATGGTCGTACATCTGTACAAGTTGAAGTCAGGACCCAAGAAATTTAAAGCGGAATTCATTGACGACAAAACCAAGAAGAAGGTGAAGACTGTTCAATTTGGCGCGAGGGGGTATGAGGATTACACCATCCACAAGGACCCGGAGAGATACAGGCGTTACAAGGACCGCCACAGGGGAAAGGAAAACTGGACAAGGGCAGGAAGACACACTGCCGGGTTCTGGTCCAGATGGCTGCTTTGGTCGGACCCGAGCTTCTCCAAGGCGCTAAAGATAACGGAAGACAAGCTAGGAGATAAAATTGTGTACAAACATTAGCGCCCCAGGCGTTCGTCTACAAACCTTTTCCTTGCCAACTTGGCAGCGTGTTCGAGTTCCTCGTGGCTTCCCCGGCCTATTATCTCTGCGAGGAGCCCTTCCGTACTCGCATTGTTGAGATTCACATACCGTCCATTTTTCTCGAGTCTTTTCTTCTTCTCGTAAAAAACATACCTGTGCCCTGGTTTATCGTAGTACATCGTCCAGGACACATTGCTTTTGATGTTCTTGAGTCTCAGGAAGTTGGGACCCTTGAATGTGAGGATTCCTCCCCACACATATTTGATAACCTTTTCCGCATTCATGAACTTGTACCTCACGAAGTTTCCGACTTCTAGATCTTCTACATCCGTGATGTCGTAGTCTTCCGTTATTTCTTTGAACTTCTCCTTGTTGAGAGGCCCCACATGCGTGTTATTGCTGACATTGGCATCGAGTGCCACGATGATTTCCTTTGCCTTTTCCTTTGGAATCCTGACCTTCTCAATCCTGCTTTTAGCCTTGTTAATCTGCTCGTGAATGTGTGAGAAATCCATTTCTTACAGAGTATACTTTTTTAGAACATTATGAACGAGACAGCTTCTCCTCAAAGTAGGTCGTGATCTTATCCACCTTGTCGGTAATGAAGCCGTCCATGATAACGTAATCCTCGCAGAGGTTGTTGAGGACGCCGAGCGCGTAGGAAATGCGCTCATTGGCCCCCTTGGAAGGGCCGTCCTGAATGATGCCGGCCAGGGCCTTGATCGCGTCGTCCGCCTCGAACTCCATGTTGAGCGAGCACATGAACTTGTAGACCATGAGCGTCACCGAGGCGAGGAACTCCCCTGCGGCCTGCGAGGAGGTGACGTCGTCGCCCTTGGTCACGATGTGCTCGAAGGTCGAGTGCTTCTTGAGGGCGCGCATCAGCTGCTTGGTGTTCTTTTTCTCCTCCAGGGGGCCGTGCACGGACTCGTACTCGCGCGAGAGGCTCGCCTTCAGGCTCTTGCGGAAAGTAACGAAAGAGGTGGTGAACGACTCGTTGACCGAGGTCGCGGAAGTCTCGAGGACAATGGGCTTAAACATGGCTTTGGTTGTGGATGTTTGAGGAAGTGATGAAAAAGGAGACGACGGTGGGTTATATAGACGACGACTGTCATTTACACAGCATTCGCAGCATTTGTCATTTGTCCCCGTGCAGTGCTTGCACAGCATGTGCGCCTATGGGTATATAATAAGAAAAATCCACCTGATTAGTAATAAAAATGTTTGTCACGATGTGCTCTGCCCCTCGGGGTTACGTAATCTTCCGCAGGGACGAAGTGCGGAAAGTGTTTGGCCATGGGTTCGTGAACCCTCCGTGCCCTCTGAACAGGCCGATGGTATTTAAAGACATTGAGTCAGCAAAGCACTTCAAAAATGTGCTTGAAGTTGCCGTGAGCACGACTGGAGTTTGGGAAGACGCAATATGCGTGAAAGACGGGGAACTTGTCATTGCAGAAAACATTCGTTCGAGCGTAGAGTTGGCGTACATAGACATTGAATACTGCGACATCCGCGAGGCGCGTGATGACGAGCTGAGGCGTGCGACGGCAAGTCTGAAATAAATATATGCACCATGTATGAATCCCTACGGCATTTCCCTTGGTGTTGCGGCCCTAGCAATCACAGCAGCCTTTGTGACAGGACATACGAAAATCGCGATTGGTCTCTCTGTAGGTCTCGTAGTAGCCGTCGTATTATTTTATGGAACAGTAGTGTATGCCCTCCGGAAATGGAGCAATGGTGGTAAATAAAATGTCATAATATCAAATGAGTCCAGATGATTACATTATCATGTGTACATTGATTATTGCTATGAAATTATCAAACTTGACACGCGTGTACATACCTGTGTTGCAATGGAGTAAATTAATTTAAATGTTTTTAGTATCACATTGTAATGGAAACCAGGATCCAAACCGCTCTCGTGAGGCAGCTTCAGCGTCAAATTCGCAACCAGGAACGGCGGGAGAACAAAATGTTTTACACAGACCTTCGGAACAGGTCGAGCGCGATTCAGCTCGTCAACGAGCATTTTCATGCTGCCGAAATCGAGACAAGGCGGTTGTTCGACTCTTTCCAAACAGCCATCGACAGGGCCATCAAGCTGAACAAGGACCGATTTGATGCGTCGGTTTCTTATACACTAGACACTCCAACCATCAACGAGGAAAAGTATACTTTCGATTCTGACGAATTCGAAAAGGAAGCTGTGAGAATGTTCCGGTCTTCGAATGACGTGTTGTTTTTTAAAAGTTTGTATTCCTATCCCGAAAGTCCTCGTTCCGATTCAAATAATGATCTGTTTTACATAGTAGTTGGTGTATTGGTAGTATTACAGTGCCTTCAGTACAATTGTTGACACCGAGTGCGGCTGCAGTGTAAACTTGCACACGGCCACGCGCTTGTATTCCTCGAGAACGATTTTGCCACTGAAACCAACGCCTTCCTTGACAAAGACGTTCATCTTCTGGATGAGCTGTTTCATGCCTTCGGTCTCCTCGTCAAGACCGAGCTCGGCAAACTTCTTGCGGAGCTCCAGCATTTCTTTCACGCGAGCGATATCGGACTTCTTTGCCTTCATTTACAATTCGCAGTGTAGTAATGTTTAAGTTATGTTTGAGTCACTTTGACGATAATCTTGACCACGATGTCCCTTGGGAGGGACTTTGAGCACTTCAGAACTGTGTGTATGCGGTGTTGGTATTTTGAAGACAACAGGCCAAATGCTTTCGCAGCGGATACTTCCGATCGCTTCAGGATAGAACCAAAGGACTTTTCGATGCTCCTCGATGTGAAGGTAAATGCGCTCCAGATATTGTCCGGGAGGTCGCATACTTCTGCACAGGCTGCAAAGAATATTTCTTTCTCTGTCCTCGAGGACACATCACCAGAGTTTTCTAGCGCAATGTCCAGTGCAGTAAGGCCGGTCGTGTTTTTCTTAAGGACGAGTTCCGGTAACTCCCTGGCAATGTTCCCGCACAATGTTCCCCACCCGACTCGCTTGCACTCCGTGGCGTAATGCAAAAACGTGTTGCCCTTGGTGTCTTCCAGGGGGAAGCACTCCTTGTGATTCCTGAGGATGCGAGCAAGCATGCCACCCGGCACGGAGTTGGTCATCACGAGGATCATCGGAAGGGTAATCCCATTCTTGTCCGGGATTGCAAGGATGTCTGGCCGCGCCTTCAGGAGATTGTCGAGCGACGTCTGCCTGGTAAAAATTTTCGTGTAATGGAATGGTGCATTTCCGTCATTGTCTTTCGCAGTGAGGCACTCGGGGGCATACGTGTGCATCAGGTCGAGCGCGTCATACGTGAGCGCGACGTGAGCCGGGAGCATGCCATCAACATCTGGCTCGAGCAAAAGATCCGGTCGCTTCGAGCAAATATACTTGATAAATGGCTGCGCATAGGAAAAACAGCTTCGTGCCACGACAGCAAGAATGGAGTATTCTCCGTGCTCCCGGTAGTCAAATAACTCCGGGAACGTTTCGAGCATAAGCACCGCCTTTTTGTACGATGCGAGCGAGTTCTTCGTCAGTTTCCAGAGTTCGGGTAGACCAACATCTTCGACACGCACAAATGGAAGAATCGCTTCAAAGATACCATTGTTGATATTGTACTGCATGTCATATTCGAAAGGCGTCTCTCCGTTGTCGTTCTCTGTCCACAATGCATCCGGGGATACCTCGAGTATCCTCCGGACGAGATAAGAGTTCGCACTGTCCACCGCGTCGAACAGGGCATTCCTTCCCTCATAGTTCTGCGAGTGCACAATCTCCGGGAAAGTTTCGAGGAGAAAGTCCTGGAGGTCCTTGAACCTCTCTGCGGAGTATATTTGAAGGAGGCTGTTCTCGTCGTCATCAACGCACGAAACCTCATCGGGGTGCTTCTTGAGGTGCTCTATCACCATGTGCTGATCTTGGAGCTTGTTGGGATCCATTGTAATGGATTTTACATTCTAGAAATGCTTTTGTCATTGTTGTGTCGATATCCACCTGCTTGTCATGTCCGCGTATTCCGTTTCGTCCATCGTGAGCCGAAGGTTCTCTGGCATCCACGTAACGTTTAGTAATTCTTCGTGCAAATCCCCAGCATTCTTATTCAAGGCAAACAACCATGGCTGGGACGTGTCAAGAAGGGTGTTCCGGTCAATGATTTCGGTGGTGACGAGCGTGTGGTCGAATGGGCGCACCATGGAGAATGCCCTCTTGATTGCTGCGATAGACGCCTTTGACGTCTTGCACCTTTTCGTGAATTCGACAACGGGCATCTCCTGGTCATCCACATAAGTTGCAAAGTCCGTGACGTACGGCCCGGCCTTTGCCTTCGACGTGGCTGAACTCGCGGTCGTGACCACGCCCTCGTCGTGCATAACCGTGATGTTTGCGAGCGTGTAGTCCTCGTTTTCTACCGTGTTCGAGATGAACTTGTGAATTTCCCTCGGGGAAAAGCACTCCTTGGTATGTATGAGAGACAGCTTGCTCGTGATATGTACAACGTCCAGGCTCCTGCCTTTGCGGAAAACATCATCGAGGACATCTTCAATGATTTTTTCTGTTGTGTCTTCTTTCCGCACTATATCCGTGGACGACCCGCTCGACGAGACCTTGACATACAAAATGCTGGCAGCCATCCCTCGGATGTGGATGGTTGCCTTGTAATCAGGGAGCCTCACGCGAACAATGTTCACCTGGTTCTCTCCGAGGGAGGCATCTAGTTCTCTTTCTAATACGTGTCTGATCCGGTCGCTGAGGAGTGCGCGTTTGGCATTCATTTAGTGTGGTTTACAAGAAATTGGTGATATTATCAATCAGATGTGTCGATATGCATTTAGAAGTCTGCGTCAATTGCAAACACGTTGTCGTCGGCATTCATGACGCCCGCCTTCTGGTACTCCGATACCCGGCGCTCGAAGAAGTTGGACTTGCCCTCGAGGGAAATGAGCTCCATGAAGTCAAAGGGGTTCTCGGCGCCAAACTGCTTGGGGTAACCGAGTGCTGTGAAAATGCGGTCAGCCACGAACTCGATGTACTGGCTCATCAGGTCCGAGTTCATGCCAATCATGCGGCAGGGGATGGCGTCGCAAATGAAGTCCTTTTCGTTGGCGACCGCTTCCTCGACGATGCTCTTTACCACGTCAAGGGACAGCTTGTTCTCGAGCTTCGAATACAGGAGCTCTCCAAACTGCTGGTGGAGGCCCTCGTCGCGGCTGATGAACTCGTTGGACAAACCCAGACCGGGCATGAGCCCCCGGTTGCGCAGCCAGAAAATGGCGCAGAACGACCCGGAGAACAGAAGACCCTCCACGCACACCCAGGCGACGAGGCGCTCTGCGAAGGAGCGGTCGCGCGAAAAGTATTTCGAGGCCCACGCTGCCTTCTTTCCCACGGCAGGGATCGTCTCGATAGCCTCGAAGAGCTTGTTACGCTCGGTCTCGTCCTCAATAAGAGCATCAAGGAGCAGGGAGTATTGCTCGCTGTGGACGCTCTCATTGTACCCCTGGTAAGCGTAGAACATACGTGCCGAGGGGTCCGTGACTTCCTCGGCAAAGTTGTTGTTCAGGTTCTCCATCACCATGCCATCGCTGCCTGCAAAGAAGCCGAGGATGTGCTTGATGAAGTGGCGCTCATCATCGTTCAGTTTTTCACGCCAGTCTACCACATCCTGGTTGAGCTGGACCTCCTCCACGGTCCAGAAAGTGGCAACGGCCTTCTTGTACATCTGGAAAATGTCGGGGTACCGGATGGGGAACGCAGAGTACTTGCGTGCACCGATGTCAGCGAGGAGGGGCTCAACGTGGGCGGTCATCGTTATCTACTGGCAATACTTTTTGCCCGATGTTTATACACAGCGTGTCGATATGCTCGTAAAAAGCATCTTTCAAAAATAGCGTGTATATTTAATGAAAGCGCTAGAATTGTTTGCCGGCGTTGGGGGCATAACGCACGGCCTCCGTGGATACGTCAAGCCAGTAGCCTTTGTGGAATACGAAAAGGACGCGGCAGAGTTCCTCGCGGCCAGAGGGAAGCCAGTCCACGGGGATGTGAAAGAATTTGATGCAACAGAGTACAGGGGAAATATCGACATTGTCACTGCCGGCTGGCCATGCACTGGGTTTTCCACGGGTGGGAAAGGGGGCGGGTTCGACCACGAGGCATCGGGGCTCTTCGTCGAGGTTGTCCGAGTGGTCCGCGAGTGCGACCCTCGGTATGTGTTCCTCGAGAACTCACATGTTCTGTCGCAAGTGCCGAATCTTTCGGTCGTGGTTAGCGAGCTCCATGCACTTGGGTACGATTGTCGGTGGTACTCGTGTTATTCGAACGACGTTTGCATAGGCGCCCCGCACCAAAGGCACCGATGGTTCTGCCTCGCATTCAAACGGGACCTGGGCATTTCTATTCCGAAGACATATGCTCCAAAATTCGATTGGTCCTCCGAGCACCCGTGCACACAAGAAGTAGAAAACACGCGCGTGAATAAGCGCCTCCTGAAACTGATGGGGAATTCCGTCGTGCCGTCGCAGGTGCGGCACTCGTTTGAGATGATGCTCGGTATGGAAAAGACCGGGGTTCCCGTGGGAAGCGGGGACGTGCATGCCCGATGCGGGTACGCGGAGAACGGGATTATGTTCCGGGTGGAAATAAACCAGAGAAAGATAGCTCCTGTCAACATACTTCTGGAGCCGAAGGAGGTTCCAAAGAAGCACCGGGTCCCAGATTCAAGAAATATACTGACGAATGCCGTGAGAAGACCATTCTGGAACACGCCTGTCCTCGTGCACAGCGTGTCTCCGCGCGGAAACAAGGTACTGACGAAGCGCAGTTCGATGAGTCTCCCCACGCAGGTATCCTTTTACAAAGGCGGTGACATACAGTCTGTGCTGTCTGGCAAATTCAGCGCCTGGTTGATGGGATACGACCCCGAGTATCTTGACTATCTTGTGAAGTATTAATTACATGTCAAAATCGTTGAAAAACGTATTTTGAAATGGGCAAAACGAATCTAAGAAAAGGAAATAAGAACCTTTGTCTGAGTGGCAATGCACTGCTTGATACGGGCCTTGTTCAGTTCCCTGCGTGACTCGCCGAGGTCGGTGATTTTACGTTTGCGAACAGCCTCGGTCATGTCATCTTCAACCTCGCGAAGGATCTTTTTGCATTCGTCAATGATATCGTTCTTGATGACCCATCGGAAGAAGTTGAGCTGTCCAACGGTGGTCATGAACTTCTTTCCATTCTGATCCTCGAACTCGACACGGTTCCCACGGCAGAACGGGTCGAAAAAGCGCTTAGAGTAGCTCTTCAGAGATGACTTGTATTCCAGGTAAATGTTGAAGTGCTTACCCTCCTTGGTCACAAAGAAATAATTCGTCTTCTTTGCGTAATTGCTAACAAACCAGTCGAGCACTCGCATTGAAATGGACTGGTTCTTGAGCACATCCATCATTTCCGATAGATGTTCGCCATTCTCAAAAAATGTTTCGAGGGATGAAAGCAGAATCTGGTCTGAGTTCATCTTGTTTTTACATTAAGGAAATTTTTTTAAGTTATTTGAGATGTCTAAGCCTTGTGCCGTGCGGTCCACGGGTCATCTTCGCTGAAAACTTTGTCGGTTGCCTCGGTGGCAGTGGGCTCGGGCTCCTTGGGGGTCTCGGCGGCCTCATCCACGCTGGCGACTTCCAGCTTGGGGAGCTTCTCAGGCGCAGGAAGGGCGCCAGCAGGGGGAGGGGGCAGACGCTCCTCGGGCAGGAGGTGCTTGTCCAGACCGTCGCGCATCACACGCTCCTTGCGGTCATTGAACATCTCCTTGGCTTGCTGCTGGGACTCGGCGTAGCCCTGCATCAGCTCGTTCAGGAAAGTCTCCTGGTACTCCTGGCTCTCGAGCTGCATGGGGTCAGGGGGGCAGGGAGCCCAACGGCCGATCTCCAGCAGGAAGATGTCGACCAGGGTGTCACCGGCACGGCGGAGACGGTTGACGTATGCCTTGGCCTCGTCCTGGGTGGCGAACACACCGCGGACCTTCAGGGCGAACTTGCCGCTCTTCTGGCGGCAGAACTCGGGGCCCACGAAGCTCACGAGGGCGTAGTTCTGACCGGCGGGGGTGATGTAGTCGGCTTCCATGGGGTGGAGACCGGCGGGGAAGTCATACTCGGCGGCGGGCACGGGGGTAGAGGTGCTGGGAGTGCTCATTTTCTATATGATGAGACTATATTTCATCAGTTTTTACGCATGAAGTGTCGATATACCTTGGCACGGTAGTTGTTCGTAAAAACCCCGTGGCAAAAATGGACGCACACACAAATGAACGCTCTGGTATCTACCGTGACTGCTCGCCCTGTGCTCTTGAAACGGAGGACGCTGGTGAGGACACGGGTTGCTGTTATACCAGAAATGGCCGACGCCCTGTCATATGTGTGCCCCGTGTTTTCCCAGTGTGCGGGGATGTTTATAGGGACGGAAGAGCAGCAGCGTGATGTCATTTCGAATTTCCATATTCTTGCGGACCATTACAACATCGTTCACTCGGAACCATATGTATTTCGAGCCCTTCTCGCGGGCGACAAGGACCTTGCCGTCTCTATCGCAGAGTCGACAGACGTGTACAACGACATCGTAGAAATCATAAGGAGGCTTATCGTAAGCCTGCCCGAGCTCCCCGTGGACACTTCTCCCCAGCTCTGAACTGTAATCATCCGAGTTTCTTGAAAACGTCGATATAAATTTATATCGACGTTTCTGAAAAAGTTCATCATACCGTGTTTCAAGTCAAAGACGCCTAATTGGTGTATTGACACGCATAGTACCCGCCTTCTTCTTGGCTCCCATCCTGTTTGGTATAGACGCTCCCCCACGTGAAACCCGTGTCCTTCGTGTTCGCGGGACACACCCACGCCTTCTGGGCACTGTCGTATATTCTCTGGGTGACTATCGTGTTATTGACCTTGCACTGTTGTTGAGCGGCGAACCAGTCGGAGTTATCCCAAGTGCGACCGGTGTCTTCTTGCCAAGTGAGACACTGCCATTTCCCGTCGACCATGGAGCGGCCGGAGTACCCCGCAATGCACGCCTTGTTGGGGTCGGAGTCGTTGTTGGGCGTCGAGTTGGTGGGACACTTTCCGTTCACCGTGGGGCCGAACTGGCTGGTGAGGCAGCCGAACCCGTTGTTATAGTTGTCCCCATAGTCAATAGAACCATTGGGGCAGGCCCAGGTTCTTCCGTTCCAGTACCTCGCGGCAAAAGTAGGGTTGTACGAACCACTCCCGGGGGCGATGACGTTCTTGGCGGTGTTGTATCCTCCGACCGCGACGCCCGCCACCGTGGTGCCGACCTTCTTCCCGGTGTCTGCTATCTTCTTGAAGATGTTCTTGAACGAAAAATTCTCTTGCTTTTTCTTTGTCATGTTTACAGCGATGATTACAAGTATGATAGCAACTATGGCAGCTACCAGGTAAAAAGTAGTAGTACCTGGTTTCAAGGCAGAAATAATATGATCAAGATCCATTTATACATAACCAAAATATAATTTTTAATGAGTGGTTTTCATCAAATCTGCCAATGATATCTTCGGAGGCTTCTTCTGCGGCGCTTTCCTGACCTTTGGCGTCCGCGTTGCATATTCCTCCACCACTCTGTAAGAAAGTGTAGACATCTGAGAAGGCATTGGTGCAACCGTTTTTTCCTTTGGCTCTGGGGGTGCTTGTGGGAAGAGTTCGTCAAGTATCTTGTTGGGTACTTTTATGACCTCCCCCTTGTAAAGAGAGCACGGGCACAAGCCTTCCTCGAACACGACTTTCCTCGAGTAACACCGCTGGTGCATCCCCTTCTTCGTGACCATGAAATACGTGTTGGATGAATGATGGTGCCTTCCCACGTTCGAACAAAACTTTGAAGAGTGCCTGAACATGTACACATGATCTGTCTTCAAAACCCCCGTAATTTTTCCACCGTATTCTTCGGGGATGATTTTCTCGAGCTCCGCGACAACGGTTTCAAACTGCCTCAGAGACTCGTGTTTCAATGACTCTGAATACGATGGCGACTCCGTGTCATCTAACTCCGCATCTACGAGAAGCTTGGTAAGCGCGCCTCTTGCCCGTAGAGACACATCTGCGAGTATCTTCCTGGTTGCTGCAAACCCAGAGACGTCCAACAGCTCGTGCCTCATTTCATCCTTTCTGTCCAGGATATACTTGAGCATCGGGATGTATACCCTCTTCGGTTCCTCTGGCTTCGCCGCCCACGGAAGGCGCATGCCACTGCCCTTGTGAACAGCGGCATCCACTATCTGTTCCCAGTCGTTGACGAATGGGTTCTTGATATCGGACAGTTTTTCTAGCACCTTGGACCTGACAAAGAGAGCAACCGGAGACGTGACGAAAATTGACCCAAAGGTGAGATGAATCCCAACCTTGACGCCATCTTTTGCTTTCTTCGTGAAATTCGACGCACACATAATTACTTCCGTCCGGTCTACCTCGAACAAGTCCGCGGTGACCCCGCACACGGTCTTGAACACAGTGTGGACGTCCTCCGAAAAGTCACCCTTTGTCATAGCCTCAGCAAGCTCTGGAGACGCGACAATGTCCAGGTCGTAGAACATCCTGAACACCTTTGGTTTGTACTCTACGACGCACGAGTACTTCCCTCCTTGTACCACCCCCCTTGCATACTCAGCAAGGAACTCGTCATGTGAGTTCTCAGGAACACACAAAACTCCCTTGTCAAGGAGCACGTGCGACAGATCCCCCGTGCGCCCATAGTACCCTCGCTTTTTGCACCACTCGTAGACGTGAACGGACATAGATGATCCTGTGATATACACAAGACCGACATTATATAATTATGAATTTGACAATATGCTGTGCTTTGCAAGAAACGTATGTTAAAATATGGAAATTATAGTATGCGTTTACCGAAAATACTATTCAATGTCGTCGCCATACCTGTGCGTATATGCCTCCCAGGCCGCGGCCTGCATAGGCGAGAATAGATATAAAAAGATAGCAGAAGCTGTGGAAACATTTTGGAGCCGTGCAGATGCGGAGAGCTACAGGAAAGCAATGCACCGGAACAACCTCATGACCAATGATGAAATTGTAGAAAAAGTAGAAAAGAGCCACCCCACGGTCGCGAATCTACTCAGCATCGCGTCTCGCGAAGAGCACACGTCCACCGAAGTGTCTGAGAAGTATGCAAAGCTGTCCAGCGACTTTGAAAAATACGCCGGGGACAACCGTTTCTCTGGGGAAGTCGCAGCAATGGTTGATGACGCGCTCCGCAAGAGTGCATACACGAGCTACGGCAATGTCGCGGAGAGCGAAGTATTCAGATATATCCGCGATGTCCTGAAGGTTGATATCGTAGAGGATTCGACATTTTACAACAAGCCCTTGGGTGAAGTTGACACGCCGTATGGGTCGTTTAAATACTTCGTGGGTGGGAAGATAGACGGCATCACCAGGGATGGAAATACCCTTGTGGAAATCAAGAACCGGGTGAACCGGCTCTTCGGACGCCCCCCGGTATACGAGAACATTCAGATCCAGACGTATCTTCATCTCCTCGATATTGACAAAGCATTCCTTGTTGAATGCCTCAAAAGCAAGAATGGAAACTCAATTTCCGAAAATGTGAACTGTATTTCTATCAATAGGGACCGCGCCTACTTCGAAATGGAGGTCATCCCCAGGATCGAAGGGTTTGTGAACCTTATAGTGCATCTCATTTACGACCAGAGTCTCCAAGATAAGTTTGTCACGTCCAAGCGCAGAAACGCAATCGCAACCCATTGGATAAACAAGCACGTGGATGCCAAGCGGAAATCTCGTTACGCTATCAAGTAAAATATAAAATGTTGTATTATAGAAATGAATGCAAATACCAAGCTCAACTTTGATCCTAAACTGTGGGGCCCTGGTTTCTGGTTTGCGCTCCATCTGTCTGCCCTGCGGTTCCCAGTGAATCCTACTGCTACTGACAAGAAGAACTACAGCGACTTCATTAAAAGCATGCAGTACGTCCTCCCATGTGAGGGCTGTTGCAAGGGGTTCAAGGCAATTCTCGAGATGACAAAGTTTGGTGCCAAGGATCTCAAAACCAGGGATGCGTTCTTCGCATGGACAGTGCTCGCGCACAGCCTTGTCAACTCGAAGACGGGAAAGCCTGCTCGCAATGAACCAGAATTCTGGAAAAAGCAGTACATGAAACTTGCAATTTGATTTTTTAGCTTTTTCAAAATGTTTAATATACAACGTGTCGTTCAATAAAAGTGTTAATTCACTTTATTGAATGTACTCGTCCCCAATGCCAAGGCGGAGTAAAGCCGTGCGTGCAGCAGCCTGCTCAGCATCTTTCCGAGTCGTCCCAGTCCCTTCACCGTGGGGCACATTGTCAATGCGAGCCTCTACAACGAACATAGAGTTGGTACCTCCGCGCTCGAAAGTGGTTACAAAAGTGGGTTTTGCCAGGTTGAGCACGCGGCAGTGCTTTACTAACCGGTCCTTGTGGTTGGCATCTATCATGAGCTCGTAAATGTTCACATGCTTTGTGAGCACGCTCATCAGGAACTGTCTCGCGGCATTGATGCCAAGGTCTAGATATATCGCCCCGATGAGCGCCTCAAACGCGTCCTCGAGGGTCTTTGGGTTGGTGTGCCAGCACCTGTAGAGCCCCTTCTGGGACATGATGATGAACTCGTGGAGGCCGAGCTGGTGGGCGAGCTTGCTGAGCAGCTTTCCAGAGACAAACTTCACGCGCAGACGGGTGAGTACACCCTCGTTCTTCCCGGGGAAGACGTCATACAAATACCGTGCTATGAGGAACCCCAGAACGCTATCGCCCAGGAACTCGAGGCGCTCAAACGTTTCGCCATTTTCTTCCAAAGGGTTGTAAGAAAATGCCGTGACATACAGGTTGAAGTCGCAGACAGGCATACCAATCAGACCTTCGATTTCTTCCTTGGTAAACATGGTGCCGCGCTTGGTGCTGGGGCCACCTGCAGGCCAGTTGTCATCAAACTTGGGAGTGTGGTTGGCGGCCGTGGAATGCATGCTACTGGTACACTGGCCTAACATGTTTATTTTCTGCATTTTACGTAACTTTGTATAAGTTATGTACGTTCACTGCATTTGTACCCACCTGTTGTCATATTGTCATATTGTCATTTGAAGTAGCTTCCTTGTCATTTGAAGTAGCTTCCTTGTCATTTGAAGTAGCTTCCTTTGTCGCCTGAAGTCTGTGGCCAGGCAGTGTAGTCTGAAGCCAGTTTCTTTTGTCATTTGAAGAAGCTTCCTTTGTCACTTGCAGTCTGTGGCCAGGCAGTGTAGTCTGAAGCCAGTTTCTTTTGTCATTTGAAGAAGCTTCCTTTGTCACTTGCAGTCTGTGGCCAGGCAGTGTAGTCTGAAGCCAGCTTCTTTTGTCATTTGAAGCAGCTTCCTTTGTCACTTGCAGTCTGTGGCCAGGCAGTGTAGTCTGAAGCCAGCTTCTTTTGTCATTTGAAGCAGCTTCCTTTGTCACTTGCAGTATGTGGTCAGGCAGTATAGTCTGAAGTGAGTGAGCTGTCAATATCTGATGTATAATTCGAATTCAAGATTGCACGCGCGACAGAGATTTACTAAGAAAGTCCCAGGGATCTGCAGATGTTCCCCATATCGACGCGAGGGGTCATAAGGGTCGCTGATTTCTCCTAGAAATTATATCACCAGTTTTTATGGTGACCAATACACCGAAAAAAAATATGAAGAGCTCGAAGGAGGAGGAGCAGGCAGCGGAGCTCAGTATCATCACCGGCATCAAGCGTCTCGGTGTTGATGACTGCCTCGAGCGTCTTGAGAACATGTGTCAGTCGTGGCGTCTGTATGAGACGACGGCAACATTTGAGTCCCAGATCATCAGCATGTTTGGCGCGCTCGACGTAAACTTTGATGACGATCTCATTGACGCAGTGAGCACGGACCGCGGATACTTTGGTCTCCGCGAGGTGAACGACAAGATCAAGAAGTCGGAGCTAGAGGCTATGACACTTTTTCACAGGCTTCGGGAACTCAACCTCCTGCCGACTAAGAACGATGACAACGAGACTCATCACGATTCTCTGAAGAAGATTACGAAGATCCTAGAGATGATTTTTTACACGAAGAAAGTTGTACTGAGCTCATATCAGGCCAAGATCGCAGTGCACCAACTCGCCGCAGAGGAGGGTGTCGTTGATCTTAACCCGGATATTGACTCCGTCCTGGGTTCTTGGAACCTTCGTTTCCGCATGGTCGGAGATGACGTGTCCCAGTTCCAGGAACTCCTTCTGTACCTCCTCGACTGCGCTATGGAGAATGGCTACCGCAAGCAGGACGGGTTCCTGTACGAACCCATTGTCATTGACGGGCGGAACATGCACAGCTACCGGCAGGTGTACGAAATCAAAGAGTTTGTCTACTCGCGGCTTCGAAAGGAAATTTCCTTCGAGCACTGGTCCAAGGGTACTCAGAATATGAAGAACATCTCTTCTGCCGTAGAGTACCTGACAAACTGCCATGACACCCAGCTCCCGGTTCTCCACAAAAGTCGCGGAACTTACGCGTTCACCAACGGAGTGTACATCGCGTCGGAAGACAGGTTCCACTGCTTCGAGACCTCTGAGACCCCCCTGTCCGACAGCGTCGTGGCGTGCAAGTTCTTCGAGATGAAGTTCGACAACACCCAATACGACGACTGGTTCGACATCCCAACGCCTCACCTAGACTCTGTTATGAACCACCAGCAGTGGCCCAAGGAGGTCCAGATGTGGCTCCTGTGCCTCATTGGGCGGGTACTGTACCGCACGAACGAAATTGACTCGTGGCAGGTGTGCCCATTCTTCGTGGGTCTTGCCGGCACGGGTAAGTCGCTGCTCGTCCTCAAGGTTATCAAGCAGTTCTTCGAGACCGTGGACGTTGGTATTCTTTCCAACAACATTGAGCGGAAGTTCGGTATTTCTGCGTTCTACGACAAGATGCTCGTGTGCGCACCTGAGATCCGAAACGACCTGGCCATCGAACAGGCGGAGTTCCAGTCTATCGTGTCCGGTGAGGAAATCTCCGTTGCAGTCAAGTTCCAGAAAGCGTTTTTGCAGGAGTGGGATGTGCCCATTGTGCTTGCAGGTAACGAGGTCCCGGGGTGGGCGGATGCCGGAGGTTCCATCCAGCGCCGTCTCGTGGTGTTCGAGTTCAAGCAGCCTGTGAAAGAGGGCGATATGAAACTTTCCGAGAAGCTGTACCGCGAGATGCCAAACATCATCCGCAGGCGAACAAGGCGTACAGGTACTTTGCGGACATGTATGCTGACAAGAACATCTGGACGGTGCTCCCGGAGTACTTCCTCGACACCCGCGAGACAATCGCGCGCTCGACGAACTTTATCGAGAGCTTCCTATCATCGGAGCACGTTGCCCTGGGCGAGGACAGCGTGGTGCCTTTCGCGGACTTCAAGAGCGCACTCAAGGACTACGCCTCTTCCAACTCTCTGCACATGAAGCAGCTCACGGCAGAAGCATTCCGCGCACCTTTCGCGAAATACAAGGTGTCTATCCTGCCGCAGCAGACCATCGTGTACAACGGTCGCCAGATGAACACCATCTTCCTCAAGGGCGTGGCTATCAAGTCGGCAATGACCGAGGAAGTCGCGTGCGTGCTCTAATGTATCGTTCAAAAATAAATATATATTGTAATTAAAAAGGATGCTAGATTTCGTCATTGTACTGCTCATTGTATTGATGGTGACCATCGTAGGATACTCCGAGTCCAAGTATCTGTTCGCGAAGCCCTCGTGCACCACATGCGGCACCGGCACGATTGGCACCGTCCCAGAAATTAAGAAGGAATTCAGCAAGGCGCTGCAGGCAGTCAAGCAGCAAACGAATGAAATAAAGACCATGCTCACAAAAAGCGCACAGTCCACGAAAGCAGCTGCTCCCCTCCCGGTTGACATCATCGCCCCTGTGGAGCACCTGCCAGCCAGCGGTAGCATCGTTCTGGGCGCAAATGCTGTTGCCAACACCATCGACGAGGACCTTCCCTTCTCTGATTACCATAACATGCCAGTGAGGACAGTTCCCCTGGATGGTACCATCCAGGGGGTTCGCCCCCCGACCTACGCGGACCCCCGTGTAATGAACCCCTCGCTTGCAGCGGCGCCTGTCCAGTTCCCGGACCCCGCGCAGTTCGGCACTTTTGGCGTGACCGACGATACCTCCCCTGCGTTCTCCACGCCCTCCCAGATTCCGAAGACGAATGCCAAGATCGCCTCCGATGTGTCGCTCGAAGGCTTCGAAAATGCGCTTGACGCAAATGGCGCACGGCTCGTGATGGATGGCAAGGTCGTCAAGTCCGAATGCCAGCTGCCGAGCTACCAGCTCAAGGGCGTGGCGCCTCATACTTCCCTGCCGGAGAGGTCCCTGTTCGAGCCCCCGGCAACCGTGAGCGACTTTGTGGACGGCGAGATGTTTTCTGGTCTCCAGGGCTTCCCCATCGACGAGAAGCTCGACCCGCTGGTCGCCCCTGGTATTGCACTCCCGCCCAGCGAGTGGGCTGCGATAAATTACGGCACCATCAATTAAATACTCGTAAATATACAGCCTTTAAAATATGAACACACGCTAGTTTCAAATGACTTCAAAACCCATTTTGAAAATAGCCATCAGAGGGCACGTCCGCGACTCCTTTTCCACCAATAAGCTCTACGAATTCCTGAAGCGCCTTACGCAGATGTACGACACACAGTTTTACATTCACACGTGGGACGTGAAGCAAGTGAGCATGTCGTGGCGCCCTATGAAAGACGACCCGACGCCAGTTACAGAACACAGAATCAACACGTATTTCAGAGACCTTGCGAAGAACATAAAAGTCATCTTTATAGAAAACGATTCCGAGGCGAGACTCTCTGGGAACACTGAGGGGAAGCTCGCGTCCACGCGAACCCCCGTTCTCGGCTGGAAGAGGTACGTGTACAGCCAGTTCAGAATCCTGGAGCACCTCTACCTGGTAGCGAAGGACGAAAACGAATTCCTGTTAAACACGCGCTTCGACCTTTTCTCGAATTCATACGTCTTCCCGATGGAAGAAGTAGTACGGTTCGTCATAAAGTCCAGGGCTCTTCCCAACCTGAGAGAAAATGTGTTTATGCGCGATGGTATGTATTGTGGCGTTGACAACATTTTTGCAGGTACGATAAAATCTAACTATGAGCTGCTAGAGATACTTCATGATGCCGTTGACGAACTCGTCGATGCAAAACCCGACATAAAGAATCCCGAGTTCTTTTTCCCAATAGCAAATGAATTACTGAAGGATGGTTGGCGTGTCGGTGATTACTTTCTTGACTCCGTACTCTAATAATGTTTCGATTCTCTGTTTGTCATTGACAGTGAACACATATATCTCCACACCACGGGATTTTGCATATTCGACAATATCCGCATCCACACACGCGTGAAAAAGAACCGCCACATTGGCGCCTATCTTATGGCATTTTCGGATGCACCGCAGTGGGAAAACCGAGGAAATAAGTCCCGTCTTCACTTCCGGGGCTATCTTTCGCACTTCTTCTATTTCTTTCCATTTGAAAGATGTTATGACGACATCCTCTGGTGACACTCTGGAGGTTGCTATGTCTTGTAGCACTGCAGCCGCGGTGTTTTCTGTCTTTATTTCTATGTCAAATTTTACATCATTTTTAAATTCGGACAAAACCTGGAGAAGGGATGGGATTCGCTCACCCCCTTTCAAGTTTATTTCCTTCAATCGGTCCCACTCCATTGCATGCACCCAGCCAGGCACACCCGCAATGCGCTTCAGATGCGGGTCGTGAAAAACAACTGGGACACCGTCTTTTGTTTTGCGGACATCAAATTCTATGAACCGGCACGGTGTAGTCATCACGGCCCTGAAAGTTCCAATTGTATTTTCCGTAAAAGCCGGAGAGACAAGACCCCGGTGAGATATGAGGCTCATCCCTACCATACGAAAACATTAAATCTTATTGGTTCTTGCTACAAAAATGAACTTTGCGGGGATGCCCGCGAGTTTGAAAGTCACAAAGTGGTGCTGCACGGGAACCATCGAAAAGATAAGCATATTCAAGGGTATCCAGTAGGCAGCGCCCTCCGAGAGGCCTGGAAGGATATTCGTCTTGACGGTATCCTTGATGTCTCCCACACGATTTTGCAGAGCCAGGTTCCACGCAATGCCAGAGGCAATGTTCACGGGGGCAAACAGAAACTGGTTCACCATCGTCTTCTGGACAGGTCCGTTGCACACCCTGCCAATGTAATTGAAATATGCATTCTGGGGGAACGAGCTGGCAAACGCAAAACTTCCAGTCCGAAATGTCCTCTTCAGGTCGAACTTTCTCCTGGACATACGTTGGAGGACAATGTCTGCAGATACAGATGTCGCGGTTGAAATGAGAGCGAGCCGAATGCTCGTGGACATGGTGAGAGTCATTGCTGCCTGCTACTCAAAAACAAGATAATCACTGTATAGCATTTTCGTCGATATAAATGTATATCGACAAAAGTGAGAAACATGGGTGAAGCAGTTATGCGGATGCGGTCTTCACGAACGCCAGGACCTTCTGGGCATCGTGGGGACCGTTGTACTTCTTTACCATACGGTCTTTGCGGAGCACCATGACAGTGGGGAACCCCTTTACCTGCAGTTGTTCGCACACCTTGTTCTGCTTCTCTGCGTCCACGATGTACACTGGCATGGAACCGCGGAGCTTGGCCTGAACAGTCTTCATGTGTGGGGCCATAGCGTGGCAGTGGCCGCAATTGTCCCACTTGGCAAACAGAATACAGGGGGTTTTTAGGTCTCTCCGGAAAGGAAGGAAAGTCTTGAAATTGTCATGTTCTGCCATGTATATATAGTATATATCTATATTTTTTTTACATGTTTACCCCGAGCGCTTCTGGGCATTCAGATGCTGCTTTGCCATGTTGAGTTTCACCATAGAATTTTGTTTTGCTGCATTGAGCGCCGTCTGGTGCTTGGACAGCTGGTTTATGGCGCCCATGCTCTTCGAGACCGTTTTTGAGAGCGAGTTCACCAGAGCGGTTTTGTTCCCGCCCTTTGCGGCCTGTGCCTTCAGCAGTTGTTTCTTAGCCTGGCCGTACATTTCCATGGCGGCTTTCTCTACGTTCTTAGCCTTCTTCTGTTGAATGCCTATCTGCTTGATCTCGGACTCCGCCGCTATCACTTGCCGCTTGGCCTGCTCCTTGGCGAGCTTACGGCGCTGTTCAAGAGACGCGGGGGTTACGGTGACCGATTTGAATTTCCGGGTCGAGGGGGCAAGTTTCATGCTCCTGCCCTCTCTGTCAATGTGCTTCACCTGTGTGAGGCTCTGTCCGTGCTGATTCGCAAAGGTTACTTTCTTCTGAGGCGTCATCTGATACAGTATGAAAATATTTTATCATTCGGGGTCAAATGACATATAACTTAACTTAAAAAGATCAACGTCACTGTTACACGTCTTATTTCACAATGGAGGGTCAGCTGAAGAACCTCCTGCTGAACAACGATTTCCGCAAAGTAGAGCTCGAATTCAGGATTGGCGAGATGGACGGAAACCGGTTCGTGTCAAGCCTTCGGAAAGTGGTATGGAACCAGATGAAAGGCAAGATGAAGGAAGCGCCTGAAGAACAGACAATCATTGATAAGTACGTTGGAAACGGAAACAAGGGTGTTTCCACGCGATTCGTTGCCACGCTGGATGGCAACGAGTTCTGGGAGCAAAAGAAGAAAATTGACAACACAACGGTTCCAAGCGGCAAGTTCGCGATGCGGACCAGCCTGACCCTAGAAGAGAAGTCAACTGCCCCGCCGCCAGGGACCCCCATCATCACATCAAACTCCCAGTTTACGATGCAGCGGAAGAAGGCGCGAACATCATACAGGATGGGCCCGTGGAGGGTGGACTTCACCAGGGTGGAGCAAATCCCAGATAACAGCGACACGGAAGAGACATATGAAGTCGAAGTGGAGCTCGTCGATGTTGGGATCTTTTTTGAAAAGGAAATTGAGCAGGTTCTCCACGAGGGCAAGAAGATCGTGGACATGCTCGTAAGCGACATTACATATTGACGTACGCAAGATGTAAACAAAAAAAAAGAAATTAGTATACTACAATGCAGACATCTTTGACGTCGCGTGTTCAGCGAGGCGTGGAACTTACTCGCTATTGCGTGCGCACCTACAAGAACGTACGCACGATTCAGAAGGAAGGTCCCAGGTGCCCTGCCGCGGATGAACTGGTAAGGGACACTGCCAAGATAGGCGTGATCGCGCTCAAGATGGCGCAGTTCTTGTCGGCACGTGGCGATGTCATTGACGAAAACACGCTGGAAGTTATTGAGAGGTTTCAGAACGAAGTTCCGATAGATACATTCGAGCCACCGGACTTTACGTTTTACGACTTTGACAAGAAATACCCCATCGCAACGGCGTCGATTGCGTCCGTGTTCAAAGGAAAGCGCAAGATTGACAACACAGACGTTGTCGTGAAGGTCATAAAGCCGGGGGTGAAGCAGCGGATATACGAAGACCTCCCACTCTTCATTCTTGTCCTGGAGGCTGCAAAGTTTTTCAACATTGCAGGGGCGGAGAACATGCTCGAGCTCGTGCGGGAGTGTCAGCCGATGCTCATAGGTGAGTTGGACCTCCGTGCGGAGGCGAAGAACCAGCACTTTTTCAAGAAGAATTTCAAAGGGATCGAATGGCTCACGATCCCGACTGTATATGAAGCCGGCGAGTCATACCTGATTTCGGAGTATGTCGAGTCCAGACGGATAACTTCTGCGCACCCGAATAAGATTCTGGCACGAAGAATGTTTGAACTTTACCTCAGAAGCGTGATTGATATTGGCCTGGTGCAGGCCGACCCCCACCCAGGGAATGTAGGGGTGAGGTCCGATGGCAGTTTTGTACTATACGACTTTGGCGCAGTGATTGACGTGCGGGATGTCAAGCCCAACATCGCGAGGTGCTTGAAGTGCATCGTGCTCGAAGACTCTGACGGGGTCATCAAGGCACTGGAAGAACTCGGGATTGTCAAGTCCGGGGGTTCTTCGGCACGTCTCAAGAAGATCGTGCCGAAGATAAAAAAAATCCTCGAGTCCCCAGATGCCAACATGGAGCTCGGGAAAGTGGAGGAGTTCAGCTCCAACACGGAGAGGGTCTTCCAGCTGACGACCAAGTATATTTACCTCATCCGGTCCCTCACCATCAGCGAAGGCATCATCAAATACCACGATCCCAAGTTCAGCCTAAACAACTATATCAAGAAATACGACGATGTCATTGAAGACCTGGTAGACATCCCAGTGTTTGATGTAGTCCAGCAAATCGCAGGAGACTTCATGGGCACACCCGCGTCGGTGAAGAACATGAACGATGTCATCCTTGAGATGAACGAAAAGATGACCAAGGAAATCGCATATGCCAAAAAGATGATGAACTACGCCCTGGCCATGTATATCGTCGCGGAGCTCATTGCGCTCGTAAAATAGAAGAGTAGTCATGTACATTAACATCTCGTCAAAAACTTAAATAAAATATGTAATACAAATATAACAATGCTCGCGATCACAGCAAAGACCCCCGTGCGCATGACCCAGGACTTTGGCAAGCGCGTCAAGAAGGACGTGAAGAAGGTTAACAAGGCTTTCGAGCGTCTGCAGAAGGAGAGCGATGTGCGCCGTAAAGATCTGAGCGCGAACATTGACGAACTCATCAAGCACATGGACAAAATTGCCCGCGATGATGTTGACAAGCTAAAGTCGCTGGTGAACTACGACGCCGATGACGAGGACACCGTAGATATTGAGGATTTTGTGGAGGCCGACGAAATCGTCACTTTCAAGGACGAGTGAATCAGCCGCCGAAAGGAGGAACTGATTTAAGACCTGGTCGTATTGGCGAATACGGCATGCTTGGAGAATAGCTTCCCGTCACAAAGTTCGGCATCAGTCGAGACGGAGCTTGTCTTCTCTTCGCAGACGCATTTGCCCTTCGCTTGGCGCTCAACTGCCGTGCCTGGACATTTCTTGCCTTTCTTTGCGCGCTTACGTGCCTTGCCTCTGCCTCCCTTGCTCTCTGTTGCCTCCTAGCAGTTTCTTTACGCTGAGCGCTTAGTTGTTTCTTCAGCAGATTGTTCGCCTTCCGCTGAGCGCTCAGTTGCCTAGCCGCCGTTTCCTGTGCTCTACGCTGAGCGCTTAGTCTCTTTCTTTCGTTTTCCCTGCGTTGAGCGCTTAGTTTCTCAGCTTCCTTACGCTGAGCGCTCATCTTCGTTTTCAGGAGTTCGTTCGCCTTGCGCTGAGCGCTCAGTTGCCTGGCAGCAGCCTCTTTGGCCTTGCGTTCTGCGCTTAGTTTTCTGGCATCTGCTTCTTTCTGCTGAGCGCTCATCTTTCTGGCATCTGCTTCTTTCCGCTGGGCGCTTAGTTTTCTTCTCTCAGCCTCTTTGCGAATGACGCTCAGCTTTCTTTTCTCAGCTTCGGCGCGTTCTGCGCTCATCTTCCTAGCATCGGCTTCTTTCTGCTGGGCACTCATCTTTCTGGCATCTGCTTCCTTGCGCTGAGCGCTTAGTTTAGCCTGTGTCTCGGGAGACGGAGGATTTTTCTTTTGCTGACGCATCTTGCGCAGGGCATTGTTTTCTATTTTCTTTCTTTCTGCAGCAGCACGGCGTTCGGCCTCTTCCTTTTTCTTGAGCAGTATTTCTGCTTGCTTCTTCAGCTGCTTTTGTCTCCCCAGTTCCGCGCGTTTCTGCTTCCATTCCGCGGACTTGGAGTTGCCAATCTGTATTCTCCCGGTTTGTTCTGTCCTGGCAACTTTCAATCTGAAGTTACGCTGCATGTTTTCGCGCTGTTTCTGGAGTTTCTGCTTTAGTTCAGGAGGCGCGCTGGCTATCTTCTTATTGAGAGCAGCTATCTTCCTCGCGTGCGTCGTCTGGGCCATTCTTAGATTTTGCTTCTTAGACTTGGCATTGATCTGTGCTGCGCGCTTCAGGATGTTGCTCACGTTTCTGGAGACAAAGGTCGTCATTCCTTGCTTGCACATGCTGGGGTCCACGCTACACGGGATGACGCGGCCAACGCTTCCATCTTTCATCGTCTGCAGAGGGTACTGCGTCACATCGTATTTCTTCTTCGCGGCAAACTTGCCCTTCTTGTCCATCTGCGCCACATCGTATTTGTAATTAAGCGACGTTCCCTTCTGGCCAGGGGCACGAGATATCTTGCCATCCCGGCTCCTCACCGTGCTCTGCAAGCGATCAATGATGAAGTACGGCTGGCCATATTTCTTATAATATTTATAGTCTGTGACCGCATCTTCTTTCGAGTATGGTAGCAGAGCAATCGTCCTGGTAGTGACTTCGTTCGGACCGTACCCGTGGTATTTTTTAAGAGCATACGCACGAAGGTCCTGGCCCTTCATGCTTTCCACCTTTTTAACCGAGGTAACTTTCCAGGAGCTCGGGAGCCTGTACCCCCCAACGCACGCTTTTATGTCTGCCTCGGCATCGGCAAGAGAATACTTTTGAGGCGGAAACTCGTTAATGTCTTTCACCTTGTAAAGCTCTTTGAGAACCCATGCTCGCCTGTCCACATATTGAGGAATTTTAGAGCATTTTGAACGCCTGAATTCTGGAACACGTGTCATTGTTCCTGTGCCCCCTGTAGAAAATGTCTGTCCCATTTGATAGTATATCGCAAGATTTTTAAATATTTAATGACCAGGTGTAATATGGATGTTCAAAAGTTGTCTTCTGTAAAACGTGGCAAATTCTTCAAACCAATGTACGATGGGAAATCTCTGGAAATACCATTCGAGGGGTGCAAAGTCGTGAGGCCTATATACGACAAGTACATTCGTCTGGATCTTACAACGGCAATTGGAAACAGAGGAGACCTTCTCTTGGTCCATAACTATATTCGGCAGTTTAGCAAAGGGTTCTCCCCGCTCAAATATGCCGCTGATGGTAGTTGGGGGGATGTCGTGTGCAAGATTTCAAATGCCTCATGGGAACCATTTGAAAAATACCTCAATGCTGGTGATGTGGTAGACATCGTTTTTACAGTTGGAGCGTTCGGGGACTTTGGGTTTTATCTTACCATAAAAAGCATTACAACGCGGTGATTACGACGAGTACCGCTCGAGGCCGTCAAAGCGACCGTCAACAAATTTGGAGAGTTCCTGGACAAAGTGGAACTGGCATGTAAAGTACAGGTTTCCCATGGCGAAACTTGCGACACCGCCGCCAAGATCGTCAGGGTTTATCCATGGCATGTAGGTAGCCGCAAGGAACAGGATACCAATGATCACGAAGAACTGTATTACGAGGGACAGGCCTGTCACAGCGGGACCGTCGTGCTTGAATTTCTTGTGGATTGCAAGGTTTATCTCTTTGTTTATCTTTCCCGTGATAATACCAAGGATAAGGCCGGTGATCGCAAATGCGGCGATACTCCAGTATGGCAATTTTCTCATTTAGATTACAAAATATTTTTAATGTGTCGATATGACTCCAAATCAACAAGAAGATCGAAGTTTCATGATAATGTAGAACCCGTCGTCGTACACATCTTCGTAATACGACTTGTTAAAGACGTAACCATACTTATCATGAAGCTCCTTGGGGCACACTACGTAGGGCACGTTTTCCGAAAACAACCTTCCAAAATGGGAAGTAAAGTAGTCTTCGTGAGTGCCGAGGACCGCGATATCAACCTTTTCTGGGAACGTGCGAACGTATGGGGATGCACAAAGTTCGTTTTGCAGCGTGGTGTTCGTGATGTTAAACCTGCACAATGGCGGAGAAATATTCACGAGACGCCTGTACGATGCGAAACCCTCTGGAAGGTTGACGCCGATTGTATACACCTGGGCACCCCGTTGCTGCTTGAGGTCAATGAACTTCTTTACAAATGCGGATGTCATCGTGGTAAAGAAATTATGGTTTACGCCGAGTTGTGTGTTTTATGACCCTATAGTGTCGATATGCTCATACAAACAGGGCACCAATTGCCAAGAAGTTGACAAAATGGCACCATATGGACCCCCAGGAATGTCCGTACGTACTCATGCTCTTAGAAAGTCCAAGCAGAGCCATGAACATATATAAAAGTCCATACCATTCCGTTTTTAATGAGGCAATTCCGATAGTAATGGTCAAAAAGTAGAATATGGCTACCAAAGGGTGTGGGTTTACTTTTGTGAAAGGCCAAACAAGATGCCCGTTCTCCCCGACTGTGGTACACTTTCCTACATTGTCCTTGATCCAAACTATGTACAACGGTAGTAAAATGAACGAAATACACAATAATAGTTTATAGATTACTGGTGATAAAACTCCTGCCTTGAAATAATACAACGTTCCAATTATTATAATTGGCTGCAGAAACAGCAATAGAGGTATGAAAGACGTGATGATTTTATTGGCGTTGTTACATTCTAAATTTAACCATAATAGTCCTTCTATAACTTGCATTAATGCTATAAACGCCAGTATAATTGAAAGACTTTTTTGAACTGTACTTCCCCTCAACCACAGAATACAACAAATTATAAGAACGAAGAAAAACGTTCCAAAACTCGAAGATGCGCTGTAGCACATTGCTAATTTTATCAAATATTATTTCAGGACGATGCTCTGCGGAACATCATTACGCGGAGCAAGCAAGGCACTCTTCGCCAACAGTCACGGCAATGGCGTTTGCAGCAGGCTTGCTTCTGCAGTAATACATAAGCGTCTTGAGACCCTTCTTCCATGCATAGAACAGCATGGAAGACATTGACTTCATAGAGGGCGCTGCAACGAAGAGGTTCATGCTCTGTGTCTGGTCAACAAACGGACCGCGGTCTGCTGCAAGGTCAATGACGGTCTTCATAGACAGCTCCCATGCGGTCTTGTAGATTGCCTTGAGCTCAGGGTGGATGCCAATGACACGTTGGATGGACCCCCCGTTGGCAATAATCTGGTTCTTCATGGCCTCGGACCACGTGCCACGAGCGATGAGGTCGCGCACGAGGTAGTTGTTGACCACAGGGAACTCTCCAGCAAGGGTCCGGCGGCTGTACAGATTAGAAGTGATCGGCTCCATAGCCTCTACGGACCCGCAGATTTGCGCGGTGGATGCGGTGGGCATCAGCGCGGTGGTCAGCGAATTCCTGACACCCTTCTTGACGCGCTCTTCGAGGGTCTTCCAGTCAAGGCGAGTTACCGGCTCGGTTCCCCAGAGGTGATACTGCATCACACCACGAGACGCGGGAGACCCCTCAAAGGTAGGATGGGGACCGTGCTCTTCCGCGAGTTCGCAAGAGGCCTCCACCGCTGCAAAGTAAATATTCTCAAAGATTTCCCGGTTGAGGTTCTTGGCCGCGTCAGAGTCAAAAGGCATGCGCAGCTTGAAGAACACGTCCTGAAGACCCTGGACACCCACTCCAATTGGGCGCCGGCGCATGTTACTAGTCTTCGCCTCGGGAATTGCGTAGGACATGACGTCAATGCTCTTGTCGAGGTTCTTGGCCAGAATCTTCACGTGCTTGCGAAGGTCCTCAAAGTCGTAGGCACCGTTCTTGACGTAGTTCTGGAGGACGATGCTTCCAATGACACACACCGCCGTTTCGTCCGTAGAAGTGTATTCGACAATCTCGGCACAAAGATTGCTGCCCGTGATGGTGCCGGCATTGGACTGCATGTTCTTCACGTTCACGCTGTCCTTGTTGAGCACGTAAGGCATGCCCGTCTCGATCTGCGTGATGATCATCGCATTCCAGACATCGCGCGCTTTGACGACTTTCTTCGCACGCCCCTCGGACTCGTAGCGAAGATACAGGTCCTCGTACTCCTTGCCAAAGGCATCGGTTAGACCGGGACACTCCTTGGGGTCGAAGAGCGACCATGCGACATCGGCCTCTACTCGCTTCATGAACAGGTCGTTCAGCCACATCGCGTAAAACAGATTCCTGGCGCGTTGGGTCTCCTCACCCTGGTTACGTCGGAGCAGCAGGAAGTCCATGATGTCGGGGTGGTGGGGCTCGAGGTACACGGCGAAAGATCCCTTGCGGCGACCCCCCTGGTTTGCGTATGCAGATGTCGTGTCGTACACCTTCAGCATGGGTACGATGCCATCAGACTCGCCATTGGTCCCCTGGATCTTGGAACCACGGCCGCGAATGTCGCTCAGGTGCAGGCCGATGCCGCCACCAAACTTGGAAAGCTGTGCAACGTCACCAAGAGACTTGAAGATGTTGGTGAGCGAGTCATCCACGTGGACAAGGAAACAGCTTGCAAGATTGGCATTTCTGAACCCTGCATTGAACAGGGTCGGGCTCGCATGCGTGAACTTGCGCTTGGAAAGAGCATCGTAGGTTTCCTTCACCTTCGCGATGTCTTCTCCCCAGAGAGCGATCGCCACGCGCAAATACGTGTGCTGGGGGCGCTCTACGACCTTGCCATCCACCTTGGTCAGGTAGAGGCGCTTCATGGTTGAGAAGCCAAAGTAGTCAAAGTCATAGTCGCGGTCGTATTTGACTAGTGCCTGAAACTCCTGCTCGTGGGCACGGACGACCTGCATGAACTCGTCGCTCAGCATGGATGACATCTTGGTGTATGTATCAACCACCGAATCACTGCTCTGCTTGTGGAGGTTAGAAACAGCAATGCGTGCTGCCAAAATCCCATAGTCTGGGTGATTGGTGACCATGGAGGCGGCCTTGTCAGCCGTGAGGTCGTCAAGCTGGACAGTGGTGATATTGTCGACCACCGAAGAGCAAATGCTAGCCACGATACGGGAAATGTCTACCTCGAGGCCATTTTGTACCCGCCCAGAGTGATTGGGCTTCGCGTTTTCCGCCCAGCACAGGCGCCCAATGCGAGTCATGATCTTGTCGAAAGACACAGCCTCGGAGGAACCATCGCGCTTGATAACGTTCATACGCATCGTCTTGTTCATTCTATGGAGATTTGTTTTGGTCTAACTTTACGCCTATTGTTTTATCACGGTGGCGTCAATATGCGCTAGAGGGTATCCTACAACGTTCTGCGACTTTATATCGACATTGGGGTATTTTAACGGGGTCGTGCATTGTGCGGCAATGGACTCTCTCGTGAGCTTTCTGGTTTCCCAGCGCTTCAAGCTCGGGAAGGAGCGGTACTCCCATGGGCTCCTGCATGAGGACAACAAGCACATGGACTTCGGCAAGGAGCTCGTGGAAGAGCTTCTTGACGCAGTTATTTACGCTGGCGCGGACTTCGTGCGTTCCACTCCTGCCGTGTCCGTGTCGTTCAAGCTCACGGACGACGGGAGTGTAAAGCTAGGTCTTGTTGTTAACCATGACATTGACCACGACGACGGAGAGAGTGCGATAATCGCCGCCATCAACAAGTGCGCTGGGGAAAAGTACGACTACTCGCCAGAGACGAACGTGGCCAAGGACACTCTGCTGCTGTGTTTGTTTACTTTGTCATCGGTCCTGAAGCTTAGGAAACTCTTCTAGAGTTAACCGTCCACGAGTTGACTCACCCTTGGTTCGGGGATAGATGTGTACATGACGAGCTCTTCTATGAACTTGTCCCTGGTTTCTAGCCTAACCCAACGTCTCGAGGGCTTCCTGTTGTCCACTTGGACAGGCAAGGCGTTGAATTTCTGAACAGTTTTTGACAACACCCTGTAAACAAAATCACCCTCCGAACATTTATCGCACTCCCAGTCGCTCATTGTATAGGAATCCGGCGTTCGTTTCAATCTCAATACACACCTGGACTCTCCCACATTCACAGTTACGACACGCCCCATTCCATACGGCCTCACGACTCCTGTTATCGTTTCATAGGGACGTGTCCCACGATGACAAAAGCCATGGGGGCTGTACGTTGACAATGAAGACGCTACGACGGCAGAAATGCCATCCGCTATCGCGCCAGAAATGTCCTCGAGCCTTTTTTCGTTCAGTATTCGTATATACTGAACGTAAATTTTCCGAAGGACGTCATTGTTGAGGCTGTCAAAGGACCTGATCAAGGGGCCTTCGGAAGAGAGCATCACTGCTGCTACTCTATCCATTTATTTAATTTGCTTCTGTTGTTTCTTCTGCTTCCAAAGAGGGGTCACGCTACCAGATGACCAGGGGACGGGGCGGAAGCGTTGCTGATTTGCCGGGTTGGCTGCGTCGAACTCCAATGCTTCCGGCTTGGCGATATCTTGGTTTATCTTGTTGTTGGCGAGCTGTTGGCTTGCAATATTCAGAGAGCCCGGAGTGCCCCAAGGGTTCTCGACGCGACTCTTCGTGCCGAAGCGTTCGTTCTCTCCCGTGGCAGGTTCGCCAGTGAATGTCTGGGCCTGGCCGGGGGTCGGGATGATGTGCTGCAGGGCATCGAGCGTGGGATGGTTCTTGAGACCATAAGCACCCTGGCCAGCAGGGGCGAAGTTGTTGACCCGCCCAGCACCCGGGGTGTAATCCATGTTCTGTGTAGTGCGCTTGGATGTCCTGCTCTCCGGCTGCAGCTGGACGACGTCCATACGTTCTGCGTACTGGCCTCCCGTGGCGCCTGGAGGACCCGTGAAGTACGCCGCCTCATACTGCTCACGAATGGTAGACTCGGGAACATATTCCGGCCTTGATTCTCCCGATGGCTGGACAACGCCAGTGGACCCTGCAGGTCCCACGAAGTATGTGTTGATGAGACCACGCTGGGAATCCAGTGTGTACGACCCCTGGTTGGCATTCGTCACGTAACTTCCCACAGCTCCACCAGCCACGGAAGTACCATTGGGGTTGATCACGGGGTCGGTCTGACCATCGCCAGTGCGAGGACGGCCGCGAGTCTGGTCGACGTAGCGACCCTGTGGCGCGGGTACGCTGTCCTTGGCATCTGCCACACCTTCGTACCCACTCTGGAAAGGCCTGAGGCCGGAGTAACCTCTCGGTTCCACGCCGTACTGGGTGGCAGCAAGAATGGCACCGTTTGTGGTGGGCAGTGCGGGACGTTCGTCGAGCGGAAGCACGAGTGCGTCGGGGTTGTGGTTGACGCTGACGACCTGCTGAACCTCTCCCTTTCCTCCGGCGAGGGCAGTGCTCGAACCGGGGACGAGGCGGCCGGGGAGCTGGGTGAGCTTGTACTCGTTGACGTTGAGAGGCAGCTGGCGGTAGAACTGCTGGAAGCCGCCGGTGGCCGCGACCTCGGGACCAACGCCAAGACCGGGGCCCACGCGCAGCTGCTCGGCGGGCAGCACATTGTTGTGGGTCATTGCGTTTATGGAGCGCGCCTTCTGGAGTTCGGTGTCCCCAGCGGGGTTTCCCACAGTTCCGCCAGAGGTCACGCGGCCCTGGGGTGTCATGCCGAACAGATTCGTTGCTTCTACCTTGTGCTTGTACGTACCTGACTCACTGAACCCGGCAAGGTTCTGACCGGTGTAGAGCTCCATGCGCCGCTGGGACATTTCGGGGTTGGTGTTCATCGTCTTGCCGGACGTGAAGAACGGCATCACCTGCGACGGCCGCTGGTTCGGGGTGATGATGCCCGAAATCTTGGGGTTCTGGGCCTCCTGCCACCGCTTGGCCGCCTTCTTCCTGTACTTCCGCACCATCTGTGTGGGCTGAACGTCAAACGTTTCTCCTACACCCTCACCGGTGCCTTGTATTTTCTGGTAACGATTGCGGTCTTCGCGTGGTTCGCGACCTTCCTGGGACGAATATAGACCATACCCAATAATGGCCGCAATAGAGAGTAATTCGAGACCAGCCATATGTATTCTTTTATCGACATATTATTATTTTGGGAAAATTTACACATTAGCGTTTACGCGTGAAAAATATTATCCCATCGTGTAGTATGTTTATAGCAACGCAGCAAGGAAAGACAATTTACATATACGACCATGTGTCGGTATACGTCTGATGCATCAAGTTTCTTGAAAACGTCGATATAAATTTATATCGACGTTTTTGATGTCGAACACATTACACGTTATATAGTACACATATCACTGGGGGTAAGGGGACACGTTTTTATAATCCAAATACTCACTGTACTGGCGCTGCTGGCTGGCCACGGTGTTGAATGCTGCAAGCTGCTCGTTGTATTGCTTGCTGAGGATGTCCTGCTGGTAGCCAACGGGGGCGGAAGTCAGACGAGGATCGGCATCACCAACCACGCTCAGCTTGCTCTGCTTGAGGACAGGAGGCTTCACGTAAAAGGCGGTGAGCTGGCCAATCTTCTTCTCTACTTCGCGGGCGTTCTTCTGCAGGAACGCACGGTATTCGGTGTCATCGGGGGTTCTGAATGCGGACTCCAGGTAGTTGTTATACAGACCACTGGAAACATAGTTGGTAAAAGCGCGGCCGTCGGCCATGGCGGGCGAGATTCTCGACATTTTCCTTTATATTCTTACAATATATTTTTTATTTACAAAATCCAAGTCACGTTTTAATTACATGGTTATATTCAGCGTTTTCATCAAAAGTTCGTTTTGCTGTTGAAGGACTTTAAGGGTGCCTTCCAAAGTCGCCACCTTATCACGTATTGTCTTTATACCGGCACACGCGGTAGACAAACAGTACTCGAAGACTTGGCCATCTGGTGCATCAATAGTTCGAATCAGTCGCCATGATGGATTCACCACTTGCCCAGGTAACACGCGCAGTTTTCCCACTAAACCAATAGGAGCCCATTCAGGACGGGATTCTCTCGGAATGTACTGCAACGACGGGTTGAATGCTGGGTTTAATATAGGTGTTTTTTCCGTGATTATTTCGTATCCATCGGGTACTACTGATGTCCCGTCATAAACAACACGATCTGTATCGTCTGCAATGTTAGATACATATTGCACGGGTTCTAATATTTGATTTCCGAATTTGTCATTACGATATTTATCTTTCCAATAGCTCCAATGAGCGTCTCCTACAACGCTTGGCATGGTTGACACAATCCCGAATATATCGAGAGGATCGTCTTCTGGAGTCGAAAGACGTATGTATTTCCCGGTTAATACAACGGTCTTCCCGCGGGTGTCTTCAGAAGGTACTTTGTCCCACTGGAACATTTCGGCATAATCTGCCCCCGTTGTGACGGTTCCACCAAGAGTATATGTTCTCCCGTTTCCTTGTACCCTGAACACATTTCCAGAACCCAATCCTGTGCATACGATGTGATTGTAACTTCCAAAACTAGTGCTTCTTGCAGATTCCGTTCTGAGGATATCAGAAGTATATCCCGTGTTTGTGCTTACTATCTGAGCAGTGCATGTAGTAGCAGTTGGATTTCTAAAATTCCACCCCTGGTTGCTCACGTTTCCAAGATCTGCACCACTTCCGACATTGACGAATGAAAGTATAGCAGAAGTACCAGAAAGTGTTATAGCTGTATCGTTAGTTGTAATTATGTTACCAAGGAGAGTAATAGCATTTGCAGACACGTTTCCGCCAGCATTTACCCTAAACACGTCTGAACCAGTGGCATTTAGACCGCCGCTCGTGCACCGAATGTGGCTGAATGAACCGGTAGACGGCGTAAGGGTTTCGGTAAACAACATACTGCCCGCGAACGCCGTGCTCCCCTGGATGATTCGGGTACCTAAAGCTCCAGCAGTATTGCTCGTGAAAGCAGCCCCCCCAAAGTAGTTCAGGTTAGCTAGTTCAATCTGCGTAGACAATCCAGGCACGGTTTGTGTAAAAATATACCCTAAACTGCCTGCACCTGTCCCAAATCTCATTTGTGAAGTGGCTCCTGTGCCAGCCAAACCCATAGAGAACACGCTGTTATCGTTTGCGCCTCCTGCACTAGACAAAAATATCATATTGTTGGCATTCACGCCCGTGGAAAGATACAGACCTGACATAACGCCGTTGCTTGCAACAACATTTGAGAGGATATTTACTTGCCCAGTTCCGTTTACCACAAACGGAGCGGCGGACCCGTTTCCAGACTGACATCTGATGAAATTGAATGCCGAACTGGGGGTTCTCCCGGCTTGGAGATTGAGCATCGTCGAGTCAAACGCTCCATTTATTGCATGGAAATTCGCAATATCGGTACCAACTGTTAACACGTTGGCACGAACGGTCCCTGCATTTCCGACTCTGAAGCGATATGCAAGGTTTGTTGGGTCTCTCACATTAAATGATCCCGTTGTATCTACGCTTCCGTTGCCCCACACCGCAAATGGAGCGAGAGTAGACCCCGTTCCGTTGAGATTATCGCATTCTATGAACGTGAGGTTTGATACATCTGTGAGTGACAAAGGAGTAGAAAGAAGTTGGAGCATCGTAGACGTATAAGTGACATTTGTGCTAATAAGATTCATCACATGCGCATTGCTATCAAGTCTCAGTACTGCCTGATTTCCTATAAATGCATTTGCAACCACATTTCCAAAGATGTTGACTTGGCCACTGACTGCTATGTTGCCTCCCAGGAATCTCACATTCGCAATGTTGCCCTCGACGGCGATGATGTTTGCCACATTTGCATATGCGCCTATGACATTTCCTCTTATATCAATGTTCTGCACGCCCGATGCAATTACCCCGGTAAGTTGCGACCCGTTTCCGAAGTAATATGCTGCCGTCACATTTGCGTCCTGAGAAAACCTCACGTTCGCAATGTTTCCGAACGTCGCAATGATGTTCGAAACGTTTGCATATGACCCTATGACATTGCCTCTTATATCAATGTTCTGTACGCCCGACGCGATTACCCCGGTAAGTTGCGACCCGTTTCCGAAGTAAAACCCGTTCGTTGTCACATTCCCGTCCTGAGAAAATCTCACGTTCGCAATGTTTCCGAACGTCGCGATGATGTTTGAAACGTTTGCATACGACCCTATGACATTGCCTCTTATATCAATGTTCTGTACGCCCGACGCGATTACCCCGGTAAGTTGCGACCCGTTTCCGAAGTAAAACCCGTTCGTTGTCACATTCCCGTCCTGAGAAAATCTCACGTTCGCAATGTTTCCGAACGTCGCGATGATGTTTGAAACGTTTGCATACGACCCTATGACATTGCCTCTTATGTCAATGTTCTGCACACCCGATGCAGTTATCCCGGTAAGTTGCGACCCGTTTCCGAAGTAATACGCTGCCGTCACATTTGCGTCCTGAGAAAATCTCACGTTCGCAATGTTTCCGAACGTCGCGATGATGTTTGAAACGTTTGCATACGACCCTATGACATTTCCTCTTATGTCAATGTTCTGTACACCCGATGCGATTACCCCGGTAAGTTGCGATCCGTTTCCAAAGTAATACGCTGCCGTCACATTTGCGTCCTGAGAAAACCTCACGTTCGCAATGTTTCCGAACGTCGCGATGATGTTTGAAACGTTTGCATATAACCCTATGACATTGCCTCTTATATCAATGTTCTGTACGCCCGACGCGATTACCCCGGTAAGTTGCGACCCGTTTCCGAAGTAAAACCCGTTCGTTGTCACATTCCCGTCCGGGGCAAACCTCACGTTCGCGATGTTTCCAAACGTCGCGATGATGTTGGAGACATTCGCGAACGACCCGATGAGGTTGCCGTTGAGGATGTTGAGGTTTGCTGTTCCGGGGAGGGTAGATGTAATTCCCGTCAGTTGCGAGCCATTTCCGAAGTAATACGAGGCCGTGACGTTTCCATCCCGAGCAAATCTCACATTCGCGATGTTTCCGAATGTCGCGATGATGTTGGAGACATTCGCGTACGACCCCGTGATGTTGCCATTCAGGATGTCGAGGTTCGCAGTCCCTGGGAGGGTAGAAGTCACGCCCGTCAGTTGCGAGCCATTTCCGAAGTAATACGAGGCCGTGACGTTTCCATCCCGAGCAAATCTCACATTCGCGATGTTTCCGAATGTCGCGATGATATTGGAGACATTCGCGTACGACCCCGTGATGTTGCCATTCAGGATGTCAAGGTTTGCAGTTCCAGGAAGGGTAGAAGTCACACCCGTCAGCTGTGATCCATTGCCGAAGTAATACGAGGCCGTTACATTTCCATCCCGAGCGAACCTCACATTCGCAATGTTTCCGAATGTTGCGATGATGTTGGAGACATTCGCGTACGACCCCGTGATGTTGCCATTCAGGATGTCAAGGTTTGCAGTTCCGGGGAGGGTAGAAGTCACGCCCGTCAGTTGCGAGCCATTTCCAAAGTAATACGAGGCAGTGACGTTTCCATCCCGAGCAAACCTCACATTTGCGACGTTTCCGAATGTTGCGATGATGTTGGAGACATTCGCGTACGACCCCGTGATGTTGCCATTCAGGATGTCAAGGTTTGCAGTTCCGGGGAGGGTAGAAGTCACTCCAGTCAGCTGCGATCCGTTACCAAAATAATACGAGGCAGTGACGTTTCCGTCCCGAGCAAATCTCACATTGGCAATGTTTCCGAATGTTGCGATGATGTTGGAGACATTCGCGTACGACCCCGTGATGTTTCCATTCAGGATGTCGAGGTTCGCAGTCCCTGGGAGGGTAGAAGTCACGCCCGTCAGTTGTGACCCGTTTCCGAAGTAATACGAGGCCGTGACGTTTCCATCCTGAGCAAATCTCACATTCGCGATGTTGCCAGCAGTGCTAATTATTTGAGACATGTTTGCGTACGTTCCTATGATGTTTCCTCGGACATCGAGACTTCCTACAGCCGGTAAGGCTGATATCGTATTTCCTATGACGTTTCCATATATATAGTCAGCGTATACATTGCCTACAACATTTACTTGCCCTTCAACTTCAATGTTGCCATATGCAACTATATCGTTAAAACGATACTCCCATGGGGTTAGAAAATAACTCATACTTATAATTTATCAATATATTTATTTACGACAATATACCGTTTGAAACTCCAAAAGGAATACTTCTCCCGCTTTTGAGAACTTTCGCTTTTCTACGTTTGAAACGTCGGTGTAGTCTACGGACACCGCTCCAACGGGTGCCTTTGACATTTTTGCGGCTATTCCCGCGGCGAATTTGACAGTATCTATGTCCACATTCGCCGCGCTCTTTACAATCACATGACTCCCTGGCACCCCAGAAGCATGGAACCACAAGTCTCCCGTTCTGCTGCTCATTGTTAAAACGTCATTTTCCCTTGCATTGGTTCCCGCAACAACAGAGAACCCGTTGTGCTCAAAGAACTTCATTTATGTTTATACTCAAGTTCCCATTGTATGTGCATTACGGAACCGTCGATATAGAACATATTGACGGTTTCTCGTAAAAGACAACCCAGAATTGTCTCAAGGTAGATAAAAATGCACACCGTAGGCATTACGTTCGCTACTGATAATTTTTCGGGGTCTGCCGCGGCTCTCCGCCACTCGGCGCTCACCACCGGAAAGTTTGACGAATTCTATGTATATGGCCCAAAGGACATTCAGTGGCTCATGGACACATACCCCGCGCACTTCGAGTCGTCCCGTGGCTATGGCTGGTGGGCCTGGAAGCCTTTCCTCATCCGCAATGTCATGTCAAAGAATCCCAAGGACACCGTGATCGTGTACATGGACAGCGCTGCGGTATTCGAACGCCCCATCACCCCATATGCCGAGCATGTGACCGACGAGAAGCCTATCCTCCTCCAGCGCCTTGGCAACTGGAGCGACCCCAAGAACGACTACAGGATCCGCAAATGGACCAAGAAGTCTATCCTGAACTCCATCGGGGGTCCCGAGGCGGGCGACAGTCTCATGCTCGAGGCAGCTTTTCAAGTGTACAAGAACACCCCGGAGGCGCGGGCATTCGTGCAGAGCTACCTCGACGTGTGTCTGGAGCTCGACATGGTGAACGATTCTGGCAAGGATAGTGAGGTCATCGACTGCCGCCACGATCAGAGCATTCTATCCGTCCTTGCCTTCAATCACCCCAAGGTGACCGTGTGCCGGAACGTGTCACAATGGGGGCGTATTGACCCGACGAACGAAGACGTGGAAATTGATGAAAAGGGTCCAGACGGCGTCATGCTCAACCTGATCGATCACCACCGCCGCTGCCTTCGCCTTCCCAAGATCGCGGTGATCACTCCTACGACGGGTGGGCGCTTCCTGAAGGAGTGCATCGAGGCCGTCCAGAAGTCCACGCTCCCCAATATCGAGCACTGGGTCGTCGTGGACGGCAAGGATCTCGAGGCAAAGGTTGACTTGGTGCTGTCAAAGTTCGAGGGCAAGCACCCCGTGGTCAAGTTTGTGCTCCCCAAGAACATTGGGTATGGCGGGTGGAATGGTCACCGCGTTTATGGGAGCCTGCCGTTCCTCATCGATGCAGACTATGTGGCATACCTCGATGACGACAACATCGTGTCCCCCACTCAGTACGCGGATATGCTGCGAGAGCTCATCAAGACGAAGAGCAAGTGGGCCTACTGCCTCCGGTACCTCATTGACGAAAGTGGGAACCGTGTTGGCGAGGACAACTGCGAGTCTCTGGGTGGCATTTCCCACACAGTCGAGGGTCCCGGGGCACACCTCATTGACACGTCTTGCTACATCCTGGACCGCGATCTCGCAATCCTGGCAGGACCCGTCTGGAATGCCCGCTTCCGCGATCCCGAGGGGCGTCCAGAGCCAGACCGCGAACTGTGCAAGGTTCTCCTCCAGGGCGCCCCGCATGTCGCGATCAGGAAGCATCACCTCGGGTACCGTCTTGGGTCTACAGGGCTGTCGGTGAAGCCAGAGTTCTTCATCCATGGGAATGCCATGTTTGGGTACGACTTTGAAAAATACCAGGATATTTACATCTTCCATTTCACCCCCAAAGCAACCGCGGACCTATTGGCAGCACGGCGCATGTATTCCCAGCGATCGTTCGCCCTCGAGGAGTGGCAGCTGGGGACGATGCGCGGTCTCGATGGGCTGAACGGGGGCAAGTTCAACCTGCTAAACGGTTTCACAAACATAAACAACATCCCCGAGAATGCAACGGTTCTTGTCAGCATGTGCAACCCCGGGGAACTCCCCCTCGAGTTCCTGAAGAAGCGCCAGGACCTCCGCCGCCTTGTGTACACGCTCGAAAGCCCCAATGTGCGCCACCAGGGGCAGTGGAGTCTCGGATTCCTCAAGGAACATTTTGACGTGGCGCTCACGTATTTCAAGCCTCTCATGGACAAGATGCCCACCGTGTTCGCGGCACATAACACCCACCAGGGGGACCTACGCGACCCTCTTGATCGCGCAGCCCTCCTCCGCGAGAATGCCGGTTCTGACCGTTCGGTGTGTATTGTGCTTGAGCGCCGTCCCGAACTGTTTGCGCACAACCTGTATTCGGTGAATGGGGTAACGCTGAAGTGCCTGGACGAGCTCCGCGAAAAGCTCGTCGTGGGGCAGAACAACATCACAGCATTTGGGATGAACTGGGGAGCCGTGGCAGATGGCAAACGCATCAAGCTCGGCCACAACAACCACCGAAGTGCGGACTCCCTGGCGTCCATCGACCACAAGCAAAAGTTCGTTTTCGATCTCGTGGTTGAGAACTGTGACGCCGCCGGATATGTTTCCGAGAAGTTCTACGATGCCCTTGGTGCAGGCGCAATTCCCCTGTACTATGGCAACATGTTTGACGAACTGTCTGCGCTCATCCCCGAGGGTCCCGGCGGTGCCTACTTCGACCTTAAAAGACGAGACATTGTGAGCGGCAGGGGGGTGCAGGAGCTCATCGACTCGCTGACCGACGAAGACATTGCTACAATGCGTGAGAACGTAAAGAAGGTTCGCGAGCAGGTCCTCGAGTTTGCAGGTAGCACGCAGTTTGCCAAGTCGGTGGAACGCGCCATCGAGCTCTGCGAAAAGACCAAGTGAACATATCGACAACATATGTATATCTTTACTTAGACACACGCACATTGTAAATGAACTCGTCATTTCTGAACACACTCACGGCAGCAGTCAATGGGGTGGTGAAGCTCGAGGAATGTGCACGGAGCATTGCAAATGATTGTATGGACGATGTGCTTCTTCGAATTTCTCAAGACTACAATCTTGACTTTACGAAGCTTGTAGAACAGTACAAGGAGGACGTGGTCGAGCGACATGCGACGATGTCTGTGGAGAGACAGCTGTGCAAGGGACACACGACCACGAACAAACCGTGTACGCGTTTTGCGGTGAGCGGTGGGTACTGTCGTGCACACATTCAGCAGGGCGACGTTAAGAAAACACTTGACAACAAGGGCATGGACTATTCAGATAAGCAGGTTGCGAAGAAAAAGGATAATGTCATCGCAAAATGTCTTACAAATATGGGAATTCACACGCTTGACGCGACTTCAATGAAAGTTTCCAAGACGGACCATGTAAACTTCTTCGATTAACGACGCATGAAACGAGACGGGGAGCGAGCACGGACGCTGCTGCCCATGGCAGGGGCAATTTTCTTTCCGCTGGGGCCGCGCACGACGAGGCCGCCGCGGGGACCTCTGAAGATGATGCGGCCTAGGGCATCCTTCTTTCCGATAGGGGTGTACTTAGACTTGGGGGGCATTGATATACATTACACAAATATTTTTATTCAGGCCTTGGTCTTCTTGTCATCGTCCTTCTTCAGCACCTTGACAAAAGTCGCCTTGCTGGTCTTGGTGATGGTCACGGGCTTGCCGGCGATCGTCACGGTCTTGGGGGTCGCCAGCTTGACAATGGTGCCCTTGTAGATCCGGACCTTGTCATGCTCGCCGGTCTGGCGCAGGACGATGTGGGTGTGGCCCTTGGTTGCGGCCTTCTTTGCGGCCACGCCGGGGGTAGCACCAGTGAAAGTACCGAGGGCCTTGCCTGCGTCGTTTTCCAGGATGAAGGTTTTCTTGGTGACTGCCATTTTGTTATATACATGCAATATTTTTTTCTGAGGATTTACGCGAATTTCTTTTCCACCTGGTCTGCCCCGCCAATGAGTTTTTCGCCATCAAACACCCGTGGAAATGTGAGCGTCCGCGGAACCCTGAGACCCTTTCCCTTGATTTTTTCCTTGAGCTCGTCAACGTCCTTGCACCGCACCGTGGAGAACGCTATCTTCTTCTTCCTGAGGCAGTTTCGGGCCCGTTTGCAGTGTGGACACCCTGGTTTTTCAAAAATCGTCAACATTTTAATATGGTTATATAATAATGTTGAGGACCGCGTTGTCGTGTTTCGTATCTTTTCTCCACTTCCTCGTGCTTTTCTGGGCCCTTGTGGCGCCATTTCACAAAGAACTGCAAGTAAGTTACGTGGTGCTCATGCCCGTAATCGTATTGCACTGGATCATCCTGGACGACTCGTGCATTCTAACTGTCCTAGAAAAACACATTCGGGGCTGTTCTGGTGACGAATCATATGTGCACAAGTTCGTGTCGAAGATATACAACGTCCCCGACGGAGTTCTCGGAAAGCTGATGTGGCTGTACGCTATCGTGACCTGGGTTTATGCTGTCTCTCAAGTTTCCTGGGAGGATTTACAAGAAAATTTGTTTCCTTGGATTAAACAATGAGCGGCGCTCTTATCCAGCTCATGGCTAACGAGACATTCAAAGAGCGCAATGAAGTCATCGGTTTAGAAGCAGGTGTCTTTATATTTGCCGCGGCTGTTGTATTGTGGCTGGTATTCATGCCCAGAAAGGGGTAAAGCCCCTGGTATTTGACTTTGTGTTCGTTTACATGTTAAATATACGAGGTGTCAATGTTCATTCCCAGTACAGCACGATACTGTTGTTGTTGGTAGCACGATCCCACGAGTGTTTGATGTAAAAAGGAGCAACGGACTTCATGAGTTCCTCGTAGCAGCCAGAAAAACCATATTGTGCCAGCTGATCGCGGCGCTCCTGCTCCACACCACCGAAGAGCATGAAGAGAATGTTGAAGTCCTCGTGGAGGTCGGACCCCTTGAAGTCAAAGATGGTGGCGTACTTCAATCCAGCAGCAGCAGCGGAGATGACCTCGGGTTCAGCGAGGGACACAATATGCTCGACCAGTGATTTCTGTGCCTTCTGCACTTCTTCCACGAAGACCTTGGTGGTCTCAAAGTCTACCAGAGACGCGAAAGCCTCGGCAGCGTTGGACACGTCCACGGCCTCGGTGTAAAGCTCAAGGAAGTTGGTCATTGTGTTCTATAATGTGTATAGACGCCTTAGTTTTATACAAGGAATGTCAATATGTAATCAGTACGCATGGTTCCATATCGACGCGTGGGCGTCATAATATAACCCAGGGGCCTTAGGTAAACATCATGAACGTGGGAGTGCGGAGGGCAGTTATCTTCGATGGCCGGGTGTGCGAAAAGAAAGATCACCCCGAGTGCAAGGAAATACCGGAGGTGTCTGGTCTGCTCGAGTTGGAGCGCGAACGACGCGGAGAGCTGAGCATTCCGAGATACACCACACAACTTCTGGAGCAGACGATCAGGAAGAATGATCCTGTGTTTTGGAAGGCAGTGGTGTCTGACATTGACACTGGCGATTTTGACGGGCACTCTGCTCAGGTCATCCTTGAACAAATAGACATCCTCCCGGCACTCTTGGTGACGTGTGTGGTAGAGGCGAAAGAAACGGAGCACTTTGTGAACGTGCTTCGGACTTTTGTGGAAATTGCACCTCACCTCAACGATGCCACAACATCGCTCTTCACAAAGGCAATTTCCATTCAGTGGAAAGCCTTTGTGAATGCACTGATCGCAAACGATCGCATTGACAGGACTGTCAAGGAGGGTGTGTACGAGTGTATTTCAAGGTTTGTGAGTGCGGTAGACATCCAACAAGAAGCGCTCGTGATGTGCGTCCGAGAGATTCTCAAGAACAAGAAGTTTGAGATTCTCAGTATATTTTCACGGGTGAGCTCTAAGATTTATGCCGACGGTATTGTTGAAGAACTCCTGCAGGCAGTGAAAAGCACAACGGCGACAAACAGGTATGCAGTGGTCTGTCTTCTCGCAAAGATAATTGCAGAAGTAGATGATGTGTCTGCAGATGTTGCACCGGCAGTTCAGGTCATTCTAGAAAAAACAATGCTGGACAAGTTTGTAGACCGTAGAACCGTGAGGGGTCTTTCGTTCATTCTTCAAAAGACGGCAAAGGACCCTGTTTTGAAAAACTTTGCAACGGCGGTAAACTGGATGGTGAGCAAGAATGCGTGATATTCTTGGTGCTTAACTTCGTACACGCCGTATACATTTCATGAAATTAAAAATGTAGTGTAATATAAATGCAGTTTATTCAAAGGGAGGTAAATGTGTCTTTCCCCACTTCAGACCCATACCGCGTCTCCGGCAATTTCTCAACTCCGAACAACATTGAACCGACGGTGACCGCCGCACTCCGCGTGGTCAAGGAACTCCCCGAAAAGTTCAATACCACGTTTTTCTCGAGGAAGAACGTTGAGTTCATCCAGAACAAGCTCGTCAGCGAGACGAAGCGCTACACTGGGTTTGATATAGGCCCCCAGGACGAAACTGTCCTCATGGAAATCATGATTGGCATTTATGTCCAGGACTCCACCTACGACCCGACGAAGTTTGCCACATCCCTTGCCAAGATTAACAAACTTGTCATCACCGAGTGCCTGAAGCAGATCCTTCCGGGCGTGCGCGCCTACGCTCTGTATGTCCGCGATGCGTCCCGGCCGTACGGCGGCGGCGGCGAAACCGCTTTCAAGAGACCCGTGCTCGCTACCGTCAAGGGCAGCCGCAGTCTCCCTGGTTTCGTGCCCCTGGTGCGCGACGCTTAGACAGTATTTCAATGATCATCAGTTTTGTCGATATAAAATTATATCGACAAAATCAACTTCTAATGATTACACTGCGATGGTATCAAAATGTTCACCGTGTACTCAAAGGACGGGTGCAAATACTGCACCATGGCTATCGAACTTCTCACTGCTATGAAAAAGGAGTTCAGCGTGATAAAGCTGAACAGTGTGGCAGAGCTCAATGTTGCTATTTCAGATCGAGGCCTGATGGTCCAAACATTCCCCCAGGTGTTCGCAGACAATGTACACATCGGCGGTTACACTGACTTGCATGCGTATCTTCTCGAAGACAATGTGTTTTCTATTGACGAAGACTTTTAAAAAATACGCGTAAAATGCATCATTTTTTAAAATATATCGTGAGTATAAGTATATGAGCTACAAATTTGCGCCTCGTTTTTACGATGGCCGTTCTACTTCTCGCGAAGATTTTCACGAGCCCCTCCCCGTGTCTCTTCACACCCATCCGAGACACACGGACCCTGAATATGATGCGCGTATGCACAAGGGTGCCCACGACAACCTGTGGGTAATTACAGCGATTTCCAACCCCGTCCGCTACAAGACCCGCTACGCTCTCTATAGAAAGTTCAAGCACCACATCACCCAGGAGCTCAAGCTCAATCTCATCACCGTCGAGTGCTCTTTCGGGAAGCGCGATCACCAGCTCACTTCTGACTTTGACGACGATAATACCAAACTAAGCGTCCTGAAGAATGGCGTGAAGACCATTGACGTTCGTGTAAAGAACACTTCCCAAGTGTGGCTCAAGGAGAACCTGTGGAACATTGGTCTCCGTTCAATCCCCCTGGACTGTGAGTATGTACTGTTCGCAGACGCCGATGTCCAGTTCACCCACCCCCACTTTGCCACCGAGCTGATTAACAGCCTGCAGGAGTACCGCGTGGTCCAGCCATTCGAGACTGCATGCGACCTCGGTCCAGACAGCCAGGTGATCGGCGTCCACAGGTCGTTTGGCTATTGTCACGCAAACGGTTGGGAGTGGCGCCCCAAGCCCAATAGCGAGGGCGGTTATTATGTCGAAAAGTGCAAGGATCGTCAAGGCCCCTCTGGCTTTGGCATACCTTTCCACCCCGGCTTTGCCATGGCATTTCGCCGCGATGTCCTCGACAAAATGCAGCTGCTCGAGGTGGGCATCCTTGGCGCCGGCGACCACCATATGTGCGCTGCCCTCATTGGCAAGGTGAAGCTGTCTGTCCCCGGCAAGATCCACACGAACTACAAAAAGGAGTGCCTCCGCTGGGAGAAGCGTGCCTCGGAAGTCGTGAATGGTTCTTTTGGCTACACTGTGGGAACCATTCTGCATGATTTCCATGGCGCAAAGAAGAACCGCAAGTATGTTTCTCGCTGGGAAATTATCCTGGAAAATGAGTTTGATCCTGAGATTGATGTTTACAGAAACTGCTATGGCGTACTAGAACTCGAGATGGACAAGAAGCCGAAGCTCCGCGATGCAATCATGACCTACTTTAAGTCGCGACATGAGGACTCCATTGAAATAGAATAAACTACAGCTCTAGCACCATGCGTTGGACATCGTTGGTACATTTAATGCTCTTAAAGGGAGTAAGGACTCCATACCTGTAACTATCATATTGAACACGTACAACTGTTTGAAAGCCATACTTTTCAAAAAGTTTCTGTGATTTAAAGTTTGTGCAATCGGCAATTATTTGTTTAAACCCGCTGCACCGTGCTTCTTCAATAGTTCTGTGGAGTAGACTCGCAGCATACCCTTTCCTTTCGACTTCACTGGACAATGCAAACACCACGAGGCACTTTCTCTCCGGTGTGTACGCTTCAAGTTCTGAAAAGAGGTCAAACATGGGCTGTGTTTCTCGCGTGTACCCATAGTTTGCTGCCGTAAACATGGCGTAGGGAACGGTGAGAGACTGAGCGACAATTTCACCGTTTTCCATGTGTGCGAAAGAATATCCACTCTCAATACATTTCTTCATAACATCCTGGAACGCGGTGGTGAAGTCGCACGTCGTGAACTTGAGTGCCACGGACGTTGGCTCTGCCTTGACGAATGTCCTAGATGTGAACTGGATGGCCTTGCTGATGTGACTGGGAGTGAGGCGAAGCATGTACATATGAAGTATAATGTTTTTAAGTTTATTTCTGCACAGGGCGCTTAACGCGGGAATCCGGTGCAGGAAGCCAATATCCCATTATACCAGTGAGCACGGGCAGGTACACACCCTCCTTATCACTATTTGTGGCCATCATTGTGATACAAAATGCTGACACAGCTGATGTTATTCCAACTTGCACCCAAAAACGATACTTGAGACTGTTGTAGTTGTGTTCATCTTCGGCGCAAATATGACCAGCCCCCCCTGATGCATTAACAATTCCCTCCCCTGTAGTGTCATCAGATCTTTCAGTGTTTGTCAAAATACCCATCTCAATATCCTGTTCCTTTGTCTTGCCAGTCATTTCCTTTCTTGATGATTATAATCTTTAAGTTTTTACACACTCTTGTTTAGCAAGAGACCGTAACAATGTCATTCTCGATGGTGTAAGAATACCAAACGTCATTGCCCTTCAGCTGGTTGTCGCAACCAATGTGCTCCTTGGAGCTGTCGACCATCTCGCCGAGGTGGGCACCGGTGGAGAGACCGCTGAGCTTCGAAGCATTGAAGGGGGTCTTCTGGGTGACAGTGTCCCAGACCGAGAGGTAGCCGGCCTCAGCCCCAATGGGGAGCTCCAGGTAGACAGACTCGCCGTGTGCGAGCGTCGTGTAGTCAGCGCAGCGGACATCGTAGCTGGCGGCCTGGTCGCTAGTCTTGAAGAGGTTGCCGACTGCGATATTGTTGGCACACTGGTTCTCGACAATAATAGTGTGAACGGGCATGGGAGAGGGGGCACCCTTGGGGGAGGCAGGGGCATCAGCGGCAGGGGCCTGCTGGTTGGCCTTGTCAATTTCGCAGTTCTTGCGCGTGGCGGGAGGAAGCGTAGAGCAGTCTACAACAGCAGAGTCAGTGGCAGGGGCATCAGTGGCAGTCTCGTAGGAGCACAGGTAGACATTGCCGGACACAGCAACAAACCCAACCTCCGGGGGGTCCTGCTCGCAGGTGGCAGACATGTACTTCATATCCGCAAAGGAAGTGTGACCGATGGGGTTGCCCAGGGCGTCATAAGTATTCACGGAGTTGTCCATGTAGCTCTGGAAGGTGCCCCAGCCGGCAACGGTGAAGGTGCCCGGGGCGATGGTAACGGTGTCCTCGGGGTCGTTGATGTCGCACTCGAAGACGCCGTTGTCCATCACGGCATACTTCAGGATCTTGACGTCGTGACCACAGTTGTTCACGAACGTGATGTCAGCGGGGGTGGTCTGGCGCAGGCGACGACCCATCACCGAGGACAGGAAGAGGGAGGCGACCAGGGCCTTGAGGATGGTAGAGCAGGACACCATTGTGTTTGTGAGTGTGGGAGAGTGTTTGGCTTTGTGTGTTCTCTATGGAAGGAGAATGTTTGTGAGAAGGTAATGTGCTTACAGAAAGTTATAATTTTATACCCAAAAGCTCTCGGGGTAAAATGACAAATGACAAAAGACAAAAGACAAAAGACAAAAGACAAAAGACAAAAGACAAAAGACAATCCAATGACTGCCAGCAGACTAGTTGGCAAAGGCAAGGCCACCCATACCGCTTGCGACGCGTAGGATGTTGTAGTTAGGTGCGAAGATCTGGAACTGACCGCTGGGCAGACTGGAGTTCAGAACCATCTGGAGCTGGGCGCTATCATAACGCGTAAAGTTGGCCGAACCACATGGCTGCTTCGAATCAATGTCCTCCAGTGCGAATGAGTACATGTACACACTCTTCGAAGGCACGCGGACGCTGTGCTGGTAGGGCTGGACCAGACGGAAATAGGCGCCATCTCTTGCGGAGAAACGCTCGCTGCCGTTGATGAGGAGCGTCATTGACTCGATGATTTCTGCACCGGTGTCACCAGGGATCTGATAATTGAAGATGTCGTTGCCATCAACTGCATCTCCCTGGGCGACGGAGCTTGCCGCCTGGTACACAATGACGATGCACTTCACAGGATGGTTGAAGTTCAACGTGATTTTCCTGTTTGTGGTACCGTTCGGGTCGCTCGGTGCAGTCACTGGTTCCGTGCCCTGCCACTGAAGCTGGGTGACCAGGTACTCGTGCTGGATCTCGGACATACGGATGCGCTCGGGGGCGTCGAGGAACACGTAGTCACAGTAGAGCTTGAAGTTGGTAATGGCCAGTGGGTTCGAACCCACCTGGGACGTCAGACTTGTCACGGGGTAGTTGCAGCGGATGCAGTTGAGGTAACTGTTGATGTCAAAGTTTAGTTTGACATCGTGGTAGCTGAGGGCCACCAGGGGGAGATACTGCCCTGGGTTCGTGTTGTAGCAGAACTTGAGGGGCACGTAGTAGGTGCCTCCCCTGGACTGTGTGATGTCATAATTCTGATCGTAATACGTGGGGTCATAGCGACCCACCATGGTGTTGTAGCCCTGCAGGTGCTCGGCGGTCTCGGTGAGCTCGCTCCAGATGTCCCACCACTCGCTGTAGTGCTTGTCAATGCGCTGGCCACCAAGCTGGAGCTCGACTGAGTTGAACAGCGCGAGACCGATGCCGTTCACGTACCGCAGGTTAGCGGTGGGGATGTAGAAGTTGTTGATCCCTGCGTTGGATACATTCGCCGTGGCAACCATATACGGCCAGGTGATGATGTTTCCCGAGTACTCGGAGGTGTTGTAAATGTTTGACACATTTGCAGATGCGTAATAGTTTCCGCTCACGTTGCTGTACGCGGCAATAAGGTTCGAGTACACGCCTGCGTTGTTCGACTGCCAGTAGTTTCCACTGCCGTCTGTGTACACGTTTGAAAGCGTGAGTACGTTAGACGCATTCGCGAGTGTGGCATTCCCGAGCTGAACGGGCGGCGTCGGAGTGATGTTGTACCCGAGCAGGTTCGGGAGGGTGACCTCGATCCAAATGGGTCCCGCGAGGTCTCCGTTGCGGGAAATCGTGCATGTCGGGAACTTACCGAAGTCGGTGGTACCGTCCATCGCCTGCTGAATGGACTCCACCGCGAAGTTGGTGTACCTCCTGTAAATTGCTTTGAAGAACGTGATCTGGGGGTTTCCCGTAAGATACACATCCTGTGCGCCATATGACACTAGCTGTGAGACGGCTCCGGGCATCTTTTATATAGATCAATTTTTTTATTTAGGTTGTTTTTACACGACTCTGCACATTGACAAACAATACGTTCAAAACTTAATAAAAAAATACACACAAACGCTATATGCGTACTGGTTTGATTTACGTCGCGGCGGAGACGTACACGTCGAGCAAGGCAATTGTTGGTTGGACCGACAACACCGAGACTCGTTACGTGTACGACACCGTGAAGTTCCGCATGCCATCTATCGTATTCGTATATTCAGTAGACGTTGAAGCAGACTTTCGCGCCGTCATTGGCCGGATGCGTGCGCACAAACTCATCAAGGGCGAGAACGAACTAGAAAACACCGAGCTGTGTATAGACATCCTGAATGATTTCTTCAAGAACAAACTGAGCGACAACGTCCAGCAGGAAATAGACGAGGCCACCCGCCAACTCATGGATGCGATGCTTCGCGACTCGCCATCCTGCTGAGAGGCTGTGCAAATCTCGCAAATATAATATGCGAATACACAAGCGCACACAATCAATGTCACCGGATGTTACAAATAACATAAGTTTCAAAAGAGTCATCACGGCAAGTCCCGCAGAAATGGACGAGGCATTTCCCAGCAACCTTTTGCTAACAGAACGAGTGAGCAATACTCTGGAATTCAGATCCTACGACCTGACCACACACCTCATCCGCGGGTATGTGAACCCGAGCAAGGCTTGTGAACAAGTCCGGTGGAACGTGGTACAAATTTGCGAGTAATACGCATAATTTTTGTAAAAATAATGTAGCAACATCGCAGAATGATTATTGGCGTAGACCCGGGCACAAAAAACCTTGCACTCTGCCAAATAGACGACGAAAAGAAGATCAAAAACTGGGCTGTCATTTCTATTCAACCCGATCCCAAAGGAATCTTTGAAGGTCTCACGAAGATACACTTCAACGATTGGATTTTTGAGAACGACACCGTCGCCATAGAGCGTCAGCCGTCAAAGAACCCGCGCGCTGTTCGCATCCAACACTACATTGAGTTTTTCGTAGCGTCGAACGGAGGAGATGTGTATTGCATCGACCCAAAGCATAAGCTGTCTTATGCGAGCACCACGCCCTGGTGGCCTTCGCGCGATGTAAACGCGTGGACGTACAACGAGCGCAAAAAACTTTCGGTTGAAACTGTGACTACATTTCTCGCAGACACGGAACAGGACCCCGAATTTGTCGAAATGTTTCAAAAATCAAAGAAGAAAGACGACCTCGCGGACGCACTGTTGCATGCCCTTGCGTATTTGAGCATCCGGTCATCACTGAAGTCCCGCAGCAGGGCAGTGAGAAATATCAAACCTGTCAAACCCTCGGCAGCGCATACAAAGTCCGGGAAATATACGCAGGGCGGGTTGAAATTCCTCGCAAAGGGTGTGCTAACGTCCTTTGATGCATTCCAAGCATCTGCAGAAAATATACACGGTTTCTGTGCGTCTGCGTGCAAACACTTTGACACGCTCGACAATGCATACGTCCAGCTTGGCGGACATTAAAATCTTTATATATGTAAATGTCGAGACTTATCACCATCGGCGCCATAGTAGTTATTTTGGCCATCATCTTTGCGATGATGATGCGGAAGAAAGAAAACTTCGCCCCCAACGCAGACTTTGCGACGCTTAACAACATCAAATACTCCCCCGCTCGCCCCAGTGCTGTGATTTACCAGAATATGTACGAGGCCACATACACGCCCAAGATTACATACGGTGGTCGCGTCCGTGCCTGCCCCCCTGGAACTGTTGATGTCGGAGGCAAGTGTCTTACAAGCAAGTTTGGCCCTCTTGTCAACGGAAAATGCCCCGCCACTATGATAGAAAACACGTCTCTTGATGTGAATATGCAATGTATGGCAAGAAGAAGCAAGCGGAAGCTCATCAACGGCGTGTTCAAGTGCTACGAGACAGAAATTGACACGGATGGCCTCACCTGCATGGCAGGCAACGACACGGTCTTCACGACCAGGGAATACTACAATGGCAAGTGGGCATGCCCCACCGGCACCGAGGACACTGGTTTCACGTATGACGATGGCCAGAACATGCTTCGTCAGTGCAGGATACTTCCGTGATTACACAGGGATCCAAAAGTAGCCATCGAAGAACGGGGTCTCTCCCCGCAGACATGCCACAACCTTATCCCGGTAGACACGGTCCCCTGGGATGTCGTCAACGCATACGAACTTGCGGATGGAAAAACGAGACGTGCAAATGCTGACAAACCCCTTGCCAGAGTATTCAATTGGTTCGAATGTAGTGTCCCGCTGGTTGCGGACCATACGCTTGGCGGGTTGTGCAACGGGTTTTTTAGCCGCCTTGCGCTCCTTCGCCTCCTGTGCGAGCTTCTTCTTGTACACTGCCCACTGCTCGTCGTCCATCACCGTGCACCCCCCGGTGGTAACGGGCGGAGCAACCGGGTGGGACGTGAAAGAAGCCCTTATGCGATTGACGATGTCCTGGTTCATGACAAACGTAGAACCAATCATAGGGAGCACAGGGAACATCTTGGTCATCGTAGACATTTTGAAGATTATGTACATATCCTTCAAAACCTATACTTTATACAAAGAGCGTGTCGATATATCACTTGCGACGTGCGGCAACTATGAATCCGGCCATGTTCTTGTTCGACATCTTGCCGCCATTGCGGTAATGGACCATCGGCTTCTTCTTGTCCTTGGCGTTGAAGTGCGCCTTTGCGTCCGCGAGCGCCTTGCGGAGCGCGGGCTCGCTGCTTGGGCTCAGCTTCTTTGCCAACACGATTTGACGGTAAGCGCGGTCGTAGACATTCTTGTACGAGTCCTTGGGCTGGTACCGGAACAGAACTTGCCAAGTGGGTGCGGGCATTGTGTATACCCTTACAAATTATTATTTTACATATCGACGCTCGTTGCCATAAAACACAAGCCAGCGTTCTTACTTCAACAATACAATGACTTCCGCCGTTGCCGTCCTCCAGTTCTCCATGACCCGGTTCCTCAACCAAAACCTGAGGACTGCCGAGAACATGGCGAGGAATGCGGCAGCCAACGGCGCAGAGGTCATTGTCTTGCCCGAGCTCTTCAGTATGCAGTACTTCTGCCAGGAGCAAAGTGGCAAGTGGTTTGACCTCGCAGAGACATACGAGGAGTCCAAGGTGGTGACCCGGTTTGCGAACCTCGCGGGAGAACTCGGGGTCGTCATCGTTGTGTCCTTCTTTGAAAAGGACAACAACGAATACTACAACTCGGTAGTGGTTGCGGATGTGGATGGTGCCATTGCGGGCGTCTATCGCAAGACGCATATTCCTCAGGGACCGTGCTACAACGAGAAGTTCTACTTCCGCCCTAGCGACAACAAGTTTGGCATTGCAGACACCAAGTTTGGAAAGATTGGAATCGCAATTTGCTGGGACCAATGGTTTCCCGAGGTCTCGCGCATCCTGGCGCTTCTTGGCGCGGACCTCATCGTGATGCCTACCGCGATTGGCAGCGAGCCAGATTTCCCAAATGGCGAGTCGTACCACCACTGGGCAAGGACTATCCAAGGACACTCTGCGGCGAACGGTGTCCCCATCGCAGTGGCAAACCGCATCGGTCGCGAGCGCTTCGGTCGCACGAAAATCGATTTTTACGGCGGGTCGTTTATTACTGATAACAAGGGTGGCATCGCGGTTCAGGTTGGGGGCACCTCCCAGGAGAACGGCGGTGTAGACCCCGAGCCGCTCAACATGAAGGGTTTCGTGAAGACTTCGTTTGACAAGAATGAGAATGCCCGTTTCCGTGCTCTGTGGGGTCTGTTCCGAGATCGCCGCCCTGAATTGTATGGGGAACTTGTTCTCCAGAGTTAACCATGTAAAAGCAACAACATAAACACCACAGGAAAGCAGGATATAAATGTGAATGATGACCTTAACTGCCCCCGATTGACCTTGTATTTCTCGCATTGGTTTGGATGAGTATTTACACAAAAGTGTTTCAAGTATTAGCCCATAAACTTCCGGGCCTCGGGGTTCTTCAGCCACTTGACCTTAGAAAACATGCATAGGAAAGAAGTCTTCACGGGCATACGAGTCATGGCGGCGGCGCCGTTGGTCCTGGCGTTCCAGGCATAGTTGTACTTGCCGAGGAAACGAGTCTCGGTCTGCTCAGCGAGTACGGCCGCGAGCTCCGTGTCACGGGTGTTCAGGTTGGCGCGGGGGATGATGTACCGGATGCGGCGGTAAACCACAAACCCGTTCTTGACAGCGGACTCCAGGAACTGTGCGATGTGGTCACCATTGTACAGGTACTTGGTGTGCCGCTGCTTGGCATTGCGCGTAGTCCCGAGGTACGTCTTGAACCGCTTGCCACCGATGTGCTTGGCAATCGCGAACTCGTACACGGCGGGAACGGACAGGATGTCGCCGTTTACGTTATGGCGATGCCCCTCGTCAAGCGCGCCCTGCAGAGACGCGTTGGGAAGGAGGAACGGCCTCCACACGGTGCCCTTGAAAACGCGCTTGTAGTACGAGAACATGCCGGGGTGGATCTTCTCCCGACGAGGGAAGTCGAATGCCAGGGGAGAGTAGTTGATGGCCATGGTTGGGTGTTGGGAATTTGCTTGCTTAGCAAAGGAAGTTGTTGATGGTTGGTGAAGAAAACACTCCAGAGGCAGGCTTTTATACACAAGCTGACTCGGGGTCAAATGACAAACACAAATGACAATGCCACGTCATCACAGAACCCTAATATTCTGGTTGGCATAGTCCTTGAGCATCACGGTACGGTCGGTTAGATTGTAGTATACCGTGTAAATCGTGGTCTCGTAATTTACCTTCTTCGTTTTGGGGTCCATGGTGGCAACTGCGCCTTTCACTATGTCAAAATTATTGAGGACGTGAATCATCGTGTTAATTCCTTCCACGGCGTCCTTGGGCTGGACGAGCGTATCTGTAAAGAATGCCAGACGAATGAACCGAGAGACGCTGGAGTAATCCCCGGGAAGCCCGATGGCACCGGTCCCCTGGGACAGGGCATTGGGATCGGAATATTGACTCACCTTTCTCAGCGCCTTTTCGGCCTCCTCGAGGTGCTCGGGGAACGATGGGCTGTTCGTGAACACGCCAACGTGGTTGTCGTAGACATTTAGCTTGCCGTCCTCCGGCTCGAGCACGAGCGACCTGCCGGTGAGGTCGGTGATCATCCAGTGCATGCCAGGGGTCCCGGTGAACGGGGGGTATTCCTCGTTGATGACACAGACCTTGGGGGCTAGGTACTCTACGTCATCGCACGTTGCACAGCGCTCGAGCATCAGCATGGCAAGGTCCGTGGGCTTCACGTTGATGAAATTGGCCTTGGGAGCAGAGAACGATGCGCATTTGGGATAGTAAAACACCATCACGTGCAGGCCGCTGCGATTGATACCGTCAATCAGTTTGTTATCGGGAGTAGACACGCCCTTAATTTTGTTGCTCATGAATTTCTTGAACTTGAGGATGTTCTGGCCAAATTCCATAGTGCGGCCAACGAGTATGGTCCCGTCCTTTGTGATAATCTTGATTCCTGAACACATTGTGTGCTGGGTATTACATTAACAATATAAAAAAAGCAGAGCAAAATCACGAACTAGACTAAATGCGCTATTGTAATCTAATCCCGACGATTTATAATGAAAGGCAAATTAGTAACAGTATTCAGAGCGGTAAGGAAAAGGCCAGGGAGAAAGTTGACGAGGGCGTACCCATGGTGGACGTAATAGTACGTCATTCCATAGGTAAACACAAGACTGAACGCAGTCACCAGTCCACAGAGAATGCGGCCCTGTAGGAAACGGTTTGCAGAAGACGTCGCGGCGCCTGCACCGCCGGTGGATTCCCAGAGCATAGCGGTGTTCATGAGCTTGTCCCTGATGGCGAACAGGTGCGAGTAGCTCTGTGCCACTTTCAGATGGTTGACAGTGAAAGGGTAGTCCTGGGCGGACCACACCGGCATCAGGATCCAACCGAAGATGAGGCTGGGCAGAGCAAAGGTGGCGTTGAACCACAGCACGTGTTCGGGAAAGCGGGCGAGCATGATGAGACCGGGGATGGTTGCCAGGACGGTGGCGAATGCAGTAACCTGGAAGTAGAGCATGCCGGACAGGAAGCAGGCCTTTTGGCGGAAGCTCAGATTGGACTTCCAGAAGTGGGGGTTGGTGCACAGAGTCGTGGAACCCAGCGCCCAACGGTATTGCTGGCTGAAGAACGACTTGAGCTCGTAGGGGCAAACTCCCTTGGCAAGGTTCAGGGGAATGTACTTGAGCTTCCAGCCGTCGTCAACTACTGCAAAGCCCGTGTGGACGTCCTCGCTGAAGCCAATCTCAGCAGTGCCGCCGAAAGGTACAAGCGCCTCTCGGCGGTAGACTGCGCATGTCCCGACGCACACGGCGCCGCCAAAGGTGTCGCGAGAAACCTGGATGAAACGGTAGAACAGTTCCTGGACGGATCCAGCAGCGCGCTCAACCCAAGTCTGGTCGGGGCGAACCTCGAAGAACTGGGGGGTCTGCACAATCGCGATCTTGCCGTCATGGGAAAAGTAGGGCATGATTTCCTTGAGGTAGTCAGGGCGCGGACAGAAGTCAGCATCGAAGATGGCAAAGAAGGGGGCAGTTGTCTTGGTGAATGCGTTGCGAAGGTTGCCAGCCTTTTTCATGTGGTTGTTTTCACGGGTAATGTAATTGAAGCCAAACCGCTGGGCGAGATCCCGGATCTTGGGGTCTTTCTTGTCATCGAGGACATAGACAGTCTTGGTGGGCCAGTCTAGAGCAGTGACGTAGGTCCAGGTGTTGTGAATAACCTCGAGGTCTTCGCCGCACACGGGAAGAAGGATGTCTACTGCTGGACAGCCTCTTGAGTTGAGCTTCTGGATGTTCCGGTGAACGCGCAAACTAAAGTCCTTTCCCACACAATTGACCATGAGGTAAGACACATACAGGTACACGGTGCTGACGGCAGCAAAAACAGAGAACCAATATGTCCCTGTTGCTACGATGAACAGCCACATACCGGTCATGAGACAAGTTGAAGAAAGCAGCCCAAAAATGCTGATCAACCAACGACCGGATTTGACATACAGATACTTCTCGTGAGACGTAGGCGGGGAGGGGAGGATGATGTTGCGGTCATGCTCGCTTAGAAGAGGCTCGTAGAAAGAGGCTTCGGGGTCCGAAGACGGCTTGTGGCTAAAGAGCATTGAACTGATGTTGCTCATACGTCGGTTGTTTTATGTTATCGGTTGACGATATGTGATATTGGAGTCACATAAAAGTGCCCCTGCAACCCCCGGGAAAATACCAGTGAAAAAATAAAGTATATTAGTATCAATGTTCCCTACAGGCACCATAGTGAACAGCAACCTATTGTTCCCAGAAATATCTAACACTTCAATAGCCCCAATAAGACCAATGACAAATCCCCCTACGACTTCTGCCGCTTCTGAGTATGACGTAAAGGCCGGAAAAGTGACCCATGTTCTCAGTAAAGACGTCTTCATTGTTAGCTATTTCGCGGGAGGAAGGGATCAAATGAGAAGCGTTGGCAAGCCTGGACACAGATTTGCGAACGGACAGAGTGTATTTGTAATCACGAAACCTTCGCCGGATCACTCCTTCGTTTCCGTAGAAGCTGCAAAACCCATCGAAGGTCTCGTTCCAGTTCCAGACCCCGCGAATTGCGTTAAAATTGGAAAGGTGACCAAAGTGCCCGACGAGGACACTGTTGTTATTACGTATTTTGCAGCAGGGAGAGATCAGACAAAGACCATTACTAAGGAGAACCATGGACTAGAAGTTGGCGAGGATGTGTACGTGACGCTCACGCTCGAACCAACTTTTTCCTATTTGGGCGTGTCTTCAATGACTGAATATACTCCCGATCCGGCACCAACCCCGGCGCCAACCCCCAAACCAGTGCCTACTCCCAAGCCGGTACCTCCCCCAGTAGATATTGATGATGACGCGCAGGACCCGGACCCAAGGCCTCCAAAGCCGAAGCCCACCCCAGCTCCAAGGCCTGCTCCAGTCCCAAAGCCTTCGCCGAAACCACGGCCTGTCCCGGCTCCGGTACCAAAGCCTCCTGCACCAGTTCCGCCGCCGAGTGGCCCGACTATGCAGGTAAAGCCACAGGGAAATGTCGGGGATTTGAAATACCCCCAAACCATCTCATCGCCCCCCTCGTCTCCTGCACCCCCGGCTGGAGCAGTCGTCGGGACAAGTCTGTCTAAATTTAAACATGATCGTTCTGTCGTAAACCCCAAAGGAGCCGCGCCAAACATAGACGTCATAACTCAGGTTGCCCCTGGGGTGACGATGCACGGCCTCCGGTTTAGGGGGAAGTGGCACGACGGAGATCGCGACAAGACCGGCGGAGCCTACGATAAAAAGGCACGTGCTGAAATGGTATCGCTCGGTGGTGACGAACCGATGAGACCAGGCGGCACATACCTCATAGGCACGAGCGTGTACATCGCGCCGGGGTTCACGCCCTCGAAGGGCTATTGCAACATCATGCAGCCCGTGCTGTTCCAGTCATACCTGACCCTAAGTGGTAGCAGAGATAACCTTACGGCAACGCTCATGGCATTCACGAAAGGTCTCGGAAGTCCCGCGAAGACCATTCGTTCCGTGAAAATACCTACAGGAAAGTGGGTGCAGCTCATCGTAAAAGTCAAATTTGCCAAAGACGGGTACTACGGTCTGAGCGTGAACGGAGACGCGTTTGTCGGACAAAATATGGATACGACAATCGCAAAGGATGGGAGTGGAACAGGTGTTGCGAGCAAGTTCGGGACCAAGTGGGGCTTGTATATGAATACCGAAGGCGTAAACAATGACGCAGTTGTGTTCCATTACTTGCCCTTTTGGCAGAAAATATGATGATTACATATCGTTTTTATCGCGGAACCCCAGAAACACAGGGAAACGAGGGGCGGTCTTGACGCCTTGCGAGAAATATTTGAATTTCACGATCTTGCCAATGATGCTGTCACGCCGTTTCCAAAGGTCTTCGCGAGTGTCTTTATCAAACCCTGTTCCGATGCCGAACCGAATGCCATTCCACTCGACGTCGAGTGCTCCGAGCATCTCGAGGTCTATCTTGCCGTCTTTATGGCTCGTCCTGCGCATGTCTCCGAGCTCGTTCATCTTCTTGTCGTTGACGTTTGTCTGCAACGCAGATACGCCAATAACAACCGCCTCATCATCCTCGAACTGCTTGATTTTCACGAGGATCTGCTCTTTCTCTGTGGAGCGTCCGAACTTGTATTTTCCGCCGGCGTTGCGAACCATCACGCCTTCGAACCCCTGGTCTAGACACCACTGCTCGAATACGTTGAGTTCTTCTGCCGTGTCAATTTTCTTGGGAATTAGCGGCACGATGGTAACGCGGCTATCTTTAAGAATTTCTGGGCGAGAGTCAACAAACTTTTTCATGTCCGCAATGCGGTCGAGATATCCTTTGTCCGGGTCGTCCTTGACATAGTCGAACCAGAAGAACGTGGTGCCGCTGCCAATACCTGCATCTGCAGACATGACAGTTGACGTAGAGTCTTGGAATGTCTTTCCGGATAGAATTTCGCCATCCGACCCATCCGGGAGGAGACTCATAAGAACATTAGAAATCGTTGTATTGCGGATTGGTTTGAATGTTCGCGACACTATCGTTCCGTCAATCTTGAGAGCACGAATACCATCTAGTTTGGGCGTCGCATACACTGGAAACGTCAGGTCGTCCACGGACAACTTCTTGAGACTTGCCGCAAGAAGGGGCTTTTGAATGGCCATTGTTACATGGGGAGAGTATTTGTTTAAATTACTTAATTCTCCTTCGCGTACCCTATCACTGCACACGCAATTCTCTTCCCAGCATTGCCGGTCTTGAGGCTTTCCGCATCGCCTCCTTTTCCGAGATCGTCTGTTTTATCGTGGATCACGATCATCCTCCCTGTGATATCGCACTTGCCTCGCAACTTTATCATGGAGTCGTAGAACGAATACTTTGCCCTTCCATTCTTGTCGGTCTTTATGTTTCCGAGGTCGCCCACATGCCTCACCTTGGAATCAGGGCCTCCGTGAACGGTGCCAAAGGGATTGAAGTGCGCACATGCAGAGGTGCACCCGTCCGTGAGATCCCCGGCACTGTGGACATGGAAACCGTGCTCGAAATTTGGTTTCAGCCCTTTGATGTCAAGGTCTACCCTCACCCTTTTGCCTTCCTCCACAAACCTCACAGTGCCGCTGACGTCCCCTGGTAAAACAGCAATCGCTTGGATGGGTTTGGTGTTCATATCTTCTTTCTTATCCCAATATAAAAAAGCTACCACAAGTACTAAGAGATTGAACACTGCTATGTGTACAGGGTGCATGACTTCTTTACTTAAATATTAAAAATGTCCCATATAGATATATGGAAACTCCAATTTTGTACACAAATGGCAGGGTCGTTCACATTCTGTCCGACCCTGGTCCAAAAATTTCACGGCCAAAAGGCACCGTCAAAAAGACGGACGCATTTCAGAGACAATTCGTTCAAAACGGAAATACTATATACACTGCGAATATTTGCACCTTCACGTGTCCATCCGCGGGCGGTGAGGCGATTTTCGAACTTGCAGAGCACACAAACGGGGCTGTAAATAAGATTGCCTTCAAGGGAACGACGTTTGCAGCGCCGTCGCTAAGCCCCATGGGAGGGATGTGCACTTCTGCGGCATTCAATGTTTTCAATGGCCAAAAAGCGTTTCAAAAGAAGATTACAGAAAGAGGGTGCGAAGATGTTGTCATGGATGACCAGATATCAGATGTATCGGCAGACGAGCACACGCTTCTTGTCACGACCAAGCTCATGAGCGAATCTGCCCCATCAGAGAAGAAGTTTGGCCGCACGAACCTGAATGATTCGTTTATATCCGATATCGTTCACACCAAACGGATCGGCGTAGAATCCGCCGGAGTCGTGGACTATACAGTGTGTCTTGACATTCCCGCGAACTACACCCATGGCGTGATAGAAGTGTTATCTGCAACATTCTTCAATGACATTCTCATCCAGCTCATCAAGAAAAGCGATGGCTGGGCGGTCATGAAACCTGGGAGATACCAGAACGGAGGTTTCGTGATCGCGAGTTCGCCGGACGTTGCCATGGGCGTTATCCTCACCGAGTGGCCAAAGGGTGCTGTTATGTTTCCGCCGACGGTGTGTTACAAGGAGTTTGAAGAAGTCAACAGGTGGAGTGTCTTACAGCAAATTGGCAGCCCTGTCAACGATTCAGTAAAGGTACCCGGAGGACGGTACTCATGGAGGTTCAAGATGTTCTTTGGCCCGATATGGTTCGTCCAGGGGAAGATAAACGAAATCAAACTTCAAGGGCATGGAAACTCCCACAAGGTCCTTTTTGCAGAAGACATGGAAAAAAAGAGGATGTATGATAAATTCGGTGCAAAACGCCACAAACACGGATATCCTTATATGTAACATATCGACATTCAGTGCTTAAACTCAATGTCAGAGCATGAACCCCATCTTTTTTTCACCATATCACAATGGTGTCCCAGACAGCCATCCTATGCACGCTCGTTCTTTTTGCAACCACCGTGTCTGGTTCTTCCATTATTTACAACAATTGTGGAAACAATGTGACGATCTACAGACACCTCAGCAACAATACGAAGGGGGGTTATAGTCAAAATTCGACTGCGGTTCTTTGTGCCGATCCCGCTTCGACACAGTTTACTATTCCAGTTGATATGGTTTCAGATGAACTAGATGCCGGATGTGACGTGTTTGTTTCCTTTGATTTCCCAAGGGAGGATATGTTCAACCTGGACGGCTCTGTTTATGATGACAATAACACATGTCCCGAATCGCCTTCTGACAAAATGTCGTGCTATGATGGCGCGGGCATTAGCCCTCACAGGACAGTTTTCAACATTGGCGATGATGTTGAGATTTACCTTTGCTCTGTGCCCATTTATACCCCTTTTCCCGTGCCCGCTCCTGTGCCTGCACCTGTGCCGCCAGGGTACGTTCAGTATTCCGTAACTACTGCTAGCAGACTAATTGGTTCTATTATTTGCGGCGTCATCCTTATTGGCGTTATACTTTTCATTATCGTGAAGTATGTTCATAGGTACGAGGATAGGCAGTACCCTTATAGGGACGACAACATCCCAAGGTATGATAGAGGCTTTGCTTACAGTGCAAACGTGTAAATATTTACATGTAAATACTTCAAAATGTAAATACAAAGGTTTCAAACTACAAAAGATTGTTTCATATCCATAAACGCACGCATAGGCACGATGTTGTTGCCAGACACCTGGATTTGTTCCTCGGCCAGACGACCTGAAGTCAACGATGTTCCATCCAGAATGGCAAAGTCAATCACGAACCCGTTCCTTGCCTCCGTGGTCTTGGTAAAAACCCACCCACCCTCGAACTGAGTAAACGTTTCGCCCACAGAGGGCGTGTGGAACGCGCTCATGAGGTCCCGATACATGACGTATTCGCGTGGGTTCGCTATGGAGCAGGGCGCGTTGCAACGTTTGTTGCAACCGCTGGAAGAACACTGACTCGTTTCCACCGTCGGCTCCATTTTCCGAAACTTAGACGTGACAATGATGACGCCCCTCCCGCCTACGGGCTTTGCAACCCTGACAGTCTTGGAAACATTGCAAGCATACACCGGGGTAGCGAGTCGGTTGATAGCAAACATATACTATATATTGCATTAATATTTTAAGTTATTTCAGTACGCACGGCCCACATCCCTGGCCTTCTTGGACACGAGGGCATCAAGACGACGCATCACGTTATTAGCCGCGGCACGGGCCTCCTTCTCATTCAGCGCGACACGCTTTGCCGACAGATTTTTTTCCTTCTTTTCCAGATCAACACGCTTGGCCGACAGCGCCTGAGCCTTTTCTCTCAGCGCCTTGCTGCTCACACGGCCTACCGCGGGCTTCACGCGACGACCCGAGGATGATTTCACGAATTCGCCACCGCGGGGGCCCTTGTAAATAGCTCTGCCCTTGGCGTCTTTCTTTCCTGTATTTGTTGCTTTCTCCATACGTATACGTATTTAAAACATTTTTTTACATACACCCTCTTTCATAGTGAATATTTTCTACAAACAACGTTTTCAAAAAAAAAAAAAAAAAATAAAGGACGATATTATCTCTACAAAACTATAGTGCCGTACCTTATGATATTATCCCATGATATTATCATATGTAAAATTTTTTTTATTAAAATGTGTCTCATATGAAAATGCAGATATACACATTCTCTGTGTATAAATGTTCCTGTGGTTATGAAACTACAAAACAAGGAAATGCGTCTAGGCACAAGAAAACATCTGGTGATCACGAAATAACAACGGAAACAAAGGAGTTTGTCCTCAAATCTGATTACGACGCAAAACCAACGACAACTATTGGCCAGAATCAAACCGCAGATACAATACACAACAACACTGATAACTCTACAACGATGAATGATAACTCTATTACGATAAACCTTGTCGTTCCAGAACAGAGCATCATTGGTAGCATCCAGGATGCCGTCAGAAACGAGGATTGTATCCGTGAGATACGTGGAGCAACTCCCAATGAAATACCCGCGATTTTGTTCAAGTATACACGCGGCACGATGGCAGGGAAACCTCTCATCAAATACGACCCGGACAAGAATGTCGTAGAGAGCAAGGACCCCGTCACCGGGAAAGACGTGAAACAAAAACTCTCGAAATTCAGGAACGATTACCTCGCAAAGCAGACAGATATTTACGACGAAACGTTTCAAATCCCATATATGCCACAAACCGTGAAACGGGATATGCTTTCTATGACGACCCCGCAATTTCCCACCGGTATGAAGAAAGAAAAACCTGTGTCTCCTGCCGAGGTAATAAAAATATGCGCTTCTGGTGACCACCGTATGTATAAACTACCCCACGATACGAAACGTTTTTACACTGATGTAGCGGAAAATGTTGACACTGAAATTAAGTCTTGTTCTTGATATTAAGAAGTGGAATTTACAAACGTGTTGAATATGCGCATTGTGTCATTGTTGTGGAAAATTGTCTCCTTTCCCATAGAACCATCCATACATCCCTGTTCTTTCAAAACCTTCTTGAGGTCGTTCTCTGCTTTTTTTATGTCTTCTGCATAGAAGCATAAAATAGTTGGTTTCCCAAACGTAGAATACCTCATCTTCAGTTTCTTGACGTCCGTGTTTTTTGTCCTACCTATCTTTCCACGGGTAGGAAGGTCCTTGTCCGTGATATAATAGATGATACCATCTCCCGAGATGTCTTCGTCCTCGCCTTCTTCATCCGTCAGTGGCATAGTATCGGTCAATTTCTCAATAGACTTGCGAAGTCTTTTGATGAGCACATTCTGGTCCTGAATTTGTTCTTCATACCACTTCGCCTCTTTCTTGTGCGCGACGTCTTCTCGTTGGGTAGTCTCAGTTCCTCCTATAACAAAATGTGTTTCTTTTCTTTGAATAGTATGATTTTGGCACTTCTTTGTCTTCGAGTGTTTTGAAGCACAATCTTTAGATATAGTCTTATATCCGCAATCACACGTATACAAACTCCCGGAAATTGTGTATACCATTTGTACATTAACGCGCGACGTTCTCGTTTAATATTACACTTGTCAATATACGAACTTGTCATTTTCACCCGTCATATGATATCCTGTATATCTCGGCGAGTTCGATTGCCACCCGCCCGATGAACGCGCATGCCGCGACGTAAACCGCACAGGCTGCAAGAATGAGCATTTTACTATACAGATATCATTTCCGGACTAGCCTGATTTCGTCGATATATTACCACGACCCACGGTGACCTTGTACTCGAGCATCGCCATGTTTGATACAGATATACGACTCGGAGAGGGGGGTTGGCTTCTCGTATTCTTTCGCGTATTTGGTTACTGCCCACCAGGCGATGGTTGTTGAACCAACAACGTATGCCAGTTCTGCTGCGATGATGCCCATCATTTTACTGTACAGATATCATTTCTGGACTAGCCTGATTTCGTCGATATAAATTTATATCGACGAAAACGCTTGCGACGAATGTAATCATTTTTCCACGGGGGCTGTGCGGAGGATGTCGTTCACAACAGACACTGCCCAGGAGGACACTCCCCATACGGAGATTGCGCACATTCCGAGGACAATCTCGGTGACCATTTTGCTATGATGTGATTTTAATTTCCTCCGCGAAGGCGCAATACCAAGTGTAGCGTGGACTCTTTTTGGATGTTATAATCGGAGAGTGTCCTCCCATCTTCTAACTGCTTCCCGGCGAATATGAGTCTTTGTTGGTCGGGTGGAATGCCTTCCTTGTCTTGAATCTTTGCCTTGACGGCCTCGATGGTGTCTGCTGATTCTACTTCCAAGGTGATGGTTTTTCCCGTGAGGGTCTTGACGAATATCTGCATTATGCTATTATACCCAAGTATTTTTATTCAAACGGGTTACGGTCGTATATTAACGATTGCATGTAGGATAAAATGTTTGCTATTAGCATGTCTATAACACCAGAGAATAAACAGTCTATCATAGCAGACTATGTGAAACGGATGCTGGCACTTGCCGAAAAGGAACTAAATGCTGTCGGGGATAGATACAAGGGTCTCGGTCCGAACAGGCGGGTCCAGTTCAAGACGGCCCTCGGAAACGCCCTCATCAAAGGCGACCCCGTGCCCACTCCTGACCCTGAGCAGTCCCACGACACTAAACCGGCCCCTGGAAATGTTCCGACCCCTGGTCCTTCTACGGGTACTACGCGCATCCCTTCCAGCATCGTCCCTCAGCTTGCCACGCTTGGCTTCTCGGAGACTGATGCCGATACTATTTTGTCGCTGATTAGTCTTCCCGAGAATTCGAACACCGAGTGGTGGAAGAATTACAACTTTGCATCGCGTCTTGGCGACGGGAGAGGGTGGACAGTCACGCTGTACGGTGCATGCAGCGGCACTGGAGACCTTGTCATGATACTGAAAGACCTCCAAAAGATAAACCCGCACCACAAGCTCGTGAAATACATTCCCGCGATGGAAAAGACGGAGGGCGAGGATGTGAGGGGTCTCGAAAATCTTGGCAGGGATATCAAATCCCTTGGTGACGACAAGGAGTGGCAGCAGGCTGTGTGGGATATTTACATTAAACTGTACTGGAACTTTGCACGCAATTTTTCGGACAAGCTCATCAACAGACCGGGGGCAAAGCTGACGTCTCCCCTTACGCGGGGCTTTATGGTTGATACTGCCCTCAACCACGGGGCCGACCTCGACTCTTTCGGTCCTATACTGAAAGGGATGAACAACAAGGACGAACAGGACGAGGCAACGTGGTTCCTGGATTTCTGCGAAAGCCGGAGAAAGCTTCTGAAGAGGGGTTTCCAGGACCTTGACACAAGCAAGACAGGTGATCGCTGTACTCTCTGGGCGAACATCTTCAAAAGTGGCAACACGAGCCTTACGCGTCCGATTAAATGTTACCGTGGATATTGGGGAAACAAAACTATCTCGTAAGTATATGCTACCATTAAAATATTTTGAATACATAAATATAATGTCTTCAAAAAAGGGAATGGTACAATGGAAAGGATCGGCAAAGTCTTCAAAGCGCTCATCGAGCCCTGCGAGGTCATCGAGCCCTGCGTTTTCGGCAACTCCCAAAACCGCATCTGCTCGTGACATATACATAAAGGCGAGCCCCCAAGGCGGTCGTGCGTCTCCCCGCAGCGCTTCTCCTCGCGGCTCTCCCCGCGGTTCTCAGCCTCAAAGCGGTGTATTTACTCCGAGGACTAATGCGGATTTGAGAAGAAGAGAAGCAAAGTCCGAACGTCGTCGCCTCCAGGCAGAGGCCAAGGCGCACAAGCTGTCTATGTGGACGCAGAAACAAGATTATCGCCACCAGAAGCGTACTCAAAATCTCGAGTATTCCCGCCAGTTTAAGGAAACGTATGGCGCTTCTAAGACTACTATAATTGCAGGGGGTGTTGGCATTGCAGCCCTACTTGGTTACATGTTCTTTTCGTGATTTATTGATAGGTATGGAACCCTACCTTTTTGCCGTGCACTTGCCAGTCGAATAGCATTGGGGGGTTGCGGAGCACAATGTTCTTCACACCTACCTTGGTGGCGTCGTCGGTGCGAATGAGCACAATGAACTTCTCCGCCATCGCGACACAAGAATATCCTTTCTCTGCCCATGCTTCTGTCGTTTCCTTGAACCCATTCTTTCCGCTTTCCCACGGGTTCAGTGTCGTATCCACCGTCGCCACGATGACGAGAGGTGAATACGGGATATCCACGGTAGCAGTATCAATGCACAGCAGTGGGAATTCCTTGGGAACGTGTTTCTTCTGAAGGATGCCCTCTACGGACACGCCACTTAGAACTTCCGTTTCCAGGTTGCTGAAATGGAAATCGCTCATATCCTTGGGATATTCGGTGACATGAATGACGCGCATATCATAGTCTCTCAGCAGTTTGATAGAATTCTGGAGAACAATGCTGCTGTACTCAGAGATGATGTCAACGATGACCTGGTTCCGTCGGAGGCAGCCGAGACGGCCAAGGACTTCCTCTACGATTGCGTCTACGGGGGAAAATTCGGCGTCCTCCTTGAAGGCATTAAAAGGACCCTTTGCAAACCGCGCCAGGGCATTCTCGCCAATGTTTGCTGTCTCTGCTGTGCTTGCTTTAGTTGACATTTCCAGTTACACAATACTTAATTTATAAAATTTTAACACACTCACACGGTGTTCACAGAACCCATCAGATAGGGGAAAAGCGTGCTGAGCAGGGCCTCTACCTCTGCGTCGGCAGCAGGCGCGGAGGAACCAATAGAGTTGTAAAAGGGGTATGTGTTTGCGACCGGGGTGTTCGAAGGGGCGGCGGGAGTGGTCTTCACGGGAACTGCGACCTGGGCGGTGTTCGGGGGAGACGGCTTTGCGGGGGTCTCTGGCTTGACGACGCCATGTGTCCAGTCGAAGATGAACACATTCGCTTCCGTCTGGCCGATTTGGAAGTCGGCAAAGTCCTTGATGGTGGTAAGACGATCGGCAACGGGCACGAATGTCGGGGTGATTTTTTTGAAGAGGATGTCATGAACGGAATACGTAGAAATGATGTCAACATTTCCAATGTAGTTCAGATTCACTTCCGCCGTGGTGAACCCCTTTGATGCACTGTCCATAATTGCCTTCTTGATGCGGCGCTCTACGATGCCTTGGACGACATCAGCCTCCTTACGGAGCTGAGTATCGCGCTTCAGGGAGCTCTTGGTGGCAGCAACCACATTCAGGAAGAAAGGGGAGGCCATTGTGTCTGGAGTGTATACACATGTTCCATACTTATAATTGTGTTGTCGATATGCACTGTGTTAAATACTGTCCAAATAAATCTAGAACCCTTATATAATGTCCGTTCAATCATACATTGACCACGTGGAAAAAAGCTTTAAACTTGCCAAGGAAGGTGTATCAAAATGCACTCCTGAAGTTCTGGAGATGGACGGTATGAGCGGGGCGTTCACTCGCGCTTTTTACAACAACCTTCTCGACACCGAGGATGCCAGGTACCTTGAAATTGGTGCGTGGAAGGGGAGCTCCACGTGTTCTGCCCTATGCGGCAACGAGGCGACCGTGACCGTCATTGACAACTGGTCTGAGTTCGGGGGGCCCAGGGATGAGTGCATGGCAAACATCGTGAAGGTGACGGATAGCAACCATGTCACGATTGTAGACCACGATTCGTTCACCCTTGACCTCAAGTATCTTCCAAACAAGTACAACATGTACCTCTACGATGGGTGCCATAAACGCGAGTCACACGAAAAGGCCCTTACGTATTACCAAGATGTGCTTGACGACGTGTTCATCTTTGTGTGCGATGACTGGAACTGGGGGGATGTGCAAGACGGCACTCGCGATGCCATAAAAAAGCTCGGACTGATCGTTGAACACGAAATAATTGAGTTTACCGATTACAACGGGTGCAGGGACACCTTTTGGAATGGCATAGCCATCTTTGTGCTTCGGAAACCCTGATAAATGTATGCGGTGTAATGGGATTTTACGGGTGTATATACAGTCGTAAAACTCGATGTCGTTGACGTTTACTTTTTCTTTTTCACGGTGTTGTTTTTCTTTACATTGCGAAAGTTTTCTTTCTTTACACTTGCAACGGGCTTCTTCGCGAGAACTCCGTTCTTCTTGAGGGTTTCTTCGTAACTCTTCAGGGCAGGGCGGAAGTTCATTGGCGTGAACGTCTCGGGTTTCTTCTTCTTGATGATGTCTATTGCCTGCTGCGCGGTTAGTCCCTTGATGGTCATCAGGTATGCGGCAGTGACCGTAGCACTTCTGTTCATCCCAGCGTAACAGTGGATGAGAACGTTGCCGTTGTACCGCGTGACGTCGCGAATCGCCAATGATGCCATTTTAAGGAACTTGCCCATCTTGTCTGCGTCCTGCGCGGAGTCGTTCACGGGCACGCGGAGCATGGGAATGTCCGAGTATTTTGGGACATCTTTTGTGCAGTTTACAACGAACTTGATGTCGTTCTTTTTGAGAAACACGGGGTCCGCTGCGGTCGCACGAGAACCAATCCACACATGGTTCGTTATCCTTTTTGGGGGGTAATACAATTCCCCCTGGAAGGATATAAATTTAGAGTTCTTGTTGGAAGTTGTCATAATATAATACCAATTTATTTTTCTTAACAGGCCGGTTTACGCCCTGACGAGAACTGGTAGCAGAAGTTCACGAAATCGTGGAACGTGCACGCGTCCAAAATAGGCAGTCCTTGGCTGTCGATGAACTCTTTGAGGACGTGGTATGCCGTCACGAGCTCCTCGCTCATGTAGTCGGTCCATACTTCGACATCGTGCTCAAATTGCTCGTATTCTACGATATCTTCTTCATACTCCTCGGAATATTCCGCGGCTTTCTGCTTCTCATAATCTTTGTTCTGCTTCATTTCTACTTTTGAATGTGATTTTATTACAAGGTTTTTAACGAATCATCTTGTCCCGCCCAGCACGCGGTGAGTGCCCATGATGGTAGAACCTCCGCCGTTCGTCACATAATCTCCGCACTTGAGCTGAACCTGGAAGCTATGGTTGTTTGCCAGCGTGAGCACGTTGCCATTGGTGTCCTTGAACGTTATGTTGAATTTGTCCATCGTGGCTATGGGGTTCTGGAGGGGGATCTCCATGAAGCTGGATGTCAGGGAGTCAACGTAAAACGTGTTTGAAACCACTACGGAAAGCGGTATCTTCGCGAGGGCAAACTTGACGCCTCCTGATGGAGCAGTAGAGTCAATCATGGACAATTTGTCAATTGCCATGAATATGTTCTTCTGGGGTGGGTCGAGTTCCGGCAGTTCTATGTTGAGGAGCTGTGCTGACCAGATGTTCCTGTAGCGCTGTGGAAGATCAATCTGATAGGTCCCCGCATTGGGGTAAGAAGTGCCATTTCTGTCCGCGCTGTCTACTGTGATGACGTGTGTAGTAAGCTGACTCATTTCTTTACATAAATAAATATTAAAATTATTTATTTTTTTCGAAAGATATTAGAATTATTCAAATTTTTCAAGCTCAGAGAAACTTGAGGGCCTCCTCGTCCTCGTCCACAAACTCAGCATCGGTCTTCACAACATCGTCGTCATCTTCGGTGAAGGCAAACTGGTCCAGACTGGCAGGCTTGCTGACAACCAGGATCTGAGCAGCACGGAAAGTGACACCCCACATTGTGCCGCCGCCCACCATCCACACGCTGGCAATCTCGGCGATGATCTTGACCTTGGAGCCGCGGGGGACATCGTCAATGGTAATAGGGGTCTTGTCGGTGTCAAAGACGCGGACGTTGGGAGCGCCATTCTGCAGTGCAATTTTGAACTTCATGTTGTCTGCATATTTTCCATTGGGGTCCGCCTTGGTTAGGGGGCGGTAGGTATCTGCCAGGAGCTCTGCGCTCTTCTTCTTGCCAAACCACTCGACAGACTTAGAAGCAGCGGTCTGGAGCAGGAGGGCATCTAGCTCCTTGATCTTGTTGTAAAACGTAGAGACGTTCTCATCGGTTTCCATGTCACGGAAACTCAGGTCCGCGGAGTAGCTCAGGGGCTCTGAGTCGGGCCTCTCACGATAGCCGCTGATACCGAAGGGCAGGGACATAGTGGGAGTTTGAATAGTGAAGCGGGTCTTGGTGCCATTGGCGTCGGTCAGGGGAACAAACTTACCCCCCATCTTATTCTTCTCGATCGGGCCAAAGCCGATCGAGGAAGGGTCGAAGGTCTTTGCTGTGAACACGGGCATTCTTGTTTTCTTTAGTTTTTGAGAGGAGTTTGACTGAGTGTGTGTATTCGTGAGCGGGTTTGAGGGTTCTTTGTTTGTTTGCTTTCTCTATAGAAGTAGAAGGTAGGGAGAAGAGATGATGTTGATACGCTGGACCATCTTTTATACTCGAAGTGTCGATATGAGATGTCTTGGGTCAAATGACAAATTCATTTTACGATGATATTTGTCATTCGTAGTTATATTGACACGCTGTTTATGTAAATAAAATACGACTTACGTGGCATAATGAAAACTCTCAAGTATTATTGGGAGGATGGAAGCCTCACAGTATTTTACGACTACGCGATTGATGAACGTAGCACAATTACGAATGTCAAGATAAACCACGTGATGTCTCAGCGCGAGAATGCCGATGGATACAACAAGGTTTCATTGAGTCATGAAGAGACACGGCGTACTCTTGTTGTGGCTCGCGCACTCGCATCTACATTCCTCGGACCACCGCCAACGCTTCAACATACGGCAGATCACAAAGACAAGAACAGCTTCAATGATACACTGGATAACATTCGGTGGCTGGACAAGCCCGGTCAGTCAACGAATCAAAAGAAACCAACGGAATATAAGTCCGCATTCATAATCGTCAAGGATGGTGTAGAACTTACTGCCAAGGAGTGGTTGGATGTGTTCAAGAAGCCAGACGATAAACCATACAGCAAGGATACTATTCAAAGATTTGCTCGTGAACAACTCAATGACTTTCGATACAAGATCTTTCCGAATCTTCGAGGAGAAGTGTGGAAACCCGTTCCAGGTTCCAAGAACTCACAAGGCGAGTGGTTAATCTCGAACAAAAATCGCATGAAGTACAAGACACCATATGCAGAAAATGTTCTTACTGTGGATCAATTAACCAAAAAAGGTGGGTATCCCGTGGTGCAGATCATTGGTAAGAAACGAAAGTGTCATCACTTGTCAATGATGGCATTTCGTCCTCGAGAGTACGTTGCCAAGTGTCCGGGTGACATTATATTACACAAGAATGATGACCCTCTTGACTTCAATCCGTTCCGTCTTCGCTGGGGAACATCGCCAGAGAATGGCAAGGAAGCTCACAAAAATGGAAAGCATGATGGCTCGAGATATGAGCAAAAGCCCGTGGCATCGTACATCAATGGAGTGCTCGAAAAGAAGCATGAGAGCATTCGCGATACCATAAAATATCTACGAGAAATCGGATACTCAGACGCATATTATTCAAGTGTGCGTCGTGCTATATACAATGATGTCTCCCGCTATGGTCGTACGTGGAAATTTGTGTAATTATTTACATTGTAAATGCCTCTTCAATACCAATGGTGGAACATGTCGGGCGGTTCTGTTTCAATCCTTTACTCGCGGTTTGTTTATACTGGTGCGTTTACATTAAGGATGTTGTGTATTAATTATGTATTCAAACGAACTTCAGGGCTGCCTCATCATCGTCCACGAACTCAGCACTGTCATTGGGAATAACATCATCGCCATCGTCAGTGAAGGCGAACTCGTTGAGGCTGGCGGGCTTGCTGACAACCAGGATCTGCGCGGCCCTGAACGTTAGACCCCACATCGTGCCAGACCCAACCATCCAAATGCTGGCGATCTCGGCAATGATCTTGACCTTGCTGCCTCGGGGGATGTCGTCAACGGTGATAGCCTTCTTGTCGGTATCGAAGACGCGGACGTTCGGCGCGCCATTCTGCATAGCGATTTTGAACTTCATGTTTGGTGCAAACTTACCTGCGGCATCAACCTTGGTCAAGGGGCGGTAGGTGTCCTCGAGGAGCTCACGGCTCTTCTTCTTGCCGAACCACTCCACGGAGTTCTCCACGGCAGCGTCAAGCAGGTGGGAGTCCAGTGCCTGAATTTTGTTGTAAAACGTCGCAATGTTATCATCAGTGTCCATTCCACGGAAGCTCAGGTCCGCGGAGTAGCTCTGGGGCTCCATATCGGGGCGCTCGCGGTAGGCAGAGATACCAAAGGGAAGGTGCATCGTAGGAGTTTGAATGGTGAAGCGTGTCTTGGTACCGCTGGTGTTGGTAAGGGGGATGAACTTGCCACCCATCTTGTTCTTCTCAACGGGGCCAAAGCCGATGAGAGCGGCATCGAAGGTCTTAGAAGTGTAAACGGACATTCTTGTTTTCTTGAGTGTTTGACTGAGTGTTTGAGAGAGTTTGAGCAGGGGGTTTCTTTGTTTGTCTGTGTGTTTCTATAGGAGTAGAGGTTGAGGAGGAGGGATGATGGTGATCCGCTGGCTTTTGTTTTATACTCGGGAGTGTCGATATGAGACAACCGGGTAGAATGAAAATACATATCGTCCCGCATATCGTCGGGATTATTCGTGCTTTTTTCCACACATGGGACACTTCTTGAGGAAAAAGTATTCTATCACGTTCATAACAATTGTAAAAAACCCGACAATAGCCAGTATAGCAACGAGGAGCATGGGAAAAACGTGTGCCTTGGCGGGTCCACGTGTCCCCATTATGCCGAGGGCTTGGAGATGGGGGCGCAGGATGTTTTCTATCGTCTCCGCGGTGTTCATTTAGTATATCAAATATTTTTGTAAAATAATATCCCGATACATAAATATGTCATTCGGAAGCTTCATGGTTTTCCTGTTCTTCACCGGCATCGTGCTCGTTGCCGTGAATAGCTTGACTTACGACCGGCCAAGGGAAATCCAGTATCGGTACTTACCGCGGGATTTGGACAGTTACATAAGAACAGAGCCGTACCCATCGGCTATCTTCGGGTCCATGTGGACTGCAGAGGCCGACGTCAGGCGTGGTGGCGACGGGGGGCCAACCCCGTCAAACGTTCTGTATTCTGGGCAGTAGACCAAGCATTATACATATCTTGCGTGATACATCTCGCGGTATCCTTCATTTCTTCGTAAAACTCTTTCGTGACGTAGAACACATTATATTTGTGTTTTTTACTGCTGACCCATATTTTCATAGTTTTTCCATTGTCCGTGACATTGCACATTTGGCGCAGTACATCACTAGCTTCGCTGACATCTCCATATAATTTCCCGAAAACGCAGACAGGCTGTGCACGTTCGTTTTTTTCGATGATCATTTTACAGGATCAAGTATATTTTTCACCAAGTTTGTACGCCCCATCTGCCCTCTTTATGAGACCCATGGAACGCAGACTTGAAAGTTGTGTGAACCCTATTTTTTCCTTCCTTTTGTACTTCCCAAGCGCCTTTTTTACTGAATCCACACTGGAAAAGGGACTTTTTGCCACCCGCGTCTGACTGATTGCGTACGGTTTGCCTGCCATTGGTTTATAGGGATATTTTTACATTTAGCAGGTTTTCATGTAAAGATCAGAAGCTGTCTTGATAATTTTTGCCGCCAGCTGCTCCCCCTGCTCGCTGTGCTCAATCTCAAAGAAATCTGCACCAGGGGTGGAGGTAATGTGTGCCATCAGGTATCCCTTGGTATGGTACTCATCCTGCACCTTCTTCAGGCGCTTTTCCACGCTGGCAGACTCTGGCATGGGCCAGACCCAATCCGCAAACTTCACACAGTCCTTAGCATGGGACTTGAAGCCTTGGAAGCTGGCGCGCATCTGGGTTACCCTGTCACCCCAGTGCAAAGTAGACACATCAATCCCTGCCACGATCCAAGCGTCGGATCGCACAAATGTGGGCACTCCCTTCTTGGACACAGTGAGCACTCCGTCAATTAGCGAGCCCTTGAACAGCTCGGAAGGAATGTTTTCCAGCGAGATCTGGAAGACCTTCAGATTGCGGTCAAACAGCAGCACAATTTCAGCGTCATACAGCTTGGTGAACATCATAATGCTGTGCATTCCTTCGATTGAGGGAGTGATCGCATACAGGCAGGTCAGCTTCCTGATGTCAGAAGGTGATGCTTTTGCTGGGAAGCAGGTCTCCCCGCAGGCATCGCCAGACAGGCGGTTCATCTCCACTAGAGCATCATGTGCCGACTGACCGATGAGCTGGCGAGTGGGTAGCATCTTGCCGTTGAGATATATGTTGATCTTCTGGGTCTGCATGATGAAGAGTACAATCTGCTTTGTGATGAGACCTTTTATAGACACATGTCAAGTTACAAATTCTTTCTTAAACGGGGTCAAATGACAAGAAGAGCTGTGTTGGAAGGAAATACTCCAGATGAACGCAAATTAGTGGACAGATAACGAAATGCAGAAACGTCGATATAAATTTATATCGACGTTTTTGGGAAACTTCGATTTACACGATTTTTAAGAAATCATACGGTTCAGGCGGTATGTAGAGATACCGGTCATGGCAGAAATATCCCCCACGGTCTTCGTTGCCAGTTGCAAAAGCAGCCATGCTGTGCTCGGGCGCCGCGCGTTCACCAGGGTGTGAAGCTCGTCAAAGGCAAAAGTTAGTTTGCTGGCGACGAGCCCCGCAAAGGTGTCACCGAGGTCCCGTGCCGTCACGAATTTGAACTTGTACTCCCCCTCGTTCTTACCAATGTAAGCACGGATGACCGCGTTGGAATCCTTGAAGACGATGGTCGCAATCTTGGTTTCACGCCCCTCGTTCCGCACGCTGATGAAGCACTGCCTCCCGCGCAGCTCTGGGGCGTTTATGTCAAAGGTGGCGTCTCCGCTCGCACACACGCGGCCGATGTTCTGTGCAATGACAGTCGCCGCCTGACATGCGGCCTCATGCTTCTTGGTCTCGTTTCTCAGCGCAATTGCCCGGCGGTAAATGATGCGTGCGACGTCGTTGGGCATCGCCGCGAATACCCCGGAAACGTCCTCGCTCGGCGCCTCCTTTGTATACATGTTTTGGTCTACAATAGTAAAGCCATTTTTGTCGGCAATAATATGCGCGGCCTTGGCCGGAGTCTTACGTGTGCGAGCCATGGTTGGATGTGAAAATGGGCCTTCCCCTGGGTTTTATACTCCTGGGACAGCCGGGGTCAAATGACAAATAAAAGGGGTGGGATACCTTTCGTAATTAAAATAATGTGTTTGATTATATTGATGTCTCGTTGGGCAATAATTACCGTTTCCGGTATCGTGATAGCGTCTGCCCTGGTGATAGGGGTGTTATTTTACCTGATACAACACAATGATAAAGCCGAGAAAGAGGCGGATGCGCTGTACCTCCAGCAAAAGGCAGACCTCTTGAAAACCGCGGTGGAGTCCGGTATTGGGTCGTCCGCGACCACCACGGCATCCTCTGCATTGGTCGGGACTGTGAAATCCTCCAGTGACAAGGTGAACAACAGCACGTCTGCGCTCGCAGGGGTCATCTCGAGGCAGAAAGCGCTGTTGAAAACCATTCGCGACAAGTACTCTTCGGAAAAGGCACAGACACTTTCCTAAAAAATATATATGTAATATAATAAATGATCTCTCGTTTTACTGTTTTATGCATAGTGCTGTTTGCAGCAACTAATGCTTTTCAGGGAATGTATATACAGTCGCTAGGAGACGTGTCTGCTGCGATGGGATTCCAGTGCGAGTCGTGTGAGAAGGCCCGTCCTTTCTTTGCCGTCGCCGCGATTTCCAATGCATTCAAGCTGAGGACTTTAGGGTTCGTCGGCTTCGCGCTCGCTGCAATGGGTCGCCTTGACCTTGCCGAGAAGATACTGGCATTGCACTACGGTTTGGTCGGGATAGATGATGACTCCGTGGTCCCCGTGGGTCGTCTGGCTGCCGGTCTGGCTGGTGTTTCTCTTGCAACGTGATGAAACTGCATTCAACAAAAACGTCGATATAAATTTATATCGACGTTTTTCGAAAACACGAACAATACTATCTACCACCGAAGTTCCGGTCCTACAGATGGCGGGGCCATTGACTGGGGAGGGTAGTAATAGACCTGTTCCATAGGTCTAAAGGTCTGGGTGGGGATTTCTGCCTTTGATGATGTAGAATCGAGCAACAGAATAATGACAAAGATGATGGCAAGGATGATAAGGAGTTTCTCGGGGGACGTCAGGATGTCATCAAACCACTTGCGCGCAGTCTTGGCCGTCTTGTTACACATCGTGAGAATCCGTTTGCGTATCTTAGGGTCGAGCAGGGCCCATACCTTCTTCAGGCCCCCCTTCGTATACATATTGGAAATGTACCTTCTGACTTCCAGGTCGCTGAGCTTTCTCTCCTCCGGGATGATATTGGGGATTTCGTACGAGTCGTCGTCCCCCTTGGCATCCTCGCCCACCATGTCCTCGGTGGGGAATTTCGTCCTGCTCACACTGACCCGTTCGGTCTTCATGGTCTTCGGGCGGTTCTTTTCAACTTCATCCGCCGTCTTTTCTAGCGAGTCTACCCCAAACGCCTCGTTTATACTTGCGAAGAACATTTACTTATTATTACATATTTTTTTTATTTCAAAATTATTTCATTTAAATGTGGATGACTCGACCTGCCGCTGCCGCCTGGTTCTTGCGAGGACGGCCGCGGGGCTTCTTCGCGGGCGCCAGTTCAATGACCTTGCTGTCCGGAGAGGGGAAGTCGCTTGGCGTGGGGCTCTCGAGGTCGGAGGGCACGTCGGACAGACGCTCGGACTCATCGTCGCTGACACGGCTCGCAGCAAACATGGTGTCCGCGGGCTGTGCCTTGAGGTTTGACGTCTGCTGAGGGTGAGGCATCATGTTCATCGGGAAGGAGAACGAAGGCGGGGCCATCTCCTTGCGGGCCATCGGGTGCTGCATCTGCATCTGCGGCATCTGGGGCATCTGAGGAGGCTGCATCTGCATCTGCGGCATCTGGGGACGTGCCGGTTCCGGGGCCTTAATTTGAGGACCCGCGCCACCTCCGCCGCCAAACATCTTCATGATGCCCGCCATCATATCACCGCCATTGTCGTCCTCCATGGTGTGCTTGATCTTCTTGGTGAGGACATTGCTCATGTGGAACGTGAGGGCTGCGCCACCAAAGGTCAGGAGGAGGCGGATTTCCGGGGGAGTCTGCACCTTGTTGCGGTACTTGAAATACAGCTCCTCGAGGATGCTGTCATAATCCTTCTGAGAGTACACACTCTGGTGCATCTGATCGCTGAAACCGTCGAGTTCAAGGTCGAGGACGTCTACCTTCTCGTTCAGGAACTCGAGGGCTGCGGAGAGGCCAACAAGTGCCTTCCTGGAGAATTTGAGTGACCTGTCGAGCTCGAGATGGGTCTTGATTCGGGTGAGTTCTGCACGCATCTCGCGGATGTCATCACGGGCGCTGAAACGGCGTGGGTCGATGCCCTGCTTACGGAGCACCTCCAGACGGAAGAGAATATCTGCTTTCTCATCGGCAATGGACAGAAACCCTGCAGAGGGGGTCTCCTCGTAATACCCACCGCGACCGCTACCTGCCGAATCCGAAGGGGAGGCCGATGAGTAAATATTACCACCTCCTTCGTAGTCAGCCGAGACTTCGCTACCAGTTTCGCTCTCGGTGTCAGAGTCATTTTTCATCTTTTGTTTGTTCGCTATGTCGCGCATGAATTCTTTCACAGCAGGGTCGTCATCGCCGAAGTCGCTTTCTGGGGACGCAATCTTTTGCTGGCGAGCTGCAAAGCGCGGGGGTAGTTGAATTCCTACACCGCCCGCATCAGCGCCGACATTGACAGCTTTGTTCTCGGAAAACGGGTTGAGAGAGACACTCATTTTCCTAGGACCATATATATTTATCCTTCTTTTTACGCGTAAAATGTCAATATGTGTTAAAATGGAGCCGAACGCCTGCGTGTCGGGGGAGTGTACTTATCGCTGGGGGCGCTTGCAGTTGTGCACTTCTCCACGGGACGTGTGTTGGCGCGAGATTTGAATTCCACGCAGAGGGTCCTCCAGGGTTCTGTTTCCAATCTGCGAATGATGTTCAAATTAGTTTGGAGAGTTTCGGCAAACACAGTACGCTTTGGCATCTTCAACAATTCATCCATGTTGCACCATACGAGTTCCGTCTTTTCTATGCAGTTCACACCTAAATTTTTGTATTTTAGGAAGCTTGTCACTTTGTTGAACTTCCTGGGAATGTCCTTGCAGTATGGGATTTCTAGCATGTACATCCTGTATTCATGGTTGTTCTTCGTGTGCCCAAAAAGACACACGGAGAGCTCCTTTAACCTCTGACGAAGATCGTGGGGGGAATTGAAAATAACCCCAAGACTTTCTTCGTAGAATTCTCTGGTTGCAGTGGCAATGGGGTCATTCTTATCCACACTTTCCAACTTCCCCCCGAAATCACTGAACACAGAGTCTCTTATGTCTCTCCCTACTAGGAAGAAAATTTCGCCATCGTTCCTCGAAAATGGAAGCACACCAGCAGAGCTTGACATATACTATAATATTAGTACTGAACCTATAAGATATAAAAAGACCCTCATTTAAACGAACTGTAACTTAAAGAAAGAATATGTGTGTTGTCCAATAATTTGTTACTTGCCCCCGGAGCTTCATATTGACGGTTTAGGTATAAAACAGGGGCACGGGTAAGAACAATAACAAACACCATCAACAATGTCCTCTACCACCAAGCACACCTCTGCCTTCAGCAAGTTCTTCGCCGAGCACCACAACATCGTGCTCAAGCGCGACATCCCGCTCACTGGTGATGACGCTACTCTTGACACCAACAAGGATGGCAGCACTCTGTTCTCTGCCATCCGCGACTTTTTCAAGACGCACCAGCGTGTCATGACCAAGCGCGGTATCATTGCAACCCTGCCCGGCGATGACACGTTCTCTGAAAATGGTGCCACCAAGCACAAGGAAGATGGGGTGCTCGTAACAGAGACCAGCGAGAAGATCCAGGATGCTTAAATAAAATAAATAAAGTATTGTGGTATAATATATGGCAATTACTACAGGTATTAGCTTTGGGCTTATCCTGAATCTCGTCGATGAAGCTCTTCTGAATGCAAACAAGCCCCTGGCGATACAGACAATCATAGACTTCGCAGAAGGTAAGGATGGCAAACTCGGAACGGCGGATGACCGTATGTCGCCCGAGACGCTCGCACTGCTTAAGCAGATGATTGAAGATGGGTCAATAGACCGCCTCGTAGAAAAAATGCATACTCCCAAGTTCTGGGAATCTGTATGGAGAGCAATACGCCCACTCTGTTTCTGCTGCTGATACATTTCCCCTCTTCCCCCTTTTGTATGTTGCCACGACACCGCATGTTGGCGTGACATATTGACGAGATACGAACTTAAACGAATGCGCTTCCCCAATACCAAGCAAAAAGGGGTCGCGGCACAGGTGCGTAAAATTTTTCTAGGTTTTGTCTTTTCATAGATAAAACACCTGCTCCCATATTTCAACAGTTAGAATACCGATCTTATAAGTCGGAGACCCGGGGGCGGCACCCGGTGGGAGTAAGCCGGCGGGCTTAAACGCAAGCTCCTTAGCTCAGAGGAGAGCGCTGGTCTACTAGACCAAAGGGGGCGGTTCAATTCCGTCATGGAGAAACAAGGGAGCGTAGCTCAGTTGGATAGAGCGACAGACTTCTAATCTGTAGGCCGTGGGTTCGAGCCCCACCGTTCTCGCGGCCGAGCGGGCTTAAAACGCACAGGACTCGTGATGTAGTGGTAACATACTTGCCTTCCAAGCAAGATACCTGGGTTCGATTCCCAGCGTGTTCAAGTCGGCGGACTTTAAACGCAAGTCGTGGTAGTATAGTGGTTAGTATTCCTGCCTGTCACGCAGGAGACCGGGGTTCAATTCCCCGCCACGGCGTAATCGGCGGACTCTACACGCGAGACCCGATAGCTCAGTTGGTAGAGCATCTGTCTAACACGCAGAAGGTCTGGGGATCGAGACCCCATTGGGTTAAGTCGGCAGACTTTAAATGCAAGGCGCTGTAGCTCAGTTGGTAGAGCATCTGTCTAACACGCAGAAGGTCTGGGGATCGAGACCCCATTGGGTTAAGTCGGCAGACTTTAAATGCAAGGCGCTGTAGCTCAGTCGGTTAGAGCACTTGGCTGTTAACCAAGGGGTCATCGGTTCGATTCCGATCAGTGCCGAGTCGGCAGACTTTAAATGCACCTCGTCATGGCGCAGTGGTAGCGCGGCGGACTGTAAAGTTACATATATCCGTCGGTCCCCAGTTCAAATCTGGGTGACGAGAGCGCCCGGTTAGCTCAGTCGGCAGAGCGCAAGGCTCTTAACCTTGTGGTCGTGGGTTCGAGCCCCACATCGGGCAGGTCGGCAGACTTTAAATGCAAGGCGCTGTAGCTCAGTCGGTTAGAGCACTTGGCTGTTAACCAAGGGGTCATCGGTTCGATTCCGATCAGTGCCGAGTCGGCGGACTCTAAACGCAAAGGCAGTGATGAAGTCATTTGTCATCTTGAGGTCACCAGTTCGATCCTGGTTGGGGCCAAAATATCAAGGCCCTATAGCTCAGTTGGGAGAGCGCAAGACTGAAGTTTTTGGCATTTCACCCATACGGCAGCATCGGTTAGTCAGGTCCAGACCGGGGGTCTTAAGAACCTCTCCTCTTATGAGGGCGTGGGTTCGAATCCCACTGTTGCCATTCTTGATATATCACATATGTGCTGTATCAAATCCAAATCAACTTTGTAATCACTCAATTAAAAACGCGCAGAAGCAAACTTACGAGGTTTTGGGGGAGAAGAGATAACCCCCCGAGGAGAACTTAAAACAGACCCTGGTGACATTGTACCAGATGTCGTCCGCGATCCAGATCCCCGTGATCCAGATGCCTGTGATCCAGATCCCCGTGATCCAGATGCCTGTGATCCAGATGCCTGTGATCCAGATGCCTGTGATCCAGATGCCTGTATGCCAGATGCCCGTATGCCAGATGCCTGTGATCCCGATGCCTGTGATCCCGATGCCTGTGATCCCGATGCCCGTGATCCAGATGCCCGTATGCCAGATGCCCGTATGCCAGATGCCTGTGATCCCGATGCCTGTGATCCCGATGCCTGTGATCCCGATGCCCGTGATCCAGATGCCCGTATGCCAGATGCCCGTATGCCAGATGCCTGTGATCCCGATGCCTGTGATCCCGATGCCTGTGATCCCGATGCCTGTGATCCCGATGCCCGTGATCCAGATGCCTGTGATCCAGATGCCCGTATGCCAGATGCTGTCCCAGAGCGGGGCAGTGTCAGAGTTCTAGAAGACGACAGAGTGCCGGACGACCGCTGTGAAGACGATGACCGTCTGGGGGATGATGACCGTCTAGAGGAGGACGACCGCTGTGAAGACGATGACCGTCTAGAAGATGACGACTTGGGCGTGAGCGGGCTCAAACGAAGGAGCCCTGTGGTTGGCGACAGCTTTCTTGCACTTATTGGTGTTTTGGATGCTGTTATGTCCACTTTCGTGGGAACCCCGCATCTGAAGTTTTCAGAACTATGGAACGAGCTCTTGTACAGTGGACAGTCAATAGCCATTGCTTTGAGCAACCGTTCCGTCTGTGCGACTTCCTTGTTCAGTCTCACTGCATCGGCAAACACAAACGTGTTGACGCCTTCGGGGAGTCTTGTTTCTCTGGGACCGCCATTTGTCAGGGAGAAGTCCGCCTGGGTGTTCAGACGGCGAATTTCCTTGTCTATCTTTTCGAGCTCGGGAAGCTGCTTCTTCGAAACCCCGTCCCTGGCAAAGGTCCTCGGAATAGTCGAGAAGTACCTGAACACCGTGACAGTCTTGGATGCGGACTTGGCATGACCACACAGACGGAGGGCACGGCCGATACCCTGGATATCTGCAGCAGCATCGTGGAGAGGGTCGAGGAGGTGAACGCCGGTGAGGCCATTAATTGAAAGCCCCTGGTAGTACGTTTCCGTAGCGAGGATGATTTTTACGTAGTCGCCGTTGATATTGTCCTTCCGTTCCATCACGTTCTTCATGTTGTTGAGGTCCTGTTCGCTGACCTTTATGATTTTCTTGTTGAACGTGTAACTTCCGCTCTTGTAGAACATGAAGCGCTTCCCTGGGGATGTTACGGCGCCCATGTTTCTCGGGGTCACCGGGGAGTAGCCAATGCTCATCAGCGCCGTCATGAGCGCGTAAATCGTGGATTTGTTCACGGCGTACACATACTGCTTGCCCTTCATGGAGAGCATGTTGTTTATGCAGTCCCGGACCTTGGGAGACAGAATAATGGGCTTCCCGTCGAACATTATGGCAGCTGGGATGCCCCCAGTCATCGACCGGCTCATGAGGTTTTGGATTTCCTGCGGCGTGTAAATACCAGTCATGGAGGACTTGGTCGTGAGGGCATCTCCCGCGCCTATCGCGAGACCCATGTACCCAGGGGCCTTGGGTTGGCGGAGGCTTTCGGAGAATGATATCTTCTTCTTGCCCTTCACGTCATCAACTTCCGCGCCAGGGACCGTGACCGTCCTGCCGGCAGCGACCATTCTCAAGTAGGCCGCGTAATACTTGGGGTCCATCTGGGCGAACACATTTTTCACGGTCTTTACTCCGTACACCGAAGTATCATTCCGGAGCTCTACGTACGAAATGAATCCCTTGAGCCACTCGGGGTGCGTGTTGAGGTCCTGTGGGCGCATCCTAGGAATGTTCAGGGGCCTGACAAAGTTCACGACGTCCAGTATGTCTTTCACAGTGCCACCAGGGGTGCCAGTGAGGGCGAACACATACATGCGCTTTGCGTATTTTTGTTTCACCAGCTCTGACCTCAGCCACTTCACCGAAGCTATGTAGTCGGGCCCTGCGCCTCCTGGCTTGAACATGGACTGAACCTCGTCCATGATGAGTACGGAGCCAGAGGCCTTCCTCACAACGTCCGACGTGGTAGGAAGTATTGATGTGGCATATTTTCCCATGAGCAGTGCCTCTCCTTCCGCCTTTGACCGACCGAGGACGCCAGAACCCTTGAAACCAAGGAAACTCGCAAACGTCACGAACGAGTATGTCTTGATGCGGCTGCTCATTGGTTTGATATTCGCAGGAACGCTGCACCACAGCTTCAGAGCGCGCTCTGCAGTCATGCTGTTCCCGTCATAGGTCACCATTCTGTCAAAGGGGGCCCGCGTGAAGTCGGGGAGGGGCCTGTCCTTGAACACCATCTTCACCTGGTCGGGGAAGAATTTGAACAGGTTTTCCGTGTACACACTTGGGTTGTTGTCCCTCATGTTGTTTGGCGTCGTCGCGAGGATTATGTTCCGCGTCGTGTTCCAGAACGAAAGGACGATGCCAAGACTGGTTACAGTTTTGCCCGATCCGACGCTGTGGTAGCACAGCATGCCGCGAATGCCATCTATTTCCTTTGGCGACCTCGAGGCAAGGATCCTCGCAAACTCGGTCACTGCCATCTGGTGGGCCTGTAGCTTCGGCCGACTGAAGTTGCAGTACTCGTTCGCGCCCGCGGTGCCCCTCAGCTTTGATTTCTCAGACAGGATGGGCTTCAGGCGTTCTTCCATCCCCTTGATGTAGCAACTATTGGGGTCCCTCGGGTTAAAGTGCTCGCCAACGCACAAGGGAGGAACCGGGGGCTTGTACATAGCAGCCGCGCGTTGAGCCTCGGGAGAGCGCTCCCTCATGAAACGAGGGTCGGTCACGTAGCGACCGGTGATATTCGTGGGAGAGTACCGTGCTTCGTATTTCCCGCTCGCCTTCGAGGGCACCTTGTAACTCAGCGTCGTTACTCCTGTTTTGGAATCTACAACAGTACCAGGAACTCTGACGGAAGACGCAGATAGCTGCTTGAGGGATGCTTTGTCACCATCGAGGTAGAGCTCTATGCGCTTTCCCAGGGGGAGCGTACCTTTCACGACCACGGTCTTGATGGTCGTCTTTGGTATCTCAACAGTGCCTGGTTTCACTATCCTCCCTTTGATGGGGTAGATAGTTTGTTCTTCAACAGGTTGGCCAGAGATAGGATCCAGGTGCACGGTGATGTAATCGCCAACCTTTCTGTCCGACTTTGTCGCGTACTGCTCGACATCATCCGCGATGAAATCCGAGTTCAGGAGAGCGAACAGAGGAATCCCACCGTTGACGCTCATAGGTGTTGCACCCTTCAGGCGAGCGCTGAAAGACCCACTCGGTCTCTTGAAAGCCACGGTCGCCTTGTCGGAGGACGCGCTGACAATCTTACCTTCCGTGGACACCTTTGACAGGGGAGCACCGGCGTATTTCCAAGGGCGCACGCCAATGAGTTGCTTCGCGCGGTCGTCGAAGAACACGCGGACGATTTCGCCCTGGGCATATCGGTGGTCGCTCTGCTGGGGGACATCTTGTTTTTCTATCTCAGAGCCACGGGGTGTCTGCTGCGCGGGCGACTTCCTGAATTTTCTACGAGGAGGAAGCGACAACAAACCCCCCTTCTTCTTGGAGTATATAGGAGACTTCGACCGCTTTGACGACATTTATATAGACCAATATTTTATTACAAATGACAAATGTGTAAAAAACAGGAAAAATTAATGCCACGAATAGTAAATGGCTTCCCATAACAACATTGTCGAGGAGTCCCCTGGCCCCCTGAGCAACAGGTTCAAGCAAATTAAGGCAAAGCTGGGGTGGGAAACTAAAGAAGACCCTGTGCAGGAAGACCCCGTGCAGGAAGATATTCCCGAGACACTTGTTGAAGATACCGCGGATGTTGCTTCCCCAGAAGTAGGAGAGGCGCCAGAGGAGAGCATCATTGAAGCCAAAGAAGATGACGAAGAAACCACTGAAGTACAGGAGTCCGAGGAAGAAGCCAAGGAGCCAGAACACGAAGAAGAGGTAGAGCCCGTAGAAGAGCCTGTAGAAGAGCCTGTAGAAGAGTCTGAAGAGCCCGAAGAAACTGCAGATGCAGTACACGAGGAAGATGCTGAAGACGCAGAGTTTTCGGAGGATGAGATCCAGGACACCGATTTGGTTAGCAGCGTGGATGACGATGATACCAGCACTGTTGGTGACATTCAAACTTCACCAGAGGAAGTGTCATTCTTCGAAGACGTAGAGCCTGTCGCAAAGGGCTTCTCGGAATTGGCCAAGGAAAACGGCATGTACACAGTAAAATTCGCCCCCATTTACATTGAAACTCCAGTGGTGATTCTCGAGGAGTACCAGCGGAGGTCTGCGCTTCTGCGACTTCCCAAAAAATTCTGTGACTTCGTGTCATCTGTCGAAAAGAGCGTCGGAGAGGCCGCAAAGGAAAACCGGGAGAAGTGGTTCAAGGCGCCTCTCGATGATGACGACATCGCACAGGGTCTGAAGTCTTTCCTGAACGAAAATATCTTGAAGGTGAAGGTTGATGAGGATTTTGCTCTGTTTGACGAGACCGAGACGTGCGTGGACGACATAAAAACACCAGTGAAGGTGCGGTGCATCCTGAAAACGTCTGAAATTTCTTTCGGGAAATCAGAATTCGGGACGATTTTCACCCTGAAACAGGCCCAGCTCGTCAAAACTCCCAAGTGCAAGATTTCTAAACCAAAAAAGCCAACCCAGATTTCTTATTTCGAGTGATATTTGTGTGATGTTTAGTAATCTTCTAAAAAAAAAATAATATTTATCTATATAAAAGGAAAGACGATGGATACCCAAATGATTGTCAAGATTCTGATTGCTCTCGTGGTTGTATTCCTGCTGTTCAAGCTGTGGGAGAGCATGTCCAAGGGCAAGCTGACTATTCCCAATCCCTACAAGAAGGCAGAAGGCTTCATGAACTCCGCCGAGGGCGATGAGTACGACATGGAGGATGATGACATCTACTACCCCGAGACCGACATGGAGGACGACGACATCGTGAACCTTGAGGGCGATGACATGTACGATGGCGAGGATGATGACATCTACGTCCAGGAGGGCGATGACATCCAGGATGCCGAGGATGAGGTGTACGACGATATGGACGAGGAGTCTTCCGGCACCAACGTGCCCAAGGTGATGCAGCCCATGATGCCCATGCTCACCCCCGCGTCCCAGCTGCTGCCCAAGCCCAGCCCCGACAGCGCTGACTTCGACATGTGGGCGCCCAAGAACCTGCAGGCCCAGAACTTCCTGACCGCCACCCAGTGGATTGGTGTGAACACCCAGGGCTCTTCCCTGAAGAACGCGAACTACGACCTCCGCGCCGATCCCATCATCCCCAAGCAGGATGTTGGCCCGTGGTATATGTCGACGGTTGATCCTAACATCTACCAGAAACCATTGTTTGGTTAGATTAACCAATGACAATTTAGCATATTAACACTGAAAATGACAAATGACAAATGATACTTATATTGACAGAATTACATTATTATAAAAATTCCTATCAAGAGTTTTTAGAATGATACAATCATACCACGTGTATATGCTCGTCACGCCGAAAGACAAGGCGTATCTAGGATACACGTCTCTCACCCCGGAAGAGCGTTTTGCGATACACGTAAAGAACTCTAGAAAGAAGAAGGGGAAATGTGTGGCAATAGAAGGTGCGATACGAGAGCATGGTACCGCAAATATACTCGTATATGATGTTTACAAGTGCTGGGACAAGACAGAAGCGGCCAATATGGAAATAAGACTGATAGAAGAACATAAGTCGTATATCAAGGATAATGGCTACAACCTCACCAAAGGAGGAGATGGAGGAGTTCCTACTGATGACACTCGGGACAAGATGAGGGAGTCAAGTGCCGTTAGACTATACAGAACGCCAAAAGGTCCTCGTGCCGCTACCGCGGAGCAGATAGAAGATGCCATACATTGGGTCCAACATATGAACCTTGGTATTTCCCAGAGAGCCCTGAGTATGATATGTGGAGATTTGCTCGGTGTCTCTTACGCAACTATATACGACCACGTAAAAAGAATATCTTTGAGTTTTGATGATGCGAGGAGAGTTGCGACGGACGAACAGATAGAAGATGCTCTTCATTGGGTTATATCCCAAGAGTTTTCAAGTATGATTAACAAGACCCTCGTTGAAGAGCTCGTAGCAAACCAGTTTAGCGGAGACCGGATGATATTGAGGAGGTATTTGAAAAGACACGATACAACACACGATATTCCTGCCGGCAGTCGTGGCCCAGGCCCGTCGTTTCAGCATACAGAAGAAGCAAAGAAAGCAATAAGCACAGCCAACTCTGGCAGGAAGAAGAGCAATGAGGAATTGAAGCAACGTCAGGAAAAGAGATGGAATAATGTGGTCGCCAAATACGCAAACATTGGCATTGATATTTCAAAGGACAATCTTGACAAAATTATTACCGAGTATCCCACGGCATATAAGGCAGCGAAGTATCTAACTCGTCAATGTCCTGAGCAGTTTGTTGCTATCCGTAGCATACTAAGGTCTCACCTAAAGAACTCCTCTGTATAAGACTTTTTAAAATATTTCCATTTGTAATAATGCTTTCGTTGGTGAGCATCTTTCACGTTCTTTTCACTGGCCCTATGCTTCTATACTTGGGTAAAGTAAAACCACAGAACCCGGTCATATATCACGTTGTCCTTGCGTTAGGAATTGCACTTGGGTTGTATTTCTCGTACAAGATATTCGTTCAGAACAACAGATCCCCTTGGATTATTCTGCACCTCTTACTCTTCGTCCCGCTTCTCGTATGGATTGGTCTACTGAAGACCGCTGCACCTCCCTTTTTGTTTTCGATATGTGTAGCACTTGGCTGTGCTGCGATAGGATACCATGGTCTCAAACTACTAGCATAATTGCACTTCGTCGCGGTTTCACAGAAACGTCGATATAAATTTATATCGACGTTTTCGTCTTCCTTCGTCATACCACTGATTTACTTAGCAGCGAGTGGCCGCCCGGGGCATCCATTCTGGCCAGGCTTGCCCTTGCAGGCATTTGCGCACCGTGGCTTGGTCATGTCCACGTATCCATTGGCCTTTATGCATCGTGCGTATTCCGGGAGAACCTTCCCGGTGGCTTGGTTATTGCCGGGGTACATGCTGCACCACCTCGCGGGGTTGGACGCAGTAGGGTTCGCCAGTGTTGCCGCGCACATGTTCATTCTGAATTCCTTGGCGGGGGTTCCAGTGACAATGGCATCGCATGTAGCCAGGTTGGCGGCGTACTTGGAGAAAGGGAATGGGCCGCATGTCTGATTGAATGTGACTTCGACCGGCACCGGTGCTTTGCAGACCAATTGATGATGGGAACCTCTGCATGAATTTGCGCACTTTTCCTGAGTCCTGTCGACGTACCCACCAGGGTTTTTTATGCACGAGGCGTACTCTGGAAACATGATTGCTGGCCTGTCTGGTCCTCCCGTTAGGTTTATCCCCTGGAACATGCTGCACCATCTCGTAGAATTTGTCCCTCCCGGGCTAAGGGATTTTAGGCACATTTTCACTCTGAACTGTTTATCAGGATTGTCGTTAGCAATTTTATCACACTTTTGATAGTTCTTAATATATGTCAAGTTAACGGGTGTCTTATCAAGACATGTGGTGTTAAAAGTGTCTTCAACAGAAGGCGTATCCTCGCTGTCCTGGAACTTGTAATATTTTGCAGCCCACTCTGGAATAGTACTTTCTAAAGATCCGAAATATAACTCGTTCATATTATATTAAAATATAAAAACATTTTTTATCACACATAATTAAGATTTCAAAAAACTCATATGAGCAATTTGAATTAGTGTAAAAAACTGAGAGGTATACAGAGCAAGCAAAAAAAGAAGACAAGACGATGCGTCTAGTTGGCGAAGGCAAGGCCACCCATACCGGACATCACGCGGAACACGTTGTAGTTCTTGGCGTAGATGTTGAGGTTGGTGAGGGCAACGGCGGTGTTGGCGGTCACGGTCTCGCTCTGGCCCAGGCCGTTGGCCACGTTGGCGATCACGTCGTAGGCGTTCACGGAGGCGGTCTTGTAGGTCAGGGACAGGGTGGCGTTATCAATGCGCGAGAAGTTGCAAGTGCCGCTGGGCTGGCGACCGGCAGGCTTGAGCGCGAAAGAGTACAGGTACACGCCGGCAGGGACCACGGAGCCCACGGTCTGGTAGGGCTGCACCTTGTTGAAGTAAGAGCCCTTGCGGCTGGAGAAACGGTCCTGGCCGTTGAGCTGGATCTTGGCAGAGTCCAGGGGGGCCAGCTGCTCGTTGAAGGTGGCGGTGTTGGCAGTGTCACCAACGGTGGTGTTGGAGTTGACGCTGACGTTGGCCAGGGCGGTGTAGCGGCCGTACGAGTTGTACGTGCCGGGGGTGAAGTTCCAGGCCAGGTACTTGGTGGGGTGGTTGAAGTTCATGCGGATGTTCTGGCTGGCCTGGGTGGTGGTGGAGATGGTGGCAGTCTCGGAGCCGGTGAACTGCAGCTGCTCGATCAGGTACTCGTGGGGCAGCTGGGCGAAGCGAGTGCGCTCCTGGGTGTCCAGGAAAATGTAGTCCACGTACACGGACATCTGGGGAGCGGTCACGGTGGCACCGTTGGCGAAGCCGGAGGTGGAGCCGGAAGCGTTGGCGGTGATACCGTTCACGGAGGACGCGAGCGTGAAGTAGAGCTTCACTTCGTGGTACTGCAGGGCGATCAGGGGCAGGGCCAGGCCGGGGGTCTGGTTGAAGAAGAAGATCAGGGGCACGTAGAAGCGCTTGGTGGTGCCGATGGACTCGTTGTCCACGTAGTCGGTCATGCGACGGTAGTTCACGCGGTCGTTGTCCATGCGGAAGATGGAGTCGTAGGTGCGGAACCAGTCGTTGTAGTGCTTGTCGATGCGCTGGCCACCGATCTCGAGCTCCACATCCTGCAGCAGCTGCTCGGCGGGGTAGAAGGTGGGACCAACGCTCTCGAGCACGAACTCGATCACGATGTCGGTGATCAGGTCACCGTTACGGGAGATCTGGGTGCTGACCTTGTTGCCGAAGCCAACGGAACCGTTGATGGTCTGCTGAATGGACTCAACGGCGAAGTTGGTGTAGCGGCGGTACACGGTCTTGAAGAAAGTAATCTGGGGGTTGCCAGTCAGGTACACGTCCTGGGCACCATAGGCGACGAGCTGTGAAAGTCCTCCGGCCATGTCTTATAACTCTATAAAATATTTTTTTTTTAGATTTTAACGCAAATTGTGCAACGTAAACGTTTTTACATACTTTTTTTGTCATTTTTCTGCGACTTTATGTATCAATTCTGTGACTTTTGCAATATCTCTCATAATTGTCAGAGAAATCTTCAAAGACAAGTTCTACAGTTTCCCTCAGGGACAGCTCCGGTTTCCACCCAAGACCGTGCGCCTTGGAACAGTCCATGATTTTCACAGGTGTTCCGTCAGGCTTGCTCGTGTCAAACACGATGCCCCCCTCATACCCGACGACTTCCCTGATGAGCTCTGCGAATTCCCGGATACTGACATCCTTGCCAGACCCCATGTTCACTACCCCGAGGTCTTCCTTGGATTGCATCACCATGAGGATACCCCTGGCTAGGTCATCCACGTGCATAAAGTCCCTGCGGGCAGACCCGGTGCCCCACACGACCACGTTGGGAAGTCCTAACTTCTTTGCTTCATAGAATTTCCGTACGAGTGCTGCGAATACATGCCCCCCAATCAGGTTGTAATTATCCCCAGGCCCCGCCAGGTTCGTGGGCATCACAGATACGAAGTCGCACCCGTAATCTCGTTTGTATGCATCGCACATCTCGATGCCCGCTATCTTCGCGACCGCGTACGGCTTGTTGGTGTCTTCCAGAGGACCCGACAGGAGGTACTCTTCGCGTATCGGCTGTGGACAGTCCCTTGGGTAGATACAACTGCTTCCTAGGAATATCATCTTCTTCACGTCAAAGACGCAGCACGCGTGGATGACGTTTGTTTGTATCATGAGGTTGTCCCTTATAAATTCCCCCCTGCGCGTGTTGTTTGCATGGATGCCGCCAACTTTCGCAGCAGCCAGAAAAACGTACTCGGGTCGCTCTGCAGTAAAGAACTTGTCCACGGCAGAGGTGTCTCGCAAGTCGAGTTCCTTTGAAGTCCTTGTGATTACGTTTGTGTACTCGAGTTTCTTGAGAAGCCTTACGATGGAACTCCCCACCATGCCGCTCGAACCCGCGACGTAAATCCTAGATGATTTTTCCATTGGTGTATATCACGGATTTACATTAAGTTATTTGTCCTTTGTGTCTCTCGTCGGCGAGGGTGTCCAGTACCCTATCACGCTCGTGACCAGGGGCATGTACACGCTGGGGTCTCCTTTCTTCGTGGCAAGCATTGCCATTGAAAACGCGAGGACGCTCGTGGAAAAGATGACACGAACCTCGAACTCGGTTATCTCACGATCCCATACGATTTTTTGTTCCAGCGGCTGGGGCGCTACCACGACAGGGGGTTTCGAATTGACGGGTTTCTGAACTTTCTCAGATTTCCTGGGCATCTGTATTTGTTGAACCCTGGGAAGCGACAAGAATTTGAACATGAAATATATGGATATTACTTGTTAACAAAAAAAACGTAAAAAATATCCTATGTTTTCAAAAGAAAATGCGTCTGTCCTTTGCATATCCCGCCACCGTCATCGCAGGAAGTATGGTCACGTATTTTTCGCGCGCACTCGTCCACGCCCCTGGTGTTTACTTCACTTCTGACGAGATCTCGGACAAATACGGCGACACCATAAAATATCAACAATATTCGATGTTCCGTTATCTGGCTCACTTCGCCCACTGACATTGATGACAAAAACCCATAAAATAAAAGATGTATAAGTTAAAATGTGGTTGTTCTTTCTCGCGATAGCCATCCTATTGGTGTATAAATACAGGTCCGTGGTAAAGAGTGCTGCGAAGAACCTGAAAATACGCGGTGTTGAGATACCCCTGCTCGACCAGTTTGAAAAGCAATATCCTACGTACTACAAAAATGCCCAAGACCGCGTGAAAGCATTCAACGCGGCCTACCAGAAGACTTTTGACTATGGAAATATATCTAAAGACACTCTAAATACGTTGTTTTCTATCCGAGTTGACGTGCTTTACAACATCTCCGAGATAAAGCTTCGTCTTCCTAACGATCTCGATATGGAAAGGCACTTGGCTGCTGCGTACGAGCAGGCGGACAGGCGTCTCATGGAATATATCACTGATGCGAAATCCAGGTTCAACATCAACATCAATCCGGGCCAGACAAGCTCTGCCTTCGCCGCAAGGAACTATAGGGCAGCGAACGACATCGTTGTCTAGGACGTCTTGATGAGGTTTGCGAACGCATTGAGACCTAGGCTGCGCTCGATGTTGCTCCTTCCTTGGGCAAGCGGTTTTGTGCGGCGCAGGCGAAGGTGCTCGTTCTTGACATTGCTGTTCTTGATGTTCACCTCGGTTTCCGTGTCGAGCAACGTCACGTTCTTCGTGCCCGTGTGGTACTCATGGGCCTCGTAGGGGATAATCTTGACCGTGGACCCGTAGTTCACGGTGTATTCTATGTTGGGGGTGGGCTTCCTGAATTCATCAATCGTGAGGTTGCCCCCAAAGGCGCGAAGGACAATCTTCGGTGGCGCGGGCATAAACGGATCCGTGCGACCGGTGAGCACTTTCCGGTAGTGACGGATGTTCATGAGGTGAATACCCGATACTGCTACGCTGACCGTGTCCCGCGAGTAGCCCTTGATGCACTCGAAAGAACAGAACTGACCCCCTACCTTGAACTTCTTGGTGCGGTCGTCGTATGCAAAAGGATACGGTATGGCTTCCCCTTGCCAAGGGTGGCAGCAGTGCCAGCATAGGCGACTGCAGTCCAAAGGCGCGGCCACAACTTCGCTGATTTTCTCCTCTGACCTGCTCTGGGCAATTTCGTCGATATGCAGGATGCGTGTCCACTGTTCGATGAGAGCGTTCATTTGTCTTTACAATTACATGTTCTTTTAAGTTATTAGTTATTAAAGAGACTCCGAAATTTGTGCATTGTTTCCCGCGAGGCGCTGTTCCACAGCCGTCGCGATTGACGCTACGATGTCGCTGATCGTGGTTACCTGGGTCTCGCGTTCCGGCAATGCCGCCCTGCAAAATGCGCACGTCTTGTTGCCCTTCATGTACCATTCCGCGTCGCACATCTTGTGTACCTTGTTCCCGCAGCACCCCATCGTTACCGCGTGCATAACGCGGCACGAGTCCATGCAAATGGAGCACTCGAGCGTCTCTAGCTTTTCGTCCGTGGCAAAGAGGTCGCAGAACGTGCACATGTCCCCGTCGTCGTGGATGAACCGCTCGCCGCACGGGCAAATAGAAATGCCCTCGACATCGCTGATCAGGGCGCAAAACTCGTTCACGTCTTCATCACTCCTCGAGCGCTTGTCAATTTCGAAGCTCGCGACGAGGAACTCCTCTTCGTTAGCCGGATTGTTGAACCCCGCGGCATCTGCGTAGTTCTGCAGACACTTCAGGAGTGGCTCATTGGCAGGATCCATGTAAATCACCACATCAAACGACATGTAGAACCCCTGGCTCGCCTCGATGTCGGGCCTGATGATGATTTGAAAGTCAGACTTCTTGTTCTTGAAGACAAGGCTCGACGAGGATTTGTACAGCCGCGTGAGGACGTCGTACATGCGCTCTGCGGAACACATTATTCAGTGTGTGCTACACTATAACAATTTTTTTATGAGACGTGTTTTGTCGATATGTAAATATCTAGAAACGCGTTACAATCAGTAGAAACCACCCCCCCGGCCGAAACCACCGCCACCCATGCCGAAGCCGCCGAAGCCGCTGGAGCCGATCAGGGTCAGCAGGATGGCGATCGCGACAATGCCCATGAACACCTTCTGGTAGGTGTCCCAGTCGCCCACCAGCCACGGGTTCTGGCCGGCCTTGGCACGGGGCCACTGTGCCTTGGGACGCTCCGCCATCTTTCCGAGCTGGAAAGCCGCGAAATAGGCACCGATCATGATGAGGAGTTTAATCGAGTCGAAAATGCCTGTCATTGTATATCGTTAATAAATATTTTTATTTATCCTGTTGTTTACTGTTTATTTCTTGATTTTTACATAATTAAAAGACCATGGTACTGCTCTTGCTGCCATCGTCGATGAATGCATGCTCTAGGTTTTCAAGAGTGGTCTGGGCGATGTTGTTGAGTGCCTCGCCAGTGAGGAAAGCAACGTGGGGGGACACGATCGTGTTGGGAAGGTTAGAAAGGCGGGCCATGTTGTGGTCCCACTGGGCAATGCGGTCATCAATAGACAGGTCACACCGGTTGGTGAAGAATAGGCCGGACTCGTTCTCGTAGACGTCCACTGCTGCTCCTGCGATTGTCCCGGCCTCGAGTGCCTCGATAAGGTCGGAAGTATCAATGAGGCCGCCGCGAGCAGTGTTGATGATAACCGCGTTCTTCTTCATCGTCTTGAGCGTATACTGCTCGATGAAGTGGTGGTTCTCCTCGGTCAGCGGGCAGTGCAGGCTGAGCACATCGGAGTTCTTCAGCACGTAGCCCAGGCTATGGTATTCCACGCCCATCTTCTTGACGTCCTCGTTCTCGTAGATATCGTAGGCGATGATGCGACCGGCCATCGGTGTCACGAGCTTGATGAACTCCTGGGCGATTTTGCCGGTGCCGACGACGCCGATGGTCCTGCCGGTCACCTCGTTGCCGACCAGGCCCTCGAGCGAGTAGTTCCCGGTCTTGATGCGGGGGAGGACCAGCTGGAGGTTGCGGCTGAGCGCCATCATGTGGGTGAGGGCGAGCTCGGCCACGGACCGTGGGGAATACGCGGGAACGCGGTAGACCACGAGGCCGAGCTTCTTGGCGTGCTCGATGTCCAGGCGGTCAAACCCGGCACACCGGAGCGTGACGATTTTCACGTCGTTCTGGTGGAGAATGTCCAGGACCGGTGCGGACAGGTCGTCGTTCACAAACACGTTGACGGCCTTGCAACCGGCGGAGAGGTGCGCGCTCTCGGCCGTCAGCGGGATGTCGAAGTGGAGCGGTGCGCACACCTTCTCGAGCGGTGCTAGGAACTTCTTCACGTAGCGACCGGAAGAGAACACGGCGACCGAGGGCTTGTTAGCGGTGAGCGCGATGGTAGAGGTCATTGTTGATAATTTTTGATACTTGTGAGTTCCGAAGAGTCCCTTTTATGCCACACGAGTGTCAATGTTGTAGTCATTTGACCCGGGGGTAGTCATTTGACCCGGGGGTAGTCATTTGACCCGGGGGTAGTCATTTGACCCGGGGACAGGTTGGGTATATAAGCCGAAGATCACCAACAGGTGCCAACAAAAATCATCAAATCAGAATGTCCTACTCTCTGCTTGAGAAGTTCGGGACCGAGGCCTGCTCCTCGTTCCTCGCTATGCTGTTCGGCCTCAGCGTCGTGGCCAACGACCACCTGCTGAAGACCAAAGGACACAAAATCGGTTTCGGGTTCATCGCCTTTGGGTTTGGAATGGCCTTTGCGATGCCCATCATCATTTTCGGGTTTGTCTCGGCACACCTGAATCCGGCAATGTGTGTTGCTCTTTTCGTGCTGGGCAAGACAGACGCGACAGAGACGCTCGTGGCCATAGGTGGCGAACTCATTGGCATGTTCCTCGGGGCGGTCATGGTCTACCTCCTGTTCCTCCCGCACTTCAACATCCGCCCCGACTCTGACCTCGAGACGAACGATGACCGCCTCATCAAGGAGGATCAGCACCGCAAGCTTGCCGTGTTTGCCACGGGACCTGCAGTGAAGACCCATTGGGCACACTCGTTCTTCGTGGAGTTTGTGTGCACGACCATCCTGATCGCATCCGCCCTTGGTGTGTATTCGAGGCACTCGCACCTCGCAGACCCTGCAATCTTCGCCATGTACAGGTCGGTCGAGGGGATCACCATCGGGTGGCTCGTATTTGTGATGGTGCTCGGCATGGGCGGTGTCACTGCCATTGCTGCCAACCCCGCTCGCGACTTCTGCCCTCGCCTTGCACACTTTGTCCTCCCCATTGCCAACAAGGGTCCCTCTAACTGGTCGTATGCGATTATCCCTATCGTGGCACCATTCCTTGGTGGTGTTGTCGGTGCATATCTTTTCAAGGCGTGGTCTATGCTGACTCACTTTAGCGTGTAAGATGGCCCTAGGGGTCGCTTTTTAAAAATGCACTTTTTTAAGTGTCATTTGTCCCTGGGGTGTCACATTGACACATAAATGCTATTTTGGCACCATTGTAAAAATCATAAGAATGACTTTCTACAAGTGCTCATTTTACAAGTGCCCCTGCGGCTACGCGACCAAGGACGAGAGCTATGCGAGGATCCATTCCATCGACCCGACGGACTCGTGCGAGGCCGTAGAGTTCCAGTCGGTGTTCCCCGACAAGGGTGGTATCATCGCGATGGCGAAGAACGCGAAGCATTCTACGTTCTTCGCGTGGTTTGACACCGAAGAATCTCTGCTAGACACCCAGGGGCCTGTGGAGTACAAGTTTACGGAGAACTGCGATGAAGAATTCATCAAGCTGCAAAATGACGCTATACGTGAAAATGCCGTGGTGTATTTTGATGGGGTGCCAATGGTGAAGAATGATGTCGCGACTCGCCTCTTTGAAAGTATCGCGTAAGGACCAGAGACATTTTTTAAAAACGTACGTTGACATTTGTCATTTGTCCCCGGCGGGCATTTGGGTATATAAACAAGCATTTCATACCCAAATGTAAAAATCACAATGACCTCGACCTCGTTTTACAAGTGCTGCTGCGGCTATACCACCAAGAACAAGGAGTATGCTGAGTTCCACGCAAATCACGAGAGGGTCCACGAGGCCCTGGAGTTCCAGTCGGCGTTTCCCGGGAAGAGCGGTCTCATCGCGATGGTGAAACACTCTAAGAACACTACCTTCATCAAGTGGTACGGGACTGAAGAAAGCCTCCTGGCAGCGTACGGACACGTGAAGTACAAATTTTCCAAGGATTGTGACCGCGAATTCGTGCAGCTGAAGAACGAAGCAATCCACGAGGGCATCATCTTTAGCTACGAGGCGGACGCGCCTATCATCCGGAACGATTCTGCAGAGCGTCTCTTTAACATCGTAGAATAAATGTAAAGCAAATCAAATCATCAGAGCACAGTGCAAGTGGAATTTTTGACACCATTCCTCATTGCTTCAGCCTTGGACCCCACGAGGACATCAATATGGTTGGCGCTGCAAGAAGAGCATGTATCCTTCACGGTATACGTACCAAAGCCTCCGATATTAATCTTTTTGCCCTTGAGCTCGTTCCAACGCCCCTTGTTTACGGCAATGATTTTGGAACCCGCACTGAGCTTGGACCCATCCGCAGTTGTGCTGTACCCGTCGTTTTCTCCAGGGTCGTCCGTGTAGAACGTCAGTTTGCACGCGAAGCTCTTGCCACCGCCGCTGCTCTTGCCGCCAGCGTCTGCACTCGAAGCCTTTGCGGACTTGCCCTTTGAGGTCTTGCCCTTCGCAGGCTTAGCCTTTGAGGTCTTGCCCTTTGACTTCTTAGTTTTCTTTCCCAAGCCTGCCCACTTGTTATCCGCAAGCATGCTGTTCTTCTTCTTTTTGGTCAAGAAATGTTCCTCGGAGTCGGGGGCACGAAACATCTTGTAAACGACGAAACAAATCACGACAAAAAGCGCAAATGGTATCAGGTATTTTGCGTATTTCGCAATATGCATTCTATATGGTATTAAAATATAATTCTCCCTGGTGCATTTGAAGTTGTCGTTTGTCCTTGTAAACAAGCATATTGACGCGGAGTTTTTTTAAATAAAAAGACACCAGGTTGTCTTAGATATGAAGTGCGAAACGGGCTATATTTATAAGCTAACATCTCCAAGCGATAAGGTGTATATTGGTCAAACTATTAGGCCAATTGAAGAACGATTCGTGCCATACAAACAAGGAAAGGGGACTAATCCATATTTTACAAATGCGCTTTCAAAGCACGGGTTTGATTCGTTTGTTGTAGAAACATTTGAGGTTCCCGTTTTTATGCTCAATTTTGTTGAGATTACATTGATAATAAACTTCAACTCAAGAGACAGAAGGTTTGGTTATAATTCAAGAGAAGGTGGTTCTCGTGGTTCTATTAGCGATGAACAAAAATTGGCCATCAGTGTTGCTAATCGTGGGAAAAAGAAGAGCGACGTATCAAGAAAAAGGATGAGCATTTCCTCTACAGGGAAGAAAGCAACTAAAGAGACGAAGAAGAAATTAAGCATTCTAAACAGTGGCAAGAACAACCCAATGTATGGAAAAAAGGGAGCAGGCCATCCTAAGACAGGTAAGAAATCAACTATTGAAACGAAAGCAACACTGAGTAAGCTAGTAAGTGGTGATAAAAACCCGATGTTTGGAAAAACCGGGAGTCTAAATCCAAATTCAAAACAGGTATACGTTTTTGGTAATTTATATAATTCTTGTATAGAAGCTTCAAATATCCTTCGGTTTCTTTTTCCGAAGGTAAAATCAAAAAATTTTATAAACACGTGGACCAGATCTGGCGCGCATCCGGAAGTTTTTCTCGTAGGGTAGACATTGTCATTTGTCCCTGGGGAGGGGGTGATTGTCTATATAAACCACAATCTAAAATGGTCTTGTATTTTTTTTACAAAATGACTCGTATCAACCTTGTCCCAGTCGCTGAGCTGGCCAATCAGCATCTTATGGCAGGTGCGTAGTGTGTTTTATATTTGGGATACTTTCATCAATGTTTAAATATTTTCTCACGATTTCTCCTTCCTTTTCCATTTACAGAGTGGAGGGAAATGAAGATGGTGCCCAAGGCGCTCGCCAGGTCGCTGCGAACCCAGAGCGCGGAAAAGGTGGCGAAGAAAATCCCCGCGAAGTTCACCCTCAATACCGGACACGTGCTGTTCTTTTACGACAAGGGTGCGTACCTTCGAAAGCGGTATGCCGAGCTCACCGCAGAACTTGTGCGCCGGGGGTTCAAGATCAATGCGGACGCGCCCCTTGACCCCGAGGGAACGATGGCTGCTGCACCATGGGACAACGACTACGAACCGACCGAGGAAGCCCTTGCGATCATCCGGCAGCGCATCGCAGAAAAAATCGCGATGAAACCGACTTGGTACACATTCTTCGATCAAGCGAGCGAGGTGAAAACGTCGATATAAATTTATATCGACGTTTTTATCCAGAGAAAATTACCTGCGTATAAACAAATATGACAATACTGACGGCTCAGGATGCCCAACAAATTCGCCTGGCCAAGAAGAATGTAAATCACGAGACATACAAGATGCTTTTTCACACCACAATCCAGAGAATACGGTCCCGGTGCGAGATGAACCAGACCAGTCTCCAGTACAGGATCCCAAACTTCATCCTCGGGAGGCCCACGATAAACACGAAACATGCTGCCAGGTACGTATCAGAAAAACTCAAGATTTACGGATACAAGTCCAAGTTCTACTCCGACCAGGGGCATTGGTATATCGAGGCAGACTGGTCCATCGAACCCGTGAAAGTCCCCAAGAAGCCGAGGGACATTCGTCGTGCAAAGGTCGTGGACACGAATATCCAATCGAACCCGCAGGAGGCAATACGCCGGATGGAGCTCATAAAGATGCAGCTAAAGAACTCGATGGGCAAACGTTAAAATATGATATTAAAAATATTTTGATATCGTAAAACATGTCTGCTAATCAGAAACTGTCCCCCCTGCTCGTGGAGGCCAAGAACTCTTACATTTACCAGATTGCCGACATCATGGCGCCTTTTGTGGTGAACACCGTGAACACGCTGTATGCTGCCGCGAAGAAAGAGGCGGGCTTCGGCAAGCCTACGAAGAAATTCCAGATGAAGCTGCGTGAAATCCCCCTCTGGAACCAGGGGATGATTGACGCGCAGGTCACTGCCATCATAAACAAATACAAGTTCTTCCCGGAGCTCGTGGCTGCGGCATTTGTTTCGTATGTGAAGATCCTGTCCTCCGTAAAGATCCACAGCAAGCGCCCCCACATCCAGCTGAAACTCCCCGCGGATGATGTGTTCGTACACAAGGTGTTTGTGAATGCCGCCAAGAGCTTCTACCTCGACCCTGCGCTCGTGAAGTCTCCCCGTGATGTGCGCCTCGCCCTCGTACGGAGTGCCGTGGAGACCTCCGTTCGCGAGCTCCTCCCCACCGAGGACATCCTGCGCGCCTACCTTGGCGGTTCCGTTGATGCGGACGGTGTCCAGACCGACCAGATCGACGAGGAAGAGATTGACCTGTCCCCCTCACCCGAGGAGGCAATCGAGAGCCCGGAAAGCCCCGAAAGCCCAGAACAGGAAGTTATCATCGGCACGTCAGTGAGCCCCGCTGAGCCCCTTGGTTCGATGAACCTTGTCGCAAGCCCCGCCCCGTCGTATGCCCCGCCAGTGCCGGATGTACAGACCAACGCTGCCGCAGTCGCACAGCTCCAGCACGTCATCAACCAGGCGTCGAGCTTCCCAGTCCCCAGCAGCAGTCCTCAGATGCAGCAGGGCGTGTCGCCATCCCCTATGGCACCTCCCCAGCAGGTCATCACTATTCCTAAAAGTGCCCCAGGTGCCTTTGTGAGCCCGGCGCCACAGCAGTTCATGAACCCTGACGCGAGCGGAAATGATTTCTTCTCTTAAATTACACATGTTTAGTGGGTCTTAGACTTGCAACACTTGCAAAACAGATTCTTAAAGAAATTTTTAATGATGCGTGCAGTTTCTTCATTGTGTGCTCGCTCTGCAGCAGTTTCTTTTGCCATTCTCACGTGGGCGGGCCGCATTTATTGTCATGACGCACATGTGTTTTTATGTTGCCGTTTGTCAATATGAATGTTTCGTAAAATACACGAAATAAAAACTCTGTGTAATATAAAACAATGTTTGACAATCCCTACATCCAATCCGCATCAATTGCTCTGCTGACCGCCGTTATTTATTCTCTGTATCTGCGCGCGACTGACAAGGACGAGAAGAAGCCGACTGCTCGGTTTTTACAAGTGTTCGGGGCGGCGCTCGTGGCGGGCATCGTGTTCACGTTCATGACCAACGGCCTCGGGGGAGGTGAGGACACCATGAACGAGCCATTCATGGCAGGCGGTCTCGCAGACTTTTAAATAACCACGGAAGTGTTTACGATGTCGTGCATGCTATACACCAGGATCTTCTCAGAATGCTCGTCCAGTAGCATAAGGCGTGCATAGTCGTCAACATCGTAGTACGGGAACATATCGCTGACAAACAGAAAGGAGCCCGCATGCGCGTTGAAGTCGCCGTTCTGGCCAGCGTACTTCTTCACACGGTTTGTGACGTCAATGTGATGACCGTCGTGCGGCAGGAGGAAAGCGTGTGTCACCTGGAACTCTGCGCGCAGACCGAGTTCCTTGCGGATGGGGAAGGCCACTGCATCGTCCTTGCGAACAATCGCCCGGAACTTCTTGCCGTTCACCCTGTAACGGAACTCGATGCGATACTCGTCGAGCGCGATGCTCTTCTTCAGCTCGTCCAGGGTCAGGTGCTTGTCCGCGAACTCCGAATGCACGTCTTCTTCGCCGGACTCGTCAAAGACGATAACCTTGTCCAGGACGAACCCACGGTTCATCGTGTTCTTCACGTAGCGGGTGGCGTAACGGAAGACACTGGTGAGGGCGGTGAGGTCCATTTTATTACACTGTGAAAACTTTTTTTAAGTTATTTTAAGAAACAACTTAAAAAAATGCGTCTCTGTAGATATATGAGTGGTCAGTACGATCTCCCTAGGTACACCTCTAAGGAGACCAAGGAGTTTGCAAAGCTCCGGTACAAGGTCAAGGAATACAATGGGAAGCCCGACAAGAAGGCCGAGGAAGTGTCCGGGTTTACTACTCTTGAGGAGGCAATTTCCAAGAACCTGAAGGCATTCGAGGCCAAGATCGCAAAGAAGCCAAAGAAGGCCCAGGAAATACGGGAGGAAGAAATTGAATACCTCCTGAACGCAATGCCCTTCATCAGGGAATACTCCGAACAGAAAGAAGAAACCAAGGCAGAACCAGCAACATCGGATGCAAACCAGGTGTTCAAGGTGAAGTCAGTAAAGAATAACAACACGGTTTTCCAAAAGTACCTGTACGATGTCGAAAAGGTGGTAAATAAGACCACTATGAACGCGCTCATTTCGGCAAACGAACAGGAGTCGGTGAAAGAGACATACACATGCAAGTGCGGCGGACGTCGCGACGTTGACGTGGCAGAAAACATGCTCGTGTGCAACGAATGCGGTGCAACAGAAGTGTACACGGAGTCGTACTCGTTTCACGAGCAGAATGACTCGATGGCGTACAAACGCTCTAGCCACTTTTCGGAATGTCTCAACGCGCTGCAAGGAAAGGAGGGGACCACCGTCCCCAAGGAAGTCGTGGAGGCCGTGCGTGCCGAGTTCAAGAAGAACAGGATCTCGACGAGCAGCGAAATAAAGCCGTCAAAAGTGAAGCAGTTCCTGAAGAAGCTTGGATATTCCGCATACTACGACAACATCTACTCCATCACGAACATGGTCACGGGTCTTCCGGCAATCAAACTCAGCCCGAGTCTTGAAAAACAGTTCAAGGACATGTTCGCAGAGATCCAAATTCCATTTGACCGCCACAAGCCCCCGGAACGCAAGAACTTCCTTTCGTACACGTACGTGGTTTACAAATTTTCGGAACTGCTTGGAGAGGACGAACTCCTCCCATACCTCCCGCTCCTGAAGTGTCGACAGAACCTTCACGTTCAAGACAAAATTTGGAAGGGTATTTGTCAAGATTTGCAATGGGAGTACATTGCCACTGTTTAAAATTAAATATTTACGTCTATTATAATATGCTGCTTGAACCTGTAAGAATGAACACGTACGAGCCATTCTCGCTTAAGAAGATTACCAACCCTATCAAGAATGTAACGGACAAAGTGGCAGACAAGGTGGTTGACACCAGCAAGAACACGGTCGGCAAGGGTGTCGTGGACGTGGGCAAGGGTGTGGGAGGCAAGGTGGTTGACATTGGCAAGGATGTGGGCAGCGGCGTTGTAAACGTTGGCAAGGATGTGGGCGGAAAGGTCGTGGGCGTAGGCAAGAAGGTTGGCGGCGCCCTTGCAACGGCAGGAAAGGCCATTGGCACCGTGCTCAAGGGCGGGTTCAAGTGGCTGCTCGACTTCTTCATGATGATCTTCAAGAACTGGAAGCTCGCTCTGTCCCTCGCACTGTCATGCTTTGTCTGCTGGTTCGCATCCCCCGTCCTGATGCCCCTGATGAGAGTGTTTTCGCGTTGATTACACTACTACAAAGGCAGGGTTCAGAACTTTGTATTCCCTGGCAAGGTCGTCTATGTTTGCCTTGAAGCCTGATTCGGCCCACTTGAGGAATGTGGTCATGTAGCAGCTCACGGCATCATGAACCGCATATGCCGTCATCAGTTCCTGAACAATACCGGAATTCCAGAATTTTGCAGAAGTTTCCGGTATTCTTACGTCTTTCTGCAGTTTCATGAACCACTCACGGGGCTGCTTGGGGTCCTTTACGATATTTCCATTGGCGTCAATAAGCCCGCTCGACCTGAGAGACGCTGCAATTTTCTTTGAATTTTCCATAGAAATGCTTGCATACTGGTTGTAAAAATAGTCGGGGGTGATGACCCGCTTGCCCGACACGAGAACTGCAGCAGGGATACCGAATCCCTTCATAGCTTTCACATGCCCTTCTGCGCGCGCCTTTTCACCTGGCGTCGAGAGCACCGTCCAGAGACTGGGGGGTGTCTTCCGGCTCGGGTCTGCAGACGTAGCGGACTCGTTGAACATACCGTTGCACTGTATAGAACCGTCCGCCACGAGACGCTGGATCATCCCACCTCCTGCGCTGCAACCGCCGAGATAGAGAGGCTTGCCCTGTAGACCAAGCGACGACCGTACTTGGTTTATAGATTTTATCGCGGTATTCGCGTCCGTCTTCGCAGAGAAACACCCGGTGGCCGCTGCAGGAGACAGATACAAAATAGCATACCCATTCGCAAGGCATTGCTTGGTCCTTCCCACGTCTTCTGGCATTCCAAAGAACTTGCTCCCCGAGGACATCGGCCAACCGCCAAATGCGGTTCTGGAACACCCGTGCAGAAACACAACGAGGCCCTTGGCATTTTTAGGGGATTGGTATATCTGCGAACGGCCGTCAATGTTCACTATCGTGGGCCTCAACCCCGCGTCGGAACGCTCAGATGAAGGAGTCGGGGTGGGTTTTGGCACTGGCGAAGGAGTGGGTTTTGGCACTGGCGAAGGAGTGGGTTTTGGCACTGGCGAAGGAGTGGGTTTTGGCACTGGCGTGGGTTTCGGGACTGGTGTTGTTTGTACGAGACGCACAAAGTCGTATGGTGGTGCCGATTTGATGACCACGTCAACATCGTCGCCCGTTGTATATGTGTTATCTCCAGGTATGATAGGGTTTACGACTTGACCATTTGGCCACGTAAAGCTCACCCGCACTGCCTTGGGGTTTGCATCTACTATAGTTCCTTCGACTATTATGGTTTCTTGCGATGGGATAGGAGCAGGATTCGGCACTGGGGATGAATTTCCCATTGGTCGTATGGGCGCTACCATCGTGTCTGGTAAACTTGGGAATAATACGTCTGACTTGATAACTGTGCCTGAAGGGAACATTGGAAACATATGTATTCATAACATTTTTACATGCGAATTTATACGTCTTCGAACGCCCACGGATGAGCCATGCGGACTTCTTCGAGTTCTTGGGGCGTCAGTTCTGCAGTGCCAAAGAGTTCCTGTATCTGGTACGTTGTCTTGCCTTTCATGGTCTCCGCGATGGCTTCGCATGCACCATCTACAAGCTCCGGAATGTTGAGATAATTTGCTGCATTTGCAATCTCGAACAACATGTCCACGCCCGTGTTATAAAAGTTCGTTTCGAATGAATAGATTTCATCTTCTGTCCTCTGGTGTGACACGAAATCGCAGAACTCGGCAACCTTGATGAGCGTCGTGGAGTCAACCCCCGGGAGAGGGATGGCATCCGCATCTTCGAACATCTCCATGAACTCCATGATGACGGCTGACATTGACACGGCATCGGTGCTGATATTCACCCGAACGCCGTCGCGTGCCAGGAGGGTAACCATGTTGGTCATTTTGGGATATAGTCTTCTTCGTCCTTACAAGGAGATTTTGTCGATATAGATGTATATCGACAAAAACGTCATCATAACTACATGGTCTGTGTGAAGATCACACAATGTTCCCGCCTCGCACTATCCGGGTCTCTGGCAACGGGCACGTGTTCCGCACTCCCGCTCGCGGGACCCGGCGGCGGACACGGAAAGTTGTCAGGGTGACCAACTTGTCCCCCATGAGCATTGATCTCATGGAAGCATTCAATGCTCGGGGAGCAGGTCTATCTGCTATGCTGGCCGTGTTCTTCGTAGGACGGTTGGTCATTGACGCTGCTGAGTATTCCATCCGGGTTGAAAAGGAGAAAAAACCCGATAGCTATGACAGTCATGACAGTGACGATGACGATGACTAGACACCGCGGAAGTTGTCGCGCAGACGAAGGTTAACATCGTCATGTACCAGACCATCAATCCACTTAAAATCCTTCATGTTATCTGTAACAATTTCCAGGTTAAGAAACAGTGCGAACAGACGTTCAAGGGTTCCCGCCATGTGCCGGTTGTCATTTTTCAGGAAAGTCACGAGGTTGGGCAGCACCTTCTTGGCAAAGTGCATCATGCGGCAGTAGTTGGCCTTGGGGATCACAAAGGTGTGGAACAGCGCGAGGGGCAAGACCTCCAGTCTTTCCATGTCTTCAACCGGGACCTGGAAGAAGTTGGCATATGACTGAATGATGAACTGCCATGCCGCGGGGTGGATGATCTCGAACAGGTGCTCAATGTGATAGGGGTAGAAACCGATCGCAGCAGTCTTGTCTGCCTCGCACGTCTCCTTGATCTCCTGGAAAATCTCAGGAGTGAAAATCATGTCGTATTGCGCAAACCCAATCTGGTCAACGCCCAGGGTCTCGATCACATTCATGGTGTTGAAAAACACAGAGTTCTGGTAGTACTTCTCCTTCTGGTAAAAGGGCTCGTAGTCGGGGATCTCCCACTCGTTCGTGATACACTCCTTGGGAAACTCCTCTGGGACGTCCTTGGGAAGGTTCTCATTCACACACACGAACTTCACGTGCTTCTTGAGGTCGTCCTCGGGGATCCCCTTGACAGTCTCAGCATAGAACTTCTGGTGGCCGATGATAGCGAGTTGGAACATTGTTTCTTCTTACAGGGGTATTTATCTCTGCGATTTTACGAGGTATTCGTAAAATACAGCGCCGAAATATGTCTTGGTATGAAAAAACATAAACAATGAACGAAACATATGCATACCCCGTGACTATCTTCCCCAACGGTCAGCTTGGCATTGACACCCCCGTGGGTCAATTCCTTACTGAGTTCGTGAAGAAGCCGGACATTCACAATGTCGTAGAAGTGGGCACTTGGAATGGCCGGGGCTCTACGCGTGCTATCATGGACGGCCTTGTCACCCGCCAGGACAAGACTCGCTTCTTTTCCCTCGAGGCAGACAAGCCCCGGCAGCAGGCTGGTGTGGACTTCTGGGTTGACCGCGAAAAGGGAAATGTTGACCTGAACCTGCTATGGGGAAAGACCACGAATTCCATGGTCACTCGGGAGTACGTAGAGAAGCACCCCAAGTTTTCCGCTCAGCTCCAGTATTACGACCTTGAGCTCACCCAGACGCACGAAGCGCCCCTCGTTGGCAACGATCTCCCGGAAGACGTAGAGTTCATGTTCCTAGATGGCGGTGAATTCTGCTCTGTGTTTGATTTCAACTTCCTTGTCAAGAAGTATGCTCACTCGTTGAAGTACATTGCTTTAGACGATATTGATACAATCAAAAATGAGCTTATTTACAACAATCTTATGCAACCCGATTCCCCCTGGAAACTTGTGAAATCTGGTCCACATCCAGGTCGCCAGGGTAACGAGTTGGGTCACACTTGGGCCTTCTTTGAAAAGAAGTAGATTATGCCCATCTCCAGGTGTGGTCATATGCAACGTGTGCCTTTCCTTTAGCTTCAGTTTTCCGTATCGCATTAGAAATTTTTGGTCCTTGTGCAGAAGTATACCCAATCTCGTTAAGGTATCTGGCAGCATCACTTAGACTGATGTGTTCCTTTTCTACCCCATTGGTATCTATAGATACGCACCCTTTCCCCACCGAAAGTGTGTGGTCATATCTGCCATTTTTGTGTGCTTGGAGTCCGTTAATGCTTCTGGTTCCAAGTTCTAGGTTTTCCGGTCTAAAGTCTGTCTTTATGTCCTTTTTATGAAGAACCATCATATCATCTCCTTTTTTCTTGTATTCGTCGGGAAAAAACGTTTTGAACGCCAATACGTGTAAAAATATGCTATTTCTATTTATATTAGCAGTTGGATACCCGTCGTGGTTAATACTGAGGCGGTCTCCACTAATCACGTTCTCCGTGTGTTTTGTGATACACTTTATACGACACATATTTGATATCTGCCAATATCCTTTGGAAGTTCTAGACCCTTCCACTTCTTTCCAAACTTCGTTTGGCAAATCTTCGTATTTTTTATACGAAAACCCCTTTGCGCCAGTTTGAGCACGAAGACTTATGGCAGTTTTTGTGACTCCTTCTTCCTTTGCCCACTCATCCGCCGTCTTCTCTATCCCATCTTTTACTATCAAACACGCCGATTTGCAGCTTTCCGGAATAGTTCTGTTCTTACCTTGTGTTGGTTTGTCTGCCCATCTAATGTTAGGTAGAGCATCGTTCGTTGGTTCTTTGTTGTTTATGTGGTCCGCGGTATACCCCCCGTGTAGAGGCTTACCAAGGAAACTTGATGCGACCGCGCGACCGACTTGTATCGTGCGTTTTTTACCAGAAGCATCCTTTATGTCTGCTTTCGTGTATCCGCCCATAACACGCTTTGGTACTTGTCCCCCGGTAGTCTCATTATAAATTGTTGCTGTTTGGTCAATAGTTATACCAGGGAACGTATAGAGTTCCAAAGTTTTGTCAGCGTAATACACAAGAGGGACGCGAATCATTCTCGTATACAAGAAGTGCATTGTTATAAAAGTTGGGTTTGTCAATATGCTACCGCTGCTTTGCGACCTTCACATTGATCTTCTCCTTAGTCACAGTTTCGCGAGTAGAATCCAGCTTTTGCATGAACTTTTCCACCTCGTGTTCTCCGAGGAACTCTTTCGCCGCGGCTACGATTGCCTCTTCCTTCAGTCCCGTTCTGCGGGTGGACGACTTCTTCAAGATCGTCGCATTCTCTGCGCTTACCGCGTCGTACTTGTTTTCCTGCATGAATTCAAGTATGAGCTCGCCCAGTTCGTTCTTCTTGCGTTTTACCACGGAAAGGTCCTTCTGGGCGCGTGAAATTTGGTCATTGATGTTTACGTATTCCCTGACGCTCTGCTTGAAGATATCTATTTGGCTTGCCATTTACATGGGGGGACAAAATATTATCACTGTTTTGACGCAAATGTGCGCCACTCATCGAGAGATGAAAATTCGTCGGGGTACACGAACTCGATGTCGCTCGTCACGCCAAACCCGGCGAGCTTGTCGGCGGCCTCGTTCCCCGGAACTCCAGAATGCCCCTTCACCTTGGCAACATACACGTTTCCGACGCGCTCTTCTGCATACTGCAGAACAAACTTGGCAAGCTTGTCGTACTTGGACCGCCTGAACGAAGTGATGCTGTTCAACGCGTTCTGCGAATCCGACAAAAATAGAACATCTGCATCGGACTCGAGGAGCGTCATACCTGCAAAAATAGCGCCGAGCTCGATTCTGTTGATGTCCTTTCTCTCGCTCACCCTAGCGGAGTAGTCAATGCGCGGAGCATGAACACCAATACCGCCCTTGCACCGCCGCAGGGATCCGTCGGTGTACGCATGAATGAGGTTGCGCACTGGCACAATCGGGGACTGGGTTCCGCGGAGGGGCTGGATTGCTAGTTTCATTACTATGATGTAGTGTTATATAATTTTGTGTATACACACCGAATTGTCAATATGTAAAAAAATATTACCGTAAAGAAATGCAGCGCGTAGATGACCTTGACAAGAAGTATTCCCAGGAGCTCCTCCCTAATCAAACGACAAACATGTTGAACAACACCGAGGCCTGGGCTAGAAGAGCGCCCATCAAGGCAGCAGCTCAGGCGGTGGTGGAAACCGGATTCCTCATCATGGCGTACTCTGCTATCATTTTCCTCGTCGGCGGCACCCCTCCGACCGTTCTCAACCTGTTCAAGTTCGGCTTTGTGTTCCTGCTGATTAACATTGCTGCGCGCATGGTTTCCGACAGTTTCAGCGACAAGCTCGCAATCGCGGCACTGTCTGGCCTGGCATTAAAAACGGCAAGTGTCATGGCGCCAAAAATTGTGGGTTGGTAAATAACCACACTGTTCGAGTTTCACAGAAACGTCGATATTATTTTATATCGACGTTTTGGTTGCGTAAAATACATCCAAATAATTTAGAGGACTACATCAGAATACAATATGGGTTACACAGATATCATCGAGCTTCCCTCTGACGACAGTCACACGATGGCTTCCTCGGCCGTCCCCCGCCTCGGCATCACCCCGAAGCACACCCCGAAGATCAGTCTGTTCCTCGGCCTGCCTTGCTACGGATGCATGCTCAACAACACCTTCATGGCCTCTCTCGTGGCTCTCCAGGCGCTGTGTGCCCAGGCCGGCATCCAGGTATACATGGACTTTGTAGGCAATGAGTCGCTCATCCCTCGGGCACGCAACATCCTGATCCAGCGTTTCCTCCAGAACGAGGGCTTCACTCACTTCCTCTTCATTGACAGCGACATCGGGTTCAACCCCGACAGCGTGCTCCGTCTGCTGCGTTTCAACAAGCACATCAACAGCGCAGTGTATGCCAAAAAGAGCATCAACTGGGGCCTTGTCAAGGAAAAGCTCACCGCGGGTTCTCCCGAGGACATCCGCCAGATGGGCATCGACTTCAATCTCAATGTCCAGAACTCCGAGCCCCCTGTTGACGGGTTCGTGAAGGTACTAGATGTGGCAACCGGGTTCCTGCTCATGACCAGGGAGGTGCTTGAGCGGATGAAGTGGTATTTCAGCGGCAACGTAGAGGGAGTTCCCAATCTGACATGCAAGAACGACATCCAGGGGCAGAACGTGGACACCTACTGCGCGCTCTTTGATTGCCTCATTGATCCCACCCCCCCTCACAGGTACCTGTCCGAGGATTACGCATTCTGCAGGCGCTACCAGCAGATGATCGCAGACCCGCGGGCGAACTGCGACCCCAACGACGGGATCTGGTGCTCCATTGCCGAGCCCCTTGCCCACATCGGCAGCAATGTGTTCTCCGGCAATATAAACGAGCGTTATAGCTTTGCCAAGTGATTTGCGTAAAATACCCCAAAATTTTGTGTAACCTTTAGGAAATGGCAAGCCCTCAAAAAGTTATTATTGGTATCGTGACCGAAGGCCGCTCCGACTCCGCGCTCCAGGCGTGCGTGAGCGTGCTCCACCTCCAGATGCAGCTCATGCAAACCCCGCAGAATGATGCATTCCATGCAGACTTCAGATTTTACAAATCCAACAACGAGGCCCTCGAGGACCTCTACAGGAGCAAGGAAATGAGAGGAGTGTTTGTCATCAACTGGTCCTCCGGCGTGCCCGGGGCATTTTCTCTCAAGGCTTTCAGGTCTCCCAACGAAGTCGTCCTCGGCGTACACTCCGATGGCGTCATCGACTGGGACCGTGTCCGTGCAAACATCGCGACCGCTAAAGAGTCAGTAGAGTACGCAGGGATTAACTACAACGTGGAACTCGAGGGCGTGCCGGACGACAACAAGTATGCCAAGGTGAAGTCCGCGAAGATGATGGATGTGTTCTTTATCAAGCGCTCTGCGGTTGACCGCATTGCCTCCGAGCACCCAGAGGTCGTGTCAAAGGACGGTCAGCATGCGAGTTTCGCAGTAGACGGCGTGTACGATGGCCAATACATGCATGCGACGGAGCGGTTCCTGACACTTTACGGAAAGCCCGTGTATGCCGATGTTGAACACGGCATCAACAAGCTAGCACCCCAGGATTTCACAGGCGTGGTAGGCAACAGGTCACGCCTGCGATGATGTGTATACACAGTGTGTTAATATGCAGCCGCCTCCGGTAAATAACTTAACATTGCGTAAAATACAGTATTTTAATATATACACCCCTAGCATATAATGTCATCCACTCGCGATACCTCCAACCTGACCCCCCAGCAGATCCAGATGCTCAACGACGCACTGTTTGAGCAGTGGGATGCCCAGACCGCAGTCATGAAGGCGCGGGCCGAAAATTCCAACGTCGCACAGAACCCCAAGGACGTCAAGCCCGAAGACATTGCGGTTTCTTTCGGCCCCGTGATGGACGAGGCGACCTTCAAGAAGTACCAGGCTCGCAAGAACCAGCGTTTCACCGTGATGAAGGCCGAGGACCTAGGCAAGCTCCTGGGCAAGAAGTGAACACGAGAACAGTACTCATTTAATTAATTCGCATTATTTTGCTCCCATAGCTCAGTTGGTTAGAGCGCGACTTTAGTAAGGTCGAGGTCCGTGGTTCGAATCCGCGTGGGAGCACTCCTGTTTTCACGGCCAACGTATGTTGATCGTGAATAAATCATGTAAAAATCTTGTAAAAAAATAATATGTAAATAGTATACGATAATAATGTCATTCCAGCAGCATATTACAGTTGACAACATCCTGAAAGTTGTGTTGGCCATAGCCGTTGGCGTTCTCCTGTACACAATTTTCTTCAAGAAGACCGAAGGGTACTACAACTACAGAGCAATTGACGAAATCGTGGGCCCCCATGCCTACCCCATGGACTACGAAGATGATGTTGATGACGATTCCGGCATTCCCTACACGGAGCCTACCGACTACGAGGACGATGTGATGGAGGCCGAGGAAGTGGTTGATGACACTGGTGATATGGAAGATGACATCGTGGACGAAGTGGTCCTCGACCAGTCCGCCGATGAGGAGCTCTACCAGATGAATGATGATGCCGAGGAGGCCTACGACGACTCCATGGACAACGAAACCGACGAGTCTGGCATCCCCGATGAGATCTACGAAGAGGCCGACAGCGAAGAAGCCGAGCAGACCGCCGAGGGACCCATCCAGCCCTACCAGGCGTACGACTTCCTGTACGCAGGCGACGTGGAGGACGGGCTCCAGGAGAACTTTGTGATGTACGAAAACAACATTGGCGTGGACACTACTTACCAGTAGACTTTTTATCGGTAGCAGGAATTGCAATCACAGTTTTATCCCCTTGGGATACAAATACCGTAGTTGGGTTTAAAATTATATCAATTGTTTTTTTAAATTCAGTCATGTTCATGCAATATGTCAATATTTTATTGTATGTCAGGTTTATTAAGTTGAATATCCACTTTCACGTGTATCTTCAACTTTAAGCGTACAGTTTTTTTCACATTGTTCTGTGTAAAATGGAGCAATATGTCTACTTCTTTAGTAACGCGACCCTCGCCGCGTTCTACAGGCATGAATATAAATATCAAATATTTTATATACTCATAAGTAAAGATGTCAACTATATCCATACAAGGGTCTGTAGTAAATGCGGTCCCCACGATGGTCAGGATAAAGTTCACTGGCCCGAATGGGGCGATCAGAACGCCGCTGATCCCACAGCAAAATACTTTCAAGCCAGGAGACCCGGTAACTGTTGTCGTAAAGTCCACACCGCCCTTTGAGTTTTTAAGCGTGTCTGCCCCATCAGCCGCCCCCAAACCCGCACCGCCCCCGGCTCCAATGCCTGTGCCTGCACCAAAACCCGTCCAAGTGCCAGTTTCGGCACCACAATTTCCACCAACGCCGATATTGCAACCTGTCCCATTTCCCGTGACACAGCCTGTCCCTATCCAGGTACAGATGCCCGCCTTTCCCCCCGTGGCACCTGTCCCGGCCCCGGTACCAGTAAAAGCTCCTGTGTCACAGCCTGCCCCTCCCCAGATGCCCGTCCCCGTGGTAATGCCCCCTGCGCCAGCGCCAGCCCCTGTGCAAGCCCCTGCGCCTGCGCCAGTCCCTGTTAGTCAGAATGGGATACAAAAACCGGCAACCCCTGCTCAGGATGATATAACCATCCGCGGGTCCGTGTTGAATGCAAATCCTGCGATGGTGAAAATTCAGTTCACAGGGCCCAATGGAAAATTGAGATCACCATTGATAACCCAGGCGAACAACTTTTCCATTGGCGATCCCGTGTCTGTTGTTGTCAAGTCCACCCCTCCATATGAGTTCGTAAAACTGAACCCTGCCCCGGTGGCAACTCCTGCCCCAGCGCCCGTGGCAACTCCTGCCCCAAATACTTTGCAAACACCGGCAGTTCCTGCCCAGGATGATGTATCGGTCCAGGGGACAATAATAGATGCAAATCCTTCCCAGGCGAGGGTGAAATTCACGGATCCCGATGGAAAGCTGAGAACCCCGGTTACTGTCCAAAAAAATGATTACGTGAATGGAGACAATGTGGTTGTTCTTCTCAAGTCTAAAGCACCATATGTATTCGTGAAACTGTACAAACCCAACGAGGGCCCGACATTGCTCCCCGTCCCAGATATCTTAGACAAACCCCCTATTCTGCCTATGACCGATGTTCTAAAAGACCAGAATGTCATAGCAGCCCCAAATAAAATTCAGCCACTCGCGTTTCCGATTGCTCCCGCTTCAAATGACACCGTGTTTCCTGACAGCGTGAGCACAACGTGTATTCTCGACGCGATCAAAAAATGTGGCACGACAAACTCGACCATGACGGGCAACTTCAACCTTGGTTCTTACACTACGATGCCCATGCCAACCCCGATGGCTCCAAGGTCAACATTCAGCGATTCATTCGTAAACAAAATAAATAACAATAACATAATAAACAATATAGATTACACGGTAGATTTTGAAGTTGACACCACGCCATTTGTGGAATACAGGACGGTACCGCCAAAGGACCTTGGCGAAGAAATACCCTCCCGGGGTGACACTTTGGTGCCAAGGAACCTATTGAAGGCTGTGTCAGTCCCAATTGTTGATAACGAAGAAACTACTGTAATGTCTCGCGCAGATGTCCCAATCGTGGATATCCTCGGAACCAGTGGCAAAACCGTAGGAACCAGCATTGCTACGTACGTAAAACAAATCGGGGAGATGCTGTTCTCTTACACGAAAGACCTCGCTTCAAATGAGACGATTTCACAGGTATTTAAGGATAACTCAAAATTAATTACACTGCTCATTGCGGTTGCGGCGGGAAGTTTTATAATGAATGCTGGCATCAGTGCCATTATTGTTGGGGTAGTTTTGTTAATCGCAACGAAGAATGTCACGAAGCTTTTTTGAAATAACTTAATAAAAAACATTATTCTATTTTATAACGCATGGTATTCGGCAAAGTTGGTGTGTTCATAGTAAAAGCTCTTGCGATATTTTCAGCAGTCATCGCGCCTCTCCCAGTAGAGGGACATGGGTATCTTGCGAAACCCATGTCTCGGAATCTCATTGCACATAACAAAGGTCTGGAATATGACGAGTTTCCCTTAATGCAGGCGGTCCTGCCGCGGTATGGCCCAATGGGCGTTGGCAATTCGGCGGAAAGGGCAACCATCCCATTTGCGGACGGCAGCAATACAGCAAACCAGGACCCGTTCAGGCAAAATGGATTACAGGACAACAAGTTACTTTCACAGTAAAATACACCGCTGTTCACAGAGGGCACAACTACTTTGGTCTCTGTCCGGCAAACGAAACCCCTACTCCAGAGTGTTTTGCTAAACACTGGTTGAAAAATGCAGACAATGGAAAGCTCTACTGGGACCTTGGAGGTCGTCCAATTGGGACATATTCCATGAAGTTCAAACTCCCCAGCAACTTTGAGTGCCCCAAATGTGTTTTGTGGTGGTGGTGGGTATCTGCGAACTCGTGTCACCCCCCTGGCGACAGTGGGAACATGCGGAAATGTGGAGAACCTGGGGCAGTGCCCGAGGAATTCTGGAATTGTGCGGATGTGTCAATCATAAATGGAAAAGGTCCCAAACCCGATCCTGAGCCTGAGCCTGAGCCTGAGCCTGAGCCTGAGCCCGAGCCTGAGCCTGAGCCCGAGCCTGAGCCTGAGCCTGAGCCTGAGCCTGAGCCTGAGCCTGAGCCTGAGCCTAAGCCAAGTCCCTCTCCAAAACCTACAAAGTCTTGCTCTGCGCCTCTGTTTGGAAAAGACCAAAAGCCCTATTTCTTTGTCTGTGTGCATGGCAAACCAGTGAAGAAACGTTGCCCCGAAGGGACCCTGTGGAACGCAGACGCCTCTGTATGCGACTGGCCAAAACGATCCAAGTCCAAGTCCAAGTCCAAGTCCAAGTCAAAATCTAAGTCGAAGCCTAAATCCGAACCCGAGCCTGATTCTGAACCAGAGCCCGATTCCAAGTCTGATTCCAAGCCCGATTCCAAACCAAGCGGCGGCGGCGGCAAAGGTGTGCGCGCAACATACCATTACTATGAAAATGGTACCAATGACATCGGCAGTCTGTACTGCGCCGATGCGATCAACCAGCGAAACTTAAACGTCGGTTCTCCCAGCAAATGGTTGGCGTACTGCGTGACAGAGATGACTCAGGACAAGTGCGGGAAGAAGGCCACGATCACCAACAAAGCGAACGGCAAGAAAGTTGTAGGGACTGTCGTTGACAAGTGCGGTTTCAACGGTGTGGACCTGGACCCCGGCCTTTTCAACGCTATTGACGACGGCCAAGGCGTGGCGGACGGGCACATGACCGTGACTGTATCTCTTAATTAGTAAAATTTTACATAAGTCCATCGGAATCCGTATGCGGTTTTATATTTGCCGTTTGCGCAATGGCGTATGAGACCCCCGTCGGTCTTCCCGAGACTCCGTGCCGCTTCTCCAGTCGAATCAAATGATTGTATGAGATGTCCGCCAATGTCGTATTGGTATACTTTTTTGGATTTGTAATTTTTTGCACCTCTCATTGACATGCTCAAATTTTGCTTGTGTCCAGGTGTGAAAGTCTTCCCGTACCAATAACACTTCTCGCCAACTTGTGCTTCACTGATTTTTTTCTTGGTGTCTGCTGTGCGAGTCTTCCCATAACAATGATTCTTTTCACCGGTTTGTGCTTCGCTGATTTTTTGCTTGGCGGCAACCGTATGAGTCTTCCCCAAATGTGCTTCGCTGATTTTTTGCTTGGTGATAATACTCATCTTACCACCTCCTCCACCTCCCCTCAAGTTGTACCCACCAGGAACCAACGTCCCATACGCATCAACCATCAGTTCCTCGTAATCGTTCAATTCTTCATCCGGAACGTAGTACCAGCGCTTCTCAAATGTTTCCCATCCGTATTTTTGAATAGCACGTGATATTGCTATGCATTGGCTCGGCTTTTGATGTTCTTCGAAACGTGCTTCGATTGGGCGCTTAGTTTGACCTATGTATGTCTTTCCATGTGCAGATGTGAGAAAATATATGAAACCCATGTAAAGATATACGGATCTTCTTGATGTATATAGATAGTGTGTCAATATGCTGATTTTAACAAATATATAATCATACTGTATATTTGTAGTCATGCTAAGTATCACGAAAAATAAGCCTAAGAGTTCAATGGCCACTGTGAAGTTCACGTCGGTGCCCAAAAAGACAGTTCCCAAGAAAATAGCCCCGAGACCCATCGCGGTTCCTCAATACGTCCCGCAATACGTCCCAGCGCCTCTTCCCCAGGTCCCACAGTCTGCATATGGCATACAAAAAAACCTCACCGAGAGCGCATTCCGGCAATACCTCAGGGGGTACGTCCAGATAATCACCGCTGACCTCCCGAAGACGGTGGGAAACAAAATACGCTACGCGATAGACACCGTGGATGCCACAGGTCGTGTCGTGTCAACGCAATATAGACTCGGCGGTTTCGTGAAGTCCGTGGCTCCTGATATGTCTTCTGCGATTTTGTACAATCCTTATGCTCGGAAGCAGTGGACTTTAAAGATAAGGCAGCCGGCAAACAAGAGACTGAGGGTATATTACGCACGGCGGGCCAAGTAAAGGATAAGATAAGATTTTCCTGGGTCAAATGATAAAGTCCTGTCATTTGACCCCGGCATGTACTCTGGTATAAGAGGCCCCTGTCAATATGTAGTTTTACCTTCCTTACAACCTCCGAAAACATGAACACCGCCATGAACACCAACGCATTCACCCAGGAGTTCTTTGATTTCCTGGTCAATGACACGACAGAGACTGCGGAGGACGAGATGGCGCTCGACCTTGCCCTGACGGAGGCGTTTGCCACGGACCTTGTGGAGACAAACATTGCGGACGATGATCTTGACATGGAACTCGAGAAGGCGCTCGAGGCAGCGATGGACGTCGTCGAGCCCGCTCCCGTGGTGGACATGGAGCTGCTCAACCAGATTTCCATCCCCGCTGCTCGCATGCGCGACCCTTCCGACCCGTGCGCTCACATGTTCGAGAAGAAGCCAAAGGTCGTGGCTGAGGGCGAGGTGGTCAAGACCGATCGCCGCAACGAGAACCACAAGGCCCCGACCCGTGTGCTGCTGAATGCCTCTGACCGCAAGCGGTACTCTACATCCATGTATGTGGACAAGATGGTGGTGCCAACCGTTGAGCTCTACGGCGAGGAGCGCCTGACCACTTCCAAGATCTCGGCCGAGCTCGAGCGCGACTTCCGCGGCCTTAGCACGATCGTGGTGACTCGCGCAACTCTCGCGTCCGCCGTGTCTTTCGGTTTCTACGAGGCATTTGGAACCAAGTTTCCCGAGGGGGCCTCGGACGCCGAGCGTATCGCGTGCGCTAGCAACCTGGTCGGTCACATCATCCCGATCTTCGGCCAGACCCGCGCTCCCCCTGCCACAGGTCTTGGCGCCAAGTCAAAGATCTCCATGAACCACGCGCCTCTGTGCGACGGCCACACCTTCGGCTACGAGCCCGTGATCATTGCCACCAAGGGTGATGGTGCCGGCGACTCCGGTGAAATCGTTTTCCAAGGGATCATCGTGTCCAACAAGGGCCTCAACTACGAGGTTGGCAACCTGAAGCGCGTGTCTCTTGGCCGTCGCGACGAGTTCGAGGAAACCCTGTGTTACGTGCTCATTACACATTACTACGGTGCCATTTCATACGACGCGCTCGGCCCCTTCCCCACCACGCGGGTTGGCAAGGACGTTTACAAGTACATCCCGACCGAGGGGAAAAACAAGTACAACGAAATCTTCCGGTGGAACGAGTTCATGGAGGGTCACCAAGATCAGCTCGGTTGCGGCGTGTCTCGCTTCGGCTTCTCTGACACGAAGCAGACAGGGCGCGATATCAGCCGTCGTCTGTTCCCCTGGTCCATCCGCTACGCTATGGACACTCTCGAGTGGCTGCGTGGCAAGGGGCTGGACACCGTCCTTGCTGAGACCCCGATGAGCACTGGTCGCCGCGCTAAGGAGCGGGAGGACATGCCCTCAGGAAGCGACATCAGGCGTTTCCTCCTTGCCGAGCTCCTGCTCAAGGGCACTCCTCTCGAGAAGATGATTACCAACGAGCCTGTTGTGTTCCCCTTTGATGCGCCCATTGTTCGCGATGGCGGTGCTGGTCTTTTCAGCCGCCTGCTCGAGTTCAACAACCTTTGATTATAATACATATTGTCACGCTTCTATACATAAAACAGATCTCTCAATATGTAAAAATGGGTTTCATATACAGACTTACGAGTCCATCAGGAAAGTCGTACATCGGCCAAACAGTTCGTTCTATCGAAGAACGTTTCAAACAACATCAACAACCAGATAGCGAGTGCGTAGCAATAAGCAGGGCTATCCAAAAGTATGGATGGGAAAACATGAAAAAGGAGTGGCAAGAGGTGTCCGACGATAAGCTCAATTTTTACGAGGAAATGCTCGTGGCACTACTCGGGACCCTCTCGCCTGGTGGGTATAATCTCAGAGAAGGTGGAGGATCGAGGGGTAGTCTGTGCGAAGACACAAAGCAAAAAATAACTCTATCACTAATAGGAAAAACCCGTACAGACGAGACCAAGAAAAAAATGAGCGAATCAATGTCTGGTGAGAAGCATCCATTATACGGAAAAACTCATACAGACGAGACAAAGAAAAAAATAAGCGATTCACAGAAAGGTGAGAAAAATCATATGTATGGAAAATCTCATACAGACGAGACCATACAAAAGATGAGCACAGCAAAATCAGGTGAGAAGCATCCTTTTTATGGGAGAACTCATACGGACGAAACGAGAAAGAAAATGATGGGAAATAGTCCTCGTCCCAAGAAAGTTTTTCAGTACGAGCTTGACGGTACATTTGTTCAAACGTTTTCGTCTGGTAGAGACGCCGCACGAGCTCTGAATAAGACCACTGGTTCTAGAATATCAGATTGTGCGATAGGCAAAAGTAAATCAGCATACGGATTCAAATGGTCATACACAAAGTTGTAATATCATTACAAATCACTTACTTCTTCTGAGGCAAAAACGTCGATATACATTTATATCGACGTTTTCGAGATACAATGATATAGAGAGTATAGACATCAAACCAGGTTATGCCATGAAGCTCAACGCAGAGGCTGAACTTTTTATGTGGCGGGCAGACGCAGCACTTTTTGACAAGACAAGTCTGGCATGGTATATGGCGTCGGGAAAGTTTGACAAAAACTCAATGTCCAGGTGGGTGCTCCCAATGACAAAACTAAAGGCTCAGATACTACGCGCATCGATAGACAACTCTATCGTGTTCCTACCGGTTGGGAATACATCGTCCGAACATGCAGAAAGTCTCCCAGGAAACCTAGTGGTGATCTGCTGCGATGCACGTGTGTACGCACTGGCAGTGATCGTTCAGGGGCCCTGTGCATGTCCACAGGAGTACAAAACAACGGATCTTGATAACCTTATCGCGGTTCATATATTGTCTACATCGTTCACGAACGACATACGTCTGCCAGATCTGGAGGTAGAAGCATCCGATGCATTGCCAACGAATGTGTTCAAGCTGTCCGGGATCGTGGCAGAAGAAATTGAGGTAGATGTCCCAGAGACTGCAGAGGCAGAATACGAGAAATTCGTTGTGTTCGCGCACTGGTTCATGGGATATATCACGGAACTGAGAGGCATCATCACACCAGTGAGGGCCCTTGAAGATGCAAGAGTTCGTCGACTGGATATTCTCAAAAAGTGCATCAAAGACAAGATGCAATTTTCAATTCCTCCACCAAGGGAGATTTCTTTCACGAAAATGATGAAGACGCATCAAAAATATGCAGAAATGTTTGGACGCCTGGTGTAAAAATTAAAATATTACATTATATCATAAAATGAAGACTCTACATATCGTGTTCATCGCGGTATTTGCCCTATTCGTCCTCTGGATGCTCAAGAAACACCGCGAAAACTTTACCGAACTAAAATTGAACTTCGCCCCCAGCTCCAACGGTCTGGAAGAAGACATCCAGGGGTACAGATGGGCTCTTGGCGACAGACGCTCGGATTCCGACATTTACTTCGGGTTTGACGACTCTCTGCGTACCTTGTTCTCCACCTACCTCCTTCCCAAGGACCTTCAGACGGATCTTCCCATGCATATGAGACAGTAAACATCTAAAATTTTAACCAGAAAAAATATTTGATTACACTAAATGGCATCGTTGATTCAGTGTAATTTATTGAAAGCATTTCAGCGGGAGATGAACAGCGCGATCAAGGAAAACTACGTCATTGCAACGTCAAGGTTCTTCAACATCGCGAGAGACGTAGCATGGAGAGTGGTGACCCAGGCAAAGCTCGGAAACCATTACGACCAGCTCACCGTTGAAAACCTTCAAGCATACCTCATAAATGTGGCAAAATACGTCGCAGTGGATTACTCTAACACGACATCTGCCGATGTTGTAGACCTCCTCCACAAACTGAATTTGTATGTGGAAGGTCAGTGCTACGGATACAGTGCAAAGGACATTCAAAACGCAGCACAGGACCGCGAAGAAGAACAAATAGAAGAAGTTTTTGACGAGGAGGGCGAAGTCTATGATGATGAGGAAGTCGTTGATGAGGAAGAGGCGGAAGAAGTGTGGGATCGCTCAAATTCAGATGTATATGTCACAGACGAGCCACTGCCAATCCCTGACCCCGCACCCAAGCCTGCCCCAAAGCCTGCCCCAAAGCCTGCTCCCAAGCCTGCTCCCAAGCCTGCTCCCAAGCCTGCACCAGTTCCGACGCCAGTTCCGACGCCTGTCCCTGCGCCAAAGCCCGTTCCCGTTCCCGTCCCGGTTCCTGTGCCGGTTCCCGTCCCAACCCCAGTGCCTGCTCCTACTTCTTGCAAGAATGACCCCCTGAACTCTCTTGAGAACTGCTGCATGGCAAAGGCCCTGAAAGGAGACTTTACAGATGCTGCCTGCTCTAACAATGCCAAGGGTGGTATCAACTGGAGATTCTGGGGTATTGTCGTGCTTGTTATTATAATTCTGGCAATTATTGGTTTCTTCGTGTACAAGAAATTCTTCGCACCCACCATTGACTACAACGTTGGTTACATGAACTACTCCGACAACAAAATTAATAACAATGGTTTTGACTTTGACAACAACTTCGACAATGGAAACTTTGACCTGAACGCGGCAGACCTAGAGATTCTGAACATGCCCGTAGAAGTCCCTGCGGTATCCGTATCGCCTATTGCATCCATCGTGCCCTCCGCGTCTCCCGTAATGTCCATCGTGCCCTCTGCATCTCCCGTGATGTCCGTCGTGCCTTCCGCGTCGCCTGTTCTCGCGAAGCCATAGGTGTGTTTCGATTTTAGGAAACGTCAATATATGTCAAATACCACATATTGACGACACTCTTTATATTTTATAAACATACAGTAGCACATGAAAATGTCAGCCTTTGTCAACAGAAAGGGGCTTGAACTTTCAACATATATGCTTCCTGCAAATAATCCCAAAGCAACTGTCGTGTATTTCCACGGGTTTGGGAGTCATGCGATGCTCGACCTTAAGAACGTCAAGGGGACCTTGACCGGCTCTGGGATCAATATCGCGACATTCGATTATGCCGGTCACGGAAACAGCGAGGGCCAACGATTTATCATTCGTAATCACGAAGACCTGATTGACGATGCGATGACCTTCGTAGAGATCGTGAAGAGAGATGAATACTTTAACCAGTATCCCGTATATGTGATGGGATGCTCGCTGGGTGGGGCAATCGCTTCCAAGGTCCTCGAGGAATATGATGCTCACCACGGTATTCTTATTTCGCCATTGTACGGCGTTGGCGATACGCTTTATTACAAGATAATGTCCAAGCTCGTTTCTGTGTTTGCACACATAGCCCCCGATATCCAAGTGTCCAAGATGAATCAGAATCCAGACGAGGAGTACAGAAAAATTTGGAACAGCGACCCTCTGACACTTAAATCTGGCCTCACGATAGGCACTGCAAATGAGCTTTTGAAGATGGCAAAATCTTCGCATTCTGGGATTGATTGTATTAGGACGAATATGACATGCCTGCAGTCTATCAGAGACACACAGGTCAATGCCATGCTGAATATCAATCTGTTCTCTACACCATCACGGTCGATCGTGGAATTCAACAATTCGTGGCATGGTATCTTGATCGAGCAAGACCACGGCATTGCTTGCAATGTGATACTTGATATCATAATGAATGGTCGAGCACGTGTCATTTCCTAATAAGACGTGCCTTTTTCACTGTCTTAGAAATAAGGTCACTTCTGATATATGTAACGGTAGACCTTTGAACGGCATTGAATACCAGTGACTTTCCAAAATTTTTATTGGTCGCATTCTGGAACCGGCAAGCACCGGTGTTTATGACAAAGTTCTTATTTCTGTCCCAGTCGTATTTTCCAAGCGCACATGGATAGTCCTTGACTACAGACGAAGAAGCCCCCTTCATGGCAGGGTCTGCGCTTCTTGCAGTCCACCCATTGTACACATACCGTTCTCCATTGCACGTGACGCCCGCGATAGCATGTCCGAGTGTGCACGCATTCGTCTTCAATTCTGCACCTATCACACAAGAATCTAGAACATATACCTTTCCATTGTATCTAATCGTCCTGCTGTGTTCGCTGGGGTTGTGTCCTTCGAGTCTGCCTATCTTAGGAGGCTGGAATCTCCACTGTCCCTGAAGGTAGTCTTCAGCAGCATCGCGATGAATAAGGATTACTTCGGGGTTCGATATGTCCACGTAGTCTCCCATAGGGCTTGCGACCCCCATGGTTTTGGCCCACTCCGTGCCACTGATGGGCAAGTTGACATTAAAACCGGAAAACACAAGGTTGCCTTTGACGTACCCAACCGAAAGATGCGGTGCCCTCAAGAACGCAAACATCGCGTGCTGGTATGGGCCATAGTGAGCTTCTTCTGTATTATCCGGGTTTGACGTAAAATAACGAGGGTTTATTTTCCGAATGGCTGCCAAGAATTGCTTGGGCTGCATATGGTTCACAACACGGGCCGATACCTTACCAATTTCGTACCCTTTGAGAATTTCTTTCATAGCACCCGCAGCGTCTACGACCATCGGGTTAGAAGACCTCGTGAGCGATGTCGCATGTCTGTGTACAATAGAACGTGTATATTGGCTGTAAAACAGAGTTGTAAAAATAGCAGAGAACCAGCAAATCGCACCCTCCTGCTTAGCGGTGTAGACCATTTCACACTTCTTTGCCCTCGTTTGGACGGTGGGCATTATTTTAGTTAGGCCGTATTTCTTCCCTTCTGAATTTTTGATAATAGTTCTTTTTGCTTTTGAAACGCCTCCGGTGGAAGCCCTTGTTGGGCCAGGAGACACAGACCTCCGCTTGTATGCTGCTTTAAGTACAGGGCTGGCCACGGGGCTTCTCCTGTTCACGTTCATAGGAGAAGGGCTCCCTGGGCTCTTAGTACGCTGCTGACGCTTCATTTTCAACACCTTTTCCCGTTCCAAACGCCGCGCTTCCAACTCAGAAACCCTTCTCTTTTTGACTCTGCCAATGACTTCTTTCATTTAATTACACAAATATTTTAACCAAAAGAGCTCTGGCGGCTTACAGGCCCGCCAAAGGTCAGCGATGGTGTCGCTGGCTTAGAGAACGCCGAGAAACTGGTCGTGGCCGGGGGCTGCGAAAAAAAGCTTGTTGCAGGTTTGCTTGCCGTGTTTTGCGAAAACGTGTTAGTAGGAGCGGTAAAAGCGGGTGTCTGTGAGAAAAGGTTCGTGGTGGGAGCGGCTGGAGTGGTTTTCGGTGCGAAAAGGTTTGTAGTGGTAGCAGCAGGAGCATTTTGCGTGAAAAGGCTGGTGGGAGCAGGAGCGGGCGTTTGTGCGAAAAGGTTGGTGGGAGCAGGAGTGGGCGTTTGTGCGAAAAGGTTGGTGGTAGGAGCAGCAGTGGCAGGTTTCTCCGTGGTCGCAGACCCCTGGAAAATGAAATTGGTAGAATTGGTCTGAGCAGGCGGGGCAGCAGGGGGAGGAGCAGGCAGGGCAGCAGGAGTAGGGATGTAAGGCTCGTATTTGTCCTCCCCGGCAGCGGTGTTCGGGAAGAACGTGCGCATGAGGACCGAGTCGTAGCACATGTTATCACCAATGAGGATGAATGCCTCCACAGGTTCCCGCATGTTCACGCCAGTGTGAAGCCCGTTGTCGCTCCCAGGGATACAGTAACCCTTTGTCTCATCTGAGGCAATGATGATGCGGATGTTGTCCATCTGGGCGAACAGCAAATTCGAAGACAGCTTGAATTCGACCGCATTGTAGTTGCTATGGTGCTTCAGAAAACTGTTCACGAAGCCAACGAAGTTAGACTGCATCACATCGGTGATGACATACTTGGTGCCCTTGAGGGCCTCCACGTGGCTCTCAATCATCTCAATGATCTTACCACGGAAAGCCATTGTGGATAATTGTTTGATACAATTCTGAGAATGAAGTGATAAGATACACAGTTTGTCAATATGGACTTGCCACGTCATCATTTAATTTGTCAGAATGGTTTCATTTTGGCAAAACAAATCAATCCTTCGCTTCCTATATTCACTTTGACGGGCCGACGAGTTTCCACAGATCGCACTTGCCAGTCTTGGCGTTCCAGTTGTAACCCTTGTGCGTGTCGCAGACGCACTCGTTCCGTGTAGGGTCCCAGTTAAGACCATTGGCGTAATCACACACGCACTTGCTGCCGTCCCATTTCTGGTACTTCGGGCACGACTTGCTAGCAGCGGGCTTCTTTGCGTTCATCTTGTTCAGAGCATCCTTGAACTGGCCTTTCTTGATGCACCGCTTAGACTTGCTGTCCCATGAGTAATCGCTGGTGCACATGCACTTCTTGCCGTTCCACTTCTTGCCAGAGGATTCGTCACACACGCATGCCTTTCCGTTGGAGACGCGACCCCCGGTGCAGGTGAACGCTCTGCCCTTCTCGTCAGTCCCACGGTACGTCTTGTACCACTCCCCGGTCCGCTGGCACTTCCCCTTGTTCTTGCCGGACGTGATTTCTTGGGTGGCCTTGGGGCACATGCCTCCCACCTTCTTCACAATGGGGCTTCCGGTGCTCTTCTCCGTCTTCTTTCCTCCCTTGTCATATTCGTAGTCGTAAAAGGTCTCCACGGCTTCGTCGGCATCAACGGTGGTAAGGTTGAACCCGTCCGCGTACCCGATGTCGTATGCCTCCTCGATCTTATTGGAGCAATCGCACGTTGACTGGGTATCAACGGGGATGATTCTGACAGCAGTGGGCTTTGTAAACCACATGTAAAGCACTGCAGCAAGGAGAATTACGAGAATGGCAATTGCAATGTGAGACACGGACATTCGCATATATTATAATAATTATTTTTTTTTTATTAACACATTTCGTAGTCACGCTCACTTTGACGGGCCAACAAGTTTCCATAGATCGCACTTGCCAGTCTTGGCGTTCCAATTGTAACCCTTGTGCGTGTCGCAGACGCACTCGTTCCGTGTAGGGTCCCAGTTAAGACCGTTGGCGTAATCACACACACACTTGCTACCATCCCACTTCTGGTGTTTTGGGCACGACTTGCTGGCGGGTTTGGATGCGGGGGCCTTCTTTGCGTTCATCTTGTTCAGAGCATCCTTGAACTGGCCTTTCTTGATGCACCGCTTGGACTTGCTGTCCCATGAGTAATCGCTGGTGCACATACACTTACTGCCGTTCCACTTCTTTCCGCTGGCCTCGTCGCACACACACTGTTTGCCGTTGGATACTCTTCCGCCGGTACAAGTGAACGCTCTGCCCTTCTCGTCAGTCCCGCGGTACGTCTTGTACCAGTCCCCAGTCCGCTGGCACTTCCCCTTGTTCTTTCCGGAGTTTATCTCTTGGGTAGCCTTGGGGCACATGCCTCCCACTTTCTTTACGATGGGGCTTCCGGTGCTCTTCTGGGCCTTCTTCCCCTTTCCTGCACTGGATTCGTAGTCATAGAAGGTTTCCATGGTGTCGTCTTCGTCTTCGGCCATAGTGGTAAGGTTGGACCCATCCGAAAACCCAAGGTCATAAGACTCGTCAATCTGGTTGGAGCAGTCGCACGTTGATTGGGTATCAACGGGGATGATTCTGACAGTAGTGGGTTTGGTAAACCACATGTAAAGCACCGCGGCAAGGAGAACCACGAGAATGGCAATGATAATGTGAACGGCGTGCATTTTAGTATATACATCCTAAATGTTTTAATTACGATTTCACTGCATGGAAATTAAAATATTTGAATATTATATCACACTTTCTCGATGAATACCAAAATACTACTAGCAGGAGCAGTCGTCGTCATTATTCTTGCAATTTTCTTTGCCATGTTCATGAACAAAGAAAAGTTCGTGGGAGACTTCTCATACGACAGCGGTTTCTACGCCGTTGACCGGGCGATGGGCGGGAGCGGTATCCTGGAAGACCCGATAAACCAGAGCAGGATGCAGTAATCAACTGAGAGAAACATCAACAGTCATGTAGCCATTTGCCATTCCTTTACCATCATCAATAGCATTAAAAAGACCAGGATCCAAATCCACTCCGCCGAACCCGCATTTGTCAACGACAACACCTACCACTTTCTTTCCATTCGCTTTGTTGGTGATCGTGGCTTTCTTTCCACATTTGTCTTGGGTCATCTCTGTCACGCAATAAGCTAACCATTTATTGGGTGGACCGATGTTTAATTTGCGCTGATTGATCGCGTCGGCACAGTACAGACTACTCACTGTATTGGTGCCATTTTCGTAATAATGATACGTTGCGCGCACGCCACCGCCACCGCTTGGTTTAGGTTTTGGACCTGGCTTGGGTGCTGGTACGGGTTTTGGCTTGGGTGCCGGCGTGGGTTTTGGCTTGGGTGCTGGCGTGGGTTTTGGCTTGGGTGCTGGCGTGGGTTTTGGCTTTGGGGCAGGCCGTGGTTTTGGAGCTGGCACAGGTCTTGGCACTGGTGCGGGTGTTGGCCTCGGCGCGGGTCTTGGCACTGGCACAGGAGATGGCTTTGGCACTGGCACAGGAGATGGCTTTGGCACTGGCACAGGAGATGGCTTTGGCACTGGCACAGGAGATGGCTTTGGCACTGGCACTGGCACGGGAGTTGGCGCTGGAGCAGGAAGCGGAAGTGGTCTTATTGGCGCTATTGACGTATCCGGTAAATTTGGAAACAATAGGTTTGATGGAACTACTGTGCTTGTTGGAAACATTTATATACATACGCATTATTTTAGTAATCAAGTGTTCATTCAAATGGGTTACGGTCATTCGTAACAATGTCTTTTACAGTTTCTATGAATTCGTCTAAATCAGACATTTCAGATATTCGGACGATAGGCATGCCGTGCTCGAGAAGAATGACAGTTGGGACACGACGTATCTCGAACAGGGGTCCGATAGGGTTATTTTTTTCGAATACGATGTCAAACACATCAACATTCAAATCCCGACGAGCGTCAAGACGCGCCAACAGATTATTGCTCCTAGGGCACTCGCGTGCAGTGATGGTTAATACAGAGTGCTTGTTTCCCGTTCGAACGCTCCGTAAGAGTTTTCTATAGTTTAAAACTTTCACAACATGCATTTTCACTGTGAAACATTTTTTATTACTTGATTGTCAATACGGCAATAAATAACAAAACGTAATCAAATATGTTTACTTCTTGGGCTTCTTTTGTGCTTTCAGTTCCTTTTGAAGGTTTTTGTAATCCATTTGTACTTGTTTCATCTTCTTGTTAAGAATTTCGAATTTCTTTTCAAGATTTGAGACATTGTTCTTTTTCGCGATGGGTTTCTTCTTGCTGTAGTCAATGAGCTTTCCTTTTGAATTGCGGACCGGAAGCACGTTTGACATATACGCCATGTTTTATATATAGCAAACTTTTTTTACAATGGTTAATTTTGATAAGCAACTCCATCCTGTGCAATCAAACAATTCTTCCGTGTTGACATAATTAAGTCAGAGCAGTTAACTATCTCACCTGCAGTATCATCTGCAGTATCATCTGCAGTATCATCTGCAGTATCATCTGCTTCATCTGCAACAGCTTCGGCAACGGCCTCGGCAACATCCGTATCAACTACTTCATCTTCTCTGTCAAAATTTGGTTTTATATAAACAACCGCCAACAGAACAATTATGATAATAAGAATCGCAATGAGTATCCAGTAGCGTGTCATTTAAATGATGGGATATTTTATTTGATTTTAAAACAGGTTAAAGATGAATGGAATGCTGCACGCGAGTCTATAGAAAGTCATAACCCACATAGGGATAAAGTTGTACCACGCATGTCCTTTGTTAATCCCAATAACGCTTCCCGATATGAGAGCACCTAGACTGAGCGAATTTGATACGAAGCACAGCGCCCTCGCAATTGTGTACTTGTTGTTCTTTTTTACGCTGCCAGTGGGGATCCACTCCCCAGCAGACCCTATGACACGATCAAGTATAGCTTGAACGTATGCCCAAGATTGAGCAGCTGCCAAAAAGCAAGATGACCATGGGTATTTTTGAGCAGTCCACACGGGGCGCACAAAGTATCCGAGTATCAGCATAGGAGCGGCCCAGGCAATATTATAGTACATAATGTGGCTCGGGTTGCTCAGCCACACCACAAGAGGGTCTAGTGTGATTCCAATGATCGTAAGAAAAACAGTAGATGGGTACCCCATAAAACCGAACAAGTAATTCACCCTGGTTGTAAAAGTGCATTTTTTCCCCCAAAAGTCTTTTGACCAAGCAAAGAGAGTAGAGCCGCTTCCCCAGCGGTACTGTTGACTGAAATAGGCCTTGATAGTTTCGGGGTTGACGCCAGTAGCAAGATTGACGGGAATGTAGCGTAAATCCCATCCATTGGTAATAGCATAATACCCACTCCGCACATCTTCGGATGCTTCTGCGACCGCAGTCCCCCCATTCGGGAGGAAAGTAGCTCGCCTGTACACCGCACAGGAGCCGACACAGATTGCAGTTCCCGCTGGCTCGTATTTTTTAAAGATGTTTTTAGAAATGGTGTCCCGAGATGTCAATATGACCCGGTAAAACACTTCCTGGCGAACCGCTGCAGCGCGCTCGACCCACGATTGTTCCGGCCTCATTTCAAAGAATTGAGGCGTTTGTAGAATACCAAGTTTAGGATTATGTGCAAACCTTGGTATTGTTTCTAGTAGGAAATCTTCGCGTGGGCAAAAGTCGGCATCGAATATGACGAAGAGATCTCCTCTAGCGTGATGTTGGAAACAGTATCTCAAATTTCCAGATTTTTTGTGAACACCCTTGTCTGGGCGGGCTACATACACGAAACCAAATGTCTCTGCAAGCTCTCGTATGTTTACCTGCTTCCCACGGTATTCATAAGACTCCTTCCCGTCGTTCTGCACATACACAGTCACGACCCCTGGGTATTTCATCTTCGAAACGTAGTGCCATGTGTTTATAAGAACGCTGACACTCTCTCCGCAGATGGGGAGGAAAATGTCAATAGGAACTGCCCAACTATGTTCAGGGTCGTCTTTGATGGTGTCTATGATTGTATTATGCTCGTTGAGATTGAAATCAGGGGCCAGGGTATCTGTAAGGAGTTTTCCAAAGAAACAAAATGCTACAATTGCAAGGAATGCGTAGTAAAAGTACAAATTAACACTGTTCGTAAATAGCACCATCCCCGTGATCATACCCCCAATGCTAAATGATATACCTGTGTTAATAAGCCACCGTTTACGATAGACATAGCAATATTTTAGCTTGTCGTCCGGCGGGCGAGGGAGAACAATTGTTCTTTCGCATTCGTCTATTTTGTTTTCATTGAACAGTTTCTCAGCGGGCGTACAAGAAAGGCTTTCATTTACCATGTGGTACAACATAAAGTTATTTTTTAAGTTCAGTGTTCACACCCCTGGCGTCTCCCAAAATAGATGGCCATATCGTGGATGAAAGTGTCCGCAATTTCTTTTGTCACGTGCGAGAGCACGCACACGTGAGACCTTTTCCCAACGGTTGCGAGGCTCCACTTCTTAATCAGTTCTTTTGAGGGCGATTTAAACACGAGAATGGGCGTGTTCTCGTTTTTCCATGGCTTGCATTCCGGAACGCATTCCAAGAGACGATTGTACATATACTCCGTCGTCTCGAGGCAGTTGGATACTTCTTTCCCAAGGTCCACGGTTTCCAAGAATTCGTTCATGAAAAAGGGCGCGTGTCCATTTCTGCTTCCAGACACCGTGACATCCCTCTGTGCAATGACCTCTTCAAAGTTTTCCACGCTCGTCGGGTGGTCTTTCACCGACATAAAGACACCGCTCGGAAACTTGACACCCGGCCACTTGTGGCAAGAAACCGAAATGGAATCAAAGAGCTTGTACTGGTCATACCCGGGGCGGAGAAAAGGCATCACAAACCCGAAGAAAGCCGCGTCCGCATGGATGTATACGTCTTCCTTCCCCGCGAGCGCGAATTTTATGCGTTCAACATCGTCAACTGCGCCAAGGAAGGTGGATCCGATGTTTGCGAGAATTATGGCAGGCCTGGCATGGTCAACAAGGCACCCGAGCTTTCTGGTATCAAACTCCCCAGTTTCCGTAGTGGGAACTACCACCGAATCAATTTTGAGAATGTTTGCGATCTTCTTGATGGAATAGTGGCTCTGGTCGGAATAATACAGCACGGCGTTTGGGTATTTTTCGCGGGCAATCCAGAGACCTTGCATGTTGCCTTCGGACCCCCCGGACGTCGTGTATCCCCACACCTCGTTTATGTCAACGTTCCACAGACGCGACACGTTTTCGAGCATTTTTAGTTCTTCGGGGTGGGCATGTCTGTCAAAAGTCCCTTCAGGCGCAAAGGGGTCCCCTGCATTGTTAAATGTTACGCGCAGAGTGGGCGAAGCGCGCGGGAACTGCCTGTTCAGTGTACAAGGATATCCGATGGCGATTGACCTGGCAAAGGACCGCATTCTATTACACCTGGCGATAAAAAGTTGCTAAAACTAACGAACATCAATATGGCATATCACACGTTTCATGCATATCATGCATTTCATTTGTCATTTGGGATTTGGGAATAAAATTTGACTCCAGACCGCCATGGGTATTATTGACAAAATTCTCCAGAATGTCTGCACACGCCGGCGATGTCGCGGTGGCCGTCCCCGAGCGGCCCGTGGTCATGGCCAAGATTATGAAGAAAAGACAAGTCGTGTCAACGGCTATTCATGCTGTGATTAATTCCGTGTTTTACCTAACCATTCTCCAGTATGTTGGCGTTTCATTTGTCAATGCGACCGTCCCGCAGATCGTGTGGAGTTGCTTTTTCACTTTGTTTGTGGTCCTTGACTTTGTGTTTCATGTGTGGCAGCTGTGCATTGCCCACAACCTGTCTGTCGTAGATACAAGTGTGGAGATAAAGAACCTTCGTGTTGCGATGATTGTCACCAAGGCACCTTCGGAGCCATGGGATGTCGTGAAGACGACTTTGAACGCCATGCTCGCCCAGGACGTCAACTGTCCATACGCAGTGTGGCTCGCGGACGAGAACCCGAGCGAGGACACCAAGCTGTGGTGCGCGATGAATTCCGTGCGGATTTCTTGCCGGAAAGGTGTTGACGGCTACCACAACGTGGACTGGCCCCGCCGCCGGAAGTGTAAGGAGGGGAACCTTATGTTCTTCTATGACAAATTCGGATACGACAACTATGACGTCGTATTCCAATTCGACAGCGACCACGCCCCCACGCCGAGCTATCTGAAGAACTCCCTCCCGGCCTTCATGGACCCCGAGGTGAGTTACATCGCGATGCCCAACATTAACAAGAAGGGCTCTTGGATCTCCAACGCCCGCCGCACCCAGGAGGCGTGGTACTACGGCCCGAGCCAGATGTCTTACTCGTACGACAACATGCCCATGATGACCGGGAGCCACTACGCCGTGCGGACGTCTGCCCTCAAGGAAATCGGCGGCATTGGCCCCGAGCTCGACGAGGACATGAACACCACTCTGATGTTCGCCTCCCGTGGTAAGAAGGGTGTGTACGCTGGAAATGCCATTGCATATGGCGACGGCCCTCTGAGCCTGGAGGACGCGCAGAAGCAAGAGTTCCAGTGGGCCAAGAGCGCGATCATTTCTTTCATCCGCTGGAAGCACGTTATCTACCCCGCCGGCGGTTCCATGAACCGGGGTGGTCTTTTCCGGTTCCTAATGATCCGCACCTGGTACACTGTCCAGCTCGCTTTTTTCGTGTATATGTGGATCCTGATCGCCCCCCTTGTGTTCGTCGGTTCCTGGTGCTCCTCGGAAAAGTGTACTTTGTCCTTTGTCACGCTCCTGGTCCATTCTACCCCTCTGCTGTTTGCCAACTGGGGGTACGAGACCATGGCACGGCGGAATGGATGGCTCCGTCCCGAGGACATTCCTTTCTTTTCTCTCGACCTGATTGCCTACAGGGTCCTGAGGCCCATTTGGAACACTATTGGTATTTTTGCTGGCCTCATCGAGCTCGTTTTCAATGTTGTACCATCTTTCTCGGTTACCAGGAAGGGCGATAGTTCTACGTCCCCTCTTGGTGTGTTTACTATGTGGTATGTGTTTCTGCTCCCTCTGTACTATGCCATTTTCGTGGTGATCAACCTCGTCAAGGGCGCCGATGTCCCGATTATGATCCCGGTTCTTTACACGAGCTCGGTTCTGCTGTATATTTACATCGTCTTCAGGCACTTCCAAGACCAGAAGTTCAAGGCGCTGACGAAGCTGAATTACGTCGGTCATGCCCTCGTCATTACCGCTCTTGTCGGCAGCATCGTCGCATTTCTGGTTGTTTTCCGTGATAGCATCTTTACACTGAACAACGCAAAAGTGTTCATCCCCACTTTCACATATGAATATGATTTGTGGCTGACAGTTTCAGCCAATGGTCTGTCTATTATTTGGGGTCTATTCGTAGCATTTATGTAATCACAAAAAAGAGTACTCAGCTTCTTCATCACCGCCTTCGTCACCGCCTTCGTCACCACCTTCGTCACCGCCTTCATCATCGTCGTTCCCACCTTGGGAATCCTTTGGCCAATTGCATACACCTACGACACTGTCCCAGACTGTCCCGGTAGCGCATGGCATCTGCGTTGCCTGGGTTCTCCCTGGTTCACAAATGTAAAAAAAGTTTTCACCATCGCTCCCATATGGTTGACCTCCCTCGAGACCAGAGCAAGCTGAGCCAGACGGGGCGGGGGTTGGTGCAGGAGTTGGGGCGGGTTTGGGAGTTGGCATGGGTCTCGGAACTGGGGCGGGTTTGGGGGTTGGCACGGGTCTGGGCACTGGTGCAGGTTTGGGAGCTGGCACGGGTTTTGATGGGGTAATCTGTATCAGACGCACAAAGTCGTACGGAGGTCTTGATTTGAGAACAACAGTGACATCATCGCCCTTGGTATATGTGTTACTCCCCGGTATGATAGGGGTTCCAACTGCGCCATTTGGCCGTTTGAAACTCACTCGCACTGCCTTGGGGTTTGCGTCTACTATCATTCCTTTCACCGTTATGGTTTCTTGTGACGGCGCCGGACCGGGTGGTTTCGACGGGGACGTTTGTACCAGACGCACAAAGTCGTACGGCGGCCTTGATTTGAGGACAACAGTGACATCATCGCCCTTGGCATATGTGTTACTTCCGGGTATGATAGGGTTTCCAACTGCACCATTTGGCCGTTTGAAACTCACTCGCACAGCACCGGGGTTTGCATCTACTATCGTTCCTTTCACTGATATGGTATCTTGCGACGGTGCCGGGGGTTTCGGGCTCGGTATTACAGGGATTTTTGTGCATCCAAATCCGTCAGCCCGGTATCCAGGGGCACACACGCACTTCCCGTCGGAACCCAACACCTGACCCAGGGGGCATGCACATTTGTCACCCACCATCACTTGACCATCAGGACACTGCGTCTTGACACACGTGGTTCCGTTCCAGACGTACCCGTCTGCGCAAACACAGGCCCCGTCCTTGGCAACAGCGCCCTTTGCCGCATCGCATACACACTTGTTGTTTACGCTCACTTGCAGCGGCGAACACACGACGGGTGGCACCAGGGGCTTCGCAGGCCCGAGGGCATCCGCACATTCTTTGCTCTGTGTGCATTGCTTTTGGCCGTCTTCATGTTCCCAGCCCCTCCCGGTGTCTATGGTGCCATCTGGACACACCCACTTGTTATCCTTCATCACTCTCACGGAATACCCGCACTCTTTCAGCACGGGTGCGCCAGCAGGAGGGCACGCGGGCGTCTGACACTGCTTGTCTCCGTCAACATGCTCCCACGAGCGCCCTGTGTCGGTCATGCCATCCGGACACACCCACTTTCCATCGGACGAAATCCGCGTGGTGTACGAGCATTTTACAGGGGCGGGGCCTAGGGCGTCTACACACTGGGGGGTTATGGCACATTGATTTTGACCATTTTCATCTTCCCAGCTCCTGCCGGTGTCTATGGACCCTTCGGGGCACACCCACTTGTCGTCTTTTTGGATCCTCAGAAGATACTTGCACTCGGCCTTCTTGAAGAAGAGATAGTATATCCCATAGAGCACAGCAATGACTACCAGGATTGCCACAATCACGATGGCAAGTTTCTTAAATGTGAATCCTGTAGTGGCACCAAACACTTTAGAGATGATAGACGCCCCAGTGGCACCTGCCACAACTCCTTCTCCGAAGTCACTCCCAGTGTTGTTCCCGAAATCGTTCCCGAAGTCATTTCCAACATTTACATTGTTCCCGAAATCGTTCCCGAAATCGTTTCCAACATTTACATCGTTCCCGAAATAGTTGTTAAGATTTTCGACAACGTTGTCTACTAAAGTCTTCGAAGCCATTTATACTATAGAAACAAAATAAACACGTTTTTTTTTGATGAAAAAAAAGTACTGTAAAATCAATGAGCATCTCCATAAGAGAATTCGATCCAACCACGATTTCAGACGGTGCGATTGTAGGCGTCGTCGGTCGTCGCGGTTCTGGTAAATCCATTATCATCAAAGACCTTCTGTATTACAAGCGACACAAGCTGCCATGTGGTCTTATAATGAGCGGGACAGAGGCAGGAAACGGTTATTTTTCAAAGTTCGTGCCCGAGGTCTTTGTGTTTGATGATTTTGACGGCCCTGCCCTCGACAGACTTCTCGAGCGCCAGAAGAAAGCAGCCAAGAAAGGGAATATGGGAAAGGTCTTTGTCGTTCTGGACGATTTGGCATTCGATTCGTCTATCATGAAAAAACCAGTGATGAGATACATTTTTATGAACGGGCGACACTTGAACATCTACCTTATCTTCAGTTCACAGTACGTCGCAGATTTGGGTCCTCCCGCCATTCGTGCAAACATTGATGTTCTCCTCGTATGTCGCGAGGCGATCCAGGCGAACCGGTTCCGTCTGTATAATATGTTTTTCGGTGTTTTCGAGACGTTCGAAGACTTCAATAAGGTGCTCAATGCTTGCACTGAAAATTATGGCGTGCTTGTTTTGGATAATACAAAGATCAGCAATAACCCAGAAGAATGTGTGTTCCACTGGAAAGCCAAGATAAGAGACGACTTTAAGATGGGGTCCCACGCATTCTGGAATTTTCAAAGTCCCGCGTCAGGAAAGACGATAGCGACGAAGAGGAGGACAACAATGGAGTGAAGCTTATCAAGAATAGGAAATAATGACAGTGTTCGTCAAAATATAAATTTAATAATGTAGAAAGTTGTTAACAAATGTCGTCTACAAACATATTCTCTGGTATGGACACCAAGGATATGCTGGGTCTTTACTCATCCCTCGTGGGCGGCAATACCCCCAAGGAAGAGGAGGCCGAGCTGTTCCGCAGTCTCAGAGAAGAGTACAACAAGACGAACCCAGAGAAGGAGCTCGGTCCGGAAGTCCTCACGTCTTACCAGGCGTTTTGTATCGCGACGAACTTTGAAGAGGCAAAGGACGTTCGTATGAACCAAACCATTGACGGGTTCGAGGACTCTACGATGGAATACACCCCCTGGGATCCTCTCATTCCTGTGGACGACACGCAGCAGTACCCCGGCGACGAGTGTGTACCCAGGCCCACCACGAGACACGTGCCCGTGGTTATTCCTCCTCGCGAGGGCGAGCGGGAACACGAGGACTTTGAAAACTTTTACCAGGGGAACGACATCGAAGGCCTCGAGGAAGACCTCCCAGACACGTCTCCTTTCTACGAGGACGCCATTACCGTTGATGACGATCAGATGCCCGATGGCAACAATGTGTCTACTTCCGTGTGTATGAGCCTTTGATTTTACACTGAACGTTTTAGGATGTGATGCGCTATTTTCTTCATATGTGCCAAGAAATCTTCTTTCTTTGATACCAATTTAAGAAGATTACAGTCATGACATGCTGTAACACAGTTGTTCCTGATGTACCCGATGTTGTTGTTAACCCTATCAATACCGTTCATATGGCTGTCTGTCGTTTGCCTGCAGCAATAAGAACAGTCGCCATTTCGAAGGGTGTAGTAGTCGTCCTCGGTCAACTTGAAATTCTTGTGCATGTTTTCGGTCTTGTAGACTTCATACGGTTTGTATTTTATGTTGTTCCACTTGTCCGTCTTATTGCCAGGTCCTCCGTTCACGTGAGAAATGTGGAGACACCGCATGATGAACACAGACGCGTCGCACGACCCCTTCGCCCTCACGCATTTATCGCACGCTGGGACAACATTTTTTCGTACAAAACCCTTCTCTGGATATAGTCTATCCACACTAGACACCTTGAAATTGAGAGGTTCTTCGCCACAGTACAAGCACGGGAGGTCCGTGATGCTCATCAGCTCCTCGGCGCTAAGCTCCATAGGAACCATTGATTTCTGTGCACTTCGCACAGACTGGTTGTAAATCCATAGGTTTGCCGTGTGTTCCTTCTTCATTTTGAAAACGAAGCATCGTCATCAAAATAAGTTAAAGCATGTGTCAATATAGTATGACAATATGCATATCAGTTGCACTTGTCAATGACTGCCCCAGTGATGTTGTGTATTTCGCGTTCCATGATGAATCTGGATACTTCCGCGAGGCGAATAAGTTCTGTCATCTCGCATGTGCTGATCTGCGACTCCAACTGGTGTAGCTGGGTGACTGGCACGGGGTTCACGGTCATCTTTTCAAACCGCTCGTTGTTCTGACTGTGGCTTATTGACAGACCTTCTACGAAATTTGGTATTTCCTTTCTCGTTTTTTTGAGAATGTCATCGGAAAGGAGTTCTCGCACAGAAGCAGCCTCTATGATTCTCGTAATAAGGCACTTGCAAATGCCACGGTATGCTTCCAGTTCCTCGTTTCCGGAACTCATTTACAACCGCCATCATTTTAATACGCATAAATTTACGAAATTACTTCTTCACGTTGTTTTTCTTAGGGGCATTCTTTGCGTTGTTTTTCTTAGGAGCGTTCTTAGGAGCGTTCTTTGCATTGTTTTTCTTAGGAGCGTTCTTTGCATTGTCTTTCTTAGGAGCGTTCTTTGCATTGTCTTTCTTAGGGGCATTCTTAGGGGCATTCTTAGGGGCATTCTTTGCGTTGTTTTTCTTAGGGACATTATTTACATTGTTATTGTTATTGTTGGTAACCCACCACTCTTCGTTTGTCTCCCACTCGTTGCCCCAGTTGTTTCCCTCGTTCCAACTGTTCCAGTTCCAGTCGTCATTGTTGTTGTTATAGTTGTTGTTGTAATTGTTGTTATTATTATAGTTATTGTTGTTGTTATTGTTATTGTTATTGTTATTGTTATTGTAGTTGTTATTCTTTCGGGTATTGTACACCGGTTCCTGTTTCTTAGATTGTGTTGCGCCCATGATACTTATATCATATATTTTTATAGTAAAATGAGTCCACGGTTTTTCTAATTTCGTGAATGTCCTGGAGAGGTACGTCCGACCCCGTTCTTATGTTGTCAACTTCCATTTCTATGACCCCTGCTAGGAAATAGTCTAGTTTTGTCGGACCAACTGCGAATCTGTCAATGTACATTTTTCCAATCTCTATAACTTTTTGATCATCTGCCTGAATGAGCAGGTCCAGGTTGCAGTCCTTATTCTTCTTCGACATCACAATAAGGACCATGGAATCAATGAGAGAGGTGTGTTTCTTATACACTCCATGTCTTTTAAGAATGTTTATTACCACGTCAATTCCTCCCTCGTGTCCTTTGTTATTAAGTCTTGGTACGACTGGAGCACTTTTGACCTCGCTTTCTTCAAACGCGTCTTGTTCTTTTCGTACTTCCTTTCTGGCAATAAAAATAGCAATTGCTGCCATCCCTATTGTAAATAGGGGAACGATTACGTTTATATCCATGTGATGTTACTCGTGTGAAACATTTAAGTTATAGAGGATACAACCTCCGAATGTCCTCATAAAACCTTTTTGTATCCTTTTCTTCCTTTAAAAACAGCTCATGTTTGATTACCTTTCTTCGTTCGATTTCTGCAGGAGGTATAGGTATATCCTTTTTCCTTGGTACTAGCACGAATGCTGCGAAGACCAGAGCAGCTGTGAGTACAACCCAGATAAGTATCATTTACAATATATGTTATTTCTTTTTGAAACGTCGATATAAATTTATATCGACGTTTTCATAAAACTTGAAGTAGTCGTAAAATCTAGTAGGGCAGGTTGTTGTATGTGGTACATCTGTAATTGTTGGGGCCTCTGCACATCATCCCAGTGTAATCGCCGTATCCGGGGTATTTGTAAGTGTTCGCTATGTCGGCATCGAGCGCATTCACGCCTTTTACCGCATTTTTTTTGTACCTGGTCCACAAGACCGCGTTAGCACGATCGTATGCGAGGTCCCGGCTGAAGTAGATTTCCTTTCTCTGCCAGAATACGAAGAGCACGATGACAATTATCAGAACCGCTGCGAGTACGTACATGGCCATTTATATGTGGGAATATTTTTATTAAAAAATGATTTATATTATAAATGATTGCTGATTTGATCCGCAATGTGAAAGAAGCCCTGTCAAGCGAAGACGTCAAAACCGCGCTGAACGAAGTCGTAGAACCGTGCATGAAATACGTTGACGTCAAGGTGAAATCCGTGTCATTCTTCTTCCAGGTCATCGCTATCCTCATCCTGGTGCAGTGCATGGCCACGTTGTTCCTGATAATTATGGAAATCAGGCGCAACATAACTTAAACAACGCCGTGGGATATATAGCAATGGATAAGCTCCTGCGGATCACGGAGCGCGTGGCAGAAAAGCTTCCCGAACCGCTCGCAATTGCATCAAAACCAAAGAAGCTCGAGGATGCATTCTTATTTGGCAAGCGTGTGGACTCGTTGAAGGAGTGGCTCCTCAACGGGAAGGCCGATGTTGCCTTTTTGTCCGCACCATGTGGTTCCGGGTCCACGACACTCGTGGAGCTCTTGATGGCCGAGATTGGTATGGAGGCGTGCGATGTGGACCATGTCGACAAAGACTTTCAAAATCTGTTGGCAGAGAGCAACAAGTCCACAGCAGGCGTTGTTGTTTTGGACGGGTTTGACTCGCACGTCGGAAAGAGGAGCATGATGATATTCGCAGACCACCTGAAGACGTGTCGCAAGAAAACCCTGTGCATCGGTCATTCGGACGGAAAGAGTTCGAGCAGCGCATTCTCCAAAAAGTGGGTATCTTTTGATTTTTCCCCCGAGAGGAAGATGTTGCCACTGCTTCAAAAGATATCCTCAGGCCGCGTCCCGGACAACGTGCTCGACCGAATTGTCCGTGCATCCAGGAACGACATCCGCGGCGCGATAAACTCGGTGGATATGTACATTCGCCGTCCAGGGAGCGTCCACAGCTCTGACGACTTTGTGTGCGCAATCGAGTCTCTTGAAAAATTGTTTTCTGGGACCTGTTCGCTCAACGTGGTTCACCGTACATTCGAGCACGAACCCTTTGTACTCTCTGGCGGAGTGTTTGACAACTACCTTCGAAGCATAAAGACCGTGGAAGACGCTACGATCATCTCTGAAAACCTGTGCAATGGCGATGTGTTCTCAACCAACTATTCTTGCATGGATTACTTTTCAGCGTGCGCATCGGGTTACATAAATGCATGTACTGCGAAGAAGCGTATAAAGGTTGGTACATATGGGCTGGCAAACTCGAAGAATTCCAATATGTTGGCAAATAAAAAGAAGCTCTCCGCCGCCAATATAGCAAGGGCAAAGGATGGGAAGACGTACCTTCGCCCAGAAGATATTGGGCTCAGCATGAATTCAAAGCTGAAGAAGCCGAATCTCATTTTTTCTTCATACGTTCCACTGCGAGAAGAACATCTGCGACAACATCTTCAACAGGCCTATTAGAATCGACAATGTCACGAGTATTGTACTTGAAGAAAATGTTGTAATATTTCTCCAAATTTGTCATGTATTGCCTCGTGATATTGTAAGAATCCCCCCTAGACTCTTGCCTCTTCAGGCACGTGTCAACTGGCGCGTCAAGAAAGATGTATCCGTCTGGCTTCCACAGCTCGAGCTTTGTATACAGTTGCGAATACACATTCTTCGCCTCGTCAGTCATCAGGCCCTCCGACCGAAGCATGTTTGCAAAAACATACCTCGAGACGGCGGGCGACCTCTCCACAAAGACGACTTCGTCTTCAGGGAATTCCTGTTCTGCAAACGTGAGGAGAATCTGAATTTGCAGAGCCAGCGAGTACTTCCTTGGGTCGTCGTAGAATTTTTGAAGGAACGTCCATTTTTCAACTGGTTCCGTAACAACCTTGAAACCGCGTTCCTTCAGTGCAGCGAGTACCGTCGACTTGCCGGTGCCCATGAGACCTTCGATTGAAATGACGACCATTGTTGTTGTCTTTCAAAAAGAAGTTAAGTTGTATTATAGTGTGTCGATATACTCAGATCTGGAAAGTTGTCAGGTAGGTGTACAGGATCAGGCCGAACACGATCGCGTGGAGGAAGATGCCCCAGCGAGTGGGAGCATCTCCGTGAATCAGCACGAGGCCATTTCTAGAAGTAACCATGTTGGTAATCTTGTAGGTCATGGGGTTAGACACGATCATGAACACGAGTGTCGCGAAGAGCACGAGCTGGAGCTTGGCGGGAATCATTATTGATTGTTGTAATTACATAACATTTTATTTTGAAACAGAGAGTAGGAGCAGCTGTTTCAGGTACATGAAGATTGCATTCTTTGTATTCTGGCTGATGCCCGAGTTCCACAGGGTCTTGAAATCCACACCAGGGAAATCCATGTCTGCAAACACACTCTCGTCGTGTGCGCCTATCTTTTGTGCATAGGGACCGATTGCCTCCAGGAACATGGCCGCCGGTTTTTTGTAATTCATGCGGATGAGGTCATCGAGTGACTCTAGTGCGGTGACAATTGCCGGATCCTCGGGGAAGACTTCGGCGAGGTCTGTCAGGAACTGGCGCATGACATCATTAAAGCTCATTATAATGTGGTCAATATTTTTTAGTTTCTATTTTATCGCACTGGTGTCGATATATGAGATATAACTTAACACTCTTGGTGGTATTTTCCGTATATGATAATTACCCTTGAAAGTATTTGTGACGAGACCGTCCGTTTCGCTCGCAAAATACTTTTTTCAAACAAGGCATACATCGTTCCGATGGTTGCTGTGAAGTATGATGACTTTTGCACAATAGCAGCAGCGCTCGTATCGTCCGCTGCCATTCTCGAGAAGAACCCCACGGGAAAGCTCGTCCTCCCAATTTCCATGACTCAGCTGTATATGAGCGAATACTACGACCTTGCGATGTGCCTCATGGACGCCCTCGGTTTGTGCGACGAGGAGCAGTTCGTAGTGTGTGTTGACGCTGATGAGAATGCGGCGCTTGCTGAGCATTTCGAGAATGACATTGGCGCTTTCTTCACTCTCGAAGAGCTCAGTATCATGCGCCGGCAGCTAAACACCTCGTACCACGATTTCAGGATCCTCGGGAAAGCTCCGCGATTCTTCCACATTACAAAAGGCGATGTGTACAGCAAACACGTGTACCAGAGTGACATATATCGACACATTGTGTATTAATACCCTTGCTACAGTGTATACTGTAAATGGATTCTCTCGACTTCCGCACGATCAGCCCTCGCTCCGTCACATGGGCACGTGGCGGCAGGGGCGGGAATATCGTGGCGTCTCGCTCCGCTTCAGTAAAACCTATTGAGTTTCAGGTTCCGCGCATGAACTGTACTATTTCTTCACACTCTGCAGGGATGTTCAAGGTCGAGCTGAAGATGAACCCGGAGGACAAGACGCATGCCCAGTTCTGCGACTGGATCTCGGACCTCGAGGAGTCGTCCGTGGGGACCTGGTCATCCACGCTGTCCAGGAGCAAGCTCGTGTATCGCGACGGGTTCCGCCTCATGTTCTTCAGCAATACCAACGTATTTGACTCGACAGGAAAGCTGTCTGTGGATTTTTTCAAGGCGAAGAGTTGTTCTATTCTGTGTTCTCTCGCAGGTCTATGGACTACCCAGGAAAAGTATGGTCTCCGCTTCAACATCAAGCAGCTCAAGTTCTTCGAAGACGCGCTGGAGTATCCCTCGACAGAGGAGGCGTTTTCGGAGAACACATCAGATCTTATGTTTGTGGATGACGATTAAATAATCAGTTTACACCATTTCCGAATCGTTCGATGAGGCCCACGGTACCCAGGTGCAGGAGTCCAGTGGTTATGGAAATCACAAGGAGCCCCGCTGCAGTAAACTTACCGGTCTCTATGTTCACCGACCATGGGATATTCTTGGCGAGGAGCGGTGCAACATAACTGATGAGAGCAAATACGATGGCAGCTACGAGAATTGCACTTTTGATTTTGGTATAGCTGAAACCAAGGAACGTCTTTGGCTTCTCAGGCTCCTTTTCAATGTAAACTTTCTTAATCTTCCGAGGAGGGGGAGGGGGTTGGAAAAACATAGGATCGGGAAGCAGCTCAGACTTCAGAGGACCAGAGTGTACCATCGTAGCGTCCTGTGGCGCGTACTGGCCGATGGGAGAACTCTGGGGCATGCCTCCGCTGTACATAGATGCCTGGGCTTGCATCTGTTGCATCACATTCTGATTTGGGGCAGGGTTCACGGGCGTCTGTAGCATCATCTGCGGGGTAGGGGCCACCGCGGGCGCCTGACTTTGCTGGGGAGGAGACATCTGCATCTGCATCTGCGGGGTTGGAGACATCTGCATCTGATTTTGCTGGCCTGTGGAATTTTGATTAATTTTCTGAGAAGACTGCAGCTCTTTCAGAATATCGGCGTAAGACCCGGCCTGTCCAGACCCCTGGGAAGCAGGACCGCTGTCCATAGGCTGGGTAAATGACGGAGGGGACGGAAGGTCCGAAATCATAGTGGCATTCATCATGGCATCCTCAGACATCTTGTTTTTTTGTTAAAAATATTTTAAAAATCAAAAACACACGCACATATACGTAAAATTACGGCAAAATAAATGTACTTTGAAACAAATGGAAGAAAACTTCAACACTCTCGCCCTCGAGTTTGTGCAGGAGCTCTCCGGCGTCTTCCCTGAGGAGAAAGCTATCACCGACTGCGTGAAGAACTTTGGTTCTCTCAACCCCAAGAAGTTCTTCCTGGATACCTTTGGTGAGAACCGCGACCTCATCATTGCTAAGGACGACGCTCTGTTTGACACCGTGATCATCCCCGGTATTGATGCAAAGGCCCTGTGGAACAGCGTCTCTGATACCACCAAGGAGTCCATATGGGCATATGGTTCGACACTGTCCATGCTTGCTACTGCTCTTGACAACACCCCCAAGGAGCTTATGGAAGGCATCGAGACCCTCGCCCAGGAGTTCTCTGAGAAGATGCAGAATGGCGAGCTTGATATGGGTACCCTTTTCGGAGATGTCATGCAACGTGTGCAGCAGATGGACCTGTCCAGCATGCAGAACATGGACATTGGCGCGCTGACCAAGTCCATGGGCATCGACCCTACTATGATTTCAAACATGATGGGAGGCGTCGACCCTTCTATGCTCCAGAACATGATGTCCATGGTGGGTGGCAATGATGAGGACGACCTCCTCAAGCTCCTGGAGACTGCCCGCCCCCCTGCTCAGCTCCTGCCCCCTCGCAAGAAGAAGTCCAGCGATGGCAAGAAGAAGAGCAAGAAATCCGGCGACGGCAAGAAGAAGAGCAAGAAATAAAAAAATAAATTAAAATATTTAAATACTAGAAATGATTACCGAAACTCTTAATGCGGATGCCATTTGGTTCAAGGACATTCGTGTACTTTTGCTCCGCCCTTCGGAGATAATCCCATCCCGTGACCAGAGCGATGCAGAGAGGATAAATGCCATCGTGCGTCTGGTTCTGTATTGCTCGCTCGCAGTGGCCCTCATAAGGTCTAACATTATGTACCTGGTCCTTGGCCTCGCCATCATAGCTATTATCAGTCTGGCTTTTGCCATGGGTGAAAAGAAGAAGAAAAAGAACGAATCGTACTCCAACCTGCGGCCCACGACTGTGAAGAGGGAGCGCAAGGCATGCAGCCCCACCACGGCAGACAATCCCTTTTCCAATGCAACGGTCGGGGCACTCCTCGGGGACGAAGGCCGTGCTCCGGCATGCAGCTACGACACCCCAGGTGTTGCCAAGGAAATGCGGAAGAACTTCAACAAGGGCCTGTTCAGAAACCTTGATGATGTATACGAGGTCGAAAACTCCCAGCGCCAGTTCTACACTATGCCCGTGACCACCGGTGCCCCAGATACCATCGCCTTTGCTGAATTCCTTTATGGAAGTCGCGGAAAAACGTGCAAGGAGGACCCTGCGATGTGCGAACCCCGCTTTGCGTCTCGCGATTAAGTATTTGCTTTTACATTCAAACAACAAAGTTCAAACTGTCTACGTTCTCAAAGAATTCCTCTGCAGCTTTGAGACCTTCAGCGCGCCCAACCGGTTCACCGTTCTCGAACAGAACCACAGTCGGGAGAATGCGGACATTGTATTGGCGGCTAATGACCTTGTTGTTCACGTGCTCAATTTCGTACAGATCAATGTCCAGGTTCTTGCGGGGCTTGATGTACTTCTCATTGAGAGCACCACAGGGCTTGCAACCATCCTTGTAGAACTTGGCGAGAGCATACTTCCGCCCCGTGGTAACACCGGTGGTGAACTGGCGGATGGAGTTCACCTTGATGGTCTGCATGATTGCAAAGTCGTGTCTGGACCTGAAGAAGTGCTTCCACATAATAATAATACGTTTTTGTCGATATATATGTATATCGACAAAAGCTGTGGAGATGAAATATCCTACTACATAAAACATATGCAAAGGATATGCGATGACTATCAAAACATTCGTTTGGAAATTAACAGATTACCACGGGTTACACACATTCCCTGATATGATGTTCCTAGATGTAATGTTCCCAACAACCATACATAAAATTACCGGGGTCTCAAAGGTCCTATCGAGCTCGAGCACGTCCCCCGTGTCACACAAGTCATCGGGTTAGATGAGATAGTCTTTCCGCACACCGTCACCGAGTAGTCGTCGTAGTCCTTGTACGGGAGGTACCCCAGTTTGTTGGCAATCTCCAGGGTTCTCTTGAACTGGCCCCAGAAAGCATCGTCGTGCCCAAAGCTGGGGTTCATGATGTGGGACAGTTCGTGGAGCAGGACAAACAAAAGGTCATCAAAGTTTTGGATATTTCCAGATGGGTCCCGCACGCAAATGTACAAATCCCTCTTTTCTATGGTATAGGCAATTGTGTCGCTCTGGGGGATTTCAGAAAGTGTCCCAGTCCAGTATTTCTTCACGCGTTTCAGGTGGTTTTCTGCAGGGTAGGCAGCAATCGCGGCATCTATGAACCTCCTCGAAGTGTCTTCGAGGTGCGCGAGCATGTCGGCAGCCCCCTGGTAGTCTCCAGTGTCAATGACCACGTATTCCTTTCCGTTTACATCAGACACGACGGATCTCGTGGCAGAGTGGTTCTTGAACACCAGGGCACCGAGGGTTGCGAGGCTTATGGCCGCAAAAGTCAAAGACATATATACTTAAACCATATATATTTTTACAAGAGAAAATAGAGAATAAAAATATTTTTGTAAGATAAAGATGCCTGCGATGATTCAAAACCCCACTAACTGCCAGAAGTGCAAGCAGACCAAGGGTCTGGGGGCATCTTGCGACGAGTGCCGCGTGCTGTTCAACCAGATCCCCCTGGTTGACAACCCATTCTCGACGTACAACTACAAGTACACCGTCACGGAAACCCAGCCCAAGAACGCCCAAAACCAGGCTATCTGGGGGCTGATGCAGATGGGCCTCAGCACCGAGGCCGCCCGTCTCTACGGCGATGTTGTGGTCCAGAAGACTACCCGTGCGTGCAGAAGGTCCGAGGGCGGTTTTGCCAATGTGCAGACCGAGCTCTGGGGAACCTCTCCCGTGCTGGCACGCGGTGATGGTGAATTCTACAACATGCCCCAGTCTAACGAACTGCTCCGCGGCTTCGAGTCCTCCCTGAGAGGCTCCAAGTCCAGGACTTTCATAAACGATGTGTCGCCCATCCCCTTCACGTGGAGTTTCATTGACGTGCCCCTTGCTGCCGCGACAACCTCTTTCATCGCCGGTAAGGACACTCGCCAGACTCTTGCGTATGCTGAGCCTTAAGTATTTGTAATCAAATAAAATAAATTAGTATATAAATATGGATACGAGACTATCAGCTCCCTATAACATTCGTGCAGCAAAGCTGAGAATGATCCCCGGTGGGCCAGGTGGCATTCCCATGAACAGGTTCGAAGGCGGCGAGCCCTCTGTAGAAATCCTACCTCGGGAGGAAATAGCCCCCAATATGAATGTGTGCGGCGCCCCCCGTCTAGAAAGCATAGGACGTCTCCGGGAATACGACGTTACCAAGTACGAGCATGTGCCGTTTGCAGAATCCCAGACGTTCACTAACACGCTCGCCGGGCCGAAGTTGAACCAGGAATACACACGGGTGCCCGGTGCCTTCTACGATGTACGAAACTTTGACATCATAGGTTCCGAAAAGTACCCGTACCCTCCTATCGTGTGGCAAACGACTATTGGTGAAAACGCTCGCCAGTTCGGTCGCTCTGATGGTATCAAATATAGACGTTAGTTATCCCTGTAAACCAATTCGAACATCAAAAACTTGGTATTCGAAGTTCCCTTATTAAATCTGTTAAGAAAAATATTAGAAATAGTTAGAATGGCGCCAGTAAAGATAGAGCTGTCAAAGGAGGGGTCGCTCGAAAAGTATGGTTACCACATATCGGACACACGGCCTGCGAGACGCGTAGCGCTGAAGAAGGTGTTTGCGGATAGAAAGACGAGAAAGGGGCTCAACCAACTGATCGCGAGGATAAACGTCCTGAGTATATACTTCAAGCGGTCTAACCCACTGTATGCAGCCAGGGCGAATGAAGACGAGTCATTCGTCAGGAAATACAGGGATGAAAAATACCCTTTGGATTAAGGTTCGAACTTCAAATACTTGAATTTCGAAGAATTGTTATGAAAATATTTACTTTGAGCACCCAGCTTTAGGAGAGCCGCCAAAGCCGCCGAGGGACCACTCCAGGACGTCGTGGGTCTCAGAGTTCGGCGAGCGAAGCAGGGGGCCGAGGGTGGCACCGCTCATGTAATTTTCTTTCTTTTTCCGGTTCCTGATCAGGAACGACATCACAAATACGACGAACGCAACAATAGCAAGGGCGCCGACAACAGTAGCAATCGTCAGTTTCATTTGTCTATATCATATGTAACTATAATTATTTAGCAGTTGAACTTGTTGCACCATTCGTCATGGGTCGTAACTCCCTTGTTCTCGGGAACGGGGGGGAGCACCTTGGGGCTGTCCGCGAATTCCGTCACGGTGGAGGGGAGGCCGTAGTAGGCATCGTCAAACTTCTCCTTCTTGCCCTTCTTGGTGAAAAATTTAGCAATGGACAGACCGAGGAGGAATACGGCAACAAGAATTGCAACGTACAGGAGGGGGCTGGACGGGATGAACTTCATCGTGTATATATGTGTATAATATTTTTATTTAGGTGCTGGGGTAGCTGCGCTTGCCTTTTTGGCATTGAGGATGCTGTTTACCATCGTGCCGATGACGAAGGCAATGAGCATGAGCGTGAAGAACAGGCCGGGGGTCTTGTCAAGGACGTTGGCAATCATCGCGGTATACACTAGGAAAATATTTTTACGACCGGCGTAATATTCTGAAAATTTTAGTATTGGTGTTTGTAAATGGACGATGTTCAGACAATTCTCGAAAAAGGTCGCGACGAGACGTACATATTCCTCGCCGACTCTTCGAAGCGTGATAAGGCAGCATTCCCGACTGCAGCAGAATACGAGGTCACATTCAATTCCCAGTTTAGGAATGTGACCAAGTTCGAGATCCTCAATGTCAACATCCCCCGTACCGACTACCTCGTTGACAGTTCCGAATGCAGTTTAAAGTATGCGATTGGTCAGCCAACGAATATTAACACATGGCAGACCGAGCTTACCCAGATACGGACCGCCAACATTACCCCAGGGGATTACAACCTGAGCCAGCTGATAGACGAAATAAACTCGCAACTCACAGCCGTGGCAAATGCACAAGGCGACACCACGGTGCTTGTCGCGAGCCCCACGACAAACCCCAACGAAATTTCGAACAAGATCAACCTCTCGGGCTCCGGGGCATTTACGCTGCTGCAGGGGAGTATCAACTCCACCATAGGCTTTGGCGACCCGGTAAACGTGAACCAGGCGGCAGCCACGGGATATTATACTACCGTACCAGGGTACACCGTGAATTATCCCAACGGCGCCGCTAATGTGTTCCTCGCCGTCCCGGGTTTAATCCCTGGAGCACCGTCAATAAACGAGTTTGTGGGAGTTTTCCCGCCTGGCGATGGTTCAAGCTATTACCCAATTTACACTGGCCAGATCCTGCGCCAGTACTTTACCGCGCCGAGTGCCGGGACACCAACGACCGTGACGGGGTATTTCTCAGATCTTGCCACTGCCCCGCCTGGGGGGTTTGCCTTGAATGTGGCAATCGGGTACGCGGGAAACAACAATGTCATCGCAAACGGCACTATTTACAGTATTAACTCCGAGCTGACCCCTGCTGTTTCTAACAGTCTGTCTGTGATATCAAACTTTGTCGATAACGAGAACTACTATGTAGAGTTCACAGCGGCGACCACGACAACGGTCTCAAATTGCACGTCTCTCTGGTTCCACGAGCCGAACCTCCCCCCCGTCACTGGCGCGTATATGCAGGTGAATGGGGCAAATGTGCAGCCTGGGCAATACTTCGCTACGACGGTGGTCGCCGGGGCACAGGGGTACAACTTGACTTCACCTGGCATCGTGAACATCCGTGGCGCTAGGTACATCAAGATACGGTGCAAGGAGCTCGAGCAGATGATTTACAAAGACAGGGTGGGCGAACCATCGACAGCAGGCGTTGGCATCGTGAACCTGATAGGGTACGGATATTCACAGGAACGGTATAGCTTCAGTTCTGTGCCCGCCAAGAGCTTCTTCCCCATAGGAAAGCTTCAAAAACTTACCTTTAGACTCGAACGCCCGGATGGGTCTCTGTACGAAACAAATGGAGTGGACAACTGTTTCCTGTGCGCCCTTACGTACAGGGTGGTTCCAAACTCGTCGGCCGAAACACGGTTCGACGGCCCTGGACAATATCCTGCTGCACCTGGGTACAGCGGGGACTACATTCAAACTCTACAACACAGGTGGCGCCAGGAGGCGGAAGCAACATATCAGAGCCACAACAAGGCGACGTACGACCGCTGCAGGCCGCGCACCGGCTAATAGGTCGAGGTTCTTTTCCACCCAGTGCAGCCGCAGTCGCTCTTTTGCACGGTAAACATAAACACTACCACGTCTTCCACGAAATTTTTCTCGTCGTTTACGTTGGTGTTCTCATCATTGAACACTATATCATTCTTTTTAGAATTTTCTATATCCACAAACATTGGCACGATGGGCTCTTCCTCCTCGTCCGACATGGCAATGCGGGGATCGAAGAACCCTGGCGACAATTCAAGGGTTTCAAGTGACGACATATACATAGTATAAAGATTTATTTTACAAGACAGGTTTTGTCGGTAAAACTTAATACCGACAAAACGTTATTATGAATCAAAGGGGTTTATTCAAATTCTGTTGAAACGTCTGTAGTCCCCGAGTTCAACGGAGAGTTCGGGGGGTTTGTTCATGCCGGTGGGGAGCACGGTAGTGAGAATGTCAGCGGGGTCCCAGGTGTTCTCGGGGACGTCGTAACTGTACCTTGGCCGGTAGAGTTGCATAGTGAACTTTTCTTTCTTCCACTGGGTCTTGATCACCCATAGGACAAACGCGACCACGGCAATGGCAACGATCGAAACAAGAAGCGTATTCATCGTATACAATACGAAAACATTTTTAAATTTACGGACTGGTCCCACTGCAGATCCCCCGTGGCAACCCCCCTTCACAGGGTCAAATGACGGTACACTGCGGAGTATTTGAGCACAAAAAAAGTATCGCGGTGTATTATTATTCAATTGCCATGAACCCCGTCCGTGCTGCTGCTACCACCACCATGAACCGGATTGCGCGCGTTTCTGGAGGGCAGTGCCAGCTTCATCGGCTGTACAAAATCTCGTTCGAAAACGGCAAGTCGTATATTGGCCAGACGAAGAAACTCCCTCACGAGCGCGCGCGGGAGCATGCGAGGAAGTCATCCAACTGCACCATGGTAGCAGAACAGATGCAGAACCAGACCCCATACAGGGTTGATACTATCGCAGTGTCAGGGGCGCACGACATTGACACACTTGAAAAACTTGCCATTGCCATCGAAGGCTCCCTGGTAAGCCGTGGCGGACTTAACATCACCATCGGCGGCCCGGGGGTGAAGAAGGAAAACGAGGACTATAAGAAATTCGCTGACCAGGTAAGGATGGTGCATGCGAGGATGGTGCGGGGGCATCACGTGTCTTACGATACGTTGTTTATGAAGAATGACACCCTCTTGTCAGAGGAGGACTTTAAGGCACTGCGGAAGCTGGTTCCGCTGGTTACGAAGACGATTGAGCGTCTGGAGGCGTGAGTGCAGCAAGTTTTTCTTCTAGCTCGTCAATTCTCTGGATGGACCGCTGCAGGGCGCCATACATCGCAAAGTGTATCTGCGACATGTCTAGGAGTTTGCAATCCTCGAGCCCGAACATGTCTCGCGTGACCACCGATTTGGGCATGAATTGTTCGACATCTTGGGCAATGAAACCTATCTGGTTTTTGTCCCCCCCCGTGGGGACCATGTTATCCCATGTAAATCTCTTCAGAGGCAATGATCGAACCAGGTTTTCACACACAATTGAATTGGCAAGGGTAATATCGTTTTTGAGACGACGATCTGAAGTGGCGGTCCACGATCCGCCTCCAGGTTTAAAGGCATTCACCCCGGTCATCGAAACGTCTCCATTCGAAAACAAGGAAAATACTTGGCCATTGTTTACCATAATAACTTGGTTAGACCTGCTATCTATTGTCGTATTTTGTCCAAACATGGACAAGTTCGTATGACCATTCGCCAACAAGTTTGTACCCACGGCAACAACATTTGACAATTGCGGGTTTGATGCTATAAACGTGGCTAGAGTTATATTGCCGCCGAACGCATATGCATTCTTTATGGGCGCGCCAGTGGTACCGGCTCCCGTAATTGTGCCGCCAATTGTAACTCTGTGCCCAATACCATATGCCTGAGAAGCATTGGCAGCAGCGGCAACTGCATTCCCTAGGAATGTTTGTTCCCCCATAAACAGACAAGATGTTGCTGTCCCTGCCCCGACGTTAGCTCCTATACATATGTTGTTAGATCCCGATGTAATTCGCGCCCCCGTTCCGGTGTTATCCGACCCTATGAATATGTTTCGGTCTCCCGTAGTTCCAGACCCAGATCGTGTGCCAATGCAGACATTATTGTCTCCGATCGCCGAAGCACCCAACCCGATGAAAACATTGGTATTCGCAGCCGAAGACGCCACGGTGGTGTTTCCGCTCAGTGTGTTTCCGGCACCTGATCCGATGGACACATTAAAGTTTCCACCGGGAATATTGCCACTGTTAACCCCAATGCACACGTTGACCGTTCCCGTGTCTATATAATGTCCGCTCAAGGCCCCTATACACGAATTATACAGCCCCGTAGTTATATTCCCGCCTGCAGAAGGACCAATGCACGTGTTGTATTGCGCACCGAATGTCAAGAGGTTTGATGCACCAACCCCGACTGCTACGTTATAACTTCCCTGTCCTCCCGCTGAATAGCCTATGAAAGTATTCAAAGTTCCACTGGTGAGCCCTTCGGCTACTCCTGTTCCGATGAGGGTATGTTTTGTTCCAGATTCGAGGCCCCTGGCGGCGGAGGTACCTATAATAGTATTTTCACTTCCTTCGGTAAGATTGGTCGCGGTATCTGCGCCAATGATAGTATTGTTAAGCCCCGTAGTCACACCTGTTCCCGCAGCGAATCCTACGAGCGTGTTGTTCGATGAGTTTGACGCCAAAGTTGACCCCGCGAAACTCCCCACGGAAGTATTCTGTTCCCCATCTTGTCCTGAAAAATATCCTATGCATGTATTCTGGTTGCCCGTATTTAGCCCTTGTCCCGTAAACGAACCAATGAGGGTATTGTTATCCCCGCTAGTAAGGAAAGATCCCGAGGAAAACCCAATCGTCGTGTTATTTTCGGAGGTCGACAATGTAGAACTTCCGGCATAGCTTCCAATTGCAGTGTTCTGTGTCCCCTGTCGCCCGGTATCATATCCTATGTAGGTGTTCAGATTACCCGCCGCGAGCCCTGTTCCTGCGAGTGAACCAATGATGGTATTGCTATTTCCTACATTAATAGAATTCCCCGCGGCAAACCCAATCAATGTGTTATTGTCGGCGCCCTGCAGCGTAGAGCTTCCGGCAAAGCTTCCAATTGCGGTGTTATTGGACCCCTGGCGCCCAGCACCATAACCCACATGGGTGTTCAGGTTGCCCGTTGTGAGATTGGTTCCCGCGAGCGAACCAATGACGGTATTTAGAGATCCGATTCCAAGAGAAGGCGCAGCAGCATATCCTACAATGACATTGTTATTTGACACGTTTGACATCACATTTCCAGAAAGACTGCCAACGATGGAATTCCTATGTCCTTCTCTCCCCGAGTACGCGCCCAGAATTGAATTTAGATCGCCGCTCATGATCTGTGCCGAACTTGATCCTACGACAGTGTTGATATTCCCAGAGCTCGCATTACAAGCCCTACTTCCTAGTATTGTGTTTTGAGATCCGACATTTCCCGCCCCAAGACCGACGTAAACATTGAGTTCGGTAGATGTCCCACTCGGCAAACCCCCGGTTGGGCCGGTGAAAGCGCCCACGAATACATTGTTACCAGCGCTGGTCATAGAATTTCCGGCGCGATGCCCGATGATACAGTTGTTAATGCCCGAAGCAAGTGCCCCGGACTGAACGCCTACGAATATGTTTTGCGAACCGTTAGAGAATACTCCGGCATTTGCGCCAAATACACAGTTATTTGATCCTAATTGCCGACCTGCCCCCGCGCCAAAAATACTATTACTGTTTCCGATAGACACCCCCGCCAAGACTCCGAATATGCTATTGTTATTTCCTGCTGAGTTGCCAGCCGACGTTCCAAAAATACTGTTATTGATACCAACGTCTCTTCCCGCGACATAACCTACGATGGTATTGTTCGTCCCAATGTTAGCACCTGCTTGTGCCCCGATAACAGTGCTTCCATCTCCCGTGACATTACCTGAGAGAGAGCCTACTACCGTGGTGTTGTTGCCCACGGCTCTAGTACCCGCCTCAAACCCTATGGCCACCGTGTTGTAGGTGTCGTTCCCTGCGAATTTGCCCGCTCCGGAACCCACGAATACTGTTTTTTGTGCACCCGTATATCCCGCCTCAAACCCAATGAACGTAGAGCTCACGGAATTGCCGCACTGATACCCCGCGTTTGCGCCCACGATGGTCGTTTCAGACCCTGTCGTCATGTACCTCGCTGCTTGATACCCGATGGCGACGTTTCTGCAGTTTGCCATGTACTGGCCTGCGTTCTTGCCCACAATCACGAGCTGGCAGCCCGTCGCAAACTGGCCCGCTCCAGGACCTATGATCACACTGTCACTTACGTTTGCAGAATTACCCCCGTTACCGGATTCGTAATTTCCTATGATAATTGTATCGTACACATTCGTGGTATTCGCACCCGCATTGACACCAATGAAGATATTGTTTCCTCCGTTTGTGTTGTCAAATCCCGCATTCACTCCGATGTATACGTTATTACTTCCATCCGTCGCGTTCTGTCCAGAACCAGCTCCGACATACGTGTTATTGTATGTGTTCCCAGATGCCTTTCCAGAACCAGAACCCACAAATGTATCGTTCGTTGACACGGTCGCGTTTCTTCCCGCCGACTCTCCGACAAAGGTTCCGGCGACCACATTGAAGCCGTAGTATGCTGCTGCAGCCCCTATGGCAACATTTCTCTGTCCACTGCGGAACCTTCCCATTGTCTTCCAACCCACGGCAGTGTTATATGAGGAGTCTGTCTGGTATTCCGCAGCTTCGTATCCTACGGCAGTGAGACCCACAACGTTGGCCGCATACTGCGAACTTCTCGTTCCAACCGTCGTGGACGATTCGATGTCCTCCATGTTTGCGCCCGAATATGCTCCAATAGCTGTTGTGTTCGAAACACTCTGCGACGACGTCATTGCATTCGCACCAACGCCAACATTCTGTTGACAGCTCGGATTGCTTGATGGTATGCGCGTACCCGCATTGAGACCCACGTATGTGCTACTGTATCCGTCGACCAAACTGATGTGGTCGAGTTGCAGACTGTATGCACCCTTACCCGCAAGAGTGTACTGCTGAAACTGTTTAGCTGGCTGCATATATGTGAAATATGTTTACATTTTAAATATCAGATTTTTCAACACGGTCAACGACCTGTAGACCCGAACCCACCTGTTCGCGAAGTCTCTTCGAGATCGTCTACGACTGCGACATCAAGCATCTCGATTTTTTCAATAACTAGTTGAGCAATACGATCTCCTTTCTTAATCTCGTAATCAACGCCAGAGGTATTGTACAGAATAACCTTCACCTCTGCACGGTAATCTGCATCTACCACACCGGCAAGAACGTCAATGCCATGTTTGAACGCCAGTCCGCTGCGTGGGGCAATTCTGCCATACGTGTTCGCTGGGACCTTGATTGCGAGCCCCGTGGGGACTGCCACACGCCCCAGAGACGGGACCACGACATCCGCGACAGAGCTCAGGTCATAGCCCGCAGACAGAGCAGTTCCACGTGTAGGGACGACAGCGGACTCGTCAAGCTTCTTCACGAAGAGACTAAACATTGTTACGATACATTTTCCCCGCCAGCTCATAACCACGGGGCTAACGATATGCACATATTGACGCATGCTTACCTATACTTATCACACGGACTCGTTGTTTAAATTAAACATGGAGCATCTCTCTGCCGAGTTCATGAGCATGTTCAACAGCATGGCGTCGCTGAAGACAACGCGCGTGTTTCCCACGCCAATACAGCTCAGCACGATGACCCTGTCTGGTAAATATAACAACGGCGATACCCCGCTCCCCGTTGACGTCATTCGAAAGGCCATGACCGGCATCGTCACAGAAGATGGTCTCCAACTGGCCGTTCCAAAGGTCGTGAAGCATCGCGACCCAGCTGCCCGCAACACCAACATGAGGAAATTTGACCACCAGGTTTCTTTCAACCTTGGCACGTCGTCTATGAAAGTTTTCTACAATGGCGCTCTCCATGGGACGGGGTTCTCATCCATTGATGATTTTATGACCATGGCGGCGCTGGTGGCTAAACAAATTCTAAATATTACGGGCATCGAGCTAGAGGTTGCGGATGTGAGCACCAACCTCATTAACATGTCAACATCCACGGTCGATGCCCTGTGGCGGCCTGTCAAGTTCAACATGAAGCACCTTGCGGCAGCATTCGAAAGGAAAGGCGTGCAGTCATATTTCAACCCCGAGCAGCACCCTGCAGTGAAGGTCTTGCTGTCGGATTCCAAGAAGAAGCTATGTACGGCATTCGTATTCCCCACCGGGTCTATTTCTATTTTTGGGTCCAAGGAACCCAAGCACATTGCACAAATTTACAGGACGCTGTTCGAAGTCATGGATGCTAACTTTGAACTCGCACAAGTGTGTGATCTCAGGAAAACGACGCTGAAGACGCGTCTTGACATCTCGCATGGATACCCATCGTCGAGTGTACGACTCTTGAGATGATTAGTTGCTGAACAGTACGACTCTTGAGATGATTAGTTGCTGAACAGTACGCCTCCCATACCATCCTGTATGCGAAGCACGTTGAAGTTCACTGCGAATATGGACACCTTTGTGAACTTTGTAAGCGCAGTGCTGAGAGTGGTTGACGTATCGAGGACGTCTGCGATCGTTGTCGCGGACGCCTGCTTGTTCGTAAGGGACAGTGTTGCCATGTCTACCCTGCTGAAATTCATGGTTCCCGCAGAGTCTGCATCGTTTGCATTTACTCCGAAAGAATACATGTAAATGCCTGCCGACGGAGCCTGGTGTACCGCCTGTGTCGTTTGCACGAGGTTGAAATATGACCCGGGGCGCTCGCTGAATCGGTCTATGCCGTTGATGCGAAGAATTGCAGTGTCGAGCGGTGCGTATCCATCGTTTGTTTCGAATTGGTTGTTGCTCGTGGTGTATATTCCGTGGAGGTTCGTCTTGTAGACCCACAACATGTAACGCGTTGGGTGATTGAAGTTCAGGTCGATGCTCTGGGGCGTGACACCCGTTTCCGAAAACAGCGGGTTGAGGGTGTTCAGCTGGACCTGCTCTATGTTATATTCATGTGGGGCCTGTGCGAAATATGTCCTCTCGGGCTTGTCCAAGAACACGTAGTCTGCATAAAATCTTGCTGTTGGCATGTAGTTTACGTCAATACCAGGGATGTTGTATGGCTCGTTGAACGTTATCCGGATCTGCACATCGTGGTACTGAAGAGCAATGAGCGGAAGTGCCATGGACAGGTGCCGGGTGAAGAACAGAGGGAGATCGAGGTAGAATGTCCTCACGGCACCAGTTGGGTCTTCTGGGCGGAAGTTCAACATTCTGTAATTTGCTGCTCGCATTTCCACATCATTGAACGTTTCGTCGTGAATCCGAAGCCATGTTGCCGCATCATCAATGGTGTACACATCCTGCCCCCCGATCACAACAGAGATGGACTTTATGAATTGTTCCACCGGGTAAAACGACTGGATGCTCGACTTCATCATGGTAACTTGGAGAACGCACGACTTTACGAGGTCGCCATTTCGCGCAATTGTTATCATGGAGGGCGAGCCATAGTTGATGTCAAACACGGTTTCTATGGACTCTATTGCAAAATTCGTCCGGCGAACGGATATCCTTTTCCACAAACTCCTTTGGGGGTCTCCTGTCAGGAATACATCTTGTGCACCGACAGAAATCAATTGAGTTAGTCCTCCCATTTGAGTATAAGCTTTATTATTTTAATATAATTTTATCCAAGATATTACGTGAAGTATTTCACATACGCCTCTGCCTCGCCCTTGCTAAACGGTTTTCTTGATGCCTGGGTCCTAATTCTGTTTTCGGAATACAGTTCCATTTCGGCGTCCAGAGCATCAATGTTTAGGGTGTTCAGTGTAGCAGCCTTCTGGCCCTCTGTTCTCGCACCCGTGAGCGAAATCGCGGCCTTTGCCTTTTCGATCTCGATTTGTTTTAATATCTCCATGTACTTGTCTGCTGCGGCATCTTCGTCCTTTGCCTTTCTCTGCTTGGTATTCTCGACCACGATGTCAGACACGGGGGTGCTTTGAGACGCCTTTGTCTTCGCTTCTGCCTTGAAAGTGTACAATACCTTATCAAAGGTCTTGTTTGCCGTATTTGCAAGTTCCTGTGTCTTTCTCTTGAGGGCATTGAGTTCGGCAGAAAGCCTCGAGTTGGACTTCGTGGCATTCACGACCGCGTCCGGACTCGTGGGAGCTACCTTTGAAGTAGTCAGGACGGCCTTTACGACGCCCGCCTGCGCGTTTGGCGTTTTCTTGGTACCAGAAAACGCGTCTTTTATGTCATCCAAATTTTTGTATACAAAAAATGCTATCACGGCAACGGCCAGGAGTGCGGTAATCACAATGCCGAAAATGTATCTTTTCTTCATTTATATAAGAAATCATTTTTTATATAAAAGAAAGTGCCTTTGTACTTAATACGGTCCAATAGTCATGTTCCGAATTTTGTGATACGTTGACGGAAGACTATTCATGGCATTCCCACCCGAGCATCCCCCGAAGAATGAGCTAAAATCGACATAATTAATAACGAAATTGGGGTCCTTTCTCCACACGAGGTTATTCTGGGTCCTCGTCTTCCCGTTCACCGTGAGTTCGCTTACTCCGTTCTTTTGTCCGATGTCGTTTAACCTCAGTCGCATCACGACATCGTTCCAATCGTTCTTCTTCACGGGCAGGTCATTTACGTACAAACTCGTCCCGCATCTGTCAAGTCCGTCAACACCGCTTGGTTGGTCATTCACAGTGTCTTTTTGGAAGTAAAGATATTGATACAGACCATCTTTTTTACCAAACATAACACGGTAAGACGCGCCAGTTCTGTCTTTGAGGTCTAAGCACCCGCTCGCGTTTCCGCTTGTACCGGAGCCTCTCTTTGCCATAAACAACCCGCCGACCTTCCCCTGGCAATTAGCAAACATATTGGCCGGAGTATACATTTGGAACCTTAACGTTATCGCATTTTCAAATTGCTTCGGAACCTTGTAAGAGAATTTATCACGCTTACCCCCATTACCTGGATATGTCCCCTTGTTCAGCTGGAATTGTTTTTCACCAGACAATATTGTTATTTGCCCGCCAGACGGCGGCGGGCTTGGCGACGGTGCAGGAGTTTTAGATTTCACGCACTTGCGAGAACGTTCGTCCCACTCAAAACCTCTGTTGTAATCACATACGCAGTTTTTCCCGTCCCATACGAGGCCATTCTTTTCGTCACAGACACACTGTCCATTGGACATCACTTGGAATTCAGGACACGATGGTTTGGGCGCAGGAGTTGGTCTGGGCGCAGGAGTCGGTCTGGGCACAGGAGTTGGTCTGGGCGCAGGAGTTGGTCTGGGTGCGGGCGATGGCTTTGGCACTGGAGATGGTTGTTCAGGCAAATCTTCGTCTTGTTCCTGCATTTCCATATACTTGTCATGCGCCTCCTTGGCATCCTTAATTTTCGAGTTCAGCGCGGCCAGTCTGTCTTGAGCCTCTTTCACCGCGGCATGTTTGTCAGTCGCACTCTTGACGAGGCGGTCCTTGGCACCTTTTTCCGCCTGAAGCCGCATCTGCGTGGCCTTTTGAAATGCAGCGTCTGCTTCGGCGCGCTTCGCCTGGACTTCTGCCAGGGCAGCCTGGGCCTTCCTGATGTTTTCGGCCGCGATGCTGTCGGACAGTTTGTCATATTGGGCAGATGCATCAGATGCGTCCTGGACGGCCTTTAGCACAACCGCATCCGCGCTGGCAAGTTCTTGTTTCCGCAGCTCTTCCAAGGCCTTTGTGGCTTCCATGTTTTTCTGGTTCGCGTCTGCCTTTGACAATTCCGCCGCCACGATTGCCTTTTTCACATCGTCTTCGGTCGCCTCTCCTCTTACATACAACTGGGTTGCTGTCTGCACGTTTGCTTCAAGCTGTGCAGAAGTTGCAGCGGACTTCAGTGCGGCATTTACGATAACGTCTACGGTCTTCTGGTCAATTTCCCCTGATATAGACCCCACTACGTCCGAAATGATTTGGTTGCTCTCTCTCCTCTTTCTGATAATGTAACGAACGAGAAACACTGCACCCGTGACGACTATGGCGACCGCAGACAGAATAATGGTCCACAACAACCACCTTGACATGCCGCCGCTATCCCCGTTGTCTGCAAGATTGTTGCCGTTTAAAATATTGTTTACATCGCCGACAGACGCGAGCGATGCGACAACCTCTGGATCGAGAACCGGGTCCATAATATATTAGTAGTAATTATTATATTTAATTACATAAAGACGCATTATGAAAACATGGGTTATCATAACGCTCGTGAGCATAGTTCTTGCCTCGGTGGGAACTGCAGTTGCTCTCGTGATAATATATCTCAAGAAAAGGAGTAAGTTCGTCGCAAGCAGTGCCTACAACCAGAGTGTTGTTGACCAGGGAGTGGTTACCCAGGCGCTTGCGACCCAGACTCAAATAGTCGAAAACGCGGTAGACATCGTGGGCCAAACGCTTGATGATGCTCAGGGGATCCAAGATGGAGCGTTTTCTGAGTTTTCTCAGACGAATAGGGAGCTCCAAGACCTGCAGCAGAACCTTGCGGAAGCCTCCACCGCCTCAGAAGCACTCCAGGCACTGCAAACGGCCGAGGACACGTCTGTCAAGGCAGACAAGGCGCTACAGGGGGCGCAACAAGACCTGTCTTTTTACAATAAGACCAGAGATACCATTGCGACAAACACCTCCAACGCGATACAGACGATAACACAAGACCTCAAGAAACAGGCAGCGGCACTCGCAAGTTTTAAGAAAGACCTGCAAGAAAAGACAGTGCAGCAAGCCAACCTTGTCAACAATCCATCGGTAACACAACCGACCTTGGATAACAAGCCGAGTATTCGCACGGTGTGGGATGCTGCAATCCAGTTCCTGATAATGTCACCACCTCCCGATGTTGCCCTCAAACAGCTCGCGGAAATATACGATATAACGACCCAAGACGCCAATGAACTTGCGAAGGCTGCAAAGGAATACGTCCAACCGTCCAAGTGCGAGGCCATCACGAGGATTTCTGTTGGTGGCCAGTGGGTATGCCCCGATGGCTGGACGGACACGGGGAGAAACTGGGGAGACGTAGATGGGGCCACGCAGTGTACAAGGGGCCCGTGCCCCCCGCTTTCCCCCAATGCATGCGGATACGCGAAGAGGGTCGCAAAGGGGAATGGGTTTGCATGTCCTACTGGATACAAAGACACCGGCAGACCTGCCACGAGCATCTATCAATGTTCGATAGGCCCCTGCGGCCCGACACCCGCAGATCCGATTGTTGATGATGGCGGTGACGATGGTGATTGGGGCAATGGCGGTGATGATGGTGGCGACGACAGCGAACCGCCATCGCCCGCACCCAGACCAACGCCCGCACCCAAACCAACACCAGCGCCTGCGCCAAGGCCGACGCCTGCGCCCAAGCCGGTGTCGTGTCCGGAATTCCAGGTTATGTCAAACGGCAAATGCATATGCGACCCCAACCCCGCGAATGGCGTCACTTGGGACGGGAAAAACTGTGTTTGCGATTACAACGCGGGTTTTACGTGGAATGAAAAAACAAGGAAGTGTGTTAAATCAGCAGCACCAAAGCCGTCGCCTAGTCCATCTGGAGGAGGGTGCCCGAGCGGCGGATGGAAGGATGCGTGGGGGAGTGTGTACACATCGTACCCCGCCCCGGGGAGCAAAGAATGGGATGAATACAGTGGTGGCAAGTATTTGGGTCTTTTTGCCTATATCAACGGGAAGAAATCTGAGGACTGGGTGAAGTCCAACAACATTGCCTCGGTGTTCAACTCGAAGAACGGTAGGAACGATAACGAGATGAAGAAAAACTATGCTGGCAAGTATATTTGGGTTCGCAATAAGAAAAACGGAAATTGCATGAAAGTACAAATAGTAGACACGTGCGGAGACGGAGATTGCAAGGGATGCTGCACGAGAAACGCAAACAAATCAAATTCAGGCATGCTCATAGATTTGGAAAAATACACCGCAAAACGGTTCTATGGTTCTGGATACTATGAGAATAATGGAGAGCCCGCAAACTTTGAAGCCCTTGAGTGGCAATTTGCTTAATTACGTGATGTCATTTTAGAAGCTTAATTCGTGAGATTTCTTTGAGTATTTTTTCATTGAAACTGTCTTTCTCGAGCCAATGGGTAATATCCGGAGACGATTTCCAAGACAGGATGTGTGTAATAATTCTCCACCAACTCAAGCTATCATAGTATAGACGAAGTTTTTCTGTAAAAATATTGCACGTAATATTTATATTGGTTAAGCAACTTAAATATTCACTACTGTAATATTCCTTTGATGCATAGATTTCCGTAATATTGTAGTTCAAAATGTCGCGATGTTCTATGACGAGGGAGCAAATGTCCCCCTTTATATATTCTGAATTGTTCTCAACCAACATGGCATATTCGTGTAGTTTGTTCGAACAAACAAGCATCTGTGTTGCCATGAGTTGCCATGCGACAAGAAGGGCGGGTCCTAGTTTGCTACCTGTTTCGCCACAGAATATGGCGACACAAATAAATAAAAACGAGAGAGACCATTGAAAGATCCAGAACATTTGTGCGATGAATAAAATTTTCCTCTTCCCATCACTCCCTGCGATGGTTTCTATCATTTGTGAGATTTCCATAAGTTTTGCGATTACATTCATCGCATGAACTTTTTGCAAAAGAATGATCTTGTAGTTAAGTTACTACACTACTATTTCATTTCTATTTCAATTGTATACATACCTGGTGACCTGTCGGTGTCCATGCTGTCGGGACTGGGAGTGTTGCTAACAGCACTGTTGCTAACAGCACTGAGCGAAAACATATGATGGGTCGGGTCGGTATCCGTGGTACTGTCAGGGCTGGAGGTATTATCAACCACACTGCTTGGTGACGGTATTTTAGTTCTCTTGGAAGGAATACCGACTGTTTCAAAGAACCTGTCGTGGGCGTCGTCAACCAAGCATTGTGGGAATTTGAATTTTGACCCTCTATCGAGCCTCTTCTTTTTTGATGAGAAGAACCCAACAAGATGCTTGTTGCGCTGTACCCAGTCTTCCTGACTCCCTCCCCAGTAATCCGAACACTCCTTCGCGAACTCGTTAAACGATTTATTGCCCTCGTCCAGACGCACGTAGGGGTATATCATTATGCGTTCGCATTTTGCGATACTGATTTCTTGCTTGAGAGACATAGACATTAGTCCATATATACGTAAAATATTTAAGTTAAAAAACCATGAGTCGCAGGCTCTGTGTTTCGGGGGAAGTGTCATAAATACCTACATCATGTTTTGTGCGAATAGCGGTCATTCGTGCGATTATCCTGAGCAGCTTTTCCTTTATTACGTCTTTCTCTAGCATAGGCGTGTGGTCTGGAGATTTCCAGAAGAAGCTGTTCACGACGATTTTCCATGTTCGCATGTTTTTAGAATACACGATGAGGTCGTCCCTGATTTGATTGTCCAGGACAGCTATACTTTCTATGCATCTCTCGTATTCCGGGTCTTTCTTCTCTGGAGAATCAAAAAGAGTGTGGTAATCTTTGGTAATGCTTAGAATGACATCCTTGATGTCTGCGGTATTGCTCTGAATTTTTAAGGCATTGTCGTATAGCCTGTTGGCAGACTCAAAAATTTTTGACACCATCAATTGCAAAACCACAAGACCAGTTCCTGCAGTGGTGTCAATAGTGCCATCGTACATCACAATAAAGGCAAAAAGGGTTATCGTGATGGACAAGTGAAACCCCCAGAAAAAAATAGTAATCTTTGAAATCTTTTTGTGTCCGTCATCATCTATGTCCGTGGGTATATGTTTGATAGTACTTTCAAAGTGTTCTACGACTTTCATCATATGAACCTTAGTATGTGTGACAGGTGCAAAGGTATTTAAGTTATTAATTACACACTGTCGATGTGCAATTAACAATTCCAGTATTGTTTTAGTCCTCTGCTTCGTCATTATTGTCGTCATTATTGTCGTCATTGTCACAAGCAGTGTCAGTAGCTTCAGCGGCGGGGCTGGGTTCAACTGGTTTGTCAGAGTCTTTGCACTTTTTGCACGGCCGCTTGTTGCCCACGAACAGCGCAACCGTTTCCGTCTTTGATATACTTCTGCAGAAAGGACAAATGAACACGACATTCTTGCAGTCGCTCTCGCAATTGCACTTTTGAGAAATCTTCGTGACACAGCTGGCACAGAAGAATTGGAGGCAGCAGCTCGTCTGTACGCAGGTCCGGTTGCACGCGTCTTCCTGGCACCAAACGCGCATACACACGGGACACTCCTCGCCGTAATCGTCCGATGTGCGCACACGAACATTCACGAATGCGCTGCTGTAGCGATGAGACCTGCTAACGTGAGGCATAAAGTTATATTTGAATTATGTTAATTTTATCAGTATTTTACGCAAAAATAATATATGCAAAAAGTATATATGAGAGAATTGAATGATGCGTCGCCATTGACGTTCGGACAGTCTCACGAAGACGAGAAGGCACTGCGCTACCTGAAGTCTCAGGTTAAAACGTTCGTGACCCACCTCCGGACAGAGTATCTTGACGAGGAAACCACGAAGAACCTGCTCACAAAGTTTGCGGATGTTCAACTTTTGCCTTACAAAAAGGGGTCAACTGCAGGAACGTATACATCTGGAATGTTCGACCACTCGACTGGGATTCTTTACATTGCGCCGAGGGATGGCTCTGGCGACCTTCGGGATACTGCATCTCTGAATAAATCTATCTGTCACGAACTTGCACATGGCACGCGGTTCAAATACCCCGGCGAGACGTCACACTCTTCCGAGTGGAAGACTGCCTGGAAGAAGTTCCTGCGCATTGCCACCGAAGACCTTGGCTGGGTGGTAGAAGTCCCCTGTTCGAGCATGTCCTTTTACGGCCTCCAACATGACGACTGCCCGGCATGCAAGTGGGAAGTAGGCGATAACTGCAAGTCCAACCCTCTCAAGTAATTACTCGTCTTCTTCTTCGTTGTCATCTTCCTCGTACCGCGGGGCAAGGAAAAAAGAAATGTAACTGTCCTCAGCAAACTCGTACTTGAGTAGCAGGGGCTGCTCTGGCGAGAGCCGGAGTGCCACGGTCTTGCTCACGTTCGCCGCCTTGCAAAAGGTGTTGATATACTTGAGCGAAAACGTTGAATCAAGAGGGCCAGACACCTTCACGCGGGAGCCTTCCAGCCGGAAGGACCCCGTACCAATGTCACCAGAGCTTGACATCCACACTTCGTCATCTGCTTGGATGCGGAGAGCGCCACCAAACATCGAGAGGTTCTTCACGTGCTTTTGAAACACTGACGAATCTGCGTCAATTTCGACTTCGAAGTCCATGTGGGGAATGAGCATCTCCTCGCTGTCGAGGTCAATCAGTCCCATTTTGAAATTTCCGTGTGTTGTAGAAATGTTGAAAAAGTCAGGGGTCTCCTCATCATACACAAACGATGTAGGACCGTCCACGCACGACAGAACCTTGACCAAATTCGAGACTTTGACGCCAATCACGGTTTCTTTCCCTAGAGAATACACGTCAAACATCCCCTTTGCAAACTTCACTGCGGTGAGCGAAACATGCCCAGTGTCCATCGCCACGATCTTCATCCCCTGCTCCGCGAACGTAATATTCACGTCGTCGGACAATTCGCTCAGGAGCGCCAGCGCCTTCCGCATGATATCCACATTCTCGATAGCAACCTTCACGCCACCAACCGCGAGCTTCTCAAACTGAGCGATGAGCTCGTCCATTTTTATACTGGTGTTTACACATGTCTGTGGTACATTTATGTGCGGTGTGTCGATATGCTCACATGTCCTTGCGAAGTGACACACCAAGCGCCCTAGACATTTTTGAAAGCACTGCGGGATCCGGAACGGCCTTCTTTGTCTCGTACAATTCAATCACCTTGGGCTTCTCATTAATCTTGACAGCAAGCTGATCTCGCGTCATTTTTTTTGCCGTCCGAGCGGAAATGATTGCTTGAGCGAGTTTCGTGCTCACGGTTTTCGGCGCGGCGTCGGTTGTATCACGTTCTATCTTGGCCATATTCGTGGTCGTGGTCGTCTTCTTGACAGTCTCAAAAGCACCCTTGCGAATTTCCTCGGCTGTCACGCGCCCTGAAACATTGACCTTTTTCTTGATGATCACGGTGTCCCAGTCCTGATGATCCATATTTACTAGATTACACATTTATGGTATATTTATGTGAGGTATGTCAATATGAGATGTGTTATGGTTTACGTCATAGATTCCCAGTCAATCACAGACTCCAATCTTGGCGAAAGGTCATACACAGTCAACCCCTCGCCCCAGCCGTCGGCGTTGGCTCTGTCAAAGATGGTGGTCCTGGAAACAATGCGGATGTCCTCGTGCCGGAGGAGAGCCCGCTCCATGTGACGATAATCATGGTGCCGCGTGTGCATCGTCGCGAGGATCGTCTTCTTCGCAAACTTGTCTTTCAGAGTTTTGACAACGTCATAACGGAACACGTCTTGCTTTCCGATGATGAGGTTATACTCTGGCTTCAGGATCGTGTGATCAAGCTGGTTAGGACCTAGCTTGTCCAACCATGTAATCGTATCAATGTGAGAGTTCTCGTATAGGGCATACGAGATGTCTTCGCCAATGTATAGCAACTTTGTACGAGGCCCTCCCGCCAGGTTGTTCAGCGTATGATGCAGCCGAGACGAGTTCCCTGGGAGACGGGAACGGTACATGGTGCCACGAGAAATAGACTGTGCCACGAAGTTGATGTTGATAGACATCCTAGATTAATACTGCAATGCTATGCTGATCTCTGCTTTACATTGTGAAATTGTCGATATGCTTGGCCTTATTGTCAATGTCATACAGAGTGAGGCCATCGCCCCAGCCGTCAACATCTCCTTCATCAAAAACGGTGGTCCTGGAAACAACGCGAATGCCTTCTTCCATGAGCAATGTCTTTTCCATGTCCCGGTTATCATGACCCTGGGCGTGAACCGTTGCGAGGATCGTCCTCTTTCCAAACCTGTCTTTCAGACCGCTAATAACTTCGCGGCAGAAAACGTCTTGCTTCCCGACGATTAGATTGTATTCGGGTCTCAAGTCTGTGTGGTTCAGTTTAGTAGAGTCGAAGTCGTCGAACCATGTGATGGTGTCAATATTCGAGTTTTGGCACAAGGCATATGAGATGTCCCCGCCAATGTACAGGAGTTTTGTATGAGGTTCGCTGGCGAGGTTGTTCAACGTGTGACAAATCCTCGAAGCCCTCCACGGAAGTTGTGAGCGGTGCATGGTGCCGTGCGAAATGCTCTTGGCAATGAAGTTGATTCTGCATGACATATACCCACTTGGCACGTTGCAATATCATTACATCTCAAAAATGTCGATATAAATGTATATCGACGTTTTCGTGAAACTTGGGAATGGGACATTTTACAATCACTGCAGAGATTTGAGTCTTTTGATATCATTGTTCACTTTTGCCCAGCCTTTTTCCATCACGGCCATACAGGCATTAAGCTCATCAAGTTTACGTTTCATACCATCGAGTTCACCAAGGAGACGTTTCATATCATCAATACCGTCGAATTTGTGTTCTAGTCGTTGCAATCGTTCCCACAGTTCTTCACGCGATGGAGTTGACATTTTGACTTCTAACAACAAACACTATTTTATTACATCTCAAAAAATGTCAATATATTCCTCGGAGAGATTTGAGTTCTGCGATATCATTTTTCATGTCTCCCCAAACCTTTTCCACAGCGGTCATACGAGCCTCCAGACCGTCAAGCCCACGGTGCGCACCATCGAGTATGTGTTGCACACCGTCGAGTTCACGTTGAAACCCATCAATTTCGCGTTGTGCATCATCAATCCCGTCGAGTTCGTGTTGCAATTGTTGTATGATTTCCATCATTTCTGCACGTGATGGAACTGCCATTCTGACTTTAATTAAAAAAATGGATTTTATTACACATTGAAAAACGTCGATATATCTTATCAACACTCGTTCATTTTATGTAATAACAATATACACTTGGTTAACTATGAATTCTCAGGAATACACTCCGAAATCCGTCCTTGTCACCGGTGGAGCAGGCTTCATCGGCTCGCACGTCGTCATGAAACTCGTTCAGAGGTACCCCGAGTGCAAGGTGGTGGTGCTCGACAAGATGGACTACTGCGCGACCCTGAACAACCTGGCAACAGTTCGAGATGCTCCCAATTTCAAGTTCGTCAAGGGAGATATTCAATCTACTGATCTCCTGGCGCACGTCCTGAAGCAGGAAAAAATTGACACGATTATGCACTTTGCTGCGCAGACCCATGTGGACAACTCGTTCGGTAACTCGCTGGCATTTACCATGAACAACGTCTACGGGACCCACGTTCTCCTGGAATGCGCGAGGCTCTATGGCGGTGTCCAGCGGTTCATCAATGTGTCTACCGACGAAGTATACGGCGAGAGCAGTCTGGGCAAAAAAGAAGGCCTCGATGAACACTCGTCCCTCGAGCCAACAAACCCATATGCAGCAGCCAAGGCTGGTGCCGAAATGATGGCACGTGCATATCACACATCGTACAAGCTACCAGTCATCGTGACGCGCGGCAACAATGTGTATGGCCCGCATCAGTTCCCCGAAAAAATGATCCCAAAATTTATTCTTCGCGCAACCCGTGGCCTGGACCTCCCCATCCACGGGGACGGCGGGGCTTTGCGGTCGTATTTGTATGTTGATGACGTGGCAGAGGCTTACATTACTATTTTGCTCAAGGGCAATGTCGGGGAAACGTACAACATTGGCACACAGAAGGAGCGCAGTGTTGTAGATGTTGCGCATGATATTTGCAAGATTTTCAACAGGGACTCCGATACTGCCATTTGGCATGTGAAAGATCGTGCATTCAATGACCGTCGGTATTTTATTTCCGACAAAAAGCTTCTCGACCTCGGCTGGCAGGAGAAAACCACATGGGAGGATGGCCTTAAGCAGACTGTGGGTTGGTACCTTCAGCATGCCACACGTAGTTACTGGGACCACGGGAACATGGAACTCGCTCTGGATGCGCACCCAACTCTACAAGTCCCGAAATTTTAAAATATCACTCTCTTGTAATGGCTGAAAAAGCAACACCTACAGATCAGGCAGCATACGACAGAATCAAACGCCAGGTGAAAGCACAGGTAGAAAGATGGCCCAGTGCATACGCCTCCGGAATGGTAGTCCAGAAGTACAAGGCCGCTATGGCAAAAAAAGGCAAGAAACCGTATAAGTCATCATCGCCGCCAAAGAAAAAGACGGCTTTGAAGCGTTGGTTCGACGAAAAATGGGTAGATGTGACCACGGGGAAAAAATGTGGCAGTGTGCATACTTCAAAGTATTACCCGGTGTGTCGCCCCCAGAAACGAGTATCTGAGGACACCCCAAGGACTGTGAAGGAACTCAGCAAGAAACAACGCGAAAAAATGATAAAACTGAAGCAGAAGGCAAAAAAACGAATTGTGAGATATGATAAATTGGTTTGATTTACAATTTTGTATATGACCACTTGAAACCATAAGCAGACGAATGTTTTCCTATCCCGCACTTTGAAATCCCAGTATGTGATTTATTTAAAACCCGTGCTGCTTCGCGACATGAACCAAATGACGTAATATATATACCGTCTTTTGTATATTGATGAATTGTTTTTGAAGAATGATGATCATCTCCAGTTTTCCCGGACAGAGGATGTTTCCCCCCGGATAATGCTTCGCTTATTTTTTGCTTCGTGATATCCGAGTGGTGTTTTCCGAGCATAGGATGTATTTCCAATGTTCTTCCAAACATTGGATTATTCTCTCCGGATACTGCTTTGCTTATTTTCTGCTTAGTTTCTTCTGTATGATGTTTACCAAACATATAAGTTTGATTTCCACGTTTACCAAACATATGGTGCTTCTCTCCGGTTCTGTCCTCGCTCAATTTTTTCTTAGTTTCTTCTGCGTGATGTTTGCCAAACATATGGTTCTTCTCTCCGGATCTTTCTTCGCTAAATTTCTTCTTTGTTTCGTCAGTATGACACTTGCCAAACATAGGATTATTCTCACCGGAATTTGCTTCACTGATTTTATTTTTTGTTTCTTCGCTCAGTTTACCATTTCCACCGCCTCCCTTCAGGTTATACCCACTTGGCGATAGGGTGCCGAGTACCTCGATCATCAACTCCTCGTGTTCGTTCAACTCTTCGTCCGGAACTTCGTACCAGTGCTTTTCAAAGTTCTCCCAACCATACTTTTGGATAGCATTTGATATTGCAATGCACTTGTTAGACGGTAGTTGATGTTGTTTCAAACGTTCTTCGATTGTTCGCGTCGTTTGGCCAATATACGACTTTCCTGACGGAGACGTGAGCATATAAATGAAACCCATTTGAGTTTTACATATGATTCTTGTTTTTATACACACGTTTTGTCAATATGTAATAAATGACATTTACATCTTGATTGCTTCAATGTCATTAACCCACATTGCCTCCGTGGCAGTGTTCTCTAGGATGACAAGTTCCTTCTCGAGTGCAGCAGCCTCAGCTTGCAGCTTCTCAGCACGTTCCTTTGTCAAAGACGAAATCTTCATGCCGAGTAGGTAGTCAAACGACTTGTCAACCTTGTAAAATTTCAGCTTGCCAAGGTCCTTGATAACATCTTCCTCCGCGCGCCGTGTGATGACCAGCGTGCCATCATTCACGCTTGTGATGAACCGCGATTTGTTCTGGGCGACGAGCACCCGTGCCTTGAGATCCTTGAGCAGGTCCTCTTTGCGCTTGACGTAAAACTCCTTGCGCGTCGTGAACCAGTCGGCAATGATCTCCAGAGGAGAGTCGTACTTTTTTATTTTCCCAGAAGGGTCAAAAGCATGCATGTTCGTAGTCCGGATGGTGCTCTCCAGTTTCAGGATATTGGGATCTAGAGTCCCGACGAAGTCAATCTCAAAATGAACATTCAACTCCGTGTGCCTTTCGCGGAAATCCGCCACGATCTTCTTCTCGATGAGAGTTTCCAGGTGCTCTTTGTAATCATTCGTCCACGTACCCACAGGAAGTTCGCTTACCGTGACAGTCTTACCCTTGATGTCGTAAACACCAGAGCACGTAAACACGCCAGGGGAAGTCTCCTTGATGTCTCCCTTGAACCCCCGATACCAAGGGGTCATTGGGAGCATCGTCTCGTTGTTAATGAGGCGCTTCACATTGTCTACGATATCCTTGGGGTTGTAAGCCGGAATGTTAGTGCTAAATCCTGTTCCTATTCCTGACGATCCATTCACCAGGAGAAACGGGATGGTGGGAACATAGTATTCCGGTTCAATCCGGTCGCCGTCATCCTCGAGGTAGTTCAGCAGACGCTCGTCGGCCTTGTGGAAAATATCCCGGGTGTTGGGGGACAGTTGTGTGAAGATATACCTAGCAGACGCACTGTCCTTGCCTCCGTGAAGGCGGGAACCGAATTGTCCGCGAGGAAGAAGCAAATTGATGTTATTCGAACCCACGTAGTCTTGGGCCATTCCGACTATGGCGCCCTGGAGAGACGCCTCGCCGTGGTGATAGCCGGCGTTCTCACTTGTGTATCCGGCAAACTGCGCGACTTTGATTTCTTGTACGAGGTTGCGCTTCAACGCCGAGAACAGAATCTTCCGCTGCGAGGGCTTCAGACCATCGACGACCGACGGAATGGAACGCTCTACATCGTATCTTGAAAAAAGGATAAGGTCTTTGTTTATGAAATCCTCCACTGGAATCTTCGTGAGCTTCTGGTCGAGCTGGTTGCCAGGCTCGAAATCAAGGAGCCACGTCTTCCGTTCGTCCGCCCGAGACTTGTTGAAAGACTTGTCAATGCTTTCGGCCGCGTTGTCAGACCACGTAAGCGTCTTCACCAGGGCCTTCAGGTTGTTGAAGTACCGCTTGGCGTCATTGGCGTCGGAGGTACCCAGACCCTTGTAATACTTAGTCTTCCAGGTAGAGACATCGGATGTCGCGGCCTTCCACTCTTCGAAATCCGGGATGCTGTAGAACTCCACCATCTTGGTGCCCTTCTTGGCGACCACAATTGGAGTCACGAAGCGCTTGAGGAACCCGGGGATCTCGAGCAGCGACGGGAACTGTGCATGGAAAAAGTTCAGCACTAGACCAGCAATATGTGAGCCGTCAACGTCCTGGTCTGCCATAATAATCACAGACCCGTACCGAAGAGAGGACGCGTCCTTGTAGTTCACACCATTGCGGAGACCGAGAATTTGTTTGATGGCAGTAATCTCGGCGTTGTTAGTAATACTAGACACAGACGCATCACGGACATTCAGTAGCTTACCACGGAGGGGGAAAATTCCGTAGCGATCCCGACCCACGACAGCAAGGCCAGCTGTGGCAAGCGTGGCGGCAGAGTCACCCTCTGTCAAAATGAGCGTGCACATTCCAGAGTGCTTCGTGCCCGCCCACGCGGCATCCGTCAATTTTTTGATACCCGTGAGTCGCACCTTCTTCGCACCATCCGTTTTCTTGAGATTCTTCATCTCGACGAGACTCTCGCGGACGTTGGTCTCGGCGATGACATCGTCAAGGACCGCAGACACCGCCTTCTTCAGGAAAGCCGCGGAAGGAGAGCACTTTACGTTCTTGCTGGTGAGGATGTCCTTGGTCTGTGATGAGAACGAGGGGTTCACCACGCGTGCGTTGACAAAGATGAAGAGTTTGTTCTTGACGACGGCAGGCTTGACGGTCACCTTCTTCTTGAGCGCCGCTTCTGCAACTGCCTTGGCCACTGCATTGGCAATGAGGTCCACGTGGGTACCACCGCGAGTAGATGACGCGTTGACAAACGACACGGACCGGAACTCGTCAGACGGGCACACACCAATGTCCCAGCCGTCTACGGACTCAAACACGGGCTTGGCTTCCGTGTACATCTCGAAGTAGTCCTTGGCACCCTTGACGTCGAGGCGCTTGCCATCGAGGAAAATCTTCACCTTCGTGAGGACTGCCGCCATGTCATACACGCGCCGGACCAGAACCGAGCGAGTGTCCTCGTCAATCGAGTCCATGCCAAACCGCTCAAAGTCCGGGTAGAAAGTTGTCGTGATACTCCCTGGTTTTGACGATTTTGTCACCTTGGGCTTGGAAGCATTCGTCATGTTGTCGCTCCATGTCTGCAGGTACTTGCGTGTACCGTCGTAGATCTCCACATCAAACTTCTTCGAAAAGATGTTGGTGAGCTTTGAACCGTATCCATTCCTGCCTGCGCCAGTCCTCTCCTGGGCATCATCAAAGTTCTCGCCCGTGAGGAGGTGGCCGAAGATGAGCTCGGGCACATAGCATCCTTCTTCGTGTTTCTCCACTGGGATGGAACACCCATCGTTGTAAATCGTCACGTGGTCAGCGTCAATGGTCACCTTGAGCGTAGTCATTGGTGCACCGCGGTTAAAGCAATCCGCCGAGTTGGTGAGGATCTCGTCGAAAATCTTCAAGAAGGCCGGTGAATACGAAACCGACTTCTTCACGATCGCATCTCCGGTGTAGACATATTCCTCGCGTGCTTCCTTTGCCACTGAGCCAACATACGTGTCCGGGCGCTGGAGCACGTGATCGCGCTGCGAGAGCTTGATGTACCTTGATGCCATTCTGTAGATGGATACAATTTGTTTTACATTTGTAGCTTATATGTCAATATGAACCCGGGAAGAAAGAAATAGGGATTGAATGACAACCCGTGCTGTACACGGAAATCGCTTGATTCCTCTGAGACGAAAACGTCGATATAAATTTATATCGACGTTTTTGGGAAACTCGAAGTAAGAAGGTTTCATATTGGTTCGTGTAGTTAAACTTAAAATCTTCTGGGACATATGAGAAAATGGGAGCACTCGAGGACTTCAAAGCAGAGGTTGACAAATTTATAAACTTTATGAACGACCGTTTGAAAACATGTCATCTGAATACAGATGAGGAATATGACGCTGTCATAGACAATCTCGTGGTAGAATATTACAGGAATGGCAACAGAGCTCTTGTGTTTGACGATATGGAATGGTACGAGGAAACCCTGGATGAACGCGATGGAAAAAATCCGTACAGCATGAGTCACAGTTATGATGGCGCGTGGTGTGGCGAACAAAGGGATCGAACGTATCCAAGGGAACACACTTGTTTTGCAGATAGTGCAGACGGTAGGTATGACGCGACTATAACGACTATTATTGTAGCTGCCAGATCACCTTCTGGTTATGTGTACAAAGAACTTATTTCAAATAAAACTAACCTATTTATACCACAATTTTTCCTCGAATATATAAGCGATCGTGTCACGTATAAAGATCATTATGAATGCGAACATTATTAGACAATAATATTGTCATATTATTATGAAAACAGTATCAATGGATAGAATATTAAAAAATTTATCATATGTACCACGAAAACCACATGGTTTTTATCGTGTCCAAGGGGGTGGCCAATTGGCTTATTCCAGTAATCCTCATATAACTCCTACTAAAAACATTTTCAATCTGCATGCTCCTCGTAAAAGGAAAAACGGGTCTACATATAAAATGTATGTGATGCAACATAAGCAAATAGCTTCAAAACAGCGCGAATTCAACATGTTGAAGAAAAAAGGAGAAGCGAAATTAACAAAACAAGACGCTATCCAAATTTGGTCGTTTGTTAAAGCTATGACAAGGAATATACTTGACAGAACACATGAACTGCTAGTATCGGAGAGATCTTATATTACAAGACATGGCCCAGATCTTATAAATTATTTGGCATCAAATTGTGTAATAAGAATGGAACTTTTTAGAAAATTTCAAAAAAATGTCAATGATCACGTAAAACCCATTATAACACAAACAGAATTTTTTTTAAAACATATCCGTTATTACAGAAATGCTATTTTAGACATAATGAAAATGCGTATACAAGGAAGAAAGACATATCTTAAAATTTCAAAATATATAAAACAGTACTTTTCTAATATACATTCAATTATGACTAATGTAACTGCAAATCTGTCAAATCTTATGAAATATACAAAGGAGTATAAAGATACAATATCCGGATACCATGATAAGTATTGCCCGAAACCAGTGGGGAGAAGAATTCGTACCCCGTCCGAATCTGAGAAGGCAAAAGATGTAAAAAAAATAATGAAAGCATTTTACAAACTGAAAAATAGTAGTGATAGAAATTTCATGAAATTATTAGAACAGATACGGTTACGCGAAAGACTGGAAAACAGTGCAAACATGAGGATGTACAAAGAAATAATTTCAAGAACAAACCAGAAGTTGCCGCTGTGATACATCTGTCGCCTGAAACGAAAACGTCGATATAAATTTATATCGACGTTTTTGTGAAACTCGAAGTAAGAAGATTTTCAGTTGAACATCAGCTTGGCGGTTCCAGAGCTGAAATCAAGGAAATTAAGAGCAACTGCAACGGTCTTTAGCCTCATCGGGGGCTGCGTCCTGTCCATTTGAAAGGACAAAAAGGTTCGCACGTATGGGGCAAAGTTCACGAACCCATTTGGCTGAAAGGACCCAGAATTCAAAGCAAAGCTATATGCGAAGATGTTGTCCTCTGGAATCGACCTCGTAAAGTGCTGATAGGTTTGCGTAAGCCGCCAGTAATCACCACTGCGCTCTTGGAATTGCTTGTCGCTGTTGATGTAAAACGTCCCTGACCGAATGATGTCATAGTACACGAAACTGGAAAAGTCGTTGAGCATCAGCGCAACAGTTGCCAGGAACTTCACCGGCTTGTTGAGTTCCCGCAGCTGCACCTGGGTTATGTCTTTCATCGTGATGGCGCCTCCCGAAGACGTGAGGTAGGTTGGCGTGTCCACGGTAGGAGTCTGCTCTATGAGGAACCTGCTGGGGTTCTGTGCGAACCGATATCTTTCAGACTCGTCGAGGAACACGTAGTCAACCAGGACAGAGGCAGACACACTGGGGATATCAGGGATTGACGAGCCCGCGGGGAGCGTGACGAGCAAGGAAATCGGCTTGAGGACGAATTCGAGGAATACTTCTATGTTTGTCTGGAGGTTCAAGATGGGGATGAACTGCTGTTTCGTCGAGGGCCTGTAGCAATTGAAGAACTTGAGTGGGACCGTGATGGTGTTCTCCTCGTCGGTTGGGTACACCTGCCCCCTGCCTATGGTCCTTGACAGTCCGTCGTACTTTTCCGAAGGGCAAAACAGCTTGTCGTCAATGTCCATGTAGATCCCTTCGTGCGCCTGCACGACAGTGTCTCCTATCCTCAGCCTGACGAGCCCAATGCAATTGTATCCGATGGTCTCGTTCCAGGTGCCGCCGGATATTCCAAGGTTCGGCAACGTTAGCTTGAAACTCATATGGCCCGCGAGGTCGCCAATCTTCGATAATTGGCAGATGTTCTTCGTTCCGAACCGAACCGTGGTGCTGAAGCGCTCCTCGGTCGTTTGAACGGCAAAGTTTGTGTATCGTTTGTACGCCTGCTTGAAGAAGGATATTTGCGGGTTGTACGTCAAAAAAACGTCCTGCGGACCCCTGCCCACGAGTTGATAGAACGTGCCCTCGGATGCCGTGCCTCTCGCCCGCTTGCTGAGGGGCACTTCATCGTTTACCACGGGCTTTATGTCAAACTTCCCCGGTTCAGGGGCATACACATTATCCGGGCGAATATCAAGGTTGCCAGATGGAGGCGTGTACAGGTTGTCAAAGGTCATTTCCCGCGCCTGCGTCGTGTGGTTCGTAAACCTCTTGATGCCGGGCAAGCCTACCCCCTCGGGCTTGGCGAATGCCATGAAACTTTCATCATACACCACAAAGTCCGAAGCATTGTCGGCATTGTTCACCTCACAAATTTGATCATTCATTTGAATAATTAAATATTTTAATGGGCATCATTTTACATCATAACAAGATCCGTTACTTTCGAGGCAACAAATTTATTGGTGAAAACTTGGGTCTTTTTCGAACGCCCCGTGATTTCGAAGTTGCCAGGGGGCAATACAATTTCGTACTCGCCATGCGCGCCATATTTGTTCACGGGCGCGATGAAGAGCGAGGGCTTCCCTGGGGGTATTGTGACTCTTGTCAGGAGACCGTTCTTTCCCCGTGCGTATTGCATGGCGTGTTTGGGAAGATATGCCGTTGACATGAACTGCGTGGACTTGAAGATATTTCCCTTGACACCTTTGTAAATATCGTGGTCGGTCCCCCTGTACACTACAAGGGGTTGTTTGGACACGGGGGCTGCGTATATTATTCTGGTTAGGTCGGCCACATACAGTTGGAGCATGAGACTGTACGAATCCTTCGTTACATAGTTTTCATTCACGGCAAATGTGTATGCCAAGTACCTATCCGCATTCGACAGAGTTTCATATTGGTTCATGAGGTCTCTCACGGATGCCGGCGCATTGGGCTTCAGAACATCGTAGCCAGAGGACGCGATGATGTCGAATTGAGACCACATTGGAATGGTAGAAGACCCGCCTTTGTTCACGTCGGGGAACCGCGAGAAGACCTTGCCCTCGCGTTGGAAAGGGCCCAGCCAAAAGTGGGAATGATTTGTGTATCCCAAGACGGTGATAAGGTCGTGCATGGAAAGGCCGCGCAGATACTCAACCTGGTCAACGAGGTAGTCTACCTGCCTGAAATTGTTCTCCCTGGGTGCAACCACTGCCCCTGAGTTTATACGAGGGCCGCGAGCGGTTTCAATATCAAAGGGAAAGTCATGGTATGACTGGTCTCCGAACCCGTCCATCTCGGTCAGATGTACTTTCAACTTGGGGGCCGCCATGATGAACTTGTTTTTCGTGTAATTCTTCTTGCGCATGGGCTTTGCTCTGTCATTGACCTTTTTCTTCCACGCCATCGCGATGCGCTTGACGGCGTCTTGCTGTCCGGATTCCGTGGTAGGCACCGGTGTTTTGACCACTGGTTTTTCTGGAGCTGGTTTACGTCCCTTTGCGGGCGCGACTTTGCTTCCCGACGCGGTAATCACATACGCCCTGCCACGCGGTCCTCTGAAAATAGGTCTTCCCATCGCGTTTTCCTCGCCCGTTCTCCCCCCAGTCTTGATGACTTCCTCCGAGCGCACCTTGTTCAGCGCTTTCTTGGTGACGGCCCTCGCGAGTTTCATATCGGAATTAATAACTGGCGCCACCTTCTTGCCGGTTGCTGACAAAACAAACTCTCCTCCGCGGGGTCCTTTCAATATGACCCTCCCCTTGGCATCTTTCTTTCCTGTATCCATTATAGTACCGGTATATTTATTTTTTACGCGTCGGTCACGTAACGTATGTCGTATACATATTGACAACAATCGAACTTATACTCCAATACACCATACAACTCATACAGTTCATGCAATGACTCACTCTTACACTCACTCCGCCATCTCCAACATCAACTCCAACGTTCACGATCACCCTCACTCTCACAGTCACACCCTAGTTGCGGACGGTGAGCAGGCAGTTGCCGTGCGTGCATTCGTATACGACACTTTCGGTAAGAAAGGCACCTTTGCGCTGTATTTCACCGATCTAAAATTCTCACAACCTGTGCGACTTGCACACGGTTGTGGAAATTTCATCCACAACGGTACAAAGGTGCATTTTGAAGTGTGCAAAGAACACATTGTCATGAGATGCGCAGACAGCAAAGTGCTTGAGAATGTGGTAGTGGCTGCTTTGGACAAGCACTTCGAGTGCGAACGTTAATCGAACTTGATAATACTAGAACTGAACTTAACATTTTTCCGAGCAGATGCATAAGAGATGAAGATTGGTGAAACGATCTTGTTTTCCATAGTGACTGGCCTGGCTGTGGCACTTATTATGTCCGCTACCATAAAGAAAGACCCAGCTGACGAGCCAAAATTCTCTTCCACTGTTATCATCGAAGAAGTTGAATAAGCTGTACGCAGTTTGAAATATCTCTATATTGTATTGAATTCTTTTCTTGATTTCTCGATTTCTACGATTTTACAAAATAAGGAGGATAAGTTTCACGATGGTAAGCATCCCTTCAATAACACCAGATGCGACAGGGGAACTCCATTGATTAGCATGTGTCATCGAAAAGTCAACTCCAGATTCTATCATGTAAAAGAACACAGACTGAGTCACGAGCTTTGGGCGAAGCAGCAGGGAATGGGACTTGCGCGCAATCTTAATATTATCGGTCACGTGAATTGCACATGCCAGGAGCACATCCGCCCCCGGAGGAACTACAAGAGAAGTTGCGACTTTGAACGCCTTGGCCTTGATGGCCATGGGACAGGGACGTGCGGTACACGCGACAGGGCGCATGTGTTTCAGAATCAATATGTGTGTATATGTAAATAAAAAAATAAAGCAATGGTTTTACATATATACCCAATAACGGGATCAAATGACAACTACTTTCTTCAAGCCATGATGTCTGCAGTCCGTGGTTTCCATTTTGTCAACATCGGGAACTTGGTTTTGATCTTAAAAAACCCCGGGACATAGGTGTTTCCTTCAAAGCTCGAGGGGGGTGAGGTTCCCACGGGGTTTGTTTCAACCACTTTCGTTATTTGTTCCGTCAGGTTTGCTGGAAACTTTTTCCACATGAATGTTTCGCGCTTTCTCATCGTGAATGCAATTGCAATTGCAAGTATCAGGACAAATAGCACTGCATATGACCACATCGCGTTTAATACATGTTTATTTTTTATTTACAAGGCTTAGAATGAAAATTATCGACATCATCAAAGCCGGAGACCCCGCGCTTTTCAGAACCGCTGTGCGCCAGTACACTCATACGTTCAACAGTTACAACATACTTCACGAAACGATCGCAAGGGGAAACGTCGAACTTGCCAAGATCGCGCTGGACGAATGTCCCGATTTGATATATGGTTCAGATTATCCCTCGCAAGAAGGGCCTCTCGTTTACGCTATCAAATCGCTCGACATGGATCTTATTGTGCTCTTTGACAACTACGATGCCGCTTTCGAACTCCCAAACTATGTTGGTCAGTTGCCTATCATCGCCGCCATAAAGACCAAGTGCCCAGATATAATTTCATATGTGGCGAACAAGTGTCCTAATGCCCTTTTGTCAAAAGACCACAAGGATAGGACACCTCTCCATATTGCTGCAAGATATGGTTGCTCGGCGGATATTCTATCTGCCGTGTACACACGTGCACAAGATGTTCCAGATTCGTCAGGGAGCTACCCCTTGCACATTTTTGGGGATCTTTCCTGTGACGACAATTACGAATACGGCAGGGGAGGGTCTGTGGATTACCTCATTTCCAAGAACCCGGACGTGCTTACCAAGACAAACAAGAGCGGCAACACTCCTCTGCACACCATGGCAGCTGCTCCCTGCAGGCCGGGCACCACGTTTTTCAAGGACCTAGTGTCCGCGCTGAAACCCGAGGCTCTTCGCACGAAGAACAAATCCGGCATGCTGCCTGTGCACATTGCAAGTTTGTTCCACCACGTCCCTCTCGTCAACGAAATGCTTACCGCGTGCCCCGACACCCTGTACGAGACTACCCCCACATCGAAGACCATATTTAGCTTCCTAGAAATTTGTCATGATATCGAAAAATTAGAGTTCGTCGGGTGCATATTGTCTGGCGATTTCGAAATCAAGGAAAAACTGTGGAACTTTATCCCCCCGAATCTCAAAGGTCTTGAATCTCTTTTGTTTTACATGAAAGACGAACACGTGAGTAAGGCGCTGAAGTTTATTACATCACATGGCAGGTATTACTTGCACAGAAACCTCAACGTGATTCATTCGTCCACAAAGGACATGAATATTGAGCCATCTATAGTAAAGCGCATTGTTCTACTGAGTCTTAGAAATTAATTGTCGCAAAATATGTCCCTTGTAAAAAGTTTCTTGCCGAATAGAAGACGGTGCTCCAGGGGAACACGGTTTGCAACAATGACATCAGACGACGTGACGAATTTTCCAAGGTCATTCACAATATCATAGTCTTCGAACTTTTCCGTAGCTGGTTCGTAGATAATGACATCAAACCCACGGACACGAAGCTGGCTCATGATGCCCAGAATTGCTGCATCACGGAAGTTGTCCGAGTCTGACTTCATTGCAAGCCTGTAAATACCAATGGTCTTGACATTGCCTGCGCGGTGCACGATTTCGTCGACGATTGCCTGCTTCCTGACGGTGTTCGATGTCACGATGGCGCCAATCATGGTCTGTGGAATGCCCTCGAAGTTTGCGAGCAGCTGCTTCGTGTCCTTGGGGAAGCAGTAGCCGCCGTAGCCGAAGCTCGGGTTGCAATAGCCTCCGCCAATACGTGGCTCGTGCGTGATGCCCTCGATGATGTCCTTTGCATTCAGACCATTCACCATTGCAAACGAGTCGAGCTCATTGAAAAACGACACGCGCATCGCGAGGTACGTATTCGCAAACAACTTGACGCTCTCTGCCTCGCGTGTTGACATGAACAGCTTTGGCACATCCTTGATGAGAGACTCGCGGCCGAGCATCTCTACGAATGCAGTGGCGTTTTCGCCTTCGTCGCCAATGATGATGCGAGAGGGGTGGAGGTTGTCGTAGAGTGCACGACCCTCGCGCAGGAACTCCGGGGAGAATGCGATGTTCTTGGTGCCGAACGTGGCGCGCATAGAGTCAACAAACCCGATGGGGATGGTCGACTTAATGACAATGTACGAATCCGGGCTGAACTTGACAACGTCCGCAATCACACTCTGAACATAGCGGGTGTCAAAGTAACCAGACTCGGTGTCGTAGTTGGTTGGCGTGGCAATGACCACAAAGTCGGGAGCGGCGTATGCCTTCAGTTTGTCGGTGGTCGCAAACAGGCGGATGAAGGGGTTTGCAAGGGAAGCATCAATGTCCTTGTCCTCGATGGGGCTCTTGCGGTTGTTGAGGCTGTTCACACGACCCTCGTCAATATCGAGAACAGTAACCATGTGGCTCTGGGAAAGCAGAGCAGCCATTGCTGACCCGACGTAACCGGAACCAACAACGGTAACTTGGTAAGAGGTCATAATTACGTTTACGATGCACACAAACGTGTACATTATAAACTTTGAGTGTCAATATATGTGTCAATGTACTACTTCACGTGTAAGTTCCTCGTGGGGAAGTAGTCTGGCCCGTAGCTGATAAAAATCTCATTGCCCTTGGGTATAGTTCTCACGGCAAAAATCCGTATCTTCTTCAGGCCCGCCGTGAGCTCATGGCGAGCATTGGGTTTGTCGCTGTGGTTGAACAGAGCACCGCGGTCGAGCGGGAGGGCGGAGAGACCACCGCGTGAAAACACATAATCTTCGGCAGCAGGCCCCCATGCGCCATCGGGCTTCACGAGACACACAGATTCGTGGACGAGTTCTCCTGGGGAAAAGCTTTTCGCGGCAAAGATGCCATGACCTCCTTTGGGGGATTTCTTCACGAGGATAGACATTTGTAAGTGCCAATATATTTTTACATATCGTTTGGCATACAAAGTTTTAAATATTCTGGTAATATATGAAGTCGTACGTTTTATCTCCGCAACCGGGAAGTAATGCTTCACATCAGATAACTACGAAATATTCGGCTCAGAACGAACAGATTAGGGGCGTTGCAGAGGCATCAAGGAGGGTGGCTTCGGAGCAATTCCGGTTTGACCCAGTGCGATACGGGGCGAAGAAGCTTGGCGGGGGTGCCTACGGAACGGCGTATTTAATGCGTGTGACGCAAACATCCCTCGCAGCCATCAACGAAGGGCTCAAATTCGGCGGGGGAGTCGTCATCCAACAAATTCCAAGGGAAGGTGCGTCTGTGGTGGTAAAGGTGGCAAAGCAGGGAAAGCGGTCCGATAAGGAATTCTATATAGAAAACGTTCGCGAAAATGTTGTCCACAGGAAGCTGTCTGGGGACTCGTGCAGTTTCGTTCCTGCATCAACAAAACCAATTTGTGTCTCTAAGTACGTGCCAAAGTTTTACGTGTCTTTCATAGCTGGGTCCCCTAAACGGCTCGAGTCCGTAACTGTCATGGATGTCGCAGGGGACATGTCCCTCGACAAGTTCGTGAAAGGAAAGAAGATACCCGTGGACTTTTTCGTAGACGTTGAGCGGGCCATTTGCAGTTTGTGGCTCAGTGGATACATCCACGGGGATCTTCACAGGGAAAACATAATGATTGACACTCGCACGAAACGCATTCAAATAATTGATTTTGGGTTTGCCATAAAGATGCCACCTGCATTTGTGAGTGTCCTTTCGAGAAGAATATCCAACTTGATTGCATCGGGGCACCAGGGGTCGCTGGGAGACGTGTGGCTTCAAAAACCAGTGGACAAAGACCTGCGTCTCATAAACTACTCCAATCGCGTGATGAAGGGAAGGGGGTTCCCGTGGTATAACCCGGATTACAAAGTTCTGCAAAGCCTTTTCAACCAAGTCCCGAGAGATTTGAGGAAAAATATCCCCGCGGCAAGGGCCAGTGCTTGGGGGATACAACTGCAACAAGTCCAAAGGCAACCGCTCTTGAAAAAACAATCAGTCAAGCGGTCATTTTTCAAAAGGCCGTCATTTGCCTCTTCCCCTGTATTGAGGGCGTCCGCTGCAAAAACATACAAATCATCGGGACCTGTGCAAAACCCTGTGTCTCCTCAGAAGCCTCTCACAGTAACACCTCCTCAGAAACTCCGTACAGCATCGCCTCAGAAGCCCCGTACAGTAACACCTCCTCAGAAACTCCGTACAGCATCACCCCAGAAACCTCGCACAGTAACGCCTCCCCAGAAGCCTCGTACAGTAACACCCCAGAAGCCTCGTACAGTAACACCCCAGAAGCCCCGCACAGTAACGCCTCCCCAGAAACCTCGCATGGCTAGTCCCCAGAAGCCTCGCACAGTAACGTATCCCCAGAAGACCCGTACGGTAACGCCTGCCCAGAAACCTCGTATGGCTAGTCCTCGGCCTAGGAGTGCTTTCCAAGGGGATGCACGTCTGAGAGGGTTAACAAATGTGGAACGTGCCACAGTGTTTGGCAGTAAACGTTCACTACCTCAGGTTTTGGACACTCTTCGGATGAGAAAGGAAGAGTGCAGTCGCCGTGGCCTTTCGTTCAACCCGATTACAAAGCAGTGTTCTTCTGGTCAGCAAAAGCAGGTATTCACCGGGTGCAGAGAAAATTGCGCCCGTATTGGGAAACGCTGTGGACCGAGGGGGAAATGCATAAAATTGTAGCGCGCTGTTTTTTTAAAAAAAATAAGTATATAAATTAAAGTTTTATGACTAATTTAACACGAATTGGAAGCGGAAAATACTCTGACATTTTCCGTGTTGAGGATGGGTACAATACATTTGCAATGAAGGTGTCCTATTACCGGGAGGAAACCGTCAGGGAGTTTGCAAAACGGTTGAAAGAGGGAGACGAAAAAGGTGCGAAAAAGGCAAAAGACGAAGATGCGATTACCATTTCTGTAAAGTTTTCCGAGGTTGCAAAAAAAATGAAAGATCTTATGATAACTCCTCATTTCATATATAACTACGAATCTGTAGACATCAAGGATTTTATAGATAGAATCCCAGTGTTGCACCGAAGGTCAAAGGACCTGGCACCTTTCCAGAGGAAATACAACCACGTGTCATTCATGGAACTCTACGATACAGACCTCACTGCATTTTTGTCGAAGATGCCATTTGACGATGATGTTGCGAGACATCTGATATTCCAAGTGGTGTATTCTATATTCGCCGCACAACGCGTGCTCAAGGACTGGAGGCACAATGATTTGTCAACGAACAATGTCTTGATAAAGCGTACAGAATCCTTGCTAACTTCTTATCATGTTGCAGGTATGACCTTTTTTACAGACTGCCGGTATGTTTCAATCGTGATAGACTATGATTTCGTGCATGCAGATGTCAATAGACTTCGTAATAACAGAGTAATGAGCGGCCGCTTCAAGGTGTCGCCAAAAAAAAACGAGTCGTATGACGTTCATTTTTTCCTTAAGAGCGTGATGAAATGTATCTCAAAAAACAAAGTTGCCAATATCAAACAAACAATAAAATTCATATATGCCCTTGGTCTCGAAGACAATGACAGATGTGAAAAAGAACTTCCTCAATTTTTTCCACTTGAAATTCTTAAAAACCCATACTTTGATACCCTGAGAACCCCAGTACATATTCAGCGCGAATACTCAATCCCTTAGAATGCTTGTGTCATCAAGATTGCCGTTCGGCTCTTGTGCCAATCGGATACATTGTCGCTCTGTGTGCCCAAACGTAATTTGTGAGGACGAAAGTCTTCCTTGTTGCCGTCTTCGTGGAGGACAATCTCGTCAATCTTCTTATTCTTCCATTTTTCGGGATGAAACACCGCGAACGCGAGGACGTGACACATCCATGTTTTTCCTTTGATTTTGATGATAGGATATCCAGTATCGTTTCGTCCAAGGCGATTGTCCCATAGCACGTTTTCCGCGTGTTTTGTGACATACTTCACGCGGCATAAGTTTGAGATCTTCCAATATCCTTGTGAGCTCTCGGACTCTTCGATCTTCCTCCAATCTTCGCCTTCTAAATCAGGGTAGTCTTTATACGAAAACCCATGTCGTTTCTTTCGAGCATAATGTGCGACCGTGTCTTTAGTGTATTCGCGTTCATCTGACGTCTTAACGGCGTTCATGAGAGCGGTCCATTCTTTTGAGGTTTTATCTGCACCGTCCTTGACAATGAGAAAAGCAGTCTTGAGCGTTTTCGCACGGATCTGATTTATGCATTGTCCGGACTTGTTGAGCCATCGTATATTCGTCAACTTGTCGTTCTTCTTTTGTTCGCTTTCAATATGGTCGGCCGTGTGATCCGGGGATGGCGGCTTCCCTATAAATGTTGAGGCGACCGCACGAGCAACGCGAATCATGCGCATTTTCCCAGCGTTGTCGGACAAAACACATACATTATACTTTTATTGCAATACGTAGGCGTCTTTCCTGTTTTCTTATTTTTGATGATACCAAGCGTATCAATCGAATATTTTTCAAAGACGATATGCGACCCATCTTTGGGATAATACTCTAACGTTTTCACGACATATTGTTCATTAACCAACATTCTATGAATAATGAACAAAAAATCCTTAAATACTTTACACGGTCACCCGGATAAAATGACAACATGAACACCCATCCTTTTATTTAGACTCGATGACCTTTGCGAGCTTGAAAAGCACCTTGGACTGCTTTTCCAGAATTGCCGTCTGAGCCTCCACCGCGGCGACGTGTCTGTCAAGGGTCTCGGAAATCCTGGAGAGCACATCGGCAAGGGTGGCACCATCAGATGCCACAAAAATACCCCCGAGTACGTCCACCACACGTTCCACAGAGTTGCCAATGTCGTCCACACGAATAAAGTCATCATTGTATTCGTACTCGTCGTCGCTGCTCACGGCATCGCTCCCGTCGCTGCTCACAATGTCGCTCCCATCTTCGCTCACGGCATCGCTCACGGTGTCGGTCGTGTTACCGGTCTCGGACACGCTGGGGATAATGTCAATGATGTCATCAACCATGGTAATGTCTTGGATGTCCCGAATCATTGTAGTTGTCTAAAATGCATATTTTAATATTTTGTATTTGACGCATTATGGTATCCAGTCGTCGTCTTCAACAATGGAAATTCCTGTGAATGTTTTGACTTTGAATTCCTTTTCTTTCTTCTTGCGAGAAGGAGTAAAATCGTCGTCTTCGCCCAAGGAAAAGGTTTCGTCATCCGTAGAGGGGGCATCATATGTATCAAAACCGTAGTCGTCTGGGTCTACGGACGATGACAAGCTGCTCTCAATGTCCTGGGAGGCCACCGAACTCGTCTCATATTCTTCGTCATATCGTTTTTCCTCTTCCTTCACAAATTCAGACCAATCCACATCTTGCTTGACATCATCGTCACCCTGTTCCTGCGAGAGGACCCCGCAATCTAACTCAGTATCTTCGTCTATGTACCCCTCGTAATGACTCTTGGGAACATTTTCCAGAGGAACAAACTCTGAAAAATCCGCCTCGTCGTCTTCGTTATCCGAAGCAGGCACCACTTTAGCCTTTCTCTGACGTTTCACCCCGCCTTCTTTCTTTTCATTTGCAGCCTTAGGAGCTTTAGGCGCCTTAGGAGCCTTAGGAGCCTTAGGAGCCTTAGGCGCTTTGATCTTCCCGGGCCCTCCGATCGCCCCCTTGGTAGGAACTATAGCAAGGGGGTCAAGCACGGACCCATCCTTTCTAGGATGAACCTTGATGAGTGCGGATAGCATATAGAATGATTACCAGTCAAAACATTATTTTTTAGTATATCTTAACGCAGAGATGTCGATATGAAGTGTCGAAGTGCAGTGTGTTATATAATGTTTTGATACCATATGTTGCTGCTTATCATACATATCATCATTCTGATAGTGTTCACTGCCATCTACAAGATGCTCCCCGGCGGCATGTTCTCGAACACAGACCCTACTTGGGTTGATTGCCTGTACTTTTCGGCATCGACGCACACCACCGTGGGGTACGGAGATCTCACGCCCAAATCACCCGTGGCAAAACTCACGGCAACGGCACACATGTTGATCGTATTCGCGATCGTCATTTCTGGCTTCACGTTTCCGTGGTAGACTCCGGGTCAAATGACACATGCTGTGTAAGAAATGTATTTGTGTATAAGATCGGACCACCGCACCAACCTTCACTTGTTATTTTGTCACAAACGAACATACAATGGTGAAGCACGTGAAGTTCAGCGAGGACCAGGTCGTGTTCGACATTCCCTCCGAGAATGCAGGGCGCCACATCAGGGACTGTGCGAAACACATCCCGTGTGAAATCAAGTTTGTATCTTCCGAGGTGAAGAAGCGTCGCGTGGACTCGTACAACAAGGCGAAGGGAAAGCTTGATGAACTAGAAGTCAAGCTGAAGACGTGTCTGCGCGCCATGAGCCAGGTGCACTGTCATCTGAAAGACTATTTGTTTTACAAGGAACAGATCGAGGAGATCCTATTTCACATGGAACTCTGGACAATGCGCATGAATCTCGTGAAGTGATTTTGTCGATATAAATGTATATCGACAAAAACGTCTAAGACCGTTTAAGTACTTTTTCAATTGAGCCCCTGATACTCGTGAAAAAATCGCACGTCATCGCTTATATTCACAATATATATGCTGTCATAGTCGGTTTTCTTCCAGTCTGGAACGCATCTGGGGTCTGCGCCACAGTGTAGAAGCAGTTTTTTCACCATCTTGACAAGCTCCACATGCTCCCAGCATACGAAGATAATCCCATGGTTGCTATAAAACAGTTTTTTTGCGACAACACCAACGTCTTCAAACCCGTGTTTCGCGTTCACTGGTATACCCAGGCGAATCGCAGTCGGTTCTATGGCAGCCAGCGCCCGTACGTAGCAATACTCCTCCCCCTTGAACTCCTTCGTCACCGATGGGTTTGGCGCGTATATCTTAGAAGCGTGTCCGTACCTGCCAATGAGGACGTCCGGAAGCGCCAGGGACCGTAGGAGCCCTCGGTAACTTAGTTGGCCGAGGTCGTTTGCTGGTTTTTCTCCGTGCCGAATGAATACTATCGTCTTCCCTTCCAATGCTTTTCTTTTTCTGCCAAATTTAATACCCGCCCCTGCAAGCAACACCGTCGTAAGCAATGCGATTTCGATCAGCATTTGTATGACAAGTGGTAAAAATGATGTAAAACAAACGAAGCACTTACCGTGTGGGCGGTGGTGACACGAGGAACTTCTGGAACACGAGGTTCTTTTCCTTCTTGTACTTGGGGAGCATTGTCTTCCCGGTCGGTTCCCAGTTCACAGGCTGAGAGATCCATTCTCCCAGATACGGCTTAATAAAGTTGTTCATTATGTAATCTTCCGGCACGTCCTCTGGGAAGACCGGCGACTCGTTGGGGTACTGAATCATGTAAATCATACCAGCAATAATAGACGGAGACACCTGAACAATAGTAGCATTCTGGTGGGGAATGAGTCTGCGGGATTCTTCTATCGTGAGCTTGCTTCCGCACCACCACTTGCCGAAGATGGGGGACATGAGGAAGGCGCCAAGGGTATCCGCGCCAGATTCGATCTCGTCCTTGATAACGCGTTCGTTCGTGATCATGTCGGGCATGCCTTCCGCCTGGTACTCCACGAGCGATGCAATGGCCACGTCGGGCAGCTGGTACGCGTAATGCACGGTCGGGCGGTACACAGCCTTGCCGCCTTTCTTCACAGTCAGGAAGTATGATAGCGAGTTTGCCTCCTCGTGTGGAATCACCATGCCAAGTACATCACTACCTGGGACGTATGACCGCACAAGAGTGTTCATAGCAACCGTATCCATGTACACTTCGTTCCCTGGTCCTGACTTGAAGTGCTTCACGTATTCCTTCATGTTTTCGTGCGTCCCCCAGCCCATCTCGGCGGGCAGCGCAGCCTCTTCTATGAGGCCCACGCAAGACCACGTGCACAGGAACTCGCCAACCTTCTTCGGGAGCTTGGAAATCTGGGTGTCGCGCTCGGAAATGTGAATCACCTGGATGTTCAGCTGTCTGGCTGCCTCATTGAACTGATTAGCCTCGATGGCCTTGGCGGCCTTGATGACGCGCTTGTCGTTCTTGTTCTTCTTCAGCAGGTACTTCACCCAGTCCTTGATGCCAATCTTCGCGGCCAGGGAAACCCAACCGGGGTTGGCCCCGTTGCCAACGACCGCGGTGGCGCCCTTGTTGCCCCACTTCTTGGCCATTTCGCGAACATAGTGCTGATGGCGGTACAGAGTCTCGCACTCCAGGGTGTTCTGGTTACAGTCGCTGCTCCCCAGCCACTGTTCAATGGCCGCGTTGGTGAAGTGGATGCCCTTTTCGTGGCACAGCTCAAGGCAGTCGTTCGTGCCAATGTAGTACGCGAGGTCTGCAAAGATGTCGCCCTTTCCGAGGTACTGGGTGATGATCTGCTTGTAGTTCTTCTTGGTGAACTCCTGGTGGACAAAGTTTATCTTCGGGAACTTGGCTTTCAGCTTGTCCAGACGGGCCTTGTCCTTGTCCATGACGGTGATGTTACCCGCCTTGTACTGAAAGTGGCGCTCGTACAGGTATGGCATAGACGACCCCACACCGCCGCAGCCAATCTGCAGAATCTTGCGATCCCCGAAGTCCACGCTGAAGTTTGGGAGGCTCTTTTTTCCATTCTTGTTCTTGTTACCGTTGTTTCTGCTGTTCTTGTTTACATTATTGTTTTTAGACGTATCACTGTTCATAATACATAATACAAATATAAAAATCTAAGATTCGGCATTGTTAATACAATCAATACCGTACCACCATTTCAAGGTCAAAAGCAGAGAAATTTCCATCGTGCCCAGGTAAACAGCTTCCTGGAGTTCCTGTGCATTGTCCCCTTTGCCCCGCGACCGGCGGATCTGTTTCTTGGTTTCTGTCACAAATTCCTTCTGGACCTCGAATGCCTCGTGCCAATGTTCCGCCGAAATCCACCGTCTGCGGGCCACTTCTGTTTGGATGTCCGTGTAGGTTTTCAAAGCTGGGTTGCGGGCTTCCCTTATAATGGGATGCGCATTCCCTTCCAAGGGAACCGTGTGGACGACAACTGTCCGGTCAAATGTAACGCACTTCTTGGCAAGCATCTTTATTACGTCTGCTGCAGAAAGCATTAATTAATTGAAAACGTCCAAAGTGTATATATTTATACCCAAACCCGCAGCATACATATCATTTGTCATTCACATATCGACACACCGCTATACATACAACTATTGGCATAGTCAAGGTATTATTACTTTCACCATGTCAGGCTTCATAAACTCCCTTGGGTACGAGCTCGACCAGTGGCAGAAAGACGCGATTGGGTCCATGACAAAGGGGCACTCTGTATTCGCGGCTGTGCCCACTGGATCGGGAAAGACCGTCCTCGCAGAATATGCCGCCACCCTGGGGAAAAAGGTGATTTACACGGCGCCATTGAAGGCAATCTCGAACCAGAAGTATCACGATTTCTCGAAGAAGTTCCCGAGTGTTGGTATCATCACTGGTGATATCCAAATCAACGAGGACGCGGACCTGCTTGTGATGACACAGGAGGTCTTCAGGAAGATGATTGGCGCGAAAGACCCCCGCCTCGCGGACATTGATTGGGTCGTCTTTGACGAAATCCACTACATGTCCGACGATGCGCGTGGTACCGTGTGGGAAGAAAGCCTTATCCTCATCCCGGATACCATCCGCTGTGTCTTTTTGTCCGCGACTGTTCCCAACGCCCGTGACTTTGCCTTGTGGTTCTCGAAGATGCATTCGCACCCCGTGGATGTCTTCTCCATTTCAAAGCGCCCCGTGCCACTCACCTTTCACGTGGCGACCGACAACGACCTCATGGACATCAGTGCATTTGATACCGTCAAGTCTGCCAAGCCTACGATCATGGACACTCCTGTGGTCGAACTCCTCAAGCGCGAGGACCTGCTCCCAGCCATCGTGTTTTCGTGCAGCAAGACGAGGATTGAAGCGGTGGCCAGGAAATTGTCCAAGGGCGACCTGGTGACAACATACCAGTCGAACGCAATCAAAAAGAAGTTTGACGACCTCCTTCGCAAGACGGGCGCCACGGAATTCTACATGAAGTACCGGGACTATGCGGCCGGAGGTGTGGGGGTACACCACGCAGGAATGATGCCACACTGCAAGGAGATCATAGAACACCTCTTTTGCTCCGGCATGCTCCCGGTGTTGGTTTCAACGGAAACATTTGCGATGGGCGTCAACGGGCCTGCGAGGACCGTCGTCTTCGAGTCGCTCGAGAAGTTCGATGGACACGAGCGCCGCATGTTCCAGCCGCACGAGTTCATCCAAATGGCGGGCCGGGCCGGGCGCCGAGGGTTTGACACCAACGGGCACGTCGTGGTGCTGCATGACCCTACCATCCCTCGAGGCGAGGTGTCCAAGCTCTCACATGGGACTGCGCGCCCGATGAAATCGTCCCTCGCGATGACGCCGCAGTTTGCGATGCAGAGCATTCAGCGGTCCGTGGACATTGAAAATGTCATCAAGTCGTCATTCGACTCATTCACGACCGCGGTTGATGATGCGAAATCCTTCACTGCAGCAAAAGCATACCAAGCACAAACGATCGCATGGAGGACCGCGCTCGCCCACCCGAGCATCTGGCCATATCTCAAGGGGTGCAAGTGTCTGTTGGAAAATGGCATGCACGGTACCATCACAGAGGCGCGCCCAGCATATCGGGTGCTGGGAGACGACGGCGAAGTTTACACCTCGGGTATCACGGAAATCATCAATGCACCTTTCAAGAAGATGAAATTAAAGGACATGGACGTCCAGCTTGCTGTCGCGAAGCTCAAAACTGGCCACGCGGAGAAGCCCGAAGACTACGTCCGCATTCTGGATGCAATGGTGCTCGATGAACACCAGCGGCGTCTCCTCGGAGAGTACCGCGACATCCTTTCGTGGCTCGAAAAGGAGCTCCTCGTGGTCAACGGGGCCCTTACGCCTCTAGGAGACATTGTAGCAAACGTGAACAGCATGTGCCCCGTGGCGGCTGCAAAGGTAATGAGCCGCTCGACGACGGAGCGGGATGCACTGACCACCATTGCCACATTTTGCGCAGAGCGTACGCAGGCATCTGGCCAGAGGGTGAAGTTCTCGCTCGAGGAGTACACCCCCAAGAATGTCGACTGGAACCTCGTGAGGGCGGCGCTCGATTGGCTGGACGGATTTGACATGGACTCTATTTGCAAGCAATATAACCAGTTTGAAGGAAATGTTGTTCAATGCTTTCTTCGCATCAAGAACGTAATGAATGAATTGATATCCGCAGACACCGATACCCCGGTGCTTGAAGAAATGATGCCAAAGATCGACCGCGATTGCCTCAAGATTAAGAGCCTGTACTTGTAAACGTGGCACATCAAAATACACAGGGTCAAACAGGGTTGGCGCATCAAGGGGTGATGCAAAATGTCATTGTCATTTGTCCCGGGTTCCTTTCACATACATAAGACCTGCCATCGTCTTGCATTTTCACCAAATAATCATCTCTCTACAAGCACCTCGACAAGGAACCACCGACCATGGACTTCTTCTCGAACATGTTCTCCTCGTGCTTCGCGCCCCGCGCCAAGGCCGATGCCAAGAAGGCCGAGGAGAAGCTGAACGACGCCGTGAGCGTTTTCCAGAAGTACACATTTACAACTATGCTCGGCAGCGGAGGCAGTGCCGATGTGTGGGAGGCTGTGGACAAAAAAACCGGCGAGGTCGTTGCAATCAAGATGACCGATGCAGGCCGGGCCGCGGATTGGATGGCAAGTGAGTATATCCTTATGAGGAAATTCAACTCCCCGTATGTGGCCCGTCCCATGGCCTTCATGGAGTCTAAGACGGCTTCCTTCATGGTGATGAAGAAGTATTATGGCTGCCTCTTCGACCTCATTGAGTCTGGTCCCACCACGGGGGATGAGCTGAAGTACATCGCGAAGCAAATTGCCACCGGGCTGAAGACAATCCACGACGCCGGCTACGTTCACCGCGACATCAAGCCCGAGAATATTCTGTACGACAAGCACGGCAACACCTTTGTCATCGCGGACTTTGGCCTAGCGGAAGATGAGTGCTGTATGACGGTCCGCAATGCACTGGGCACCGCGAGCTACATTGCTCCCGAGGTCGCAGAAGGCGTGCTCCGCCCCGACAAGGCCCTGCTCACCGTTGGCAAGCCCGTTGACGTGTACGCACTCGGCCAGCTCATGTACGCGCTCATCACACGGAGGAATGCCATTCCCCAGGCTGCGAGCACCAAGGAAGTCATCCGCAATAACCTCCGCTTTGATATGACGTATCATATTGATGAGCTCGACGTGGAGTATGATCTGAAGGACCTCCTCTATCAGATGACGACCAGGAGCCCCACCTCGCGTGCAACGATTGATGAGGTCCTTGCCCACCCATACTTTGCGTAAAGTAAATGTCATTTTGCATATCGACACTCATGTGATACATGAGTTTGTAACACACGAAAACGTAAAATGTTTCTCTGCTGCTTTCGCCCAAAGGTGGTTGTAAGCGAGAATACCACAACAATTGGCGGTGTATTCGAAAAATACAGATTTCGCAAGCGTATTGGCAGTGGAGGGTGCTCCGAAGTGTGGGAGGCGAAAGATAAACAAACCGGCAAGATTGTCGCAATAAAGAGAACAAACAATACAGAGGAATCTGGCTATATGGCAAAGGAATATGAGATTACGAGAGTCATAGACTCGGTGCATGTCATCAAACCTGTGGACTTTATTGACTCTGGGGATTACGGGTTCATGGTGATGAAAAAGTATTCTAACACGCTATTTGATGATGTCGTGAAAAAGCTGCTCAATTCTAGCGAGCTGAGGCGCGTGGCGAAGCACATCGCCCTCGGCTTGAAGGCAATCCACGACGCCGGATATGTACACAGGGACGTCAAGCCGGAGAACATCCTCGTGGACACCTACGGAACGTGTGTCATCACGGACCTTGGACTTGCGGAGAAGGAAGAGTCCATGACGATTCGCAGGATTTCGGGAAGCCCCAGTTATATCGCACCGGAAGTCGCGGAAGGGTATATCCGGCCGAAAGAAATCACCATCGGAAAACCGGTCGACGTGTACGCGCTTGGCATTGTCCTGTACGCATGCCTCACGGGAGAGCTCCCCAACCCTCCAGCGACCACGACTAAAGGCATTGTTCGCAATGCTCGTCGGCTTGATATGAAACCTTTTATTGAACAGCTTTGCGTGGACGATGTCCTGAAAGACTTCCTCCGCCGAATGACGGACAGGAACCCCGCGACTCGCGCGACCATTGACGAGGTCCTTTCCCATGAGTTTTTGGCGTAAAACACTCGTTTTAAAAATCATATGTAATACAAAAATATGAACGCAACCGTGCGAATCCACAAACCAGAGGCATTGGTCCTGGCGGGGGGCGGTGCAAAGTCAATGAGCGCACTTGGGGCAATTCACGTTCTCAAAAAGGCAGGGCAGCTTGATAGGGCCAAGATATTCGCAGGAACGTCGGCGGGAGCAATCGTCGCAGCAGGGATTGCCCTCGACAGGGACCCTATAGAGATGGTCAGGAAGTTTACTGACACGAGATACAGGGCAAATTTTGACATCGAAAACTTCGGAAATGCGTTCGGTCTTGACACAGGCGAAAATCTCTTCGAGTGGATTGACATCGTCCTTGACAGCGAGCCCCACACCTTTCAATCTATTTACGAAAAGACAGGCGCGACACTGATTGTTTGTGCGACGAACCTGAGCACGTCCAAGGCGGTTTATTTTTCGCGCTTCGAACACCCCGACATGGATGTCAAGACAGCAATTCGAATGTCGTGTTCGCTGCCCATTTACTTTAGCGCGGTTCGCCACGAAAATGAAGTGTATGTTGACGGAGCTCTCACGGACCCATTCCCAATTGACTACGTTTCTGGACTGAGCAAAAACGTGCTCGGAATACGATATGAATCTGACGAATACAAAACGCCTATGAACATTACAAGGCTGGATGAATTCCTGAAGTCCCTGGTCATCGTGTCCACGAAAGACGTGTTCAGCAAGGATGCAAACGTGTTCACCATAGATGTCGGGAATATGACCGTGCTCGACTTTAAGAACCCCAGAAAGCTGAAGAAAGCTTTCAAGGTTGGGTTTACAGCAATGCAGGCCTTTCTGAAAAAGAACGATTAAGCGCCCAACCAACGGATGTTATCTAAGCGGTCGTTACTTGTATTTTGGTCAATGTGTTCTACCACGTTTTCTTTAGGCGGGGGTTCCAAGAATGTTGACGCAATGGCGCGGGCGACAGAGATAACACGATGGGTTCCATCGTTATTGGATAACACGGCCATGTTATATCCGCATATGTTGTGGAAAGACACAATAACACCCGTTTGGACATGAACGATGACGCCCCGTGAGTTTATCGTATACTGTTCGAATGTTTGAAAGTCGCCATTCGAAAAATAGTAGACCAAGGACGACATCTTTATTCTTTCGTATGCATCGTGACTGTATTACAAGAGTGTCGATATGGAAGATACATATTCAATTTCAACACCGCACTCGTCAAACATTTCCTTGGAATACCCAAAGCTCTGGAGCCACGAGGAGTTTTCTTCGGGACGCGCCGTGACGACTTTCTTAATACCTGCTTGAATAATAAGCCTCGCACACTGGTCGCATGGGAACAGTGTCGACACTATAGAGCCGCCGTCGAGTTTTGCGCCATTCCTTGCCGCTGTGCAGATCGCATTTGCCTCCGCGTGAACGACGTACTGATACTTCTCTGGTTTTGACCAGCGTTCCTGGGTTTCTTCGAAACCTCGGGGCAGACCATTGTAGCCCACAGAAAGAATGTTATGATTGGCATCAATGACCATCGCAGCAACCTTGGTGTTTGGGTCCTTGCTGAATAGCTGTGCATGGTAGCATGACAGCGAGTAAAACTTCTCGAGTTTGGACATTTACATTGAAACAGACAAAAGTAGTGTATCCCAAAAACGTCAATATACTTTTATATCGACGTTTTGAACAAACATTGAAACAGAGAGACGCGTCTAATTTGTCAGTTGTTACACGTGGTTAACATTTTTCATTTGTCCCTGGCAGCCCAATGTGTAATTCACACACTACCAAAATCGGTGGCAAAGGGGTCCTCAAGACCAAGGGCAGGTTCAGGAACCAGCGTATTACCGTTCATCGCGGTGAGGGACGACACGGCAAAGTTCTGGGGATATTCAGGGGTCCACTTGGTCTTACGAGCGGCATCAAAACCACCTTCGTCATCGGCAGGGAAGCCGCCGGATGCAACATTCGTAACGAAGCTATCGGGGAACCTGTTGGTATCGAATTCCCCGTTGGGGACCATAACGGTGTCAACCGCCGAAGGTCCCCAGCTCACCTGCTTGGAGGCAGGGGGGATGCTCTCTAGCTTCTTTACGAGATTCCTCGGGCTCTTCAGGATGCCCTTCAGCGTCGGCTTCACAGGGGCGGCGTACTCGGTAATGCTCTCCTCTTTGTCGGTGCTGAAATACTTGATAAGCACCACTCCAAGAATGATGACTACAACTGCGATCAGCGCGCGCACGGTGATACTGGACAAGTCAAACATTTCTTGTATAAGAATATTTTTTTTCCGCATATTGACACACCACGAATTTAAATCAATTATGTCCGTACATCTCAATGGCCTTTTTCGCACCCCCAGCGCACCTTGGGAACATTCACCCGAAGGTTCTGGAACTGTACTCTAGGCCGCAATATGCCCAGCGCACTCCAGAATGGTACGAGATCCGCCGCGGTCTCATCACTGCATCCGAAGCAGCATCGGCTATGAACGTGAAACCGTTCGCGGGGTTCAAGGGGTCGCCACGCGACGAGCTGATGCTTACGAAGCTGAACAAGCCAAAGTCCTTTACAGGGATGGCAATGCAACATGGTATTGCGTATGAAGACGAAGCGTGTGCGTTTGCTATGGACAAACTAGGAAAAAAGCATCTCGAATTCGGTCTGATTGTACACAAGGACTACCCGTGGCTCGCAGCTTCTCCGGATGGTCTCACCACGGACGGGCTGTGTGTTGAAATTAAATGCCCCACGAGGCGCAAGATCATCCCCGGGGTCGTCCCACACCACTACATCCCCCAGATCCAGGTCCAGATGGAAGTATGTGATGTAGAGGAGACGATTTTTATTCAATACAAACCTGCGCATATGTCAGAGACAGGCGAACCATTTGCAGATATCACATTCGTGAAGAGGGACAGGGAGTGGTTCGAACAGAACAAACCTATTCTCCAGCAGTTCTGGGAAGAACTCATGGAGCGCAGGAAGACGCATATCCCGGAAGAGGGAAAGTCAGACGAAAACGTACTCGAAATAGTGGACGACTTGTACACGACAGAGTTGGAATACACCAGGGAGTATGGACACGAAGAGAACCTTCAAGAAGGCGAATTGTGTTTCATAGATGATGACGTATTTACCACGGGTGCAGAATACAAGAGGCAATTTTAAATATTATGTAAATGTACATAAACTAATGGTGTCTGTTGCGAAAATCATAAAGGAACACTGGATCTTCCTGGCTGTGACTCTCGTTGTTGTCTTCGTCCTTATTTTCGTGAACAAGAAGTGCGACTGTGGAACTGCTGAAAACTTCAAGATTGCCAAGAAGCCTGCCAAGAAGCCTGCCAAGAAGGCTGCCAAGAAGCCCTCCAAGAAGCCCGCGGGTGGCAAGAAGGCTGCGGGTGGCAAGATATCCATGGGAGGTGCTGGCATGGCTGCTGGTTTGGGCGCTGGCATGGCCGCTGGTATGGCTGCTGCTGGTGACAGCGATGGCGGTAGTAACGACGGAAGCGGAAGCGAGGTTGCCGCACCATCTGGCGGTGGGAGCGGTCAACAGGACCCCGCATACGACTGGACGGAGAATGAGCCAGAAGACCCCGTGGTGACTACATCGGGTGGATTCAAGTCGGTCACCCTGCCCGGCGGAAGGGTCGTGAAGTTCAAGGACCCCCAGATAGGCGCCAAGCTGAAGGCCGCGAACTTCAACGTCATCACGTATGCGCAAGACAAAATGGCCAAGTACGGCGAAGACGGCATGAGTCCTGAAGCGCAGGCGTGGTGGGCAAAATACGGCCCAACCATCAACTGGGACGACACGCAGTTTGACATGCCCGGCAGCGGCCGCACCCTGGCAGGCATGTATGCAGAAAACCAAAAGGTGTACGACGCTAAGGTGGCTGCTGGCTGGAAGCCCGACTACGGCCCGGGTGATGCTGGCAAACCCGCGTGGGAGACGGATACGGGCGTGCAGGCAACTACGCCTTTCTCGGCGGGTGGCACCGATAGTGAACTGGAAATTCGCGAAATAGACGACAGATACTTCAGCGGATAAATATAATTATATTTACGTACATAAACATAAATATGGTGTCCATTCTTAAACTCGTAAAAGAACATTGGGTCCTGCTGCTCGTGGTTCTCGCGGTTGTCATGTTCCTTGTATTGATGAACAAGAAGAGCTGTACCATGTGCGGTATGAATAGATGCATGTGTGGTATGAATAGATGTGCTTGCGGAACGAGCGAAAACTTTCAGGTAGCCCGCGGCAAGAAGCCTATGGGCGGCAAGAAGCCTATGGGTGGCAAGAAGCCTATGGGTGGCAAGAAGCCCATGGGTGGCATGAAGCCTATGGGTGGAAAGAAGCCTGTGGGTGGGATGAAGCCTATGGGCGGTAAGAAGCCTATGGGCGGCAAGAAGCCTATGGGTGGCATGAAGCCCGTGGCTGGCAAGAAGCCTATGGGTGGCATGAAGCCCGTGGCTGGCAAGAAGCCTGTGGGTATTCCCGTGGCAGCTGCGGGCGCCGCTGCGATAGCCACTGGGATAGCTGCAGGTGCTGCGGGTGCCGTCATTGATGACCAGGGTGTGTACGACGATACTGCTTACGACACGGTTGCTGATATTGGTTATGACACAACTGCTGATATTGCTGATGACACGACTGCCGATATTGTTGATATTGGTTATGACACGGGCGCGGATGTCGGGACATACGATGACACCGCATACGACACTATTGCTGACCCGGTTGTGTACAGCGAGGCGGCTGCTGACCAGGTAGTGTACGACGAAGCGATGGCCGATAACATGGTTCCCGAAATTGCTGATGATAACGTCGTGCCCGCAGACGAGGTTGTCTCGGATGACAGCGAACTGGACTTCTTCCCCCTGGGCAATGGATACTTCTCATAAAAATATATGCATTTATAAATGTCTATACGTTACACATGGTCTGTTAAAAAACAATTTGACTTTGCAAAGTCGCAGCTACAAGATTATGGCGTATCTAAGGACGACATAGACACGATTTTTGCAGGAACCATTGGGTTCGTAAACAAGTATTCAAAGAAACCGCGGAAAAGTCTCACCTCTGCCGAAATACGTGAAACGGCAGATGCAGACGCAAAGGCGCTACGAGAAAAGATAGAGAAAAGGCTTACGCCCCTGGGCCTGAACAAACGCAAGATACAGAAAGTGTTATATGAGCTACCAGACGGAGAAGACTTGACGTTTATACTACTATCTTATAGAATTCACGACACAGAAGACAGAACTCGCGTTAGGATACCGCTTAATTCTTATGTGAGGGAACACGACGTCATCGCAAAACAGTATAAAAACAAAAACAAAAATTCAAATGATGAAGATAAAACAGAAAACCAATAAGCATGATTTACAATTCTGTGTATGACCAGCGAAAACCATATGCCAATTTGCGTTTGCCACTCGCGCACATACTTATCGCAGACCCGCTCTTATTCAAACTTTGTGCAGCTTCTCCGCATGTCACGAACGATTGCACGAATGCGTCATTGGTGTCATATTGATACACTTTCTTGGAATTGGGATTCTTCGCGCCAGACTTCGATGCACTCATTTTCTCTATGGTTTCTTCGCTCATAATTTTACCATACATATGATTCTTCGCGCCAGACTTCGATGCACTCATTTTCTTTTTTGTTTCGTCTGTCGCATTCTTTCCGTGCATCGGATGCTTCTCGCCAGATTTTGCTTTGCTCATTCTCCCCCTGGTTTCCTCACTCAGAATCTTTCCTGTATGTGCCTGGCTGATTTTTTGCTTGGTTTCCTCGCTCAGCTTGCCTCCTGCTCCACCACCTTCTCTCAGATTATATCCACTGGGTGCAAGAGTACCGAGTACTTCGATCATAAGTTCCTCGTGGTCATTCAGTTCTTCATCGGGACACTCATACCAATGCTTCTCGAAGTTCTCCCATCCATACTTTTGAATGGCGTTGTAAATTGCTACACACTTACTGCTTGGGAACTGATGTTCCTTGAAACGTTCTTCTATAGGCCGAGTTGTCTGACCAATATACGACTTTTCATATGGCGAAATCAACATGTATATAAACCCCATTGTACGACGTTTCACAATCGTTCTGTAAATACATAGTAATATGACAATATGTAAAATGACAATTTAAAAAAAAACAATGATAATGTAAACAATGAATAGTCTCTCTAGTGTATGCCGCATACCACAGGAGATTGACCACCACGGAAAAGCAATTGGCGGTGAAATTGCCACGATGTCGGACATTGTTGACCAGAACGGCAAAAACATTCAAAAAGAAATGGAAAAGCTACGTATTTCTTTCGAAAAGGAAATGCAGACACTGAATAGGAAAACGAGAAACACAGTTCTGACTGTGTTGGCGATAAACATTGCCTCGAGATTGCTCATCAGGTAGTTTATAAGCATTTACAATTTCGTGTAAGACCACTTGAAACCATATGAAGACGCATAGTCGCCATTCGCACACCTTCTTATGTTAGTCCCATCACTCTTGTTAAGACACCGTGCCGCTTCTCCACTCGACGTAAATGATTGTACAAACGTGCCATCGAGTTCATATTGATACACTTTCTTAGAACGAGGATTGCTCTCGCCTTTACTCGAGTTACTCATTTTTTGTTTGGCATCGGCCGTATGATTTTTCCCGAACATCGGGTTTTTCTCACTTTTCCGTGAAATACTCATTTTTTGCTTCTGTTCATCGCTCATAGCTTGGCCGTAAAAGTGATGCTTCTCGCCGGACATTGATTTGCTTATTTTTTGTTTGTGATCTTTGGTAAGAATCTTTCCTTTTTGTGCTTTACTCATTTTCTCCCTGGATTCAATACTAGGTTTACCATTACTACCACCTTCCTTGAGATTGTATCCTCCTGGTGACAACGTCCCGAGCAACGCCACAAGCATCTCCTCATAGAAATTGAGATCATCATCCCGAACCTCAATCCACTCTTTTTTCATATTGTGCCATCCGTGAAATTGTATAGCTCTGCTTATTGCCACACAATCACTCCTTGTTTGATGTTCTTTGAAACGCTCTTCGATTGGTCGAAATGTCTGACCGATGTATGACTTTCCATACGGAGATGTCAACCTATAGATGAACCCCATTGAATCATTTACACAACAATTTTGTATGTATACACGAGTTTATCGATATACATATAATCATCGTCTCTAATTTCTTTCAAGTGAATACAAGCATTTTCTCAACTTCTTCGTCCAAAATATCATTGCTATATATATCCTTAAGATGCTCAACAGTGAGCAAATCCCCTGTCCGGTCCCTTTCTGAAGATTTTTGTTTGCGTTTGTTTACAAGGAACCAGTATCCTAGTGCCAAGGTAATAATAACAAGCAGAACTTTCCACATTTATAAGTGTTTATATTTTTTGTTTTTTTATCCTCTAAGCAGAGAAATCAAACTTCTTGCCCTTGACCAACTTGTTCAGGGCTGAGCTCTTCTTCGCCTTGGGCTTCACAGGCGCCGAGGGGGCGACGATGGCATTGCGCTCAACGCCCTTGGTGGCGGTGCTCTTGGTGGCGACAGCCTTGGTCTCAGCAGCCTTGGGCTCTGCGGGCTTGGGCGCGGCCGTCCGGATGATGGTCTTCTTGACAACCGTCGTGGTCTTCATCTGCTTGGGGTTGATGATGGTGTCAAGGACGACGGTGCGCTTCTTGGCGGCGTCAATGGCGGCCAGAGAGGCGGCCATGCGGGCACAGGACTCGTTGATGGAAGCCATGGTGTTGGGTGTTGGTATGTAGAGGCTAGAGGCTTTTGGTTGTTTGAGGAAGGTAATGAGAACAACGAAGAGATGGTCTCTTATACCCCCTGGTTGTCATTTGCACAGCATGACAGCACGTGTCATTTGTCCCCGGATGTCATTTGTCCCAGGCGGGCGTTTCGTTACTTAAGCACAATTTTGGCAACACAAATCACTTCTACATTCTCAACATTCTTCTCCATAGCAACACAACTACCAACTAACAACCGCTGACACACTCTCTCAACACACACTCAACTCGCTATGTCTTACCACGCTGTTGAGTACCTGTTTGAGGGTGACTTCGTTGAGGAGTTCTCTGACGGCGAGGAGTCTATCCGTGCTGATGAGCCCTACATTTCCTACGACGACGACATGGCGTCTTTTGAGGACGAGGAGTTCTACCGCGCCTATGCCGACCCCGAGGAATACGAAGAAGACGATGACTACCTGTACTGATACTTTGCGTAAAATTGAGACAAAATTAAAATGTATGTAATATACAAAAGCACCATGTTCGCACAGATCCAGGAATACATTTCTCAGGTCCCTAAGCACATTCTCATCGGTGTAGCACTCGTGGTAGTTGGTCTGATCGGTTTCTTCCTGTGGAAGAAGTTCGGTGGCAAGGGCAAGGACAGCGAAAACGAAGTTGTGAAGGGCGAAGAGCAGGCAGCTCTGTTTGCCCAGAGCGTTCAGCAGGGTCTCGAACGCGAGGAAGAGCCAATGATGAGCGCCATGACCAGCCAGTATGCGAAGGAGGTGCAGGTAGGTCTCCAGGACCTTGAGGATGCCGCCGCGGCAGCGCCTGTTGTTGCTGCGATCGCCGATGATGATTCAGATTCAGATTTGGGAGACTACGAGTGACCTTTAGGACCTTTCACCTTTTATAATTTTTAACGTTTACATTACACGGTGTTTACGTTTAAATCAGAGCAATTCAATATATGACCACTTGAATCCGTAAGCAGACTCACGTTCACCTCTTGCACATGAACGTATGTTGCTCGAAGTCTTATTCAGACTCCGTGCCGCTTCTCCACTTGACGCAAATGATTGTACAAATGTGCCATTGAATTCATATTGATACATTTTTTTGGAGCGATGATGTTTCTCACCCTTATGTGAGTCGCTCATTTTTTGTCTGTGTTCAACGCTCAGAGGTTTTCCTTTCTTTGCTTTACTTATTTGTTGTTTCTGAAAATCACTCAGAGTTTTTCCATAATTATAATTATTCGCACCTTTTCTCGAATCACTCATTTTCTGTTTGTGATCATCACTCAGAGTTTTTCCTTTCTTTGCGTTGCTGATTTTCTCCCTGGCTTCGTCTGTATGAGATTTTCGATAAAAAGGATTCTTATCACCAGATGTTGCGATGCTCATTTTCTCCCTAGATTCTTCACACATCCTGCCTCCAGATCCTCCACCTTCCTTCAGATTGTACCCACCTGGTGAGAGAGTTCCGAGCAATGCCACCAGCATCTCTTCGTAGAAATTGAGGTCCTCGTCTGGAACCTCGAACCACTCTTTCGTCATATTTTCCCATTTGTGCTTTTGAATAGCTCTGTATATTGCTACACAATAACTATCTGACTTTTGATGTTCCTTGAATCGTTCTTCGATCGGGCGGATAGTCTGACCGATGTAACTTTTGTTCGAAGGAGATGTCAATCTATAAATGAAACCCATTCATACGATTTACAAAATCATCCTTGTTTTATACACAAAGTGTGTCAATATGTAATAAATGACGAATTAATCATCAACAAACATAATTTCTTCTTCGGGCTCCTCCTTCTTTAGCACTTCGCCCTCAACCGAGAAACCTATTTTTTTGTAGAATGCTCTCCTCTTCGCAAGCTGAGACATAAACAGAGAGTACTTATCGTAGATGTCCACGATGATTGGAGCAGAACCAGAACCACCGCGGAGCACGCGTCCGACAGCTTGAATGACGTCGGATGATGGAGTTGCGAGCACCAACCCGGAGAGTTTTGGATTGTCATATCCTTCACTGGCTAGGGCATATGTTGCACAAAGTACTTTGCACTCCGGTTCCGATTTGTCACCGCCCAGATACGTTGCGGCGTCCACGCCAAGACTCGTGAGCTCCGAACAGATGTCCATTGCGTGCTGGCGCCGGTGGGACAATACCAGGACAAACTTTCCCATGTCACTAAGGCTCTTCGCCTGTGCCGCAATGAGTTGGTTTCTCTCCGGAATGTCGCAAATCTTGGACATCAATGAACTGTAGCAAATGTCCCCTCGCTTGTTGAGTGGCGGAGGGGTGCTGAACTCTGGGCATGTAAAGGGGACCACGCGTACTTTGACACTCCCCTGGCCAGTTCGACGAGCTTCGTATGCCAGGTCGCCAAAAAGCCAATAAAGTACGCGTGTCAGCCCGTCTTTGCGCGTAGGCGTCGCAGTTAGGGCAATCACGTACTTGAATGACGTAAAAAACATTGCCGATGTAAAGGATTCCGCCGCGACGTGATGAGCCTCGTCAAGGATGAGGGTCCCGAAGCCGTCGAAGCAGTCATATTTTCGGCTTAGAAGTGTTTGTATCATGCATATAACGAAATCTCCAGACGTATCGCACACCGCTCCCTTGATGCGTGAAATCGTTGCTCCTGGGACGAACTTCTTGATACTTTCCTCGAATTGTTCCGCGAGAAACTCCTTGTGCACGAGGATGAGGGTCTTCAATCCCACTTTGGTCGCGGTGTAAATACTTGAAATCGTCTTTCCGAACCCAGTGTCGAGCGACAGAACGCCTCCTCCGTTTTTTTTGAGAGCAGCAAGCAGTGCATCGGTTGCCTTGTCCTGCTCGAGGTCCTTTCGGAGCTTTCCTGCAAACTTGACGGGTGACATTTTCTCCACGTGACCAAAGTCCTCCGTGATGGGGCGGGTTATGTTCGTCTTGGCCCAAAATCGCGGGAGGTAGAGGTATTCCTCGTCCGTCCGAAACACCCTGAACTTCTTAGGAAACACATCATTCAGCGACAAGGGGCTCACGATGAGCTCCTTGTTGATGAGGCGTTTCTCCACGGGCGTCACGTCTTTCAATGGAATAGCGGCACCTCGCCTGGATATGATCATCGGGTATTCTATACCCACTGGAAAGATATATACTAGTTCGTTTTGTCAATATGAACGTATATCGACAAAATGAGTACGTTAGGAGCAAGGTGTAGTCAACAACAACTACTCTCCATGGAGATCTTCGCGGAGATTGCATGCGCCGAAGCGGCCATCCATATTGTGAACGATTTTGCGCTCAAGAAGAAGCTCAACCAGTTGCAGCTTGCGGCCATGATCCCCGGGCTGGTCCACAACCACGCACCAACATCTGAGGACACCAGCAGTTGTATGTACTGCAAGCGCACAGGAAACATTTTCAACGAGGAACAACCCACGGAGGAGACAAACGACATCATTGGCAAATACAGGAAAAAAATCATTGTTTTCCTGGAAGAGATGGAAAAGGAACTCGACTCGGAGCTATCAAAATGTGTAAACAAAATGTAATACTTACGCGCATATTTAAGCAGCATTCACAGCCAGGAATGCCTGAGCAGGAGGGGGAGAAATCGTCACGTAGACACTCTGGCCAACCTTGAGACCGTGTTTAGTCTTGTTCACGGTCTTCGTCTGGGCCTTTCCTGCCGCCGTGTAGGTAATGGTAACCTTGTTGGCATCAACAACCTTGGTCACCTTGCCCATCTTCACATCGTTTGCAGGAAGCTGGGCGGGTTTGGACCCTGCAGCAGGCTTAGTAGCAACTGCGGTGACAAAGGCATGGCTGGGAGCGGGCTTCGTGATCACAAACACTGCCTGGTCCTTCTTGAACCCGTGGTTCGCCTTTCCGACGCTCTTCAGCTGGTTTGCGCCACCCGCGAAGTAGCTGACGATGTACACGTCTTTGGTGAGCACTGCGGCTATCTTACCGTTCTTCACATCGTAGCCAGCGAGGGTGCCAGCGGGAGTAGGGGTGGGAGCAGGGGGGGAACCAGGTTTTGTTGCAGACACAGACACGAACGCATACGGTGCCGCGCGCCTGTGCACCACATACACGGTCTGGCCATTCTTGAACCCATGGTTAACCTTGTTGACGGTCTTCCGCAGGGTCTTTCCTCCGGCCATGTAAGTAATGGAAACACGGTCCTTGCCGCCGATTGCAACAACCTTGCCAGTCTTTACCAGATCAGTGGAAGGCTTGGGAACGGGGACAGGAGCGGGCTTGGGAACAGTCGTGGGTCTCGTTGCCGACACCGAGACGAATGCATACGGCGCTGCACGCTTGTGCACCACATACACAGTCTGGCCATTCTTGAACCCATGGTTAACCTTGTTGACGGTCTTCCGCAGGGTCTTTCCTCCGGCCATGTAAGTAATGGAAACACGGTCCTTGCCATTCACTGCGACCACCTTACCAGACTTCACTACAGTAGCAGTAGCAGGAACTGCCGAAGGGATGGCAGACACGCCCAGGAATGCCTGGGTAGGCGGGGGGGTAACGGTTACGTAGACGCTCTGGCCAACCTTGAAACCGTGTCTAGTCTTGTTCACAGTCTTCGTTTGGTTCTTGCCAGCAGCCATGTAAGTAACGGTAACCTGGTTAGCATTAATAACCGCGGCCACCTTGCCAATCTTCACATCATTGGCCGGCAGTTGAACCGGGACGAAACCCGCGACCGGCTTGGTGGCAACTGCAGTGACGAAGGAATGATCCGGAGCGGGCTTCGTGATCACGAACACGGCCTGACCCCTCTTGAACCCGTGGTTTGCCTTTCCTACGCTCTTTATCTGGGTTGCGCCACCCGCGAAGTAGCTGACGATGTACACGTCTTTGTTGAGCACTGCGGTAACAGTCCCATTCTTCACGTCGTAACCAACAAGGGTGCCCGCAGGAGTGCCCGCGGGGACAGTGGGAACAGGCGCAGGGGAGGAAGCTCCTGCAGGGATGGCAGACACGCCCAGGAAGGTATGAGCGGGTGGGAGGGAGACGGTCACGTAGACGCTCTGGCCAACTGCAAAGCCGTGGGTCGGCTTGTTCACGGTCTTCGTCTGGACCTTTCCTGCCGCAGTGTAGGTAATGGTAACCTGGTTGGCATTAACAACCGCGGTCACCTTGCCCATCTTCACATCATTGGCCGGCAGCTGAACCGGGACGAAGCCTGCGGCTGGCTTGGTGGCAACTGCAGTGACGAAGGCATGGCTGGGTGCGGGCTTCGTGACCACAAACACCGCCTGGCCTTGTGTGAAGCCGTGGTTCGCCTTTCCGACGCTCTTCATCTGGTTGGCGCCACCTGCGAAGTAGCTGACGATGAAGACACTGCTGCTAGGGACTGCGGTGATGGTACCGTTCTTCACGTCGTAACCGGCAAGGGTGCCTGCGGGAGTGCCTGCGGGGACGGGAGCAGGGGTGGGAGCTCCTGCAGGGATGGCAGACACGCCCAGGAATGCCTGAGTGGGTGGGAGGGACAGCGTCACGTAGACGCTCTGGCCAACTGCGAAGCCGTGGTTCGGCTTGTTCACAGTCTTCGTCTGGACCTTTCCTGCCGCAGTGTAGGTAATGGTAACCTGGTTGGCGTTGGTAACCGCGGTCACCTTGCCAATCTTGACGTCATTGGCGGGCAGCTGAACCGGGACGAAACCTGCGACCGGCTTGGTGGCAACCGCGGTGACGAAGGAATGATCCGGAGCGGGCTTCGTGATCACGAACACGGCCTGACCTTGTGTGAAGCCGTGGTTCGCCTTTCCGACACTCTTCATCTGGTTGGCGCCACCTGCGAAGTAGCTGACGATGAAGACACTGCTGCTAGGGACTGCAGTGATGGTGCCGTTCTTCACGTCGTAACCGGCAAGGGTGCCTGCGGGAGTGCCCGCGGGGACGGGGGTGGTGCCAGACGATGGAATTGCCATCACACTCAGGTAAGAGTGATCTGGTGCAGGTTTTGTCACGACATACACAGCCTGGCCAACTGCGAAGCCGTGGTTCGGCTTGCTCACAGTCTGTAGTCTGGTTCTGCCCCCTGCGATATATGACAGGGTAACCTTGTTGCCATCAACAACCGCAGTCACCTTGCCAATCTTCACATCGTTTGCAGGCAGCTGGACAGGCACGGCACCTGCAGCGGGCTTGGCGGCAAGCGCGGTAATGAATTCGTGACCAGGGGCGGGCTTCGTTACCACGAAGACGTCTTGGCCCATTGTGAAGCCGTGGTTCGCCTTTCCTACGCTCTTTATCTGGTCTACACCTCCAGCAAAGTAGCTCACAAGGAACACGCTGTTGCTAGGGACCGCGACTATCTTTCCTGCCACCACTGCATTTCCTGCAGCCGGGGTGGGCACGGGGGCGGGATTGACGCCCTTCTTCATGACATTCTTAACCTGCCAACTTGGTAGCTCCACCATGACATCTACATTTTCCCCTACCTTGAAGTTGTGAGCTGGCTTGGTGATTCCCCTGATGATAACTTCGCCGGTGGGACCGGGGTATTGCACGGAAAAGTTGTCTGCGCTGCCCACAGATTTGATCGTTCCGGGCACGATCTGGGTTCCTGCAGGAGCCGTAGGGCATTGAACCACGGGGCATGAACCGGAGGATGCGCCAAGGACCTTGTTCAACAGGTTCTGAACATATTCCAGGGTGCCGAAAACAAAGTCCTGAGTCACGCAGTACTTTCCAGCGGGAGCAAATATGCCATCTGCGTTTCCTCCGCGGGTGCCGACAGTCAGGGCAGACGCGACAGCAATGGAAGCAAGAGACCGCACGATGTAAGTATGGAAGGTGTTGTTAAACTTGGAACCGAAGCTCGTGGGTTTGGGGAAATCAACCACGCGCACACCCATAGCGTTGGTGTGGTCGGTGGTCGTGAAAATGAAGGCAAGGGCATCCTGGTCAAAAGAGAGCTTGGCCTCAGCAGGGGTCGTCCACGAGTTGGTGGACTTCTTGTATACGAATATCTTCGAGAACTCCGGCTTCAGTGCAAACGTGGGCACGTTGAAACGTCCGCTCACGAAAGGGTCCCGGGCCTCAATGCTGGTCTGGTATCTCACGACGCGGTTATCAGCAATGGCCACTCTCTTCTCGATGGTTGTGGAAGACAGGGTGCTGTTTGCCTCGACCTTCTTGCCATCGACCATGGTCCCCGGGGGAGATGTGTAGCTCGCCTGGACCTGGGTGTATGCGGTGTTTACAGATGCAGCGACCTTGAGGACCTTGGAGGTGGTCTTCACGTTCGCAGCCGCACTGGCTTCACCCACGCGGGTAAGTTTGTCGCTCGTTCCCTTTGGCACGTTAATCGCAGCCGTGGAGAACATCGTACCGTTGGGTACATTGAGGAACTCCTTTCCGTTGTACTTGATGCTGTACACTGCCTGTGCAACCCGAGAAAGGAGACTGAACTCTACGCCTCCCGCCTTGATCATAGTGGGGTCGTTATCCTTGAGAGGCAGGTTGCCCTGGAGGGGGCATGTCACCGTGGTGTACTTTTCTATCTTGGAGGCCGGGATCAGGGGGGCAAAACCACCGCTGTCAACATCACCAAACTCCTTGACGTACCCATCGCCAAATTCCACCTGGGTGTAGGGAACACACTGCGTCGGGATCTTGGGAGGAGGCGGGGGGGTATACAACAAAGAAGGGCATTTCTGGGCGAGCTCAGCCTCGGTAAAGCATTTCTTGGCATTCGGATCTCCGGTACCAGCGGATGCACTGGGGGCAAGATGGAGCTGGCCCATTTCTAACGGGCTGTAGCGGCTTTCCTCAAATACATCGCGAAATGTCGCGTTCAGCGGGAAAGGTCCTCCTATCGATCTGGCGGTTTCTTCGGACGACATTCTACTTTATATATGTTAATATTATTTTTATTTCCCCGAAACGTATGCAGGCATTAACTCGGTGTCCCTTGGCGTGATCACTTCCGCGCCTGTATGCGTTTCTTCATTGCGTTCAACTTTGCCTTTTTATTCGCATCAATCGTCACAGGAGCTGCCTTGGGCAATGGTTTGGGCACAGGAGCAGGCTTGAGGGCTATCTTTCGCGGTGTGTTTTCCTTTTGTGGGATTTTAAGAATTATCTTGGGAATGTAACCAGCGTTTTTCGCAAAATCTTCGCGGACGTACACGACTGTTGATCGTTTGAATGCTTCAAAGCAGAATTCTCTTCCCTTCTTCTTCGCATTCACTTCGTTCATTGAGCACGCATCAGTATTTATACACAACGACTTATCCGCCGCCCAGTCGGATGGCATCAGTGCGCATGGAACGCTTCGGGTGACTTTCCTCGCCCCTGCCATCGAAGAATCCCCACTGTCTACTGCCCACCCGTTGTACACGAAACGTTTGTCATTACACGTGATCCCTGCAACTGCATGACCCATGGTACACGCCTTGGTCGTCACATACGATGGAAGTATGCACGAGTCAAGCACATACTTGTTCGAGTTGTATGTAATCGTGTTCGGGTGACGTACAAGATTGAGACCACCAACATCGTGGACATCGGGTTTCGGATATTTCCAGGGCGAGTGGAGATGTGACTCACCTGCTTCACGGTGGATGAGTATAACTTCCGGATCTTCGATGTCGATAAACGACCCAACAGGGTTCATCGTCTTGACAGCATCTTCCCACTTGTAATCATCAAGAGGAAGATCAAAGTTGTACGCAGAGTACGTTGCATTTAAGTATCCTCTTTTTACCACGAGAGAAAGATGCGGAATCTCGAGAAAGGCGAGGAGCTTGTGCTGGTAAGGAGCGTAATGCGCAGACAGATCTTCGGATGGCCCGTCGTTGAAGTAAGAGCTGTCATATTTACGAAGAGCCTTCAGGAACGCCCGTGGTTCGAGTTTTCCAACATTACTATCGAGTGAATCAATTTCATAATTCTTCATTATGAGGAGCATGGCCTTGGCAATGTCTGATTTCCAATCTTTCTTAGCTGCGATCTTCTTGGCGTGCACAGATGAAACTCCACGCATGTACTGACTGAAGAACATTGTCATCATAAGGGAAGCAAACCAGCACACTTCCCCGCGTTGGACGGGGGTGTACACACGGGAGCAATCCTTTGCCCTGAACCGAATATTGTCATTCATTTACATATACACACATAATTATCGAAAGCCAAAAACGTCGATATAAATGTATATCGACGTTTTGGAGTTTGTTCTATATTCTATTTTTTAGTTTATCGGCAACGATTTTAACGAGAGCGACTTCCTTGGGTTGTTGAAGTTTTGAACAAGAGTGATCTTCACGCGACAAGTGCTTTAGGCACACCGTCTTCGAGCACGAGCATTCAAAGGCAGATGATAGCGAGAGCTTCTTGTGGCACACTGCACAGAGCATTGTAATTAATAATATATGATATAAAAAACATGATAAGAGACCTTGCCATCGTTGCCGTGACAATGATAGTTTTGGACATCGCATGGATAACGCTGTTTATGAGCAAAATCTTTACACCAATGATTGAAAAAATCCAGGGGAAACCAGTGGTTTTACGCCCACTCGGAGGATTCCTGGCGTACGCTGCCATGATTGGGCTCTTCTTCACGTTTAAAGACAACCTCACGCCATTGAAAGCGTTCCTGCTCGGCGTGGGCGTGTTCATGACATACGACTTTACGAGCTACGCGCTGTTCTCGGATTGGGACTTCAAGACTGCGATCATAGACAGCACGTGGGGCGGGGTACTGTTCTTCCTCACAAAGATCGTATACGACATGTTGAAATCGTGACCATCTTAAGTTAAAAATGTGTAAAATTTTTGAAATAAAATAAGTCTATCTTGTATAGTTATTAATTATGGGAGGTCTCACCCAATTAGTAGCAGTAGGCTATCAAGATGTGTACCTCACCGGAGATGCTAAAAACACATACTGGAAAAAGGCATACAAAAGATATACAAATTTTGCCTTGGAAAGTATAGAACAGAACATCAGCGGAGCAGTAGATTATGGAAACGAAGTTACCATTAAAATCTCTAAAAGCGGAGATCTTATTAATGCAATTGCGTTACAAATTACGTTGCAAAGAGGTGATGCCGACCTTTCTCTGCCACAGCCATATTTCCCAGTTGAACATTTCATAGATTACGTGGAAGTGTATGTCGGGGGGCAAAAGGTGTTCGAATTCGATCACCAATGGTTTAGGATGTATTGGGAATTGTATCTTACGTACGATCAGAAAATTGCTTACAACACAATGTGCGATTTCCAGACGGAAGTTGAAGGATATGAAAGAACTTTTTACCTACCGCTGCCACTATGGTTCAATGCTTTTAATAATGGAAATGCTCTACCCCTCGTAGCTCTGCAATATCATGATGTGCAAATCAGGCTAAAATTGACACAGAGTCAGTACATAGTGGGTATAAACGAATCTTTTACACCAACAATGAGATGTTATGCCGATTATGTGTTCCTTGACCCCCCTGAACGTAAATGGTTTGCACAAACTCCGCATAAATATATAATTCAACAAGTTCAACGAAATTTATCGCCAGCACAAGTATCAAACACGAATAACAACTATATTATCACACTTCCCTTTAACCATCCTGTACAATGTTTGTTGTGGGCGCTGATTCCTAATATGACAACGCATGGCCAGTACACCGGACTCCCTGGGGAACAAAACACCGAAGTTTTAGCCCCGATAGCAGAAGCCAAAATAAGTTTTAACGGAGTTGACAGATTTACAGCAAGGCAAGGTAGGTATTTCCAATCATACCAACCGTGGTATTCGGCAAAGGGCCAGTGGATGACTTCCGGAGTGTATCTGTACAGTTTTGGTACGAACATTAAATACGGAGTTCCTTCAGGAACGATGAACTTTAGCAGAGTAGATACAGCACTTCTTCATATCACCACGAAGGCTGCTGTAGTAGCAGATACTACAACACCAGCTGTTGTTACAGAATTAATGACGACGACCACAGCGAATGCCCTTACGACTTTATTGACATATGCGGTAAATTTCAACGTTTTGCGTGTAGATTCCGGAATGGGAGGGATCGAATTTGCAAATTAAACATCATTTAAGTCCAGAAATAAAACATTGTGTGATGTCGGTTCTCTTGTTTTCAATGGTAAACAACCCGCTTTTCGAAAGTATATAACACGCAGGATTTTCAATGTTTCCTTCCGTGATAGTTTCATTACTTTTGAAACGCAGTTGTAATTTCTGCCACGATAGTGGTAATTTTGAAATTATATGTAGTAATTTTGTCATGAAATCAGATGGAAATATAACATCATCTCTGCATAGTATTGCGAATGTAAAATTTTCTTCGAATGCCCTTTTTATAGCCTTCGAATGCGATTCTTTTTCATTGTAATCTCCTTTTATTCTCAAGATATTCATCCCGTTAATTTTTTGTTTTTCCATTTTCATTCTATTATCAATATCTTCGTCCCTATTTATATAAAAGCACGTAGAGGTAATGTTATTCTTCAATATACTATCTAGATCATACGAAAACTGTTCCAAAAGAGTATCCCAATCATACCGTGTTTTGATATGCTTTTCAACTTCACAACCTTCTTTCTTCAATACGTCTCTATTGGTATAATAAAAGAACAGTTTATCTGAAAAATCTTTGTAATCGCATATTGCCAATTCTCCATTATGAAAATCTATACTACTCGGTAACGTCATAAAAACTTTAGGGTCAACAAGCATGTTATCAAAATCTTTAAAAATATCAGAAAGCCCTCCTGTTTTTGTTACTATTTGAGGCACTCCCAAAAACGCACCCTCGGCATTACACAACCCAAACCCTTCGCCGCCGCATGTATTCATTCCTATATCGGATGCATTAAGAGCCGTGTTTATAAAATCATCAGTGACAATTCCTCCCCTGTCGCGGGAAAGAAGTAGAATATGTTTAGTACTTATTTCTTCGTAATCAACCTTTTCTATCAAACACGCGGCTTTTATAATATCTTGAAAATTATAACCAGTGTCAATGTCTTGTCTGCAATTTATAACTAGTTTAACCTTCTTATCGTTGTTGGTTAATTTCCAGAACCTAACGAATGCTTTCAACGTTATGTCTAGAAGTTTCCTATAAGAATTTCTATTCGTATTAAAAATAACAAAATCGTCATCGCCAACGCCTATAAGTCTTTTTGCAACCTTCTTATCAACCTTTTTGAATTTGTTCGTATCAACTCCGTGTGGAAACACCGAGATATTTTTGCAAGATATCCCAATGTGCTCCATCAAATGCTTTTTCCAGAAGTCTGAAAATACAAAAATATGATCGGAATGTCTTACCACGTGTTCTATAAGTTCTGTTTTCTGAAACGTATACACAATATCAAGATACGAAATCAGCGGACATGGTTTTGGCAAGTTTAACATTTGGTTTATGAGACCACATGTCACTGGCATGTCGTTGTATATGATGATCACATCGGGTTTAGTAGTATTAATAGTATCTACCCATATGTCTGTCCCAAACGTATCTTTAGACAAAGTATGAACGTCTATTACATGAACATTTTTTGGTAATACTCGTTCGTTGTCTATCCCATATGCTTGGATTCTTTGAAATGCAAAATGATGTATTTCGTGTCCTAAACTAGCCAAATATACGATGACATTGTATGATATGCGCCCATACCCAGTGGTCTGAGTTGTTGATGTTGAAGCGAAGAGTATCTTCATTTCAGTAGTATTCCGATTAATTCTGTTCTAAATCAACGAGTCTTGCTTCTAACTCAATATTCTTCTGCCTTAATTTTTTCAACTCTGCAACGGTATACAGGAGTATATTAAACCATTCTATACCCTCTGGTCTTCCGTTTTGAGTCCACGCGAAATACGGATCAACATCATAAACTTCCTCGGCAATTAGACCGACGAAATGTGTACCGTCTGAAATAGCATCATACTCCACTGGTCTTATATCATAAACGCGGGATGTATCTACTGTAAGATCGATTATATTGGTTTTAATTTTCTCGTTGATGCGTTGTATGTTACTTCGCTTGTGGTAGTATTGTATACGAGAACTGGGGTAGCTGTTGCAACGCCTCTTATAGGCGCTATGGTTAGTGTACCTGTACCGGCCGAGTTGAGGGTGCCGCCGGTAGCATTTATAACTATAGAGTTGGCATTGGCTACACTGGCAGTACCTGCTCTAAAACCTAGAACAACACAGTTTGGTGCCAAGTTGGCAGCTCCTGCATTTGCCCCTACTGCCGTGGAATTGATTCCTTGTCCTACATTTCCGGCATTAAAACCAACAGCAACTGCCGATGCACCTTGTATCGTTCTCCCGGCGTAAGTCCCTACAGCAACTGAATTTCCGCCTTGAGTTGTTTGTCCTGCAAATGCACCCAGGGCAACCGAGTTACCACCCTGAGTTGATTGTCCTGCAAACGCGCCTACAGCAACAGAAGACACTCCCTGTGTATTACTTCCTGCTAACGAACCAATTGATATTGATTCAGTACCTTGTGAAGTATAACCTGCGTCTGTACCAATGGAAATCGAATAAAACCCTTGAGTATTCAATCCAGCGTCCGCACCTATTGCTACACAATTTGTCCCTTGGTTATTGGCAGCTGCACATTCACCTATCGCCACGGAAGATGTCCCTTGGGCGTTATTGCCTGCAGATGAACCGATTGCCACGGAATCTTCCCCTTGTGTCTCATAACCTGCAAATGCACCTATCGCGACTGAAGAAACTCCTTGGACATTAGCAGCTGCAGATGAACCAATCGCCACGGAAGATGCTCCTTGGGCGTTACTGCCTGCAGCTAAACCAACTGCCACAGACAGTGTACCTTGTGTCTGAACTCCTGCACTTGTTCCTATTGCAACTGATTGGACACCTTGTGTAACAGAACCTGCATTTGATCCTATGGCTATTTTATCCGAATTTAATATAAAAGTGTTTCCGATGAAACCCCCGCTAACCACGTTCCCAAGGACATTCACCTGCCCACCGACCTCTACGCTGCCTCCTACGAACCTCACGTTTGCGATGTTTCCGAATGTTGCTACGATGTTGGAGACATTCGCGTACGACCCCGTGATGTTGCCATTCAGGATGTCGAGGTTCGCAGTTCCAGGAAGGGTAATTCCTGTGAGCTGCGAGCCATTTCCGAAATAATACGAGGCCGTGACGTTTCCGTCCCGAGAAAACCTCACGTTTGCGATGTTTCCGAATGTTGCTACGATGTTGGAGACATTCGCGTACGACCCCGTGATGTTGCCATTCAGGATGTCGAGGTTCGCAGTTCCAGGAAGGGTAATTCCTGTGAGCTGCGAGCCATTTCCGAAATAATACGAGGCCGTGACGTTTCCGTCCCGAGAAAACCTCACGTTTGCGATGTTTCCGAATGTTGCTACGATGTTGGAGACATTCGCGTACGACCCCGTGATGTTGCCATTCAGGATGTCGAGGTTCGCAGTTCCAGGAAGGGTAATTCCTGTGAGCTGAGACCCGTTGCCTATTATATAATTTCCTGTTATGTTACCGGACACGGTAACAAAATTTCCAGATAAAACATTACCATTTATATCTGTATTAGATACAGGCCCTGTATATGATCCGTTTCCTAGTACTACTAGATTTCCCCATAATCTCAAAGATCCTGTATCAGAATCAAGACCCGCATATTTCAACAAATTTATTTTGAAATCTCCTCCTGACATTTCAAATACGTCTACACTGTGCAAATAATTTTAATTTAGGAGGAATTTTCTTTCCCCTCACAAAGATCGTATACGACATGTTGAAATCATGACCGGTTCTTCATAACCAAGGTGTTCACGGGCTTTTCTTGATCACCAACCGACCTCCTCACGTTCGTTTCAGTCACCTTAAAGCTACCAGGGGGTAGCAGCACTTCGAATTCTCCAACAGGGCCGAAAGGGTTCACGATGCACAGAGCGAGGCATTTGTTACCCTTGGGAACTAGTATGCGCATGATCCGCCCCTTGGTCGAGTTTTCCCGGTTGGTGGAGTACGCCAGGGAATACTGAAGACTAAGCGTGGCGCTCATGTACTCCTTCGAAACTACTTCGTCCTTCTTTTGGACAATGTTTGTAAGCGTCCCGCGGAACACTGTCAAGTCGGAAACGACCGGCGGGGCTGCCCGCATGATGCGTTTGAGGTCCGAAACATACAGTGTGAGCGCCATTTTTACGACCCTATCGCTGAAATCATTCCCGCGAAGAAGCATCTTGAATGCGAGGTATCTCGTGTCTAGCGGTGTAGTCGGGTCCAGGAAAAGGTCCCTGACATACTTGCGATGGGCATCGTCAGTGAACATCTCTTTGTCAATGGTCTTCTTGCCATACATCTGCACTCCCCTGGACACGAGCGTTGTCATCTGGACAAACAAGGGCGTCAGCATGTCATCTTGAACCATGTTTTTCAGCTCTTTCTTGCCGGGGAGCTTGCAAAACCTCATAAATGGAGTAATCCATTGATGCGACCTTGATGTATACGAAACGATCGTGTACAAATCATGGTCGTCAAGCTTCATCATGAATGCCGCCTGTTTCGCAAGCCAAGCATCGTCAACTTTCTGAGTACCAAACTCTGTTGGGGATACTGTCTTGATGCTCAGGTCTGACACCCTCTCTCCCCGGAGGAAGCCATCTGCCGTGGGCATTATCTTTATCTGCGGGAACCTAAACTTCGCACTCATTTGTATAATAAAACATTAATTATACAAAATGCTCAACGAAGTTGCACGAATTGCACTACCGACCATGGTGTTTATTGCGTTTGTAAGCACATGTAAGAAATAATAAAATATTTGATATTACAAATGCCACTCCAAAAGGTGATACGGATTATACGCGAAAACTGGGTGTTTATTGCGATTGTCGTGGTTGTTGTATTCGCACTCGCAATGATGATGAGAAAGGAAAGATATATGGAAGGGTGCTCGTTATGCACCCCCGGAGACGCAGGCGTCCTGCCAGGGTCAGTGTTCACTATGTCTCAGATCATGAATTTGGATAAAGAACTCGAAGGGTGCAAGCTATGCTCACTGGGAGATGCAGGCGTTCTGCCAGGGTCGGTATTCACGATGAAGCAAATTATGGACCTTGACAAGGAAACTGATGACTTTGACGAGGAACTTGCAGGGTGCAGCACATGTGATGCAGGGGATGCAGGCATTCTTCTTGATACAGAAACGACCCCAGAAACAGAAATGTACAACATGCCCGACGAGTATTACGGCTCTGATGTCAAGGTGGCTGATACAATTGCCGAAGTTGCAGCAAACCCTAGTGAGATTGCTGCTGTCGTGGAGGACAGAGAAGAAGACGACGAGCCAATGTATATGACTCCGCTAGAATACCAAAATACCGTTGAACAGGAGCTGGATTACATGTCCCCGATGCAATTTCAAGATAACCTCGCCCAGGCAATTTACAATGCTACTGTGGACAAACCCTACGTTGACAACGAGGATGCTGACCTGATGTCTATTGACCCCATTGATTACACCCTCCAATCTGATGCCCAACTCGTGAATGACTTCTATGGTGATGACGAGATTGATTACAAGGAACGCGAGCGCATCGCAGCCGTCAAGGCACTGCCCATTGATTTTTATATGTCTGATTCTTCGTTTACTCTGCTATAGGTCATAGGTCGTCCTCATCATCGGACACCTCCTCCCCCCGGGCCAGGCGGGCCTTGCGCTCCTTCGCGCGCTTCTTCTTCTCTTGGCGAGAAAGTTCCCGAGGAGCCTCCTTGATCTTGTGGGTGTTCCCGAGCGCGTCGGTATACTCGGTTGCCTGCTTGACCTCATACTTGGAAATTTCCAAGGGCGTGGTCTGACCAGTAATGTCTACCTTACCCCCGCCAACCGTCCACATTTCAGAGCACGTCTTCTTCACGAATTCAGTGCTGTGAGAAATAACTACTACACCGCCGCCGAATGACTCAAGGGCGGATGAAAGCGCGCCAAGCGACTCGCGGTCAAGGAAGTTCGTCGGCTCATCCAGGATGATAACGTGGGGGCACTGCCACAGGGCTGCACCAACCACCAGCTTCACCTTCTGACCGCCAGAGAGGCCGCGGATCCGCGAGTGAGTCGTGAATTCGGGGTCAAGACCAATCTTGGCCATATGGTCCTCGATGTTCTTGGCAGTCAGGGGCTTTCCAAGGAGACCGTTGGCAGCAGCATCCTTGGCGTCAATGTCGGCAAGCAGCTTCTGGAAACCGAATTCCTCGAGCTTCTCGCGGACCATCCAGGAAGCAGACTCGTCGTTCTTCCAGAACACCTCATACTCGTAGGTGCGCTTGAACTTGCGGCGGCCACCAATACGGTCCAGGCGCTTCTTGACGCCGTCCACTACCTTGATTTCGTACATCTTCTCGGTGTCCACGGCGCTCCGCTCTGCGCGATCAACCGACTCCAGGTCCTGGCCTGAGGCATACCGCCACTGGATGTACTGGTTGGGGGTCATGTCCAGGTGGTTCTCAATATGGTGGAAAGCATGCTGGGCTACGTACGCCATGCGCATGTTGGGATGCTTCCACACAGAGCCCCGAGTCGGTTGTGCCTCGCCGGTGAGGACCTTGATGAGCGTAGTCTTGCCCGCACCATTGGGGCCAATCACGCCAATCCGGGATGACATTGCAACCTGCGAGTTCACGTTGCTGAAGATCTCAGGGCCAGTTTGGTAAGCAAAGGCCACGCCACGCAGCTTCATGATGGCACGGTCCTTGGAAGTAATACCCTCCAGGAACCCGGGCTCGGGGAACTCCCACTTGGTCACCGCGTCCTTCAGGTCGTAGTAAGATGCAGCCTCGGGTCGCTTTGCCACGAAAGCAGACAGGTTTCCGAGGTGCTTCGTGAGCTTGAGGTTCTTCTCGTAATGAACAATTGCCGAGCACACTGCGTCAAGGAAGCCAGAGTCGTGGGACACAATGATGGACGACACGTTCGTCAGGCCCTTGAGGTGCGTGATGAGCCATGCCACGTTGCTGACGTCCATGTGGTTTGTAGGTTCGTCCAGAAGCAGGATGTCAGCATCAATGAGGATGGCGCGCGTGAGAGACAGCTTCATTTTCCAGCCCCCGGACAGGGAGCCGATTGAAACAGAGTGCTTAGCTTCGTCAAAGCCGTACTCCAGGAGCGTCTGGATAATGCGCTCGGGAGAGCTGCGAGCGGCAACGTTGGGGTCGGACGAGAGGTAATCATATACGGTCATGTCCGAGACAGACGCGTCAATGTCGTGGTCCACGTACACCGTCCGGAGCTGAGAAGCATCGGGGAAGCCCTCCAGCTGGCCATTTGCAATCGCACGGAGCAGGGTACTCTTGCCCGCGCCGTTGGGACCGATGAGGCCGTAATGATTCCCGCGCTTGATGTTGAGGCGCGTGGAGTTCAGGAGGATCTTGCCACCATAGGCAAGGGAGAACTCGCAATCGCACAGGTCCTCACCCTCCTCGGTCTCCTTTGCCTTGTCATCCTTGGTGGTCGCACCCAACGCCTCGAAGACGGCCTCGATAAGGTCCTCGTCGGCGAAGGCCTCGAGAGCGCTCTTCCAAACAGGGAAGTCGGGCTTGGCACGGACAAGGCTGTCCACGATGCCCGCCACGGTCTCGGCGTCCTTGGTCCGGGAAGAAATGGTCTCGAAAATATGGTCGTATGTGATATGCTGTGCGGCGGTGCCGTTGAGCTTCAGCAGGTAGTCGTAGCAGGTGCTCGCGACCGCCCGGGCCTCGGGGTTTGACATACCATCCAGCACGTTCTTGACGCCGTTGATGAGCTTAGAAGAAAAGTCGTAGGCGTCCGCGGGATCCTCCACGAGGCGCGACATGTTGTTGATAATCACACAGGTCTTGCGCTTCACCACGGTGGTGCGCTCCGCGAGACCGCGGCAGATGAGGGGCACGAGCACGGCAAGGGTCCGGGCATCCACGGTCTGGACAAAAGTGGTCGCGGACAGCTTGTGGACGCACTCGGGGACCTGGCTCGTGTCGGAAATAGACTCGATGAGGTGGGGCACAAAGGGGTCAATGTCCTTGTTGCCAATGGACTTGCAGCACATGACCAGAGTGTCCTTGGCAGCATCCTTCACAGCCTTGCGGATGTCAACCATGCAGTCCGCAAGGATGGGGACAATTTCGGGAAGATAATGGGAGACCTCCTCGGACCGCTCCTCGGCCAACTTTGCCAACACCGCCATAGAACGCTCTTTCACGGCCCGGTTAGACGAACTAAGCGGCAGCGCGAAGAGGACATTTCGCACGAAATGCGCCGGAGCACCAGGGAGAGTCTCGGCGGTGCCGTTGGCGAAAGAGACGCAGTCGGCAACGAAGGAGGACATCTTATTACAATCTGGGAAATGCGTCATGGTCTTGAGACGGCTTTTGTCGATATACCTTATTGACATTTTACTCCCAGGCGGTAGTAGTGATAAAATGTTTCGTATGAGTATATGATGTCGGCTGCAAGATTTCTTTCCTCCCTGGGTGCCGTCTTCAATGGACCTGTGATGCAGAAGTTCACTGCGAAGATTACGAGCAGATCGGTCGTCGCTCCCGTGACATATGCACTCATCATGATGGTGGTATTCGCACTTGTGTACGGACTGCTTGGTTACAAAAACCATTTCGAAGTTACTGACGAAAACAAGGACAAGAATTGGGAAAACTCTGTCACGGCGAGCATTATGTTGCAATCGAATGCAATGGGGTCAGTAGCTCCTATTACTTCTCTTGGACGCTGGTTATCAACAGTGCAAACTATGTGCGGATGGATGTGGTTCCTCATCCTGAGTGCCGTGATACTTTAAATAAAAAATATTTATGATGTATATACCATGGACGCTTTCCTTGTTACTCAGCTGCTGTCCAAGCCCACTGAAAACTTTGCCGAGCTCACCCCCATCGCGGTTGCTAAGACCAAGGACACCAAGGTCGTGGTCGTCGAGAAGAAGAAGCCCGAGTTCAGCTGGATGAAGCTGATCCAGCTGATCCTGAGCATTGGTATCAGCCTGTACGCTGCGCACCTCTCATGGTCGTGCTCTGCTGGCGAGCACATGTTCATCCGCGTGCTCTCCGCTCTGTTCGCGTGGTGGTTTGGCGTGCTGTATATTTTGTATTTTGCACTGCTCAAGAGCTCTACCTGCAAGATCGCGTAAATTACACAACTTCCCACATTCTGTCATACGCAACATATCTTTTGTGTATAGCACGACCAATGGCTGATGTAGCCGCCTTTGGATATCCAAAATCTCGTAGATATATCACAGCAGCCGCGATGCTCTCGTGTTCCTTTTCGAGAACATTACTAATATACGATATAACAGGTTTTCGAGAAGTCTTGGTATTGTCAAATTTACCATTTTTATGGGCATCAATGCCGTTCTCTGACTGAGATCCAAATCGAAGACGAAACGGTCCGAAGTCGAGTTTGTCATCGTTCTTGTGCAAAATGATGTCGCCCGGAATTCTTGCAGCGTACTCATTTGGCCTGAACATCATAAGTGAGAGCTCGTGACATGACCAATACTTGCCATTGATTTTTACCGCGGGGTACCCGCCACTCTTTAGCAATTTTTCTGAGTACAAAACGCTTTCTGCATGCGTCGTTTTATACTTCATACGGCTCATGTTCGAAATCAGCCACTCTCCTTGCGAGTTCCTGGACCACGGGATAAGTTTCCACACTTCTCCGCGAAGATTTGGAAACTCCTTATATTGAAAACCATAAAGTTTTTGTCGTGCATAATGTTGTATAACGTCAACAGTATATTTTCTACCAAGACGATTCGTCTCGTTTTTGAGTTCGTTCACCCAACATTTTGCCGTGTTCTCTACTCCGTCCTTGACAATGACAAATGCAGATTTGAACTCCGTTGGCATTTTTCTATTATTAATCTGTTCGTTCGTGCTAGCCCAGCGAATGTTTGTGAGAATGTCGTTGAAACTGTTCTTGTCAATGTGGTCAACCGTGTGCAGCAGTGTTATTGGTGGCCCGAGAAATGTAGAAGCAAGAGCACGAGCCACACGAACAAGGCGTAGTTTTCTCTCGTGAAGAAGAGATACCGTGTTATATCCGTCAACGGTCTCACGTCGTGTCATCACTTGTCCAGTTTGGGCATTAGTGACGACACCGCTCTCGTCAATGACATACCCTGAAAATGTCGTATGTGTGCCATCTGACCAATCATACTCGAGAGTCGTCATTGTAAAAATAGTAGTAACGTGTTCGTATTTATCATCAACCTGACAACATGCTGTCATTTGTCATTTGACCCCGTGCAAAATTGTCTATAAATACTGTGTCCACAGGATGTTTTCACCTCCACTCCTCTCTTTCCATAGAAATGTCGCACCAGAACGTCCGCGGTCTCAAGCTCGCCGCGCTGTCCCTGACGGCGCTCGGCGTCGTGTATGGAGACATCGGCACGTCCCCGCTCTATACTCTCGCTACGATATTCGGTGATCTTGGCGGCGTCCCTAGCGAGAAAGTGACCCTCGGCGTGCTGTCGCTGGTGATTTGGACGATTACACTGATGGTCCTTATCAATTACGTGGGTATTGTGATTGGCATCAATGACAATGGCGAGGGAGGTGCTTTCGCGCTGTATGCCATCATCAGACAGGCCGTTGACCCAAAGGCGTCCGAGTTTGGCGTGGCCAAGCGCGAAACCCTGCCCCACACCAAGTTCATGGACTTCATCAATCGCGCCAAGTGGTTCCGCCGGGTTGTGATTGCCCTGGTCATTGTGAGCTTTTCGTTGATGACGGCCGACGGTATCCTTACGCCTGCCATTAGCGTTATGTCGGCGGTCGAGGGTATCGAGAAATTCACTGGAATTTCTCGCACCGCTGTGATCTCAATCACAATTGGCATTCTCTCTGCGCTGTTTTCTGTCCAGCAGTTTGGAACGACCAAGGTTGGTATTACTTTTGGCCCCATCATGCTGGTCTGGTTTCTGTTCAACTTTGGCGTCGGTATTTACAACGTGTGCTCGATGCCATCGGTGTTCAAGGCACTGTCCCCGCACTACATCTATTATGTGGTTGAATATGCGGGTATTTGGACAACTTTCAAACTCCTTGGAAGTGTGTTCCTGGCCATCACCGGAGCGGATGCAATGTATGCTGACATTGGCCACCTTAACCCGGCGTCCGTGAGGATAGCATTTTGCTCTGTGGCATACCCGTCCCTGCTGATGACATACATCGGGCAGACGGCGGTGGTCCTGGGAGACAATGCTACATACTCGTCTCTGTATTGGTCGAGTATCCCGGTTTCCCTGAAATGGCCTGCTGTCGTGATTGCCACACTGGCCTCGATCATTGCTTCCCAGGCACTGATCTCTGGCTTGTTTACCGTCTACCACCAGGCCGTGCACAACAATGTGTTCCCGCGCCTCACCGTGGTGCAGACCAGCAAGGACCACGCGGGTCAGATTTACATCCCGGCCGTGAATGCAGCAGCATTTGTTGGTTGTGTTGCCGTGGTGCTGATTTTTGGCGAAAGTGCGAAGATGGCATCCGCATACGGTTTCTCGGTTTCTGGTGTGATGATGATTACATATGTCCTCGTTTCTTTTGTGCTGGTGCTGATGGATAAGAGCATTCTGTTTTCTATTGTGTATGGTATTGTGTTTGGCACCCTCACGACCCTGTTCTTTGCGAGCACTGCCCTGAAGGTACCCCATGGCGCATGGCTTACAATTGTCATCGGGGTCGTCATTTCCATCATTGCTGCCGCCTGGTTTAGGGGCTACAAGGCAAAGACCCGGTTCATCAAGGCGAATAAGCTTCCTGTCCGCCAGGTGTTCCACTCCGTGCCGACGAGCACCAGGAATGTGGTGTTTTACAACGAGCTGATTGACAGTATGGTCCCATCCTATGGCCAGCTGAACAAACTCGTCTCCATTTCCGGAGCCTCCAATATTTCTCTTACCGTGCGCAAGATGCCAGTCCCTACCGTGCCCGACGCCGAGCGCTTTTTGGTGTCCATCCACGATGGTGTCTACTTTGTCGTCGCACGTTATGGCTACTCGGACATCGTTGATCACGGACCCTCTTTCACAAGGAAACTATGCCGCGAAATCAGCGCAGAGGCCGATGATGTCACCTTTGTGGTGGGCAGGACCACGCTGGCTACTGCCGATAAGTCTTCCTTCAATAAGAAAATAACAGTTGCAGCATACAATGTCCTTGTCTGGCTGTCTTCGTGGACGACGGACTCTTTCAAGACGCCTCGGGACAAACTCCTCGTCTTTGAGGCTGTGTACACCCTGTAGTTTCGTAAAATTTCAATAATATTTGTATATACACCTGACAGAATGATTGTAAACGGTTTCTCCAAATACACATTTGAGAACAACAGTGTATTCGTGGCTCGCGGCTACCCCCTGGCGCCCATGAAGGGAAAGTACCCCAGGTTCTTTATGGTTGATGACAATGGCGATGCCCATGTCATGAGTATTAAAAACATTCGGGCTCTGCTCAAAGACGAGCCCAAAACACCCCCCTCTACGCCCGATTCATCTCCTGAAGATGGCCCCCTGAAGCGGTCGAGGTCAAAACGCGTCCTGCACAGATCAACAGGAACTGTATACGGCTCCATGAAGGCGGCAACCGAGGCGCTCGGTATCACTGCCAACAAACTCAAGTCTTCCGATGATTTTATCATTTCGTAAAGTTCCATTTCATGAAATTGAAGTATTGGCGCATCTGTGGCAAAATGACGTATACGTAATACACATACAGGTCATGTTCGGTCATCTTTTGAAAGTTAGGATATGACGTGACTCGGTCCTTTTCTACGAACCAATCAAATTTCTTTCCCTTTGCGTATTCGAAAGAAAACAAAATGCCTTTCATAGAATACACAACGGTAAAGTTTTTATATGTGCGAACTCCTTTATATGGAATGCGAATCTTTTCCTTTTCCATACACTACACTACGTTTTTATTCGAATGCATTGTACAGAGTCTGTATGCGCGCTGGGGTTATTATTTCCTTCATGAACTTGGTAAACGCAGGGATGGGAGATTTACTGTCTCTTATGAAATCCTTCACCTGTATACTCAACCGCAAAAACAGAACGGCTGCGATTCCCAAGGTCATATACAACCCCGCGCCACCCTTCTTTATGTACCCCGTTCCGAGCATCGCGAGAATTGACAACGCCAAGATGATCTTGGTGCTCAGGTCTAGGGCACCGAGAACCCGAAGAGCAGACAACAACACGTTTCTGTACTGAATTACGAGAAGGATCGTCGTCACAAAGGATGTAACAACAATCACTCTTACAAGAGTGTCAGTCGACTCGTCTTGTTTAACAAGCGCTATGAGCAGAAAGGCAAACACCAGATACTGCATGGCAATAGAAACAAAAGCAAGCGTCTTGTCAAGCTTGCTGTCATTGCACTCCTGGTTTTTAAAATTAACGTCCTTTTTTATCTTGTCCGCCAGAGAAGCTACCCCGTCGTCTATGTTTTTCTGGGTCTTTGCGTCAAGAATCTGAGCTACCGAGCAAGACATTTATAATTGCAAAGTTTTTATTCACGAACGTTTCGGAGTGAATAGCTTCTTCACGTAAACCCTCTTCCCACCTGCCTTTACGTAGGTTCTGTCCTTGGAGTCCTTGAACACTTTGCGGGCTTTGGCGTTCACCTTACCGGTCTCCTTGCTGCCCGGGGTAGTAGTCACCTCGGGGGAAGCTTCCTTAACTTTGACAGACACTGCTGCTTTGGGGGTGAATAGCTTCTTCACATACACCCGCTTGCCATCGGTCTTGACGTACTTCCGGCCCTTGGCATCCTCGAACACTTTACGAGCCTTGGCATTCACCTTGCCAGTTTCCTTGGAACCAGGGGTCAAGTTTGAGGATGGGGCAACTTCGGGGGCAACCTTCGGGCTGTCTTTCGGGGTGAAGAAGGCCGTCTTCGGGGTGAAGAGCTTCTTCACATACACTTTCTTGCCATCAGCCTTGACATAGGTCCTTCCCTTTGAGTTCTTAAACACCGGTCGCTGCTTCGCGTCCACTTTTCCGGTTTCCGCAGTGCCTGCGGGCTTCGACACCACCACTGGCACGACCTTGGGAGCGGGCTTCGGCGAGGGCTTCTTCACGGGCGTGGGAGACGGAGTCCTGTATGGCGAAGGGCTGGGTTCGTCCGCCCAATACTTTCCGTCCTTGGGGACCCACTTGGGCTTGGGGGCGACCGGGGTTACGCGGATTTCGCCTTCCTCGAGCTCATTCTTGTTATTTCCCAGGGGAACCGACCAGATCTTAGAGCGCGCCTCGGGAAGCTCCGCACGCTGCTTCGCCGGGAGGAGGTTGTACAGAAGCTGCAGCATCTTGTAATCGGGGTTGTACCACTCAAAGCCCCTGCCCTTGAGAATGCGGTTGCTGTAATTTACAAGACGCACGCCCCCCACACTGTCCTTGGTCCACAGGTCTGCGAAACTTTGAACGCTTCTTTCCTTGATCATCTTTGTTATGCCCTCGGCAACGAGCTTCACGAACGGCTCGGGAACCTTCATGGCGAACCCGAAGTCTATCAGCTTGTACGATACGTTGTTCTTATCCTTGGTGACCAGCAGGTTGTCAAGGTGGAGATCTCCGTGAGCAAACCCGCTCAGCCACAGCGTGCACACGATGAGTTCTATGCACGTGTAGAGTTCCAAGACCTTTTCGCCCGACGCATGAGCTTTCTTAAGATCCTGAATGTAGTCTTTCAGCGTCACAGTTCCTGCCGGGGCCATTATCGTCACACACGAGTGCTTCTTGGGACCCCCGAGGGCGAAGCTCATGTAAAACTTGGGGACGAACTCGGAAATGCAACGCGCACGAGTTGCGTCTGGGATTTTGTAGCAATGTCCGGTGGACAGTTCCTTGTGGACGACATTTTCCCTGGAAACTTCAGCAAAGAACTCGTCATCGGAGTATTGCTTTTGTTGCGTGACAACCTTCACAATGACCTTAGACCCGACGTCCGGGAACTCGTCAAAAACTTTCGCACCGCCCTTGTTGAGACCTTCCTTCAATGCAATTTTCAGTTCAGGCGTGACTGTCATCAGATACACCTTTCCGTTCACACCGGACCCGACGAGCTTTCCCCCGAAACTGCTCGCGCGAAATGCAGGCGCGCCAGGCATGGGTCTCATCTTGTTAACCCCTTTCCCCGATGGGATGGGAAGGTTCTTCATCTTTCTGGTCCCTTTCGGTACTGTGTGTGACACGATACCCCCCTTTCTTTTCGCGGAGAATGCGTAATCCATTATATCATTACAAAACATATTTTCAAAAGTACTCGGCAATGTCCTGGTCAAACATGTGGCTGAGGTAGCCAGCGGAAAACAACGTAGACCTTTCCGGCGAGATGATCTCCTTCACATAGAGGCTGTCATAGGAAGGCGAAAAGTCAAAGATAATCGCGGAAATTTGCAAAGCAGAGCAATAAGACATGATTTGACTTTCGTCCACCTTACCAACTTGAACATTGTACAATTTCGTGCCTTCGGCGGGCGCGGGGGATTTCAGCAGAACATCCTGACCGACGGAAAGATGACTGAACGGTTCTACGAGTTCCTCGCAGAGAATAGGGGTCTTGTTGAGATTGATGCGGTCATCGATCCCATATGCGACCCGAAGAGCGGCCTCCGGAGAGCGAAACCCAAACACGGCGGCGCCTTGAATGTGCTTCACGGCGTGTGCATGATTGATGCCTGCCAGCTGCTTGTGGTTGGAAACCGGGGTGACCACGAACAGGCTAGAAGAGATCATAATTACTGGTACTCTTATCAGTGTGTATATTTTATATGTCAAACGTCGATATATGTACGCTCTGCCACGATATCCCGGATCTCCCGTTCTAGCTGGCGAATCTCGGAACGCGACATGAAGTTATGGCTCATCTGCCCACGAACGAATTCGTCCAGCATGAATGGCGCGTTGGCATTTGCAGTACGACACCACCACGAGCCACGTACGTTCGGGAACCCGAAGATTGACGCATATTCCAGGAACCGCTCTTTCTCGGCACCGGGAGGGGCGTCGTAGGTAATCTCAAGAACGCGTTTCACAGGCCCGTGCATCTTCACCCATGCTGCCGAACTCGGAGTCATCTCCAAATGAGTCATGAGCCGCGAGTAAATGTTGTCTGTGTCTCCGACATAAATTTTGTCGTTCTTCCCGCCGTTCTCGAGGAGGAGAACGTACGTAAAGTACCTTGACCCGTTCTGGTTATACTGCCTTCCAGCCTTTGTGAACTCGTTCCCAACGTGAACATTTGCAAGTGCGGCTTTCCTGAGACTCGAGAGCAGATCGGAGTTCATGTTTACACGTGATGTTGATCATTCATTTAAGTTATTTGAGCAGGATTACTTCAAAACAGTGGGAACGAGGCGAGAGCACACTTCGTCATCAATTGACATATCGATGGTAGAACCGAATGGCGAGTTAGATCCGCAACTCGATGCAGGGGACACGCTTTTGACGAAGCGAGAAGTGATTTCGTCGTCATCAATGTCTTTAGACGCGATATGAGCATTCACCGAGGAAGAGTTTGGCGCTGAGTTCACCATGGCGTCAAGAGACATCTCCTCGGACTCTTCGTAGATCGTATCCAAGGGGGGGATACGTGCGTATGTGGACATACTTGAGAGCGTGAGATAATATAGGTTGAAGAACCCGTGGTTGACCGTCTTAAGTAGACGAGAAAGAAGAAAGAAAATGTAAGTTTTCGTCATTTGACCCCGGTGCCATACCGAACATAAAAGGTCTCCACTGTCACACATTTGTTTACTGTCTATATTAAAATGTTTACCTACACGGCTCCCGACATCAACCGCGGCGGCTGCTTCTGCGAAGTGCCCACGCCATTTTTCGACTCTGTGACTTCTACCGATGTATGCACCGCGTGTGGCGTCGTCATCGAAATGGTCCTTGATGATAGCCCGGAGTATGGATTCGATGGCGAGGGAAATGACATTTCGTATACGTCAAACTTTTCCGGAACCATCGTGAGCTTTGGAAGTCAAAACGCCCCACTGGCCGCCAAGTTCCAGAACACGACGATGACCGCACAGGAGTCCCGGAGGCTAGAAATGGTAAAGACCGTCAACACCATCTGCGATGCTTTCCACATCCACAACCCGAGCATCATCCGCGAGTGCGCGACCGACCTCGTTGACAAGCTCGAGGAGCGCGGTGTCAAGCTGAACGGGAAGAAGCGGTTTGCCTCGTATGCAGTCGGGGTTTATTATGCATGCAAGCTGAACCAGGCGTCCCGGGAGCTCCGCGCATTTGCGGAAACGTGCTGCATGGATGCCAAGAGCCTGAACTTTGCCGTGAAGACCTTCAAGGAAACCATCCCCGATGTCCTGCAGAGAACCTCCTCGGAACACGAAGTTTTCCTGACCTCTACCATTGCCAAGTTCTACATTGATAACGCATCGCAAAACACGCTGCGGAAGAACTGCCTCGACTTTATCAACAAATACCCGCAGATCTTCGAGTCTGGTCGCAAGCCGCGGACCATCATCGCGGCGGTCATCCTCATCCAGGTCTTCAACTCGGACGTGCCCCTTGTCGCAAAGGACATATCGGCGACCATGGGCATCTCGCACAGCTCAGTGGCAACCGCGGCAAAGGAAATTTCGAAATTGTGCAATGTGCCATTCTAGCAACTTAAAGAAAACTCAAAACATATTGTAAACATGCTCACCTTCGAAAATGCAGACAACAAGTGCTGGTTGATCTCGGCGCTACAGGCTATCATTCACGTCCCACAGATTGCGAATTTGTTGCGAAACGAGGAGTTCATGTCTCAGGTATTGTTTACAAAACGGAAAAACTGTAGCGACTTCGCGACGGCGCTTTCGGCTATCATGGTCAAGTACTGGTCGTCTTTTGAACACACTGGTGTTGACAGCATTACCAATATTACAGATGTTTACGTCAGGATCAACAGAAACTTTGCAGGGAAGAAGATGTACGATGCTACCGAGTGCTTCATCAAGATTATCGAAACGCTGAACTCTGCTTTCCTACCGAAGAAGGAATTCTTTCTGCCAGAGACATGCGACGCAAAAGAGTGGGAACAGTATGTCATAAAGAATTCTTCAACGTTCCTCTCAGACATTTTCACTGGCCAAACCCGTCGTCTCACATCGGATGGCAGTTTTGTGTTCGATCATTTCGACGGTATTACAATTGGTTCGAACCACCCGACCCTCGAAAGCGGAATTCGAGAATTTCTGCATGACCCTGATACCAACGTGAAACAGGAAATTACAAAATTTCCGCTCATCTTGCCTGTATATTTCCAGAAGACTGTGCAGAAGCCATTTATTGCCTATGATACGCAGCTGAAACTTTCGGATATCGAGTACGAACTTTTTGCAGTTGTGCTTCATGGCAACCAGCATTGGATGACGATTGCAAAGGCCCCCACTGGAAAATGGAATCTGTTTGATGATACTCGGACGGTTCAAATTCAAAACCTGAATGACCTTATTCAGCGTGATGCGATGATGTTGCTTTATAAGAAGAAGTGATTTACATATTATGCCTTGTTCACAGCATTCAGAATGTCATCCAGGGTGATGTGTTCCTCGATGTTCACGAGGGTCCGCTCGTAGGTGAGAATATCGTTGGCTTCTGTCTTGTCGGCCCGCATTTGAAGTGGGGTCCAGGCGTAGTTCTTGAAAGAGCACTCGACAACGGTGCCAATGAGAAACATGTGCTTTGTTGTGTCGTATTTTGTGACGGGAACATTCTGCCGAACCTTAGGGTCAAACAACCCCAGGGTACCGGCGGCATCCAGCACGATGAAATCCACGGTGTGCTTGTCGTGCGGCTTCACCTTGAAAAAGTCAAAGTCGCGCCCGTATGTTACCTGCTTGTTGACGTTGACCATCACATAGCCGTCTGTGTGGTACGTATCTTCGGAGACCTTCAGCCGCGTCTTGACATTTGGCGATTCGATGGGCGCCCAGTCCTTCATGGCCAAAACTGCGGGGTCCTTCTCATGAGTGCGGAAGCTTCGAAGTGAGCGACGCATGGCGATGATTCGGTCTCCCATGGTAAGATGGGAGACGGTGACACCTGCCACGACAACCGCGTCAAAAAGCACAAATGTTGGTGTTCCGGTCTTCGTCACGGTCAGTTCACCATCAAAAATTGTCCCCTGGTACAGATTCCTGGGGACGATCTGGAGCGGAAGCAGGTACACATTCATCGCGCGATCGACGATCATCACCACCTTGTACTTATAAAGACGTGTGAACATGAGGATGTACCGAGTCCCATCGGTCTTGGGAGAAATAACGTAACTGTTCTTCAGCTTCGCGAGGTCCTTCTTTTCGATGCTCACTGGGTTGGGCCCAGGAAGGCGGAACTTCTTGTGGTCGTCGAGGGACAGGCGCTTCATCTCCACCAGAGCATCGTGTGCCGACTGACCAGTCAGCTGGTGCAGCGACAGCACCTTGCCGTTCACAAAGACGTTGCTCTTCTGGGTCTGCATGTTCGTAATTAGGGAAGTGGGGAAAAACATCAAGTTAAGTTCTTTTATAGACAAACCACGCACGGGATCAAATGACACATTCTTTCCTCCAAGATTCAAATGACACCCTGTTTATATCAACAAACGCGTAACTTATGGTTTTGTATTTCACATGCCAAAGATGTCCGAATCATCGTTCGTGACGGTGGACATTGAATCTCCGGTCGCTGTTCCGGTCAGAAAACAAGATGATAAAATTATTCCTGTTCTGCCTTCTGTCCGGATGTCTTATCAGGATGCGGAATTGGTCGACGTGCCCTTTTTCAAATCTATATTGATGCGAAAGATACTGCTCATTACCGCGGTTCTGACTTTCTTCGTCCTATTAGCGATTCTTCTCGCATTCGCGACGACGAGATAAAAATATTTTGACTATGTAAAATGAAGCACGTGATCCCGGCAGTCATTGTCATCATACTCATACTCGCAATAGCAGGAATTTTTTACCTTAAAAGCGAGAATTTCGCGGACTACCCTTTTAAGAATGACTTCATGCAGCTGTACTACAAGGAAATCGCAGAGGACCCCGCGTTTGTTAAGGAATTTCCTTACTGGGGTACCGGTTCGAAAGTGGGACTCCGTTGCCGCAAGCCAAACAATGAGGAATGTGACACTATGTGGGTCTCTGGACAGCTCGTCGCAATCACTCCAAAACTGCTGGAGAACCTGAAGTGCAAATATGGCCTGCCTCTGAAAACCATTCTTACCCGGATTGTGTAAAAATATCAAATAAACAGATTTCGTTCGCGTGTGTTCACATCAAACGAAACTAGGAAAGAAATAATTTGTAGTAACTCACTTCTTCGTGCGTCTAGTGCTGGCAGGTTTCGAGGCTCTCGCGGCAAGCTTGGTGTTCAGTTTCCGGGTGTTCTTTTCAATGCTCTGCTGGACTCTCGCAATTTCCTCGGTCGCCTTCGCCACGCGCTTCTTCCACAGCTTGTGCGCGTTCGCAGAGGCCTTGGCAGCCTTTGCTGCGTTTTGGAGGGACTTCTTCATCGCCTCCTTCTGGACAGGGCTCGCCTTGCTGATGCGGGTGCGGATCGCGTTGAGGTTTTGCTCCGCCTTCCGCTTCTCCATGAAGTACTTGCCTGCGGCTGCCATAGACTGCTTGTGCGTCTTCCTTGCCTGCTCCAGGTGGCGCTTCTGCCAGTTGAGTCTCTCCCTGGTTCTCATGATACCTGCCTGACCAGTGGTCTTCGCGCGACGTGTCTCGAGCGCGCTTCTCTCGGGACCTTTCGTGTTACGCACGGCCTTCTCGAATGGGAATGGAACGTAGCCTGCCATATGTATATTACATACTAACATTTTAATTAAATCGGATGGAAATTCCGTTTTTCTCCGTCATCTAACTTAAATACGTAAAAGGAAATCAGGTATTATACATCATACAATAAATGTCCGAATCTCGCGTGATTCACGACGTAGAGCGTACATTGAACATCATGGAATACAGATATCAGCCCGATCTCCACGGATACGAAGTGAGCTCCTCATACGAAGGCACTGCGACTGGTACTTCGAGACGTGTCAGCCACGGTGCTCCATCAACAGACGCCCTCGAATCAGAACTCAAAAAGAAACTAGAGATCATGAACATGCCCAAGAGCATGAGACGAGCAGAATTGATGATCAAGAATGCATCAGCTCATCGGTTCAAAAACGGACGAACTCTAGGCGAAAGTTGGATGTTGTCGCAGAAGGATGTTGCATGGTCGTTCGTAATGTATACGTTGCGCGGGGCACTCGACAGGCTCGCGAGACTGTTTGATCCGCGTCAGACTATTGGCGCAGGCGCAGGTATCATGTACCCTCGGTGCTTCGAGAAACATCCTGTATCCGAAAAGGTACAAAATCTTAGAGGCAAAAAGCCTTCTCCTAAAGAACTACGAGACTTGGAGCAACGAAAAGAATCATGGTACAGAAGTCGTGATCAACTCATGATATTGTGCCCACATTTGTACGAAGTCATACACTTGCTCGAGGCATGTCAACGTGGTATAAAATATTGGGTAAATTTTGGAGGAAATATAGACGATATACTTTTTCTAGAAAATACTATAACATATCTGCGACGAGTATGTATTGATATTCACGCTTCTTGTCCTAAAAAAAAACAAAATATAAAACGGGTTGAACTAAACCAGGGAAAGAGTATATGCCAAAAAATACAAAAATACAGATATCCAGGGTCCGTTTTTGATCACATTATCGCCAGACTTTTGAGATCAAGAACTCGTCTTCCTGAAACTCGGGCACTGTACCTCGCACACGTCAAATATTCAAATTCTTTACTTCGCCTTCTTCATGATAAGACAAATTGACACTGTCTTTAAATTACAAATCGGATGGAAATTCCGTTTTTCTTTTTCGTCATCTTCATGAGAACATTCTTATTCAGGACAAACTTCATCTCGGTTTCAAACCCTGCTAGCGAATCCATGAATGAGTCAAACATTCGTGCACGAAAAGTCTCTCCGGGGAAGAGCTTCTTCAATGCGGAACGCCAAAACATCGTCTTCATACCAACATATTTGGGTTCCACGAGTGCGCTGTTTTGTTCAAACGACTTCACGAACCCATCCGTCAGAACGTCCATCGCGTCACTCAGTTCTGCCACGGTGTCCTTGAGCTTGAACATCCCCGGAATGAACCGGTCGTTCCACGCATTCATCGTGGGAACAATGGTGTTCCTGATTTGCCCGCGCATGAAGTGGGGCGGTGTAGAATTTGGCAAAAACGGAATGTTGTGGCTGCGTGCATACTCAACAATGTCATCCTTAGCGACCCCAAGCAATGGGCGGAAAAACTTGATACCATCTTGCTCTACGACGGTGTCCATTCCAGACAGATTCTCGTATTTTGTTTCCATTGCGACATTTTGGAATATGTTTTCCAAAACGTCGTCCTTGTTGTGACCCATTGCCACGTACGCATCTCGAGCAATCGTCTTGTACACTCCGTACCGAACATTGCGTGTGAAGGTTTCGTAGGTCGTGCGCATTCCCATGTCCACACATGGCTTCCGGCTGATTTCGTCAATGCGGCGGATATTAAGAACGTGTCCGTTCCAGTTAACCCAGTCGGCAACGAAGGTCTCTTCGTCGTACGCACACGCCCGGTTGGCGTAGTTCACCATCGCGACGCGGAGCTCGTACCCGTAAACGTTTCGCAAACCTGAGAGAATGTGGAAAAGCGTCATCGAGTCCACGCCCCCGGAAATTGACATCGTAATCTCGCTTGGGGAGACCTTCTTGAGCGCGGTCTCTACTTCCTTGACGACGTGGTTGTTCCTGTTCACCGGAAGTGCATAGTCATCTGGGGTAAAGAACGTCGTATGGGCATGCTTCTGGGCGTCAAAGACAACGTCGTTGAACACCTCGTGAATGAAAGGGCTCTGGTCAGCCGTCGGGCAACGTTCGTACGACGCCTTCAGGAAACGGTGAACAATTTCATGACAGCCAGGGGTAGCACGGGCCCATACGGACTTGGCAGCATGCCTGATCCACACGGGGTTCTTGGTGTGCCGAAGCGGCAGGTGAACAAAGCAAAACACAACATCGTCGCGGATTTTTTCCACAATCAACCGATCAAAGAACGAAAGCGCGATGTTGAGGAAGTACTCAATGATGTGGTTGCTCTGCGTGTGCCGGAACACGTGCCTCGGAAGCTGGTCAAACGTGATGACCAGGTTTGCAAGGTCCGCATTGCTGATGAACCCGGCGTCGAGTGAGAAGTTCAGCGCATCCTCGTGGCGCCTGAGGATATTATCAGTGTCGTCGCTCTGGGAGAACCAGAACTCCTCATTGTCCAAGAACTCATTGACAAACTCTCGCACGGCGTCCATCGTGTTTTTACAAACAGACAACAGATTTGCCTTTTGTAATATTCTTGGTCCCAGGGTCAACTGACAATTTTTTTGGGGATGACCACGTGATCTCCGCTGCGGATAACGTCTCCAGAAAATAGTCGACGGTACCGGTTGCTTCGAAGAAATCTCTCTTTCGTTATGCACTGGGGAAACAGCAGATCGCAATACTTATCGTAGAATTCGCCGTATGTCATGTCTTTGTATACTCGGACTTTCTTCTCTCGCTTGCAAAATAACGAGAAGAAGCACATATGTACGTTTATTTGGGAAAATATTAAGTTGTTGAAAAAAAATTGAAAAAATATATTAACGTCATGTATAATGACAACTACCGGTGAAATTCCCTCGTGGGCTGTGGTCTCCACCAAGCACCCTTGGGCCATTGAAAAAAACAGAAAAGTAATGGCAGAGTCCAATGCGAAAGGAGTTCCACTCGATTTCGTATTGTATGGCGACTCCATCACGTGGTACCACTCGTTCCAGACTCCTGAGAGCTTCAATAAGTATTTCGGAGGATACAATGCCCTCCCCATGGGCATCGGAGGCGACACCGTGGAGAACCTCGCGTATCGTATGATGACGACGGAGAAACCTGCGCTACCTCCCAAGAGTATGGCAATCATGATCGGAACTAACAACCGCGACCTCACGAAGCTCAGCGACCTGTTTGCTCATCTGGAATTCTTACTCACGTGGCTCAAAAACACATTCCCAACGACCAAAATCGTGTTGCTTGCCGTGACTCCCGAGAAATACGGATGGGGGTGGGCGCAAAAAAATCAGGAATATGCTGTCATTGCTGCCAGGACTGGAGTCACGTTTGCGCAGTGTGGGCTCAACATAGACCCTCTCAACACTGCTCTTATGCCCGATGGTCTGCATCCGAATGCTGCGGGATACGATATTCTGCTTCCTTGTATTGCGAAAGCGGTGGGCATTCCGGTAAAGGGACAGCCGACGACCGTGGACGCGTGGCGCAACTTGCTGCGGGCCACAGGTTGGCAACAAATGTCCGACGGACGCTGGACGAACCCAACGGCAACATGTGCGATCAGACAGAATTTGACAGGATGCAAGAATGTGACATTCTACAATCTAGGCGACAATCCTGAGTACAAATCGTGCCTGGCATGTGTCCCCAAAGTAACCCCGCCCCCAGCCGGTCAACCAACGACTGCTACCGCGTGGCGCCAAATGCTACTGGCGACGGGTTGGAAACAGCAGTCAGATGGCAAATGGATCAGTCCCTCGACTGCGACTTGCGCGATTCGTGTGGGTCTGCCACAGTGTGCCGGCGTTACGTTTTATAACCTGGACAAGGATCCCAACTATAAACAATGCCTTGCCTGCGTCCCCAAGTAATCGTGTCAATATGCACTGAAAAATCTCAGGAATAATTTTGTCAACAATGTAAAATGAAAATCATCGAAGAACGCCATGGCAGTATTTACAAGATCACTTTTCCCAATGGGAAAGTCTACATAGGTCAGACTAAGAGGTCGCTCGCACAAAGAGGTTCAGAACATATCAAGGATACGTCCGGCTGCATCAAGTTGAAAAATGCTTTCAAAAAATACGGACACGAGGAATGTGTCATGTCTGTGTTGAAAGACAAAATCCCAGAACAGTTTCTGGACTATTGGGAAAACAAATTCATTGACGAACACGATAGCATCAGCTCAGGGTACAATATTAAATACAATGTGGATTTCGCAACCCCCACCGACATTGGGATGACGTACATTCCTCCAGAACCTAAAGTGAACCCATTTGCCAAATTTGCGAACAAAGAATATACACCACCAAGGCAGAAAATACAAGCCCTCCTCCCCAAGGTACCGAAGAGTATCCGCGGGAACACAGTTGTGATGGTAAGATAAAACGTCGATATTATTCTATATCGACGTTTTTAACAACTTATAGTATTGTATAACTATATGGGAATGGCACTCGGTAACATTTCCCATGCAGTTCGCAGTTTCTTTCTCAGAAAGAGTACCATAACTCGCGACGAACTAATGATGTTTATTTTTTAACACCTTTATTGTTGTTGCACGAAACATTGCCACCTTTTCCAAAGCCCGCATTAATGCAAAAAGTCGCCACATACGTCTTGTAATTTAAGGTGTCATAATCCCGGTTAGCTGTTCTAGGATCTGTGATGTATTTACCTACCGAGTCTTTCACAGATAATTCCGCGAGGCCGCGTTTATGTGCCCACAAACCGCCCCCTGTGACCAGGACTTTGTCAGAATTCTCGGGCAGGTTCAGCTGATTCTTATTAACATTCATGTTTCTCGCAAGCGTGTTCAGATTCTTCCCATTAGTATCTGTAATCATATCGCCCATCTGGCGGTACCAGTGGTAGTCTCGGTTGCGATCAACAAAGGCCATCACTTTGTAGTAACCTTCTTTGCACTTGATGCATGGTTTCCCGATGTATCCACCGTCCTTTTTCGTGGCCAAATCTGCCAATACTCGCTCCTTCAGGACCTTGGGATCCGTGAGGTCATCATCTGGCTTGAGCGTCTTTGAAATTTCACCAGGTTGTAATTTTCTCTTGTTCTTCCCGTACCAGTCTATTGCAAAGGAATAGCAATTGTTAGACTTCTTGCCAATCCCAGATCCATACACAAAGTCCGTAAAAGGTTCTTCCGAACCACTCAATGGCAACTTCGGCATCTTGTTGGACATATACAATAACCAAACATATTATCTCCGCGGCAAAAACGTCAATAAGATATATCGACGTTTCAAACTTGTATACAAACAAGATGTTTCAAATCAAAATGGCTCCAAAGGGTATTTACAAGCCCGTCTCGACCCCCGAGGAAATTCGCCTGAAGGCGCGCAGCATGCTGATTGCTGCAGTAGAGGACGAAAAAACTGCAGTGTTCCTTGAAAAGGCGTCGTGGAACTACTCTGTTGATTTTTGCAAGCAGCGTGAAATTGCACTCAACTGGGACAACTTTGCATTCAGGAATATTTACACACAAAAGATCCTGAGTGTGCGATACAATGTCCGCCTGCGTCCTGACATCCTAGAACAGATGAAGGCAGGAAATGCATCTATAAAACAGTTTGTGTATGCGAAGCCGTACGAAATCTGTCCAGAGAAATGGGAAGAGGCGTTTGAGCAGGCAGCCAAGCGGACTCTTCGCTTCTCTGATGCATCGTGCATCGACCCTGATAGTATGCCAAATGGCATGTTGCAATGCAGGAAGTGTGGGTCTAAGAAGACGTCTTATTATGAACTCCAAACTCGTTCAGCAGACGAACCGATGACTGTTTTTGCTCGCTGTCATTCCTGTCCGAACAGATGGAAGCAGTAAAAAATATTTGTCAATAGTATCGCAATGGCGAATGCCTACCCCGCAACATTCCAAGGCCTGACCGACTGGAACAAGGCAATGTTCGAGAAGCTCGGCTTCATGGTTCTTATGAAGTCGAGAAACACTCCTCTGTCGGATGCCAAGGTAAAGAACTACGTGGACGGTGTGGATGCCCTCGTCGCATCCATCCGCATGAAGATCTCCGAGACGAGAGACCAGGATTGCGTCGCCGACCTTAAGATAATGCTTTCCAATGCCATCGTGCTACAGAAACATGTAAAGAAAGATTTCGGAAACAAACGCAATAACAAAAACTGAAAGCATGCATAGCACATGTCATTTTACCCCGATGTCTGAAAAGTCTACATAACCTTCAGATTAACGTTAAACTTAACATTATTTGGCACGACGATACCATGAGGCTGTGCGAGGCGATCGACGAGGCGATATCGTGTGCGGAGCAGGCGGACCAGCCGTTTCGCCACGGATGTGTGATTATGTCTGGGAAGAAAATGGTGTCTACCGGGTTCAACCATGTCAGGAAGAACATAGGAACGTATTCCGTTCACGCGGAAATGGACGCGATTTGGAAACTGAATACTGACGCATACGACAATCTCAAGGCGGTTATCGTGCGCGTTTCCAAGACAGGGTATCTTGGAAATTCAAGGCCCTGTACGATGTGTATGGCGGCGCTCAAGCAACACGGCGTCAAGACCATTGTATATTCCTCTTTTGAAGGTCGTATCCAAATGGAACGGATTGATGGAGTGGAACTAAAATAAATATTTATTACAAGTATACAATGTCTTTCATGTTTGACATAATGAATACTTCTGTTCCCATCCCCGGCAAAGGAGCTGTAATAATTGACACTGCGAAAAAGACGACCACAGACCTCACCATACGTTTTGCAGATATGCTTGTCGCAGCGGCAGGAATTGTAGCAGCACTATCTTGGAACGATGCTGTCAAATCCCTGTTTTCCCCCGGGGGTCTGTTTTACAAGTTTGCCAAGGGTGGTGTATGGGCTGCGGCAATCATCATTACCCTGTTCGCAATCTGGCTTGGCTTCTGGAGGACGAAGCTGCTGCCTCCCACACCGAAGAAGTAATCAGGAACACGACTTTATCTCGGTGTCAACATTTTCAGCAACATCAGGGTGAGTTTGTCATTTGATCCCTGTAACATTAACCATACATATTCTCAGTATTTGCACCAGAAATAAAGACATCATGATTGACATTGAGGATCTTGGAAACAGGAACTGTATATCCTGTGGCGCGCCATTCACTTGCGGGATATCGGCCGGAGGGGCAACATGTTGGTGCATGGAATTCCCGAATAAATTGCCGGTGAGTAAGAAGTCAGGATGTTATTGTCCAAAATGTTTGAAAAAAATGCTAGAAAAACAGGGATAACGTAGTAATCAGGAACACGACTTTATTTCGGTGTCAACATTCTCGGCAACATCCGTGTAAAAACGTTTCGTATCATGAGGGAGTTTGTACATCCGGTGGTCACCAGTAGCACATATCTTGATGACCTCGGCAGGAGACACAGGTTTATCTTTCTTGTTCCCAGTGGGAAATTGGGGGTTTGTCATCGCGAGCATATCCCGTTTCACAGGCTGGGGCAAATATGGGATGTGAAATGTTTCGTCATAAATGTCCGTTTGCTTTGCGAGGTAATCATTTCTAAATTTTGCGAGTTTCTGTTTCACCCCTTCTCCAGTAACGGGGTCCTTGCTCTCTACGACATTCTTCTTCGGGTCGTATTTGATGAGGGGTTTCCCCGACATCGTGCCGCGGGTGTACTTGAACAAAATGGCGGGTATCTGCTGCGGGTCAGCACCGCGTATCTCACGGATACACTCCTCGCTCTGGATAGCGTCTTGAATGCTGCCAATGATAGACTGCTCTGGAACCACGAGGTTAATCGTGATGTTCTTTGTTGAGTTATCCGTGTGATTATTATTCGTAATAGTCTCTGCCTGTTGACCGATAGTAGTAACTGGTTTGGCATCGTACTCGGAACGTTTCACAAACTCCACAGATTCCAATGTGACTTCGTGAGTACCCGATGTTTTCTTATGTTTAGATACATTTTGTCTATGTGTTGTTTCATAACCACACGAACATACATATAATGGGTATGTGTATACCTTCATTATAAGATATGAAATACATTATTACAAAATATTTTACACAACCGTGTAATACCTTGTAATACATACACTAGTGCCGTACCGTGTAATACCTTTCTTTATTTTTTTTTTTTTTTTTTGAAAACGTTGTTTACAAAAATATCAGTATGTATTATGATTTCTTCTTCCGAGCTCGTTTTGGCAATCCTCGTCGTTGTCGTTCTTATTATGACCCTCTGGACGAAGAACGAAGCATTTACTCTAGAAAGGAACCTTCCGCCGAACGGTGATTATGTCATAGTTGTCCCCAGTTTTTTGTCCCACAGCGAATGCGACGCTCTCGTCAAGGCGTCGGAGGAGAAAAGGTTTGTCAAGTCGGAGGTTGCCGGCTTCCGCGATGACGATCCAGCGTATCTTGACTTGGACTCTAGGAAGAGTCAGCAGACGTGGTTTTACAACGGGGACCATGCGGTGGCTGACGCAATGCGGCAGCGGACAAAGGATTTCTTGAAGACAAAGGGTCTTGAAGAAAGCACCTATGAGTGCGAAGACATACAGGTAGCGAAGTATCACAAGAACGGGTATTACAAGCACCACTTTGATGGTGATGATTGTGAAATTGGAAATTGCCCCAGCAATCAAAGGATTGCTACGATGCTCGTCTACTTGAAAGAACCCGTGTCTGGCGGCGAGACCGACTTCATCACGCTTAAGAAGTCGGTGAAGCCCAAGAAAGGCGATGCCGTTTTTTTCTGGGTAGCCGACCCGAAAACGAGGAAGCTTTACAAGGAAACGCTACACGCCGGCCAGCCGGTAAAGGAAGGCGTTAAAATCATCGGAACGCAATGGATTCGGAGCAAGTAATTATCTCCCATAGTCGTCTTCGACGCGGACGATGTCATCTTCGCTGACCATTCCAGTAGCAATTTCCCTGAACACGAAGTCTTCTCTATGTGGTGCGGCGTTTCCTATTACGATTCCGTTTGTGACCCGGTGGACCGCTCCGACTGGTATGAAAAACGTAGACCCTGCTTTTGCTGGGTAAAACTTGTCGTCTATCTGGACAGTGCCTTCGCCTGATTCCACGATCCAGTATTCGCAACGGTGATTGTGATACTGAAGACTCAGCCTTTGGTAAGGATTCACTGTTATTATCTTTTGCCAATACTTTTCGTCTCCAGAAAGAATTTGGAACGAGCCCCAAGGGCGGATGACTGCTTGCTCCATACATGTGTGTTTGTATTTTTATTTAAATTCGTGTCTACAGGGCAGCATAACCAGTGTCCCACTCGCCCATTCCCGCCGGGTCTCCAATATTGGAGAACAAGAGCTCGTTGTTGTCGACTTCAAAGCCGTCAACAATCATCTGCTGGTAAAACTTTTCGTTTATGTATTCGAACACGGCCGTTCCTACGATGCGCGCCCCATTGTTCTGGATGAGCGTCGGGACGGCAGTGAGACCTACACGCTGCATGGGGGTGAGGCTATGGTATTCTACGACGATGAGGCCATGGTTCGGGATGCGCTTCAGGACATCGAGCAGGCGAATGCAGTTGGGGCACTCCTTGCTAATTACCACAAGTCCAGAGCTTTGGGTCATTTATGACGAAAAACATTTTTTTTTAAAAATATTTACAAAGGTAAATGCATATGTTCATAGGCCTTGCAATTATCGCACTGGTGATTACGGCAGTATTCATGTATTACAGACAGAAGGAAAAGTTCGAGAACGGTGTTGTCATAGGAAAATTCGCACAACCCATCCCCGACAACCCCCTGCAGAGCTATACCCAGCAGCCTCTCAACCTGTCCTTCGTGTTCGCGGACCCCATCCCCGACACCGCCACGTCTTTTGACCGTGTACTGTCCCGGTTCACGGACAAGATGGCTCCCACGGCCCTGGTCCAGGGGGCGAATTTCCCCGAGGCCGCGCCATATGCTGATTCTGAGGTCGAAGAGGTTGCCAAAAAGGCACTCGCCAGAGTGAAGGGCCCCGATGCCCCTGTGCTTAACTTCGTTTCCGTGGAATACGCGGCCAAGGGGGTGGACAACCTGAAGAATGCCCATTACGACATTGCATTCCTGGTATACGACCAGGTGAAGGCATTCTCCGTGAAACTCGCCCTGGTAGCAGTAGTCGCCCCTAACGGCAGGATGTGGCTCAAGAAGTTCGCATCGTTCAACGGTCTGTCAACGCCCAAGGACCAGTCCGGCATTAAAGGCGTTATGAACATTGAACACACCGACCTCGCACCATTCTCGAATGATTTTATTTCGTTTGACAAGATGTACAGCCAAGAATACTGATTTTAAACTTTCTTAAATTTCAAATATTATATTTACAGTAATAAATGACAAACAGGAATGGTGATATGCCCAACTTGAATAACCTCGAGAAGCTGCTAGCATCTGGGGGATCCCCCAAAAGGGCGTCCCCCAAAAGGGCGTCCCCCAAAAAGGCATCTTCAAAAAAGGAATCTTCTAGCAAGGTATCCCCTGGTCTTGCCAACCTTATGTCTGGCACCCCTGGCAAGGAGTGGAACTATGTCAACGAAGCTCTGGCGAGCGGTGTTGATCTCAGAGACATTCTTGGAAAGACCCCTTCGAGAGGCGCAGACGACTTCAACTGGAGTTTCCTCGAGACTTCCAAGGCGCGTAAGATGGCCCCGAAGGCGCGTAAGATCGCCCCGACGAAGGCGCTAAAGATCGCCCCAACGCCATCTCGCCCGTCTGGCGCGCTTTCGTCACCTGACAGGAAATTTGGTCACAAGTTTGATGGGATGGACACTGGTGACAAGGACGATAAGGGCCGGATAATTTATGCAGGAAAGCGCGGCGGAAAATTCGTCATTTCGTCGAGCGGGGCCAGGGTTCCTTATATCCAGAACAAGTTGAAGCCCCGTCTGGACAAGGGGAAGTACCCATTCACGGGCAAGGTGGACAGAAATGGCCTGAAGGTCTACAAGGGTCCCCGCGGTGGTCTCTTTGTTATCGATAACAACTCTGGCAAGAAGAAGAACCCTCTACAGCCCCTCCGGGATGCATGAACATATTGACAAAATAAAACTTAAAAAAATGTTTTTGAGTTATATTATAGTATGAAAGACGCAGTCCGCCAGGTGATTCTGGACAGGGTGCAAGAAAAGTCTTTCTACGTTTGTGACCCTAAATTCGCAGAACGCCTTGTTGACGAATGGTACCGCATGCTCCCAAGCGTCCACCCCTTTTACGCGGTAAAGTGCAACGACGACCCCGTTCTCCTCAAGTATCTAGAAAAAAACGGTGTCAACTTTGACTGCGCATCAAAGGGAGAAATTGCCAAGGTTTTGAATGCCGGCGCATTGCCATCCCGCATTCTTTTCGCACACACCATCAAGTCCCCCGAAGCCCTTTTGTACGCAAAGAACGTGGGCGTCAACATCGCGACGTTCGACAGCACGTTCGAGCTTGATAAGATGAAGCTGTACCACCCAGCGTGCGAGGCAGTGCTCCGCATCCGTTGCGACGACCCGCATGCTCTTGTCAAACTCGAGAAGTACGGAGCAAATGCGGATGAAATTACCCCACTCCTAGAGCACGCCAAGAAGATTGGGATGAACGTCAAGGGCATCTCGTTCCACGTGGGGTCCGGGTCTCGTAACCCAGATGCATACTGGAAAGCACTCAAGTCCGCGAGAGAGGCATACGACATTGCGGTTTCCCTAGGGCACAGTATTTCTATCATTGACATTGGCGGGGGGATGTACGCAGACATAGAAGACGACGGGGCGATCACCACGTGCGTGGCGGATTACATTTTGGACGGCATCAAAGACTTTTTTTCGGGCATCAATGTAGAATTCATTGCCGAGCCTGGAAGGTTCTTTGCTCAGCACTACTCCGTGCTTGCATGCCAAATCGTGGGCAAGCGTATCCGCGACGGGTTCTATGAATACTTCGTCAACGAATCCACATATGGCGCGTTCTCAAACGTGATTTACGAAAAAGCCGTGCCGGAACCCATCCCAGTGAGGGACATTGACGAAGATGAACTAAAGCATATCAGCGTTATCTATGGCCAGACGTGCGACGGCATTGACGTTATCAACAAGCAAACTCATCTCCCGGAGCTTCACATTGACGATTGGATCTACTTCGAACGCTGGGGGGCGTACACGCGAGTTTTGCACACAGGGTTCAACTCATTTGGCGATTTTGACACGTACTATGTGTAATCGTATCTTATCTTATCTTAATTTCGAATAATACAGTTGTAGTATTCGAATGCTGACGTGGTTGTCATTTGCTGACGTGGTTGTCATTTGACCCAGGCGACCAATTGCGTATAAATCCCAGGACCCCACAGTGTTTTTTATCAAACACTTCAAACTTGTCTGCCCACAACTTCCGATTATGGCTAAGCTCACCACCTCCGAGAAGCTCGCGAAGGCCCAGGCCAAGGAGCTCGCGAAGGTTGAGAAGGCCGAGGCCAAGGCTGCTGAGAAAGCACGGATTGCTGCCGAGAAGGCTATGACCAAGGCTGCTGAGAAGGCACGCAAGGAGGCCGAGAAGGAAACCCAGAAGCTGATGAAGGCTGCGATGAAGGCCGAGGAAAAGGCGGAGAAAGAGATCCAAAAGCTTGTGGAGAAAATCGTGAAGACCGCCATCAGGAAGGCAGTGGCCGAGGACCTCAAGGAGGAGAAGAAGCTTCTTCGCAAGATTGAGATGGCTCGCAAGAAGCTTGAGGCGATGAAGAAGAAGGCACAGGAGAAGATCCTCAAGAAGGCTCTCAAGGTCCCTCTCCCTGATGACGAGGACATTGTTGAGGAAGACGAGGAAGAGGAGATTGACGAGGATGATGACTATGAGGAGGACGAGGATGAGGATGATGACTATGAGGAGGACGAGGATGAGGATGATATGTCTGAGAACGAGTTCGAGGACGAGGAGGTGTCTCTCGAGATCAAGGTCAACCCCGAGTACGAGTTTTTCCATTACAATGAGAACGGCGAGGCAGATATCCACTGGTCTGCATTCAAGACCCGCAAGGAGATCGAGGATCTTGACAACGAGCCCGAGAAGACTGAAGAGGTGGATGAGATTGACCTATACGCCGACCTTGAGGCTGCACTTATGGAGGACGAGACCGAAGACATTGCCGAGCCTGTGGACGAGGGCGAGTGGACTGATGACGACTCTGATGATGAGGACGAGGAGTGCGAGATTGATATGTCTACTGGGTTTTGGAATAGCAATGCTTAGTTAATCATCCAACTGTAATGAACATAAAATACACGATTGCACACAGGATAAAGAATATACCCAGGCCCCTCAGGCGGTTGTTTTTGGTAAAAAGAGTTCCCACGGACACGTTCAAATTGTTTTTGTAGAGGTCTCCCCATATTCCGACAAGCGCTTCTCGCACATCTTCCACGCCATTTCTGAGCGTGAGACCCCTCACCGTTGACTGTGCATACATTTTCTCCGCATTCTTGTTCACCTTGTCTTGAAGGGTTTTTACATCTCTGGCGGTGGCAAGGTTATTCAATTGAAACGACCCAACATTATCTATAGCCTTGGGGACAGGCACATATGGCATGTCAAGGAACAGGTCATTCGCATTCGGGTCTTTCATGGGGGTCAAGACCTCATTGATATCTGGCAGCACAAGCTGGGGTGGCGGCAACAGAGGGTTTTCATATGTAATCGTTGTCATTTACATATTGATATATTTAATTAATTTGCTTTTGACAATTGACATGGTTTCTACGAGGGTATTTACATTTAATCTTCGTAGTTCTCGGCTTCTGCCTGCTTCTTTGACTTACGGGGCTTCTTTTCGCCCTTCTTCTTCTTGATGCTCAGCGAGTTCTTGGTGTCGCCGGACAGCTCAGAGTTTGCGATAGCGGAAATGATACTGTCGATCTTCTGCTGGTCGAGGACTTCATTGTTGAACTGTTCGAGCATGCCCTCGATGACCTCGATGCTCATTTTGTTCTTCACTTCTTTCTCATTGTTGATGATATCAAAGTCTTCGTAGGAGTGCTCCTTGATGTTGTGCGACACCATGTATTCGAGCAGCTCCTTGCCAAGGATGGTCTTCTCCTTCCGCATATCCTTGGTAGTTTTGGCAACGTCAATCAGGTTCTGATGCAGCTCAACATAGCGCTCGACGTTCTTGAGGAAGTCCATTGTTTAATATCACTACCCTGGAGACAGTTAAGTGATATTAGTGTCGATATGGAGAGAAATTTACATATTGATGTATGAGACCGGTGAAAATTTAGTGCTCGTACCTTTTCATCTGATAATTGGAAAAATAACATACTTGTTCCTTGGGAGTGGGGCTGGGGCCGCCGAAGAAAGTGTTCCAGTCAAAACGATTGATGTTAATGGATGGCTTGCTGCTCCAGTTGATGCCGTGTTGCTCACACTTCTTGCCATTTACAATGACATAGGCGACTCCATCAAGCTGGGGCTTTCCATTCTTGAATGTGTTCATCTTAGTACCAACTTCTATCGAGTTCCAGGTGTCGTATTTCAGCGCCCTGGCAAATTCGTCCCCGAAAAATCCTACACCATGCCCCTCTGGTTCTAGACCGGGGATTTTTTGCTCGAGGTCGGATGACGGGTAAATGTAGGAAATGATACCCCCATTCTGCTTCCACATGACACGGTTGCTCGCACCATTGGGGGAGTGTCTGTACCCGCTGGCAACACCCGTGCCAACAAAAGTACCTCCGTGCTTTCCGCCGCGGACGTAATCAAAACCCTTGGGGTACCACACATCCCATGAGAAAGCAATTTCCTGGTTATTCAGGCCGTCGGGTTTGGCACTGAAGGCAAAACCTCCTTCGCCCGGATCCTTGCTTGTCCCAGAGTTCTTGCCGTATACACATTCCACAGCGTCTCTCCCCTTAAAATTCACCACTTTGCTTTTCTTCATGTTGGCTCTGGGCACATGCCAGATGCCTCCGCCACGAGTGAGAAGCTTCAGGTCCAGTGAATTAATCACCCGGGAGCCGGGGGTAGGTTCGGGGTCAGGCTTGGGGTCAGGCTTGGGGTCAGGCTTGGGGTCAGGCTTGGGGTCAGGTTTGGGGTCAGGTTTGGGGTCAGGTTTGGGGTCGGGTTTAGGGTCGGGCTTAGGGTCGGGCTTAGGGTCGGGCTTAGGGGTGTTAGGCACGTAACTATTTTGAAGACGCCTCTGGTTGATTGGGCCAATGCCCTTGAATTCTTTTTGTACCGCTTTCACGGCAGCGGTGTGGTTCATACCACCATCCCTTGATTTGTTGTATAATTCTTGAACTAGGGGCCAGTTATTATTTCCATCTAGTTTCATCATACTTAGAGTAAACATTTTTCCTTTACTTAAAGACCCTGTCCACGGACAACAGAGCTCCTTCTACGTAACCTTGTCTCTTGGAAAGCATTTCGCCAATGACAAACACGTTTTTCCTTGGCTTTGATAGGGTATCCAGAAGTTTTTCGAATTTGTCCACCGGATATGGCTTGAAGTAGTGAACTCCTGATTTCCACTCGGCAGAAAAGACATCATCCGGCATGCCAAAGTCAAACCCTATTTTTGTCAGCTCGTCGTTTATTAACTTTTTGCGACCGTCCTTATTCAGGGTCTTGACGAGCATCCAAAACAACGCATTCTTGCTGTCGGAATACGATGCCATGAGGACCTTGTCATTCACTTTTATCAGTTTATCAAGGGGGCCATCAACCATCACGTATCCATCCTTGAGTTTGTATCCCTTGTCGTAATACACATATACGCGGGAAAACGGAACATTTCCTACATAATTGCTGTATGTTGGCATCGTAAATCCAGTGTATTTTATAGAATCAATGGTGTCTACCGTCATGGCAAAGATGACCTGTTTCGCGGTAATGTCGTTGTTCACGACGAAGACGTCTCTTTTCTTTTCCACGGTCTCCACGGTATACCCGGTGACAATGTTTGGGAGTTTTAGTTTTTCTGCAAACTGTTCCCAGTCTATGAATATTTTGGGAAACGATGCATTATCAAGGTCATCTATGTCATAGTACTTGAACAGGTATTCGAATGAACCATCAAGATAGTCATTGAATTCCGAATGATGAATGAATTGCTCTGCAAACTCTGTGGGAAAATACTTGAAGAGTATCTCTTTCGCAGTGAGCGTTGACAGGTCTTTCTTGGTCATCGTTTTGTACACTTTCTTGACTTGCTTTACGGCGGCTTTCATGTCGAATGGAGGCTCTCGCAGGTCCACGATAGCCGGTCCGCCTACGGCTTTGTGCGGCATGTTGAACTTTTTGAGAAGTTTTACCAGAGTCTTGTTCTCTGGAACGCCTATACCTGCGCCGCATTTTACCTTTATTCCGTGAAATTCATGTTCCTTCATACGCCCAATGGCATTGCTATTTTTTTCGAGCAGAATGCCGTTCCCTTTTTTGGATAACTTATAGTTCGCGTAGAGGCCTGCAGCGCCGCCTCCAATTATGACAAATTCGTATACTGTGGACATTTGTCTCATACCTATCAGAAACAAAATTACTACTAAAAGTAAGCGAGGCCAAAACGTCGATATAAATTTATATCGACGTTTTTCGTAAAGTCCGTGGAAGCAATTAACCGAGTGTGAAAAGGTATTTTGCTTGGTCAATTTCCGCGAGGATTTCGTCGCGAATGTTCTTCAGTTCTGAGTTGCCAGAGATCATCTTTTCAACGGGGCCGCGGAGGTACTTGTCAACTTCTGCGAGCAGTTTCAGGTACTTTCCCTTGCTCATGTTCTCCACGATGACAGAGGAGTTCGTGCGGAGCGCAGGGCGACCGAACACCCCGAAGTATTTCTCCAGGAAACTGTCAGAGAGGTCTGCCAGCTTTTCAAAGAGTTTGTCAGTCGTCTTGTGGTTCGCGTAACTCATCGTCTGCCAATGGAACATCTTCGTTGCCATTTGGAACTGGAAGAAGAATAGAACAAGCTGCCCTTTCGAGTTTTGAATGGAATAATTAAAGCTCGCAATGTTTTCCATAGTTTTGTTGCTGTTCATGTTTCTATTATGTCATTAGATTATTTATTTATATTATTTACTGACCTTTAGGCCAATCGCATGCGCTGATGCTAGAGTTCCACACAAGTCCTGCAGGACACATCATTTTATGCCCCGCGAGGTAATAAAAACTATCGCCATCGTTTCCAGTCGGGCCTTGAGAATCCGGAGTAGGGGTTGGCTTGGTAGTAGGAGTGGGCTTGGGAGTAGGAGTGGGCTTAGGCGTAGGGGTTGGCTTAGGCGTAGGAGTGGGCTTGTTTCCGCGATGAGTTAGGTTATCGTGAATTACTTTCATGAGACTCCTCGGGTGCTCGTATGCATGGTCTCCAGATGTTTCCCAAATAAGCATTCCTCCAAGGTTCTTCTCAAAAACGTAATTGCATTTCAACTGAACCGATTTCGGGTCATCGTACGAATTGAGGACGCGTTTCTTGGAGTCATACGAATATGCTGCTTGTGCGACGGGGTCCCACAGCTCTTTCGCCCCTGGCAGGGGAAGTTGTTTGTAGTCTACCTGTCCTGCCTCCCACGATTTATCGGTAGAACCCCCGGTGTATGGCTTGCCAAGGCCGTCGCACCCAGAGAACCCTCTGGAGTAGAAAGCAGAACCTATGAACAGTTTTTCGGAGGCAATGCCAAGGCCGAGGCAGTACTCCACTGCCTCTTTGGCGGAATAAGGAACGTAAGGCGAGTCGCTGATATTCGTGTGATGTCCTGCCGCCGGCCCAGGGCCCCAGTTTCCATCCAAGAAATCGTAGGTCATGATGTGGACTTCGTCTAGGACCTCCGACACCTTTTTCACGTCAAACTTCAGTTTTTCTGGCGCCGCAACGGTGCACAAAGAAATGACGAACCCCGGAAGTTTTTGTCTGATGAGTTTTACGAGTTTCACAAAGTTTTCCGGATCGTTTTTCGCTGCTTTATTTCCGTCTGCTCCGTAGTTTACACCGTCATTCGAGATGTATTCCCAATCTAAAGAAATACCCGTGAAGAGACCCGGGTATTTATTGAAAATGTCTGCGAGCGTCGTCACGAATCTATTTCGGTTTTCCTCGGTTTTCACAGCATCGGAGAACTGGCCGCTCCAGCTCCAGCCGCCGACAGACGCATGCATATTAAAACGCTTTCCCTGCTTCTTAAGCTTCAAAAATTGACCGAGCTGACCGAGGTCTTCTGGGGGGCTTTGCCATGTGTTCTGAGGGTTCACCCCTTCTCCGGGGCCTGAGAAAGGGTTTTGATAGTCGGACCATTCGTCTCCGGAAAACACACGACCTGTGGAATCTACATTAAAAAACGCATATGCGATGTCTGTGAGTTTGTCTATGGGGAGGTTTGCTACAAAAAACTTGCGGTCGTAACAAGACCAGCTGGTGTGATAATAGATTGCTTGCTTTCCCGTTGGGCTTTGAACATATACAGCAGGGGTAGCTAATGACATCGTAATGTCATATCATAATATTAATTTACACGAGTTTCCACGTGCGGCCATAGCGTGTGCCACCGTTTTTAAGAGCGTCACGCACATTTTCTTGACAAGCTGTTAGATATCCATTATCTCGTAGATATCTCGCGGCACCCCTGATGGAAATGTGTTCCGTCTCTAACACATCGTTCACGTACGACGCAACGGGTTTCCGTGCTGACTTCGTGCCGTCGTACTTGCCATTGTTGTAAGCATCTGTGGTATTTTCGGGAGGCGTTCCCCAACGAAGCCGAAAAGGATTGAAGTCAGTCTTGTCGTCGTTCTTGTGTAAGATGATGTCACAATGGTCTTTAGCAGCATATTCGTTAGGACGAAATGTCATCATTGCCAGCTCGTGACATTTCCATTGTTTACCATTGATACCTATCACAGGGTATCCGTTTTGCTTGGTCATTTGATCCACTGTAAGTACATTTTCGGCATACCTTGTCTTGTACTTAACACGATTTTTATTCGAGATGAACCATTCACCTTTAGAGTTCTTGGACCCTGGTACAAATTTCCACACTTCTCCTCGAAGATTTGGAAATTGTTTGTACCGAAATTCGTACTGCTGCCGACGAGCATAATGTCGTATAGTTTTCGCGGTGTACTCTCCGCCATAGGGATTAGTCTCATTTTTGAGATGTTCTGTCCACTCGCTGACAGTGTGTTCGACTTCGTTCTTTACAATAATGAACGCAGTCTTGTAGTCAGACGGTCTCCCCTGGTTCCATCTCTGTCCGCTCTTGTCTTCCCATATAATGTTTTTCAGAACATCGTTCTCGCGATTTTTATCTATATGATCTACCGTGTGTTCAAGCGTTTGCGGCTTACCGATGAATGTAGACGCGAGCGCACGACCCACGAGTACATTTCGTGGGTTTCCTTCGTGGCGTACAGCGACTCTGTTATAACCATCGGCAGTCTTGATGCGCGACATTACTTGATTTATCTTGACATTCGTAATGATGCCATTCTCATTGATATCATAGTCCGAAAACGTCGTATGTGTACCATCTGCCCAATAATACTGGAGAACGGTCATTGTACAAATAACAATCGCGTAATTATGTATATCAAAGACGCGACTATATAGCATATTGACGAGCAGGTGCTGCTAATGTCATAGTATAACACTACATTATATTATACGATGGCATGTACATTTGTATATCACACACTAACGCCAGGGCTTGCAAGAGACGTTGTAATGATTGTAGCCACTGTTTGGGCAGACGTTGCCTGGGGGCGGAATGCTTTCGCAACCTTTCCTATCTTCAGCATTGACGTATCGAACGGTTTATAAACCAGGACGACTGCGATTAAAACCGCCCCAGAGATGTACACGATAGCCTTGACGATGTCCATCGAGGAACGCTTGGAGGAATCGGTTTTCATGATTTTCACAAAGTGGGCAACGGACATAGATATCAGGACGAGTGCCACGACCCAGAAGAAGGTTGTCAGGTAATTCATTTCTATAAGCAAATATTTATTTTAAATATTATTTGTATATATAAATGAACATAGATACCGTGTTAGCAACGTTTTTTTCGGTCGTCATTCTATTTTCCGCATTCCGGTACGAACGCGAGGATCTAGGGTGCAAGTCGTGCTTTGACACCAGCGTGCAGGCATGCAGCGACTACAATTCCGTGTATGTGCGGGGCACGAAATGCTCCCACAAAGACACGCCGCTGACGATGAAGAACAAGCTGAAGAAACTGCTGTCTTTCGATAAGGTGTCGGGGTCTTGGAAGCGGTGTGTACTCTGGAGCTTCTTGCTCGCTTCCATCGGCTTTGTCATGTATGCGAGGGGAGGGTGCATAGATGGCAGCAACATCAGGGGCCCCTGGCTCTTCGTCATATCGTGGATAGTGTTCATGGCAATTTTGTACGCGATGAAGAGTTTCGAGTCCTCCCACATTTACAGGGTGATCACGGAGAATGGACACGAGCTGTGCGATAACCTCTACAAGTACATATCGACGAACCAGTGAATTTAACAAATCACACTTGCGCTACCTAACAAAAATGAGCTCGGACGACGTTCTGTTCTGCATCCGCACTGTTCAGGGTTCCGTCATCAAGAGCCTCTTCGACACTCTCAAAGAAATCCTCCACGATGTGTCCATCACCTTCAGTCCTTCGGGCGTCAAGATCTCCGCGATGGACGGCGCCAAGGTCAGTCTGGTCCATATGAAACTCGATGCAGAGGCGTTTGAGGAATACGTCTGCAACAACACCTATGAAATTGGCGTGAATGTGACGAACCTGTTCAAGCTGCTCCGGACCACCGGCAGCCGCGACTCCATCATGTTCCGCTACCTCAAGAGCAACCCGCACGTTCTAGAAATTACAATCCAGAACTTTGAGAAAAATTCGACAACCCAGTTCTTCCTGAAGCTGATTGAGATTGACTCCGCGTGCATTGACATCAACGACCTGGAGTTTGATGCCATCATCAGCATCCCTTCAAACTACTTCCAGAGGTTGTGCCGAGACATGAGTGAGCTGACCAACTTCCTGTGGATCGAGAAGAAGGATGGTCAGGTGAGTTTCTGCTCCGATTACACGTCTGTTACCGACTTTGCATCGCAGCGGACGATCCTCGGCGACTCGGACATGGGCAAGATCATCACGGTCGAGGAGGCGTCGTATTCCAACAAGTTCTCTCTCAAGTACCTGACGAGTTTTTCCAAGGCGTCGGGGTTGTCGTCGGTCGTGGAGATGTTCATCAAGACGTCTCTCCCCCTTGTCCTCAAGTACTCCATCGGCTCCATCGGCAGTCTCAAGTTCGTGATCGCTCCCAGCATGGAGGAGTAATTTCATATCATGCAAAGCATTTGTCATTTACATAGCATAGCACCCATTTCATTCATAGCATTTGTCATTTGTGTTTGTCTATATAGAGCCGTGCTCTTCATAGACAGTCACTATTCTCACAACTCTCAAAGCCTCCTAAGCTCCCAAAGCAACCATGGCCTACAACTACTCCCCCCGCGACCTGTCTCGCATGACTCGCGATGACCTCATCACCCTCCGCAAGAACCTGGGGCACCACATTGACTACACCCTGGATTCCATTGCCATGTTCGAGTATGAGCTCAACACACATGCCCCCGCTGGTTATGGTGGCCCTGGCTATGGCGGCTGCAACCTCCGCTTCAACCAGCTTGATGCGGCCGAGCAGAAGTACCTGACCGAGTCCTACCAGCTCACCTGGAAGATGGTCCAGGACCTTCAGAAGCTGAAGAAGCTTGTCCAGAAGCTGCGGACCGAGTACACCAATGTGTCTGACGCCATCCGCATTGGTACTTACATCAACCGTGGGTACATCAAGCCGGCGACCTCGCGGCCCATCGTTATTGAAGACTCCGACAAGTTTGACGACAGCGCTTTTGGCCCGGATATCTATGCTGCTTAATTTACATGTAAACATCCTCCATATAACCAAACACGCGAGCTACAGGATCAGCGCCTTCTCAGTGGCATTCTCATACTCTTGGCACGTTTCATCATCGCAGCCTGGGCGGACTTTTGCTTTGCAATCGCGGCTTGTTGGGCATATTTTTGCTTTGCAATCGCTGCTTGTTGGGCGGCTTTCTGCTTCATCGCAGCCTGGGCACGTTGTTTCAACTCAGCCTGGGCACGCTGTTTCATCAGTTGCATGGTCTTCTGCTTCGCGCGCTCCGCTTCCCGTGCGATGGGTGTCGTGGGGTTCGGGCTCTTCACACTCTTCGGGGGCGCAAGGAGTTTCAATGGCGCAGGTTTCTGGGACATGGGTTTCGGGCTCGTTGATGGTCCGAGGAGTTTCAGAGGCGATGCAAGGGGTGCCAAAGGCGATGCAGGGGGTGCAAAAGGAGATTTTGAAATGCTTCCTTTTTGTTGTTCCAGTTTCCTTATTTCGCCCACAAGTTTCTGCTTCGAGTCCCTTGCTCTTACGAGGTTTTGCTGTCTCTTTTGTGCGACACGGGTGAGCTTCTGGACCGACCTTGTGTCGCGTCTCTGCGCGGCAATGTCCCGTTCTTTGGTGAACCGCTGAACGTTGGAAGCTGCTTTTTGTTCGCTTTGCCCGACCTTCTTGAGCTGCCTCTTCGTCTTGATAATTTGTCGGTCAATGTCTTTCTGTTTCTGTTCGACCTTCTTCGCTTCTTCACGTGCCTTATCGGCCTTCACCTTGCCTTCTTTGGCGATAGCTTCCCGCTTTTCTTTCTTTATGTCTTCGATCGCCTGCTTGAACAATGCATTCAGTTTCATCGTGTCGTCGGGGCGTTCTTTCCGCAGCTTCTGGTATTTTTCGCTCACTGCCCTCGGGTTCTTTTGGTCAACGCCGGTAAAGACGGCTCTCCAGCTCCCCGGAATACTCGGGCTTTTCTGCTTGGGAGACACACGAAGGGCCGAGGGTGCGAGTTTAGACGCGCTTGCGACTTGTTGTCTCCGCGTTCCTATTGCCTTATTCAAGGCCGCTACGTATTCCGCGCGACCTTTCCGGACTGCACCTTCCCTGCGTTTCTTGTACTCGCGTTCTACGTTACCGGTGGTCTTCCCAGGGATGAGCACTTCTGGAGGAACCTTGGACAATGATGAAAACTTCTTGCCTTTTTGAGGTTGCGGCGACGCCCCCCTGAGCTGTTGTCTGCGAGTAATAATAGCCTTGTCAAGGGCTGCCACGAGCGCTTGACGCTTCTTTTGGTCAGCAGAAGCCCTGCGCTTCTTGTACTCGCTTTCAACCTGTTCAATAGTCTTGCCGGGGATGAGACGTTCGGGAGACACCTTCATCACATTGGCGCCCTGTGCCCGGAGACGCTGAATTCTCACGGGAAGGGCCTTGTCAAGTCTGTCCACCATTGCCTTGTCTTTCTTCTTCTCAGCCTTGGCACGTCTGTTGACGTAAATCTTCCTGACAGCATCCTCGGTCTTTCCGGGGAGGAGTAGTTCCGCGTCCCTCTCGGGAGACGTTGGCGAGGGGGTCTTCCCGGTTGGGGTGAACCCCCTGGGCTTCGCAGACATGGGCCTCGCAGACCCCCCGAGTTGCTTCCTGCGAACAAGAATCGCCTTGTCAAGGGCCGCCACGAGCGCTTGACGTTTCTTCTGGACTGCAGCAGCCCTGCGCTTCTTGTATTCGCTTTCAACCTGTTCAATAGTTGCACCAGGGATGAGACGTTCGGGAGTCACCTTCATCACATTGGCGCCCTGTGTCCGAAGACGCTGAATTCTCACGGGAAGGGCCTTGTCGAGTCTGGCCATCATCGTCTTGTCTCCCTTCTTCTCGGCCTTTGCACGTCTGTTGACGTAGATCTTCCGGACTGCATCCTCGGTCTTCCCTGGGAGGAGCAGTTCCGCGTCCCTCTCTGGAGACGTTGGCGAAGGGGTCTGACCAGTGGGAGTAAGAGGACGGGCTAGTTGGCCAACAGGCTTCGAAGACGTGGGCCTTGACGACCCCCCGAGTTGTTGCCTGCGGACGATAATTGCCTTGTCGAGTGCCGCCACGAGTGCCTGGCGCTTCTTCTGGACTGCAGCAGCCCTGCGCTTCTTGTACTCGCTTTCAACCTGCTCAAGGGTCGTGCCAGGGATGAGGCGTTCGGGAGTCACCTTCATCACGTTGGCTCCCTGGACCCGCAGGCGTTGCAGTCTCACTGGGAGGGCCTTGTCGAGTCTGTCCATCATCGCCTTGTCCCCCTTTTTCAATGCCTTTGCACGGCGGTTGGCGTAAATCTTCTTCACCGCTTCTTCGGTCTTCCCTGGCAGGAGTAGTTCTGCATCCCTCTCTGGGGTCGATGGCGAAGGGGTCTGACCCGTGGGAGTAAGAGGACGTGCTAGTTGACCGACGGGAGAAGACTGGAATTGCTGTTTGCGAATTTGATATGCCTTGTCAAGGGCCTCCACGCGTTTCATACGCCCCTGCCGAAGCGCGATTTGCTTGAGTCTCCTGTAATTCCTTTCCATCTTCTCGAGCGTCTTACCAGGGATGAGTTGCTCCGGGGGGATTGCAGAAAAATCAATCTGTTCATCGCCCTTGCGGTCCTTGACGACTTGTTTGATGTCTTTTATAGCATCATCCCGCATCTTGTTGAGCTCGGTCACGCGGTCGGGGTTCTCGGTGCGCAGTTGCTCGTATTTTTCGTGAATCTTCCTGGGATTGTATGTCTTGCCGAATTCTTGCTGCCACGCGGGCGTCTGAAACGGAACATTGTCCATGCCGTCAGCTTGGAACTGGCCTTGATTTGGCGCCCCCCTCGTCATCCCTGGCCGCTGTCTGTAAGACGAAGTCATACCCCCCTGGTCCATCGGGCCCATGTCCATCTGCTGCTGTGATGGCGATTGTCTGTCAACAATATTCATTGATGGCATCTGAGGTCCAATTGGCGCACTGTAATTCCTCCTGCTGTTAAACACCGGGGTGTCCATTGGTCCCACAGGCCCGATTGGCGCACTGTAATTTCTTCTGTTATTGAACGCCGGGGTTCCCATCGGCCCCATAGGCCCAATAGGAGCGCTGTAATTTCTCCTGCTGTTGTTAAACACCGGGGTTCCCATCGGCCCCACAGGCCCGATTGGCGCACTGTAATTCCTCCTGCTGTTAAACACCGGGGTGTCCATTGGTCCCACAGGCCCGATGGGAGAAGTGTAATTCCTCCTGCTGTTAAACACCGGGGTGTCCATTGGTCCCACAGGCCCGATGGGAGAAGTGTAATTCCTCCTGTTATTGAACACTGGAGTTCCCTTTGGGCCAACAGGACCGATGGGAGAAGTGTAATTTATCTTTTCGTCAAACACTGGAGTTCCCTTCGGACCAGCAGGACCTATTGGCGCGCTGTAATTTATCTTCTCGTCAAAGGGTCTCGTTTCCGAAGGAGATGTGTCCTGACCCGAAACATATGTCTTTGGTGCTCCGGACAACGTTTCCGGCAAGTCTACGACTGCGATGCTTGGTGTCCTCCCGGTCTTTGACAAATTGTCCACAAGTCTGTTACGCTGTTTCTTCACCATCTTGAGTTCCTCGGCGAGGGCCGCCGCTTTGTATGCCTCCTTGATTTCTGCCCTTGCCTGTGCCCGCGCTTCTGCTTCCGGAGACCTCTTGCGACGCGTGTCCGGGACGTAAACAACGACCCGCTGCTGGGAAGGGTCTCCTCCCTGTTTCACATTTACCAGTTTTTGGTACCCCTCTCTCGCATCTTCGTTTGGCGTAGAAGACATATTTACATTATCATAATATTTTTGTAATGATTTACTTTCCCTTGGTTTTGAAGAATGAAGTGATTTCGTGCTGCCGATTGGAAGCATTCTTCTTGACCCGCTTGGTCACCTTTAGCTGCTTGTTGTGAACATTCTTGAGCATCTCGATCTTTTCGACGACATCTTCGTGCCCAAAGAGTTCCTTTTCAGGATCGTCTACTAGCGGGTCAAACAGAGACACCAGAGGCTTGAGAAGCTGATGGTCAATGTAAAACAGCCTGTCGACTACGAGACCGTTGTTCTGCGCGAATGTCGGATCTTCGGCGCGCATTGACTGCTTGAGGTCAATCTTGTCGTCGTCTTCCACATACACAAAAGGCACGCGTGCACCAGATGGTACAGGAACGCCCGTGCGCTCTAGGATCTTGTTGGCCACGATCAGATGCGGCTGCATCTCGTTCTTGTACCCCGTCTTCAGCGTCTTGGACATCACGAATTTTTCCATCGGATATTCGTTGTCGAGGACCTTCCTGATCTTCTCCCGGGTGTCCTTGACGGCGGTTGGAGTGTCTTTTGCGAACAAAATGGTGTCCAGACTCTCCTTCAGGATATCCCTCGTGATTGGGGAAAAGTCGCGACGAACGAGAGCGAGACCCTTGACATCAACCTTACCCTTTTCGTTGGGATCTTCGAACTTGATTGCCGCGTACCGCTTCTTCGAATACAAGATGTACGGGTAGTAAATCTTCTCAAACTCCAGGTCGTTCGGAGCTTTGTACTCCTTTGTGATCTCGCCCGCGAGCCACTTCGCAACTTCAAAATGGTCATTGATATTGTTCTGGTCCTTACCTTCGGGCAGCTTCATCTTCACCATGATGGAATCTGTATCACCATACACTACTACAGACCCCGGGAGCAGCTCCAGAGCACGTCGAGCTGCAACATCAATCATGTTGCGACCCGTCGCAGTCACCGATGCTGCAATCGGAACACATGGGATGAACCCCTTGGATGCGCCAAGGAAACCGTACACAGAGTTCATCACGACCTTGTAAGAACGTTGGCTGGCATCGTACAACGCCTCCTTGAAGTCATCTCCCTCCTTGTGCGCCTGTGCCATCAGCTTCTTCGCGTTCTTCCTGAACTTTGCCAGGTCGTCGAGAAGAGCTGGGACAACACCCTGGGACTTCTGCGAATACCTAAATTTGCCAATGCCTGTCTGGATCTCGTAGTACTCCACGCCAGGGACGTTGGCAAACTTGGGCTCCATCACGATTGTCTCCGGAGACATGTTGTGCGCGCGAATAATGGACGGATACAGACTCGCAAAATCGAGTGCTGCGATAGGTTCAAAGTAGGCACCTTTCTTCGGCTCCAGCACCGTCGCTCCCTCGAACTTCCCCTCGGCCGGCCATGCCTTGTTGTCCGGGATGGCATACCCCATCTCCCGTGCCTTGCCAAATAGACACGAAAACGCACGAACCTGTTGCCCACGGAAGCCTACCCAATCCATCGGGATCTTTACCGCATTCGCCATCTCTGCCACATCCTCAAAGATTGCAAGCTTGGACAGCAGCTTCAGAGGCAGGAGGGTATCCTGCGCTGCATACTTGGCAATCACCGCACGATCTTCTGCGTCGCCCTCGAATTTTTCAAAGATCTTCATCGCCGGCAGATCGTCCTTCTGGTCGCCAAGGTACAACTTTGAAACGTTGTTCAGTGAGTACGACTCGAGGTTGCGATTCTTGCGGAACCACTGGAGCAGGTCGAGCTGGATGACACCCGGAGTGTCAAGGTAATAGAAGAAGTTTTGACCAAACGCGTTAGATGCGAGCTCCCGCTCTACGACCTTTCCACCGTCCTCCAGAAGATACCCGAGCTTCTCTGGGAACACCGTCTCTTCCGCCGTTGCATCGTCCACCAGCATCTGTGCACGTCCATAGACGTACTTCCAATCATACTGGAACACGTTGTAGCCAATGAGCACATCGGTTTTTTCCTTCGTGATCGCATCCATCCATGCATTGATCACGTCGGCCTCCTGTGAACACGATACGATTTCCACACCCTGGACATCCGCGGTGTCGTTCAGACAGAACACCACACGCTTGAATGGCTCTGCCTCGCCGTACCTCTGAAACGATGTCGCGATCTGAGTCACGTAGTCGTCTGGGTTGGACGCCAGTGGAAACTTTCGCTCGCGGCTGTAGGTCTCAATATCCCACGACGCGATGACCAGTGGCGGCGTTGTCACGACATCGCTTGGACCGACCTGCGTGAAGTTGCACTCAATTTCAACGTCGCACCGAGACACGCGAGTCATTGCAGGGTATGACTGCGACACGCGAACCCACCCGCTCGGGCTGAGTTTCCTGAGGTGGAACAGACGAATGATGGGATCCACGCTTGACTCGTACACCTGGTGGTTGCCTTTCAGGCCGTACTTGGCCTTGCGCATTGCTTCCATCGTTGGGAATGCAAATTGAGCCATGTTCCTGGACTTGCCATTGTCGAACCCCCAGAGAGACTTCCTCTGCACCGGAAGGCACATGTCCTTGATGGCGCCATATTTCATCACTGTCTCTGTGATGAACAACCTCTGACGCGGCGCAGACCACGAGTCTGGCATCTCGAGGAGAAAGCTCGGCGTGAAACGAATACGCACGCACGATGATTTTCCGTCAACCGTTTTTCCAAACATAGTGATTTTGAACTGACCATTCTCGTCGCCCGAACGCCAATCAACGGGATAGATGTCCATGATAATTTTACAGAACTGGTGTCGTAACGTCCTTATATACCCGGTGTGTCAATATAACTGCCACGTCATTCCCTCTTGGCAATTTCCAGATCAGCAAGAGCCATTTCTTTGACGAGGTCTTCGAAAGATGTCCTGGGCGACCACCCCAGTTTTTCTTTGGCTTCCGTTGCATCTCCGAGCAGGGTTTCTACTTCAGCGGGCCTGTAGTACCTGGAGTTCACGGCCACGAACACTTCGCCCGTCGACGGGTTCACGGCCCGCGTGTGCTCACCTTCTCCCTGCCACTCGATCGACATGCCGAGTGCCTTGCAGGTCTCGTTGACAAAATCCTTGACAGAATACTGGACCCCAGTTGCAATCACAAAGTCCTCTGGCTCAGGAGACTGGAGCATTTTCCACATTGCTTCGACATAGTCCCGCGCATGGCCCCAATCGCGCTTTGCGTCCATGTTCCCGAGGAACAGGCATTTCTGCTTGCCGAGCTTCACGCGTGCAAGACCGCGAGTGATTTTTCGGGTCACGAACGTCTCGCCACGTAGAGGGCTCTCGTGGTTGAAGAGGATGCCGTTGCACGCGAACATGCCATATGCCTCACGGTAGTTCACGACCGTCCAGTATGCAAACATCTTTGCAACTGCGTACGGAGAACGTGGATGGAAGGGCGTCGTGATCTTTTGAGGGATTTCTCGGACTTTGCCAAAGAGCTCGGAGGTCGATGCTTGGTAGAACTTTGTTGTTTTTTCGAGACCGCAGATTCGGATTGCCTCGAGCAAACGAAGAGTTCCCATGCCATCCACGTCCGCTGTATACTCCGGCATCTCGAATGACACCTGGACATGGCTCTGGGCGCCCAGGTTATAAACCTCATCCGGTTTGACCTGCTGCACGATCTTCACGAGGTTCGTTGAGTCGGTGAGGTCTCCGTAGTGCAACACAAGCTGCCCTGACTCGGAGTACTTGTCGTACAGTGCATCAATTCGCTGGGTATTCAGTTGCGAAGAGCGCCGTTTGATTCCATGAACGACGTACCCAATGTTGATGAGGAATTCTGCAAGGTAAGAGCCATCTTGCCCCGTGATTCCCGTAACAAGGGCGCGCTTTGGCACAAAAGTGGACGAATCCATTACATTTCGTTGTAAAGTTCATTTAAGTTGTTGGACAGAAACGTCGATATAAATTTATATCGACGTTTCAGGTATGTATCAAAAACCAATGATAGTATACAAATGGCGACTCCGAAGCAGGACGGGTTTCGCATGCCCGGAGAATTCGAGCACCATGATCGCACATTCATGACATTCCCTCACCGCCCCGACAATTGGAGGAACAATGCAAAGAACGCCCAGCACGCAATTGCTGATCTTGCGAGGGAAATTTCAAAACACGAAGAGGTCGTGATGATCACACCAAGGGAACACATGTACACAGCTGTTTCCCTTTTTCACGACACAAATGTTAAAATCACTGCATTTGACTCTGACGACTGCTGGACCAGGGACACTGGCGCAACGTTTGTTTCAAACGGGAACGAGCTCCGCGGCATCTCATGGGACTTCAATGCATGGGGTGGTCACTACGACGGTTGCTACACCAGTTGGGACAAGGACAGCAAAATTGCAGGTCGTATGTGCGCCGTTGCCAACGCCAGTGTATACCGAACGGAAGGGTTCGTCCTGGAAGGCGGGTCTGTACATGTAGATGGCGATGGCACGTGCATTACCACGGAAGAGTGTCTTCTTTCTGGAGGGAGAAACCCACACCTCTCCAAAGGAGATATCGAACATATGTTGAAGGAGCATCTCAATGTGGACAAGGTGCTGTGGCTGAAGCACGGGGTCATTGATGATGAAACCAATGGACACGTGGACAACATGGCATGCTTTGCACGACCAGGAGAAGTTATCCTAGCATGGACAGATGACACGACCCATCCTCAATACGAACGTTCCAAGGAAGCGTATGAGTACCTTTCGTCACAGACAGATGCAAAAGGACGGCCTCTAAAGATTTACAAGCTTCACATTCCAAACGACATGTACGTAACGCAGGAAGAATCGGACGGTATCGTTCGTTCGGGGCACGCGCTACCTCGGAATGTTGGCGACAGGCTTGCGGCAAGCTACGTAAATTTTGTGATGCCTAATGGAGCAATTATTTTCCCTACGTTTGGAGATGATGAATACGATGCGCGTGCTTTGGAAACGCTGAAGAGCATCTTCCCAGAGCGCGAAGTGACAGGCCTTTATTCTCGTGAAATTCTGTTGGGCGGCGGGAACCTGCATTGCGTGACTCAGCAGCAACCATCAGTATACTAATTCTTTGTAAGCACAAATACGCCAATGCCGTTCCAATATCCGTGAAGTTCTGGGCGAACCAATTCAAGGCCATTTTCCCCCATCGCCCACCAACGTTGTGACCCACCGGGGCCATCAAAATCCTCCGACTGTAGCATCTTTCTGCGTTCCTCGTAGTATTCTATCTTTAGGTTTAGCTTGTCGATAGCGTCATATGTACCCTCGCGCACGCCCTCAAACATCCAATCATCTACTACGAAAATGAAAGTATCATCCATCGCATCAATATAGTGAGTCAGTGCCTTCTCATGGGATTCGGTGGAATGGTCGCCATCGTAAAGATATACATTGTACTTGTAGGGCAATTCGTCCATTGACACTTTGAAAGAATCCTTGTTGATTGTAGTTAATCTGTTATTTCCGCGGAAGGTATCAACGTTATCCTGGAATTCTTTCTGAGGGCCGCTGAACTGGCTCCAGTTATCAATTGTTGTTATATCCATGCTATTGCAGAACATTGCGGAACAGGCAGAGCTTCCTTTCCAAGAACCGATTTCTAGGTATCGTATGCCCCACGCCGATGCAAGGTTGTTGTAAAAGGCACGAGTCTTGTAACCAGACATACCATCTAAACATAAGATCTCTGGCGAAATTTTTGTCACCATGTTGTCTGCATTTTGCAGAGCGTTTTTAACGTGATTTTCGTAAATCTTTGACAGCGTCATGAATCAAACTGAAATCTGTAAACATTATTTAATATTAAATTTTACGTGTCACTACTCTAGAGGCCGATTCTCGGCATGAAGTATGCAACGAGTGCGATTATGAGCGCCAAAACGATGTCACTGCGCATGAAGTAAATGATGCCGCCGAGGATTACTGCACGTATCATGTTCTTGTCAATGTCCATTATGTCGTATACCCTTTACGGATATTTTTTATTTACACATATTCTGGCAAAATCAAAACGTCACAACTTTTGAAAATGTTTATGCAAGGGTCTTGAGCCGTTTCTGATTAGCAGGTCCAAGACCGGTGTACTTCTTTTGTAACTCGTGAATAACATCATCAGGATCACCCCCAGCCTTGACTCCTGAAAGGAATTCCTTGGTCACGCTGTCCCACATGTCGTTTGCGTTCACCCTGGCAGTTGATGCTTTTGCAGGAACGCCCACGATCTTTTCGAGTTTGACAAACTCATAAGGCTTCACGCCTTTGAGGGTGATCGTGACCGAATCGTCTGCCACACACCCGTGTTTCTTCTGGGTGACCAGATGAGTGGCAACGACGCCGCTGGGCTTTTTGTAAGATATTTTCAGCCTGTTCGCAGACACGACATTGACAACTTTCCCAACGACGCTAATGTTTGGCACTGGCACTGGTGGCGGCACGGGGTCAGAAGGAGGAAATGTCGGAATGACGGGGGGCAAGGGCGAGGGGTTGGGTTGGAGCACGATGGGCGCGGGGTTCTTCACGGTTGTAGGGGCCAGCTCCTTGATGATCTTCCCCTGGAAAGTGTTAGTAAAGTCGTAAGGCATCTGATCAATGCCCGAATCAAAAGGGTTGGCGCCAGTTCCCTTACCAGGGCGGTCGCGGTTCACCGACCAAAAGCCTGCATACGACATCCACGGCGTTGTCTGGACGAAAATGTACACCTTTTTCGCGTCGGTAATTCTGAATACCTCGCTCTGTACATCGTTCACGCCAATCATGGGGATTGTTCCGATCTTGGGGGCAGAGTACCCGGCGGACAATACTTGCGACCTCAGGTTTTCGCACGACGCGATGACGTATGCGCCCATACGACCCTCTGGTTCCGGGGCAGCAGAATCGCCGAAGTCCATGCTCATGCCGTTGAACGACTCTATGACGGCGCCATTTTTGCGGGCGTTCCTGACAAGGTTCTCCCCGGCAAGCGTGAGACCAATGGGCAGCACCGGGAGACAATACGTTATCTGGAGTTTGGGGTACTTTTTGTTCAACAGCGCGATTGCCTTGTTGCGGATATCCACACCCTTCGCATTGTCTACCGCCCCTCCCTCGATGTCAAAATCAATGCGGTTCAGGGAGTACAGATCAATAACGCGAGAATATTCAGCGACGAGGGCGTCTACGTCGGTGATGACATCTGCAAGCTCCGTACCATTTGCGCCGCCAAACGACACAGACACGTCACCACCGACGGAGCGAATTTGACGGATCTGATCGAGAAGGTACTGAGTCTGAAGTTCGATGGTGCCGCCCCAGGCTGCCTTGTTGCTGCCGTTTGCAACGATGAACGCAAGGGTGAAAAATTTCTGGCCACACTTGGCGTAGTATTCCATGAGGCTGGGCGTCGGAAATGCACAGGCATCAATGTAAGGCGCGAACACCTTTGGCCCCCACGCACCTCTCTTAGCAAGAGAGGGGTCGCTGCCAACCATGGGGAGAATCTGGTTGAAACGCAAATTAGTGGGAAGGCTTTTGGTGCCGCCAAAACCAATGGTCTTTGTTTCACCTGCTTTGATGATGTGGTTCCAATCTTTGGGAGTCATTACTACGTGAATGCCCTTGCGGACAAGGTCTCCTTCAGAAAACCACGTGAATGCCTCGTTCTCTGGGAAGTCGTATTCGAGAGTCCAATTCAGAACATCATATGCGTTATCATTCTTGAACACGAACAAACCGTCGTAACCCGACTGCCAATCTGTATTTTTCTTGACTGAAACTTCGAGCTTCGTGTCTTTTACGGTAGCCATATATTCGTTACATACATTTGATTTTGGAAATTTTACCATTCGAGTGCATCGGCGGTAACCGGGAATTGTGCCTTGAAGATCTCCTTGCAAGCATCTGCGATTTCCTTGTGTTCTTTCTGGGTTCCGTTGCTGGAGCGCAGGTCAATGTAGTGAATCCAAGAGCGCACAGTACCGTTCATGTACATAGTCGTGGGGGTAGACAGCGGCAGAATAAAGCGGGCAGACTCCTTGGCAATTCCCTTCTCTACCGCCTGGTTGTATAGGCGAAGACTGTCCTCGTACAGAGCCTGTTGCTCCCGCAGCCACCACATTTTAAGCGCCTCGTCATCGGTTTCGAACGAGTTCTGACGATTTTTAGTGTCCTGGGTACGCGCTTCCACGGGCACGGGAGCGTCCGCAACCTCTGCGTACCGCTGGGAGAACTCCTGGAAGGTAAAAGTCCTGTGGCGCAGTACCTGGGCGGCAATGGCACGAGTGGTCTTGATTTCCACAACCATATTGGCCATCTCGAAAATTGACCAGTGCTTGTGTTGAATGCAATACTTGAGCAGACGCGCAGGGTCCTGGATCTGGTTTGTCGGGTTGCTCACACGGGCGCAGTAGCCAATGTGATCCTCGGCGGTCTTGATGCCGGGGACCATGGGCTGGCTGACGGAAATAAGACGGACGGCCATTTTGACTGCTGCTTTGTTCTCGCGTCCTTTTAAGTTTGTGTGAGTGTCGATATGATTACATTTAAAAGTCTGCATACACACGAACATAGTCCACGAGCATATTGACCGTCTGAGGCGTTGTTGAGTCGGGGCTCTTGGGCCAGTTGCCGCCAACTGCGATGTTGAGAATGAGATTGAAACCCTTGTCAAACGGAGCGTTTGGGCCTGCACCCGGGAAGTCCGTGAACCAGCCGTCCTTGTGGACGTTTTTAGAGTAATATGTGTTCACAGCCTCGTCGTTCAGGAAGAACGTCATTTTGTCCGCATACCAGTCCACTGCGAACTTATACGTGCCAAGGGCAAAAGTTCCATCTAGGGCAGGGGTGCGAGTCATGTTCATGGTACGATGTTCAACACTTCCATAATGAATACCTTGGATCAACTTATCCTGGGCATTGATGATTTCCATGATATCTATCTCGCCACTTCCCGGAAAGTCGCCATACGTATTGGCTTCCGGGTATGCCCAGAAAGCCGGCCAAATACCCTGGCCCGCCTCGGGAAGAGTAATGACAGACTCGAAACGGATCTTCTTCGTTGTCTTTCCGTTTGGAAGCGTCATACCAGGGTACCATGCGCCATTGGTCATGATACGGGCAGACGTATACTTACCGTCCTCGCCCTTGGAGGCCGTGATCACCAGTTGCGAATCGGCCACGTCCAGGCTCGTGGGCGAATCCACGTAAACCTGTTCCTCGCGGTTTCCCCAGCCACCGCCACCAGTCATCACCCTCCAGTGATCGCGGTTGAGTTCGGTTCCCTCGAATTCGTCCCACCAGATAGGGACATTGACATCATCCGTGGTGTTAGTATCAGTTATGTTGTTCCAGACAGGAACCACAAAGTCAGGGGGGCTATCTATAAAGGTAGAGCTCGTTTCCTCCCCCCTGGAAGACAGAACAACGCCTGTTGCCACGGATCCCGCGATGACACCGAAGAGTACAAACACAAGGAAACCGTGGAGTTTGGAGATCATTTTTGATTATTTTAATTCTACATAACAAGACGCAGAACTTCTTTAATAGCATATATGACAATGTCATTTGTCATTTGACATCTGTTATTTGACCCCGATGCTACATTGATCAAACAGACATAAAATCCAAGCTCCGAACAGAAATTCCAAACAATCACCAAACGAAATGTCGTCGCCTCAGGGAAATATTCCCGCGTCCGCGAGCAACACGTCCTTGGCATCTACGCTTGATTCGGTGGAGTGGAAAGAAAAACTGAAGCTTGCCAGGGGCGTCGTGCTGCCACGCCCTCCCAATGACAAGCTCAAGGTGGCATATCTGTCTACGAACAAGGCATTTGTTGCGCTGTGTGTGTTTTTGTCGACTGCCGCGTTCATCACGGGTATAATTTTGTTCATGTACGGCACGAACAATTGGTGGTATTGGATATTTTCCTTCATTGGTGTCTTTGCATCTATGGTCACCTATTTCATCGTCATCGTCCTCGGCCGAGGTTTTGACTTTGATACCCACGACTCCATAATTAAGCAAGTTCGCGATAATACAGAGGACCCCTTTGCCCCCTCGGTGGACATCTTGCTCCCCGTGTGCGGAGAGGACCTCTCGGTGCTCCAGAACACCTGGTCATATGTGTCGAAGATCCGCCATAATGGCACCCTAAAAGTATACGTCCTGGACGACAGCGATTCCCCGGACGTCAAGGAGCTCTCCGGGTTCTTTGGGTTTCAATATCTCGTGCGCGACAACCGGCCGCATATGAAGAAGGCCGGCAACCTCCGGTCCGCCTTTACCAAGACAGACGGCGAATTCTTTGTCATCTTTGACGCCGACTTCTGCCCAAGGCCCGACTTCCTCGAGGAGACACTTGGCAGGATGAAGGCAGATCCCACGATTGCCATCTTCCAAACTCCCCAGTTCTTCGAGCAGCGCAATGAGCAGAACTACGTGGAGAAGGGAGCCGGCGCCGTCCAGGAGCTCTTCTATCGCCTCATCCAACCTGCCAGGAATTCCGCGAGGACGAGCTTGTTCTCCAAGTATACGCCTGCCCATGGTGCAATTTGTGTGGGGTCTTGCGCTGTATACCGCAGGGCTGCCCTCGAGCCCTTTGGCGGAACTGCGGAAGTTGAGCACTCCGAGGATGTGAGGACTGGTTTCATGGCAACATCAGCCGGATACCATGTGGAATACGCCCCCATCAACCTCGCGACGGGGGTGTGCCCGACTACCCAACGCGCCTTCTTCAGCCAGCAGTATCGGTGGGCAAGCGGGTCCACGACACTGGGCACGAGCAAAGTGTTCTGGGAAACGAAGCTCGGGGCTGTGCGTAGGATTTCTTACATGAGTGGTATGATGTTCTACCTCACTTCCCTGATGTCTATCATCACTGGCCCCATTATCAGCCAGGTCCTCATTTGGGCGTACCCCAAGATGATTTTGTACTACAACATTTCCTTTGCCATCCCGGGCATCATTCTCATCCAGCTGCTCCTTCCCATTTGGTCTGCTCAACTTTGGCCGTTTTCCGCTTTCTTTTCTCTAGCATCGCAGAACTGGGCATACACCTGGGCGATCAAGGACCGTCTCCTCGGCACCGTCGGGCAATGGTCTCCCACGGGGAACGTTGGCAAAAAGTCACAGATGTCTATCAAGTTCAGGAACGCGCGCATGGCTGCTTTTGTAGTTGTTTTTGGAACTTGGATCTCAATGTTCACCGGTGCTTTCCTTCAAATGTTCCTGTGGAACCGCATCGAGTGGTTCAACGTGCTCCCTATGATGGCAATCACGAGCCTCCACAACGTGATGTATATTCCCTTCATCTTCAACATCTAAGCATATGTAAAAAATCAATGATAATAATGTGAACCAAGGATAGAATGTATCACACTCTTCTTCAGGATATTTCAACCATACCAGAGGACGAATACGTGACGTGCCAGAGAATTCTGGATTTCTGCATCCCGTTGGAAATTCCATACTTGAAGCCCGACCCTATTAAGTATGGTTGCGACCCTCGTTTCATATCAAACGGGGGGTGGCGCGGTCGGTATGAACTTTATGACCTGATGTCATCATCCATCATCGTGACAGGATACTCGGATTATCCGATCGGACTGAATGAACTTTATTTACTCGAGTCTCCAAAAGTCCGTAAATGGTTTGCTAATAACGTGGACTTTCCCCACCCGAAACTGGTGTCTGTCCCCCTCGGCCTCCCGAATGAATTGGATTTCCCCACGTACGGAAATACGAGGACGCTTTACAAGGTTTCTCAGGAACCAAAGGTCGTCAAAAACCTCGCATTCATGAATTTTAAGATCGAAACATGTCCTCGCGAACGTCAACACGTGTTTAACAAATTTTCCTCCGAAGACTGGGTGTCGGTGGGAACCGTTGACTTTTCGAACGAAGGTCACGAGAAGTACCTTCGTGACATACGGTCGCACAAGTTCTGTATATGCCCTCGGGGCAATGGCGTTGACTGTCATAGGATCTGGGAATGTCTGTATTTGGGAACCATCCCGATTTGCATCAATAATGTAGCCCTCGACCAGTTCAAGAACCTTCCTATTCTGTTTGTTGACTCCTGGGATCAAGTGACTGCCGAATTCCTCGAATCTGTATACGAAGATTATTCAAAACACGAGTTTGATGTGAGGCAACTGTACATGTCTTATTGGAAGAAATTGTTAACTTGCGGTCACGAGTCTTCCGCCCATCCGTGCTGTTGAGATCTTCATTCCTGTATCGATTCCTGTATCGTTCTATTACATATGTCCTATTGGACTGAAATGATAAAAGGCGGGGTGTAAACTATTTGTTTTTGAAAGTGACAACAGTTATGCTTAGCTTTTCAAGCATTTGTGGAATTTCCAATTTCAATTCTTCAAAGGCCAAAGTCTTTGAAGCTACAGTGTCTCCATAAAATGTGTATGAGCGCGAGACACTTTTCTGGGAAGGGGGTGTTAGTTTTATAGGCACTGGGTGGTCCATCTTATTCATCATCAAGACAACTGTCTCGTTTCCATTGTCAATAGCGTATACGATTATTTCATTAGAATCGTAGTCAACTTGCATCATCCTACCATCGCCAGACTTGGACCATGGGAGTATTCCATACGCAATTGGGTTGTACTCATTCGTTTCAGAAAGGATGTTGAAAATTTCTTGTTCTTTTGTAATGTTCTTTTCTACCCAGTGAGTAGTCCAAACAAGAGCCCCCCGGATTTTCTCGACAGACATTAGTCTACCCACCATCTCGAACATTGCCAAGGCATGGCCAACGTCATTTCCCATCCAACCATTACCTTTTTCTAATACTTTCCAGTCAATCACACTCGTCTCCGTCACCATGAAGAACATGCTGTCTTTACGCTCCTGGCTAATTGTTGACGCGTCAAGTGCTTCTGTCGCTTCTTTATATTTCATACCGTAGTTGCCATCTCCATTGGAAAAGTTGGCATATCCATCTGTAAACTTGTAAAACGGATATTCGTGAATGACGAAGAAATCAATGTATTCGCCCACCGTGTCGAAAGCTTCTTGAACAAATTCCTTGTAAAACCCATTGGTACCCACTATAATAGAAGGGTCCTCATTTTTCATCGCAATTATAAAGTCCTTGGCATCGTTTCCGTATAAAGTCGCATTGCTCGTCATACCATTGTATGACGATTTCATATCAGTCTCGTTTCCAATTTCCCAATACTTCACGTTCTTATATACCTTTTCTTTGCAATACCGCACCCAACGAACAGCAGTCTCTATAAGAAATTCTTTGGCCGGTCCGCCTTCCGCATACATACTCTCGAAATTTATCACTATGGTAACATCTGCTTCCACAAGTTGTGCTATTTCCATAAACTCGTCAAAGTTAACTGCGTCTACCAATTTTCCGTCTTTAACAATGCTCTTGTCACTATTGGGCCACCGACTAGTAGTATTGAACGCTGGGGCATGGGACGACGGTTGCCATGACGGAGCAGTCGCCCAGAGATAGCTTGATGCTTCTATCCCCCCGGGGAAACGAAGCACCCCCGGTTTCATATCTTGCATCGCCGCTTGAAACGGCACGAATCCTTCTGATCTGCGTTTGTCAGAGTCGCCAATGTTCAGCGTAGACAACCCCACCCTTTTCTTCACGGAAGTTGTGTATGTATCAGTCACGGATATCTCAACACTAACCTCGCGCAGAGTGCGTGCTCCCTCCACCATGGTGACTGCAGAGAACAATATGAAACAGAGGAGTTTCATTTTTCATAATGTCCTGTGATGCTCGCTTCTAAGTTATGTAGGTGTGTTTTGTCATTTACATATCATGCATTTCATGTAATTTGCAGGCATTGTCTGAATTCCTATGGTCGCGCATCTAGGAGGATGCCTTAGGGGCCTCGGGGACGACGGGGGCCTCGGGGACGACGGGGGCCTCGGGGACGACGGGGGCCTCGGGGACGACGGGGACGACGGGGGCCTCGGGGACGACGGGGACGACGGGGGCCTCGGGGACGACGGGGACGACGGGGGCCTCGGGGACGACGGGGACGACGGGGGCCTCGGGGACGACGGGGGCCTTAGGAGCCTTGGGAGCCCTGGGAGCTCTAGGAACCTTAGTAATCTTAGGAGCCTCGGAAACCTCGGAAACCTCAGAAACCTCGGAAACCTCGGAAACCTCAGGAGCAACTTCGGGGATCTCCACCACAACGACTTGAGCAGTAGACAGAGCCTGGGGGACGGACATAGCCTGGGGGACGGAGAGAGCAGAGAACATTGTATATAGTGTTTACTATACATTATTTTTTAAGTTATTTTACATGTATGCTTTGTATGCATTTTCCACTTTCTTCTCTACTACAGACTTGATCGGAAGCCAGCGAAGAGCAGCTGGAACATTGAGTTCTTGAACCAACGAGAGAGACGCGCGGCCGTTCACTGGTGCTATCGTCCACATACCAGTCATGTCAGCAACAGAGTCAACGGTCTTATAGTAAACTTTTGTCTCCCATGGGTATCGTTCAATGATTTTTTCGAATGTCATGTTGAACGACATCGGTCCTATTTTTTGCTTGAAACTGCATGCAACATGGTTCCTTTTGCGATGGAACCACTCATATTTTTCAATGCCGAGGACACTTGCATAATTTTCAGACGTGTGCGAGTTCATTACTTTGTCCGGGGAGGCATTCACTATTCCGGTTGCTTTTGTCACGAGCTTTCCATTTTGAAAAGTTGAGGATATATTCAGGTTTGATGTCTCTTGCCATGTAGATGAGATAATCATTTTAATATCCCTATAAAATTTATTTAAATGACTATATTGTCAATATGGCGCATCATTTACAACTTCGTGAACAACCACTTGAATCGGTACGCACATTGGAAATTTATACATCACAGGCACCCGCTACACATGCAAGAGTTTGCGACGAAATCGTGTTATCGTCATGTTCTACAAATGCCGACCAGTCAACCTCCGGAGTCTTGTTCTTCAGTGCGACATAGTCCTCCTCAGAACACTCCTCGTAAGGCGCTTGCTTGTAAGACCCACCGTCATATGGCAAAAAGCTGACCCCCGAAAGCTCGTCAAAATTCTTCCAACACCATGCACCTACCTCTGGCCATTGATCCTCGGTGACACTGATGGTCACGCTTGGCTTGTGGGAACACCAATATTTTTGGTATGCGAGCCACAGCTCCAGGTGCTGGATAGGGGAAACATCCTCCCGCACAATTCCAGAGGGCGCCTTGATCGCAAAGCTGAAAACCGTTGTGGAGGCGGGCTTGAATATGTCGTCTTCTGCTTCTACCCCGGCGTTTATCATGAATTGTGTGATGGGGTCTGCCTTGTTCCCGCGGATCCGGCGGATATAATACTTGCTGTGGCGGGGGTGGATGCCCGATGCGGAATCCACCAGCTGGGACACCGTACCCGATGGCTTCACGCACGTGATGGCAGTGCTCTTGGGGATTCCGAGGCGCTCTGCAAACTCCGAGTTTACCTGCTTTGAATAGTCACGTAGGCTCTCGAGGGTGTCTTCAAGATCCTTCGTGTTTGTGCACATGTTCGTGTTGTCAAAGATGCCAGTCAGCGACACCCCGAGGAGCCTCTCTTCTTCGGTGTTCTTCTTCCATATCTTCCGCAGGTATGGAAATTTAGAAAAGGTGCTCTGGACCGTCCCGATGATCGTTGCCACGCGGATCTTCTTCATCAGCGTCTCCTTGGTATCGGTCGCCCTTACTACAACTTCGGTAAGGTTGCAGAACTGATACGGACGCAGGATGATCTCTGCACAGGGGTTGGTGCCAAACTCAAACGAGCTGTCCCTCCCGTGCTTCTTGGCAATCTTTTTCATTGCCTCGCGGTTGACAATCCCTCGTTCACCGGCGTGCGAGTTGTACAGACTCAACCACTCCGTCATGAACTTCCCCACTGTTGGCTTCGTGTTGTACACAGCGGAGTTGTTGGCCAGGGCCCTGTGCGGAGCAGTCTCCCACCATGGGCCACTCTTCGCGCTGCGCATGCGGTCGTCGTCCAGGTCGCTCAGACTGATCATCGCAGACCTGCGAACGCCTCCGGATACGACTATCTCCCCAATCTTGCACATAATATCATGGCATTCAAGAGTCGTGAGCTTCCTGCCTGCGGCCCCCTTGAACGTCTTGACGACAAACCAGAAGAGCTCCACGAGTGGCTTGGGCCCAGACGCCCGCCCGCCAAACGTTTTCAGCCTAGCCCCCGGAGGGCGAATCCCTGACACGTCCCAGGTGGGAACCTCCCCCGCGTAGAGCATCGCGATGAGAATCCGCAGACTCTTCGCCCATCCTGCACGCGAATCGTGTACAGTAATAATGTGGTTCGACTGGAAGAGCTTGTCTGGAACTTCCGGGAGTTTTGCAACATACTTATCTTCTACGCTAAACCCGACACCTGTTCCGGACATCAGGATAAACATTGCCTCATCGAACGCCTTGGGGTCATCAATCGGAAGATAGCTGCAGTTGTAAATGCACGTGTTGTCAATGTCCGCAGCCTTGCCAGCGGTCATCATCGCACGCATGCTTGGCATCACGTCGAGGTTGTAAATCGAGTCGTACACCTCTTTCTTCAGTTCTGCACACTCCTCGAGCTCCTGTAGGGCATTGGTCTTCTCAAAGATGTAATCAACGTACCGAGAAACCGTCTCGTCCCAGTTCTCGCGACGCTTCTCAGAGTCTAGAAACTTCGCATACCGTGAGCGATGGATGTACTTCTGGTAGGTCGTGTTCATGATGGCGTAGTATACTTTGTGTTACAAAGGGGCTATAAAAAGACACGTGTGACAATATAGTCATATTGACATGCTATTTGAAGAACGACCAGACCAGCACACTCCCATCACCCCTTGGTTGATTGGAAGGATGTCTGCCACCGCATCTCGTATCATGGTAATGTACTTGGCATCACCCCCTGGGCTGTCTGCGTATACTGTACATGCATAGAGCACGTCCGGTTTTCCGCGACAAGTCGTATTCGGCTTTGTAGTTTCTATACGAATGACGTAACGCACTGTGCCCACCAAGAGTGCACACCTTGCATAGTTCACTGAAAACTTCCCACAGGACGTGGCAGCCTTGATACACGGTTCGAATTTGACCACTCTCACAGGATGAGCCACGTTTTCGTACACGTCGTACTTCTTTTTGGGGGCAATTCCGTCTATCATACATTGGACAATAACATGAAAGACGGACCTAAACCCGGTTATAATTTCTTCGGAGCGCAGACTTAGGCACTTTGTATAAAGTACTCTTAGGATGTCTCTTGGAAGTTCTTCCATTCCAGTGGATAGCGGGGGTGTAATCTGATCATATATTTGTCCATGTCAATTTACGTGGTTGTCATTTGTCCCTGGATGCCTGTATGCCTACAAAAGCAGCCTGTGTCATTTCTCATATCAATTCATACAATATACACACCCGCGCGATGGCCAACTCCGCGTTCGTCCGCGACCTCAAGCAGCACTATCTGAGGGAGTCGAAGAAGTACCAGAATGACCCCTCGAAGCTTAGCCAGCTTCGCAAAGCTCACATGGAGGCACTTCGCAGGCACCTGTACGTTGACCCCATCGAACCCCCTGTCCCCAAGGGTTCCATCCCGAAAGACGCAGTGGTTACCAAGGGGTGCTTCTTCTGGCGCAAGTAATGCATCAACGTCATACGATGCTGATGCATTTTTTAAAACTCACAAAACATTTTGTCATTTGTCCCAGGATACGATGTGCTTTGCGTGGTATGTTCTTTGTGTGTATATATGCTACAAGATGTATAGGTCCATACCTTGTTCTCCAACCCTTACAACGCGATGATGCGCCTGCTGTCTTCCGTTTCCCTCATGCCCCATCAGCTGGATGCTCTCCGCTGGATGGAGGCCCGCGAAAGCGACCGCGCTGCCCCCGGCGGTATCCTGGCTCTGGACATGGGCCTTGGCAAAACCCTGCTGACGATTGCTGCGGTCGTTGCCAACCCGGTGAAGACGCTGATCATTGTGCCAACCAGTATCGTGCCCCAGTGGGTCTCCGAATTCGAGAAATTCACCGGCGTGACACCGTTCGTGGCAGATGCTACCATGTCAAACCAGGGGCTGATCACCAAGGAGACGCTCGCGCCCCACGGCGTGGTGATTTCCCCGAACAGCGCGTTCGCAAACATGCGCAACCCCCTGTTTCTGGACTGCGTGTTTGACCGTGTGGTGGTTGACGAGGCGCACCTCATCCGGAACCCGAAGACCAACATGTTCAAGAACATTTCCGCCATCGAGTCGGGCATCAAGTGGTGCCTCACCGGAACCCCAATCATCAAGAACGAAAAGAACTTTGAGGTGCTCCTGCAGTTCCTCGGGATCATTGGTATCCCAACGAGGATCGCTCGGAAGAAGTTCATTTATCGGCAGGTGAAGGAGGACGTGGTGAAGATGCCACCACTCGTCGTGGAGGAGCTCCGTAGCGAGTTCAGGACAGAGGCGGAACAAAAAGCGTACACAGACACCTTGGACGATGGTCGTGCGGTGTTTGCTGCCTATGGTGCCTACGGGGATAGCCAGGCACGCATGGAGGTCCTCAAGATCATCCTGCGTCTGAGGCAGTGCACAGGGAACATCAACATGGTCCCGTACTACGATGACCCAGATACTTTCTACGAGGGAGAATCCACGAAGCTGAAGATGATGGAGGAGGACATCCTGAACTCTCCAATGCAGAAGACCATCATCTTCACCCATTTCCACAAGGAGATGGACTACATCGCGGCGATGCTCAAGAGCCATGGTTTTGCATCTGTCCGTCTGGATGGCCGCGTGAGCGCGAAGGGGCGTATTTCTTCCGTGGAGAGCTTCAACAACGATCCCGAGTGCAACTTCCTGCTCGTGCAAATTGATGCAGGAGGTGTCGGCCTCAACCTCCAGGTTGCCAAGCGGATTTACATTACGTCGGTGCATTGGAATGGCACTGCTGAGATCCAGGCAATTGCCAGGTCTTACCGCATTGGCCAAGACAGCCAGGTCACGGTGAAGCGGTTGATTATCAACGACACCGTGGACGATGCAATTGTGGGGATCCAGCAGCAGAAACTGGAGTGCGCAGCAGAACTTCTGGAGGATCACCGGATCAAGAGCACACTTTCCAAGAAATCTTCGTCTGAATTCAAGCGCCTCACGGAGATGATTTTCAAGAAGTGATTATGTAATCCTTTTTAAAAATTCACAACCCGGTTTGTCATTTGTCCCAGGAAATGACAAATGACATAAGTCTATAAAAGCTCCATATTGACGCTCCACAATCACTCTCTCACAAAGTTCCCAAAGCCCTCAAAGCAACCAAAGCCCACAGCTCCAAAGCAACCATGGTCTCCTCCCGCGCCCTCGAGTACGTCTCCCGCTTCTCCACTGGTTACTCCATGGAGGAGGCCCTCGAGAAGATCGTGGACTACCGCGAGGACTGCAAGAAGAAGTACCACTATGCGGAGACTGGTCGCGTGAAGTTCAACAACTACCCCGAGCAGAAGAACTTCCTGCACGACATGATCGAACGCATCACCGCCCTGGGCGAGGCTCGCGACTACATCCAGAGCAAGCTCGCGGTCTCGGACGACGAGTACAGTTGCCACAAGAACTGGGCTCCCCAGCGCACTGGCAAGGACATCAACTCCGTGGACGACTCTGATGATGAGTACGTGGGCGACGAGTATGCCGAGTACGCGGCAGAGGAGAGGAATGCCCATGATGCCGCGGACGAGCTCGAACGCCTCCAGCGCGAGGAGAGCAGGACCAAGCCATATGCCGCGCTCACCAAGGCGGCGGCAAGGAAGATGACCCACCTCACTCGCACGGAGAAGTCCCTCAAGACCAAGGGCTATGACGAGCACGAGGTCAAGTACATCATCCGCTTTCAGGCACTGGCCATCGACGGCAGCGAGTACGGCAACCCCGAGGCTGCCTATGACGCCGCTGCTGCTTACGAGGACGAGATCCTGGAGATGAGGGAAAAGCACGAGGATGACTATGAGTTCTACAATGACCGCGCCGAAGCCCTCGAGGTTGTCAGGGAATATTTCTACCACCTGGTATGCGAGGTGAACAGTCTTGATGACTACGACCTCCCCAAGGCGAAGAAGAACAAGAGCAAGTACGTCCCTGATGATTCTCCCAAGGCCTGGTGGGAGGATCGCCAGTTTGACTCTTAAATCATAAAAATCATATAAAACTAAAAAAAGGGATTTCCCCGGGTGCCCTGACCTTCCCATGGTCACGGTATCCGGGGATTTTCCACGTCACATTCCGTTTTGTCATTTGTCCCCGGCGTCCCAAATGCCCATAAAAGCTCTCTCCACGGAGCACATGTACCTTATTTCCAAAGCTCTCAAAGCAACCACAGCTAATCATGAACATGTTCTCCAGAATCCCCGCCGACGTCGCGCGTATCATCGCGGACATGGCCATCGTGATGCGGAATGAGGACCGCACACTGGATATCCTCACGACTTTTACCACTGCCTTCGCACTCCCCAAGACCGAAACTGATGCGGAATACCGTGTGCCGGTGTTTGAGGGCGCCAGGGACATTGCCCGTGTCAGTCTGCTGTACGACGGTGAATTCTCGAAGATCGGCGCGCACCGGTACTCGGTCTTCATTGACATTGACACGCCCGTCGGCCAAGAGGAGTACCGCATGCACCTGAACGAGTACGAGGATGACGGCCCCCTTGAGGTTTCTCTCCAGATCGTCACCGGCTGGAATACCGCCGATAAGTACACCAACCTCATTACGGACGCCTTCCACAGCGTGTACCCCGACGGGATCGTATATGGCGTCTCTGAGTAGATTTCGCACGCATAATCCAATGGAAAAAAATCAAAAAAAGAAGTATATCATGCTTTACTACGAACGCGTGCTCGAGGAGTATAACCCCCGTGGTTCGGAAGACGATCGACGGACTGTGCTTACTAAGTTGTCCGCAGTGTATGGGGTGGCGCACCTCGAAACACAGCTGATGATTTTATACCGTTACTTGTGCCACAAAAAAGTGTCTTTTACCGTGCTAGCCGATGCAAAGTGGTTGCTTGATCAATAAAAAGGCCTTTGATTAGTGGAGATGCAACGCCTGATATGAGCATGTGCGCTTGGGCATCAGCCGCAGACGTCGCTCTGCCTCCACCAGCACCGCTGAAACTTGCCTGAGCTTCTCCGCCTCCGCCTCGGCAGCCTGTCGCGCCTCTTGCTCCTCCTCCACCTTACCCTCGGCAGCCTGTCGCGCCTCTTGCTCCTCCTCAACCCGCTTCTCGGCAGCCTGCCGCGCCTCTCGCTCCTCCCGCAGCGCCTCCCTGAGCTGTTCAGGCGTGAGGTCCTCTGCCATGGTTCTGCAGCATGAAGAGACCTTTGCGTTTGGTTGAAGAGATTTGAGGGCTTTGTCGGAGTTGTTCATTACTTTGTAGACTTTACATTTATTTAAGCTGACCGCTTACCTAGTGAAGTTCCCTAAAGACCGCAGGTAGCCCTTCTATTATCAAAAATCGCAAATATTGGTTAAAGAGGATATACGTTTATATCGACAAAAACCCAAAAGACCAGGTAATGTGTTTCTCCCGCCGTATGTATCAGAAAGTGCCCCGTGCTTGGTTTATGAAGGCTGTAGCGCAAGGTAAAATCCCCCGGCATATCGATAAAAAGAGTATACCAAGGAAGGGTACGATGGTGTTACCAGTTCCCGGCCGCATGATGGTGCAACGACGGGAAGAGAAGAAGTCTCCATGGGCCTCCCTCGGCGCCGTGATAGCCCTGACCGCTTACCTAGTGAAGTTCCCTGAAGACCGCAGGTAGTCCTTTGAACATCAAAAATCGCAAATATTGGTTTAGTAGGATTTTCACATTAACCCGAGTTTTCCAAAAACGTCGATATAAATGTATATCGACGTTTTCGCTAAAGATCAAGGAAGTCCTTTGCTGATCAAAAAGGGCAAATATTGGTTTATTAGGATTATTACATAAAAGGTAAGGAATATCGTGGTAAGTCCAAGCGGGGTTTGCGGGGAGACGTGTAGACACCTATATTTTAAAAAAAATACAGAGAGAGTTACTCAAAAGCGACTTACTCGCTACTTTTTTTTTTAAAAATTCTAAACTCCTTTTTATACGAAAAAGACGTCATACATGGACATATAGACTACAAACCCACTGGTAAGACCCTCTGGCAACCCTGGGCCGTGCTGTGCATGCTGCGCTATATTCGATAGAAACTTAATATAAAAATGATGCCACAACCCAATGGTGGAAACATACGCCGTCAGTTTATATACCTGTGGCTGTGGGTATAAGACCACGCATGCTGGTAATTCGAACAGACATAAGAAAGGAAACTGTGGTCATGAGATGACCGTATCATCGGTAAAGATGGTCCTAGAGACAGACTATACTGAGGCACTGGCAAAGGCACAGCAACCTATATCTTTCGCTGGGGAACAAAATGTTAATGTCTTTGATAAAAGCATTGACAATAGTGTGGACAATAGCACACACATTACTAATATAACCCTGGTATTACCAGAGAAAACGCTTAAAGAAGACTTTATTGAATATCTAGAGACTTTAAGCAATATTGGTTATAGAACCCCTGAAAAAATAATGGATATGCCAGGGAAACTCTTGCTTACTCGCAGAGACCCAAAAACAATGCCTGGTGCTATAATAGAACGAAACAGGAAGATAATAGAAAAGCTCCCAGACGGAGGAGAACGTGTGATGGGGAAGAAGAAGGCAGTCCAAACATATACAAATGAAGCGGTAGATGCTCTCTTTCGTAGACCACCAGACCAAAGCGTGACAGATTTCCTAGAAGAAGAGAAAGGCGCAAAGAGAGCCAAGATGAGTGTAGTAGACGCGTCTAAGATGAGAGTTGTAGACCCTATCAAGTTTCATATGNAGCACCGCCCGACTAAAGCATCC